GCTGCAACGACCTTCGGAGCTGCCGGGGGGGCTGCAACGACAGTCTTGCTGCTCTCCGGTGCCGGAGGGACCGCCGCTGCCACGGCCGGGGTGCTCTTGGCTGCTGCGGGAGCCTTCGGCTTGGCGACGCCGTTCGCCTTCGCTGCCTTGCCCTTGCCGAGGTGGTAGTAGCCCCGCTGACCCTCGATGCGGAGGAAGATGTCCTTGTTCGCACTGAGCGTGTAACGGATGTACCCAAGCGGGTCATCCGACGACGGGAGCCAATGACGCTTCTTCAGCTCTCCGTGAACGTCGATCGCGTTCATCGTACCTGATGCGATGACCGCCTGGATCGCATCGATGAGACGAGGCTTCCCTGATTTCTTGGTGGGCGCCGCCCCCTTCGGTCCCGGCTTCGCTTGGACCTTCTTCGGCTTCTGAGCCGCCGCTGCCTTCTTCGTCTGACCCTTGGTCTTCCAGCCCTTCTTCGGACCCGGCTTCTTCTTCGGGGCTGCCGCTGCCTGAACCTTCCGAGCGGCTGGCTTGGCCGCCACGGGCTTTGCCTGAAGAATGCGATCGTGTCGGAGGACCGACGATTGCAGCTCATCGAGGGCTTCCGACACCTCGCTGGTACTCATGTTTGCGAATGACTTGGCCCTGGGCATCTTATCCGTTCCTTTCCTTATTCATCCAATTTGGAGGACTTTAGTGTTGTACACCGGAACCAAATCCGTTTCAACACAAGTTTCAATTGTCCAGCTCGGAGAATATAAGGCCGCCCCAAGTGGGAATGCAAGGGGTATCAGGGCGGTCAAACTTTACGGATCTCGGACCAGACCCCGAATGAGTTTCTGGTGAGTAGGGCTCTCTTGACCCTCTTTGATGTTCGCGTAATCACAACGTTTCACCTGGAAGCAGGTCGCAATTACCCCTGGGCCTGCCCGTAACCCGTCGCAATTTTCACACACATTGGACCCAAAGTTCACCTTGAACCGAAGCTTGGAAGCCTCGCTCATCACCTCTCGGTAGGCCTCGGACAAGTCCTGAGCGGCCTTGTAGGCCGCCTCTGGGTCTCCGTCCAAGAAGGCCTGGTGAAGGGTCTCCGTAGGGTCGATCAGCCGTTGACCGGGAATTCCCTGTCGAGATCCACGTCCGACAGGATCCCTAGTTGGCGAAGGGCCTTTTCCGCTTTCCCGTCGCCCATCGCCTTGCGGAGCCCCGGTAGCCTCGGATCTCGGAGCTGCACTGCCCTCTGGATGACCTTCGACAGTAGAGTGTTCCATTGGGTTGGTCCCGCTGGAATGTTGCGGGTTGGGGTCGGAACGTGTTTTCGGGTGGCCATGGTTCATGGTCTCGTCACAAGGAGGACTAGAGCTTGGATGGCATCGTACTCAGCACGGAAGGAGTCTTCGAGACTCAACAGCTCTTGCATGCGCTCTTCACGAGTCATCGAGCTGGACGTGTCGTAGTCACCGAAGAGTACGTGATAGTGGACTCGTAACGAGACGAACCGCTGCTTCGTCAGTTCGTACTCGAACCCGGCAAACTCCTCCAAGGCCCTAGCCGCCACCATCCGAGCTTCATCGATCTTGTGGACGACTTGCTCGACCCCTTGGAACTGACGAGCGGCTTCCTGAACCTGCTCGGCTGCCTCCGTGAAGGTCTCGATCTGCCTCTTGAGGTCGACAAAAGGACCCATGGCGCCAGCCATCGAGAGCCCAGCTCGATGGCCCACAGCAACGGTTCCGTTACCGCTTTTCTTCTCTAGTCGTCGTTCTTTTCTCGCTGAGCTACTCGACACGGTGACCTCTACATGTTGTTCGTGTTGCCCCTGTAGACCGTATAGAACGGAAGACAGTCGGACTGGTTGAGCGCCTTCTGCTGAGCGTCATCCTCTTGCACCGTGCTCAGAAGCGGCACGAGCTTAAGGAGTTCGAGGATCTCTTCGCACGTAGTGATGCGGGCGAGGTCGTCACGGGCCTTCGGGTTGTGCTCGATCGTGTAGACGATCTGCGCCTTGCTCATCGTGTCGAGCAGGCAGACGTTGCCTTCCATCCAGACGTTGTTGGTCTTGTCTCCGTCGGCCAGTGTTGGAGGCGGACCCTCTCCCGTAATGCAGGGGTCGCAGCCGTTCGGATCATCGCTCATGAGCCCCTCCTCAACCACTCGACACGAAAGATGCGTCGATGGCTTCCTACCAGGACACGGCAGTAAAAGATTCCAGCCTTGCAGCGGCGGTCGTAGTGAGGCTCTCCGCCTTCGACACTCTTCACAAACTCCGCAGCCGACCGAACGAACTCGTCCATCGAAGAGGTCTCGATGGCCTCCGCAACCTCTTCGTCGGTGAGGTCAGGTGAGTCCTCCTCCAGATCGATCCCGAGGTCTTCGGGTACCAGTGCGGGCTGAAACTTCACGCTTTACCTTACCAGGGGGAGACGACGGGTCGTGTTGCGCTTCTTGTCCGTCAATGTCTTGTCCGCAGCATAGCAATATTTGCAGCCTAGTGAGCACGACTCGTTGATCGTGAAGGGGTCAACCATCAAAACGCACCCACATCCCTCGGAAGGGGGGAGCGCCCGGCCAGCCAACGCAAAGTCCTCCGGGGGTGCGCAAACGCCGGAGCCAAGGTTGGGATGGTACCCAGGATGCTTGGCAAGAAGCCGATCTTCATTACAGAGAAGCACCTGAACCCCACGATTTTGACCCACCTCAGCCACCTGAGCCAAGACGTTGAGGCGTTCCTGCTCGCTTCTCGTCTCAGGTAGGAGGTCGTTTTCCTGTAGGAAGGAAAGGTAGACCCTCTTGAGGCCGGCGTGAGCCGCCATCGCCGAGATGGTGTCGAACCGCTGGACAACATCAGGGACGATAGGGACAGGAGAAAACCGCCAGGTGATGTTCTCCGGCCCGAAGACGCTGGCAGCCATCAACAGCGAGTTGGCCCCATCCCGAAGGCTTGGGGCGCCCTTTTCGACCTCTTCCCAGCCGGTAACGGTGATGTGGATCTTGGTGGGTCGATTCTGAAGCCGATCCTTGTCGAAGATGAGATTGGTGGGGTCCTTCGTCCAAAAGACGAGCCCAAGCACGTCATCGGGACGCAGCGACCATCGGCCTGGAATGGCCGTTGTAGGGTCGAATCCAATCATGTAGCCCCGCTCCAACTGCGACAAAAACCAAGGCCATTTGGCATGAGGCAAATCCGTCCACCGGGAGAGGGAGTAAGGGAAGCCTTCTTCTTTACCGCTTCGGATCTGGGCCACGTTTTGATTTACACCGGGTTGAAGGTTGAACTTGAATCAAAATTGCGGTCGGTCGAGGGTCCGGTGTATGCGGGGGCATGATCGACCTGAACCAACTCGCCCAAGTCTCGAACACCATTGCCTGCGAAAAGGGCTGGTGGGACGGCTCACCCCGTTCAGTAGCTGCCTTGACGCTCCTCATGCAATCGGAAAATGCCGAAGCTCTGGAGGACTACCGAGCCAACAAGGGCCTGAAAGACATCTGGTACGAGGTGAAGTATGAGCCGGATCCGGGAACCCTGTTGGCGAACCCTGTCAAGGCCAGCATGACCGAGGAAGAGATCCAGCGGATGATAGCTACGGCGCAAGCCAACAACTTGAGCGTCAAGATCCTCGATCAGAAGCCATGCGGAATCGCCGTGGAGTTAGCAGATACGATTATCCGAGTCGCTGATTTCGCGGCTCATCGAAGCCTAGACCTCAACGTGGAGTACGATAAACTCCCTTCCGGGCGGCCCTCCTTGGACTTTGAGGAGGCATTGGCGGAGTCAAACTACTGGTTCTCCAAGGTTTGGCATAGCCACAAGCACCGGGACGAAGGCGGCATCGCCTTCCAGCTCGTCAAGTCCGTGGACTGCCTTCTCCTCATGTGCGCCAACAAGGGCATTGACATCGAGAAGGCGATCGAGATCAAGACCGCTTTCAATAGAACGAGACCCGTTAGGCACGGTAACAAAAAGATATAGCTTTGGTGCCGGGAGTGCCGCCGCCTCGGAAGATACAACCTCACCCCTCAACAATTCGCTGATTTACTAGAGAAACATCGGGGTATGTGCCCCCTCTGCCTCACGAGAAAGGCCGACGTGATTGATCACGACCACAGTTGCTGCTCAGGTCAACGCTCGTGTGGGGAGTGCGTCCGAGGGGTTATCTGCAAGCAGTGCAACGCAGCGTTGGGGATTCTGACTGAACAAGGGGTGAGGCGAGCAATGCTCTACTTGAGGAAGCCCAAATGAACTGGAGAGAGGAAGCCAAGACCCGAACCCACATCCTCGGAGCTGACGAGTCGGGTTTCGGGTCCTATGCGGGGCCGCTCGTCGTTTGTGCCGCCGTCGTACCCGTCAATTGGAGCCGACCGAGGGGGCTTAACGACTCCAAGAAGATTCGGAAGGCGGAGCACGAGCGGCTCTTCTACATCCTGAAAGACGTGATCCCGTATCAGGTCGAGATGGCCCAACCGGATGAGATCGACCGGGACGGGATCATGCTCGCCCTGAAGAGGTGCTACCGTGTGGTGGTGCGGGGCTTACTGGAGCGATTCCCAGACGCCCTGGTCATCCTGGACGGTGAGGTGACCCTCCGAGCCGATGGGATTCAACACCTGAACTTCCCAAGAGCTGACGGTGAGGTCCCTGCGGTCATGGCCGCCAGCGTCCTGGGAAAGTTCACCCACGATCGCTACATGCTCAAACTCGCTGAGGAATATCCTGGCTACGGATTCTCAAGACACTGCGGCTATGGCACCCCAGAGCACGAAGCGGCCATCGTAAAGAAGGGCATGTGTCCGGCTCATCGACGAAGCTACGTCCCAATGGGTAAGCTCAAGACAGCCGAGGAGATGTCTCAAGCTCATGATGAAGGGATGGTAGTTGACGACGAAGGGACTACTCCCGAGTGACGTAATCCAAAGCCTCGCCAGCGCTCTTTACCAGCTCTGAGAAGTTGGAGTGCTGCTCTTCGAGTTGGTCGAGGATCCACTCCATCGCAGGCTCCGTCCGAAGTTGACGGGAGAACTGGACGGCTCGGTGCATCTTGGCTTCCGCCTCTTGCATCTCCTCCAACATCGACTTGGCGCTTCGGATGATGTTCGGTTCGATGGGCATCCGAGCGCTCATGTATCGGGCAACGACGCGGTTGACCATGGGACCCATCTCCGCCTTCTTCCCTTTGAGGTACTCATTCGTTGGCTTGTGGCAGGAGTCCGAGCCTGGGCTGACGTGCTTACAAAACACGGACCAGGCGGTTGCCCATGCCTGCTCGTCACTGTACGACGGGTTGGACTTCTTGATATCCTTGAACAGCTCATCGACCTTAGCCGGCATCGTTGGTCACCCCTACATAGCGGATGATCCCCGCATCACGAGGGTCCGCTAGAGTGTAGATGTGCCACTGCATCATGGTCAGGTCAGAAACTTGAGGATGGCCTCACCAACGTCCTTGTAACCAGGCTTCTTACCTGAGTCCTTCAAGGCCTTGGTCACCCCGTCGGTGAGCTTCTTGAGGTCCTTCTTGCCCTTGTCGGACTCCAGGTACTTGCGAGCCGCCTTACCCTTGTCGGTCTTGGGTTCGGGAGCCCCGTGGAACCAATCATCGAGAGCTTCTCGGACGTCCTTCATCCCGAACTGACCCGCACCACCCTTCTTGGCCTCAGCGCTCATCCCGTGGGAGAGGTCGCTGATCGACTTGACGTTGTCTTGGAGGAACTTGGTTACAGGATCCGACTCGGCGGCGAACCGAGTGACAACACGGCGAACTAGCGCCTCCGGGGAGGACTTGGACTTGGCGAACCGAGCCGCTACCCGTAACGCAAGAACATCGCTCATGGGTTCACCCCATGCAACGCCTGGAAGAAGTCGTAGGGGCTCATCTCGGCGATCTTGGCGGCTTCCCTGAGGGTGTAGCGATCCCGAAGATCCATGAGGGCTGCTGTCTTCGGCTCCTCCCACTCCTCAGCCGCCTTCTCCATGGCGATGTGGACCCAGGAGGGTTCCCCAGTCAGGCAGTTGGCAAGCTCTCGAATGGCCGTCGCTGCGTCAAACGTAAGCCGACCCCCGCCCCGCATACGGGTGAGGTTCTTGGGGGCCCCTTCCGAGATTTCCCACTTCAAGACCCACGGAATGAACACCCGCTCCATCTTGGTGATGGTGTCGTCCGAGAGCTGTTCCGTCTTACCGTTCACTCGGACGAAGAAGTCGTACTGATGGGCGTTGTTGATGTGCTTGAGTTTGCCTTCATCCCTCAGCTTCTTCATTCGGGTGAGGCGCTCTTTGCTGTACTTGGTGAAGACCTCGATTACGCTCTTCCGACCGGCAACGGACGGGTCTTCATCATTGAGAAGTCCCGTGCCGACGAGGATCTCTTTGAGGCCAGCCCCACCCGACCGAGGCATCTTCTCGACGATGGCTTGGGTGGGCTTACCCCCCGGCCAAGCGAGGAACTTCTTCGGAGGCTTGGGGGAAATCCCGTCAGCCCAAGCCGTCCCAACGGTCTTCAGGTACTTCGGGGAAATCTTGGCGATGTTTTGAGCGAGGGGGACGTCCACCATGCTCGACTGCCAATCCTCTTCGACCTTGATGTACTTGCTCTCCGTATCTGTTTCTTCACGTTTCCAGTAGAAGCCCTCCCCTCGCTCCCGGAGAGCCACGAAGATGTGCTTCTGTTCCGTCTGTCCGTAGAGAACCCAAACCCTGTACCCAGGGTGGGTTGAGGAGAAGGATGACTTCGGCCAAACGAACTCAGGGATCGAGATAAACTTCCACTCCACGTTGGCAGGTGCCCCAGAGTCACCCCACGCCTTGTTGAAGTCCTGACCCTTATCCACCGCATCCGGCTCTCTCGCCTTCGGCTTCTCTCGCTTGGGAGCCGGCTCGGGGGTCGCTCGCCCCTTGCCCTCCAAGACATCCTTGGCCACGTTGATGTCGACCATCTTCTTGGGGTCACCCCCGCGATCAGGATGGTTCTCGAACGCCTTGGTTCGGTAAGCCTTCGTGACTTCCTCAGAGCTGGGGGAAGCAGTTGGAGGGAAGCCAAGAATGGTCTTGGCTTCCTGCATCGACATGGCGATGAGAAGACGAGCGTAGCGTTCCTCGAAGAACCTGGAGGCTACCCTGTACTCGATTCGGTTGCGAAATCGAGCTACAACATGGCGTACGATTCGGATGTCGTCAGGCTGCATGGATAGGCGTCTCTGCTGTGGCAGCGCCTATCAAAAGATCCCTGTCAGGCCTGTTTGACTTCTTGCTCCGAATTCTCATCCCGAAGAGTGTGGACCGCCTGACCCGTCTTGAGGGTTTGCTCCGTGATGAGTACCCGCTCAATCCTCGTGTCCCCAGGGAGGTCGTAGGAGAGCTGGCGAAGTGTAGACTCCACGATGGATCGAAGAGCACGAGCCCCAGTCGGGCGGGTCTTGGCTTCTTTGGCGATAGCCCGCAAGGCTTCAGGCTCAAAGTCCAGGTTCACCCCATCCATTTGGAACAAGGCCTTGAATTGCTTGACGATAGAGTTGCGAGGGTCCGTGAGAACCCGGACCATGTCATCCTCGGTCAACTCCACCGTGGTCGTGAGAACCGCCAACCGACCCATCATTTCGGGGATGATCCCGAACTCCAAGAGATCCTCTTCGGTGGTGGAAAGGTAGGTCTTGGTCTGGTCGATCTTCTCACGGGCCGAGGCTCCGAAGCCGAGACGAGACCCCTTGTTGATCCGAGCTTCCACGATGGGCTCGATCCCCGCAAACGAGCCCGCACAGATGAACAGGATGTTCGTGGTGTCGATCGTATCGTAGGCCGTCATCATACCGGCCTTGCCGGCACGAGGTACGTTGACCTTCGACCCCTCCAAGAGCTTCAAGAGCGACTGCTGGACACCCTCTCCCGTGACGTCACGGTACCCGGCTCGGTCCCGACCACCCTTCCGTGCGATCTTGTCGATCTCATCGAGGAAGATGATGCCCCACTCCGCCCGTTGGATGTCCCCTTGAGCTTCCTGAATGAGCCCCTGGAGCAACGTCTCTACATCATTGCCAACGTAGCCAGCTTGGGTGAGCCCCGTCGCATCCCCGACGAAGAACGGAACGTTGAGCATCCTCGCAATAGTGCGGGAAATATGAGTTTTACCCGTGCCCGATGGACCGAGGAGAAGGATGTTGCTCTTGTCGATCTCGACGTCCTCTTTCTTGCCGTCGACTTCGATCTCGGTCTTCCCCTCCTTCGACTTTCGGCGCTTGAAGTGGTTGTAGACCGCAATGGCGATGTCCATCTTGGCCTTGTCTTGGCCGATGACGAAGTCGCTGAGGTAGGCCCGGATTTCCTTGGGGGTCTTGAGGGCCTCTTCCTTGGCCTTGGTCTCGAAGTTTCCCTTGCGGGACCCAGCCTCCATCTCTTTGGTGGCCATCTCGACGCAGCGGTTGCAGATGAACGGACCCTCCTCAGGGTCCGCAGCAATGAGGTTTTTCACCTCGTTCCTGGGCCTTTTGCAGAAACCGCAGCAAACCGGATTGCTCATACTTGATCCTTACACCGGATCAGGAGCCCATGAGGGCTTCAAATCGTTCGATGCGATCTTGGGCCCATTCCCCCTTGAGCCCGAAGTTTGAGATGGCGAAAAGCTCAGCAAAGGCCTCACCTTCCTTCCTACTATACTTCGAGGTCCACCACTCAGGGCGCTCAAAATCAACGGAAAGGCGGTTTTTTCGCTCATACCTATGCCCAAGCTCATGGATGAGGATGTAGTCCAGGGCTCCGTAGGTACCACTGGTTCGCTTGAGGACGTTGGGGGTGGCTCGGACGTACAGGGTATCCTCCCCCGACTTGTAGACCCCTCCTGCGGTACCTCGGAACTCCTTGGGACCTGCCAGGGCAACCTTGAGTCCCCCAAGGGCCTTCCGCCGCCACCCCTTCACTTCGTCGAAGACCGCCTCCATCGAGGTCACGTAATGGCCGATCTTCTTCTGGTCTAACCCTACAAGGTTTAGGTAGGTGTTGCCCCCTGCCTGGATTTCCTTGGGAACAATCTTGCCCCCCTCGTTCGAGAAGTACCGGACGAGGTCTCCAGCGAGGGGTTTGATCTCTGACTTCCAGAGGCGCTCCGCCTCCGCTCGGCTGTTCACTTGAGGCATCTTGGCCCCCGAGTCTCGCAGGAACCAGTGGAATTTACTGGCTTTATCTTTGAGATCCTTCTGCCCCTGGGGGGTCTTCGGAGTCTCGAAACGGAAGTTGTCTTTGAACCACTCGGCTGTTTTAGCGGCCTCTTCGGGGATGAAGTCCGCGAAAAGGCGGTCCATCTTGGTGTTCAGCTCATCATTGAGCGTTGAACTGAACATGAACTTGGCTGCCACCCGGCGAGCCATCCGGTCCTGGTAGAAGAAGGCGACCCGCTCAACGATGTCCACGGGCTCTCGAAAGGGGGCTGATTCCGAATGACAACCCCAAGCTATTTCTAAGTCCGTCATCAACTCACTTCGGCATACACAATGCAATCCGTGCTCCACACGAGGCCTTTGCAGTGAACCTTCCCACAAGGTTCAACGACGCAAACCCCACCCCCACCGAACCGATTGGGCTTGTCACCTTCTTCGCCGTAACGGTTGGATACAACAAGGAAGACCTTGTTCTCCATAGCGAAGTCCATCCAAGCAGTGGCCGGGAAGCCCCCCTCACCCCAGTTGGATGAAAACGCTACGATGTCTGCATCCCCTGGGGAGTAGAGGTTCTTCCAATCGTCATTCACCTTGTCACGAACGTCTCGACAGATAAGAAGCCCCACCTTCTTTTCAACGCCGTCGATCGTGGCTTGAACGATAGGGGGGTTGGCCCGGCCGGACTCTGCCCATAGGAAGTCATTGGCCCAGCGGTTGATCTTCCGCATGCTTTCGAGGTAACCAAAGGGATCAACGTAGACCTGGCTGTTGTACAGCTTCCCGGTTCCCGCCTCTTCCTCGATCATCCCCCACACGAGGTGGACGTTGAACTTGGAGGCTAGGGCCGCCATGAGCCTCGTTGTAGGGATTTCGTCGTTCGCTCGGATCGCCGGCTCCAACGTGATGATCTCAGCGTCAACCCGTGCCTCTTCCGGGCTCATGTATGAATACCCAGTAGTTGCAAGCTCCGGCATCACGATAAGCTTCGCCCCCGCCCCGGCAGCCTGCTCGATGAGCTTCACAAGCCGACGCTGATTCTCACGTTTCTGACGGAAGACAGGGGCGAACTGGATGGCTGCTACGAGGGGCATCGGGCTTACCAGTTGGAGAGTTCCTGAGCCTTGCTGCCGTCGAAGGGTACGAGGATCTTCTTCGTACGAAGCCGGTTGACACCCCACCGACGAGTCGCGACCTTGGCGGCGTCTTTGACGAGGCTAGCTTCAACCGAACTAGGGATCTTCACCCCAAACTTCGACTCGACCCAACGAAGCTCGTTTTTGACGGTATCTTGAACCGAAGGCTGACCCTTCGTGTACTTCGTCAAGATTTCAGCGACCTTCAACGAATGGTCCACGGTGTTCCCGCCCGTAGGATCGGAGCTTCCGGTCGGCTTCCAACTAGGATCAATCACAAGCCCCTCAAGCTGTTCACGCTCGGGGTTGGCCGGACGGTACGCCATCTTCTCCGCAAACATGGGGAGGATGCCGAACCGCCACGTATTGAGCCCCATGATGGCCGAGTTGATGACGTAGTTGCGTGGAGGATCCCACCACGCCCCCTGCTTGTCCTTTGCGAATCGGGACAAGTTGGCGTTGAGATAAGCCTCCATCGCTTGGTATGAAGACTCTTCCTCTTCGGCCTTAACCAGCCTCATCGCCTCGTTAGCGAGGAACAGACGCTCCGCCTGAACGAGGTGCCCGGCCTTCATGAAAGCTACAGCGAGGGAGCGGATCTCTTCGGCGGTCTTCTTCATGGTTCCTTCCAGCGCTCCTCGGGAGTTTTCACCCAAGGCTGCCTTACAAGAACCTTCTCACGCCTTTAGGGGAACTGGCGATCCCAATAAGGGTCCGACGGTCCACGATAGACCCGAGGGGGCCTCAGGGTCGTTTGCATCGTGGAGATCGGAACAACCCCCTTCCGCTCTCCGATGCGGAGAGTGAAGTTACCATTTTCGTGACCTATGACGGCACGACCCTCTGCTAGGAGGGCATCGAGAAGAGGGGTCATACTCACAAAGGAAAGACCCGCATCCATCCGAAAGTAGCGGGCTGTCCCTATGCTCACGGGCTCAAGAACATCGAGCCTTTTGAATTGAAGGCCCATCTCGTGAGCCTTCCTGATGACAGCCTCCGCAACATGAAGGTCTGCCTCCCCAGGGTGCGCTTGGACTCCGAACCTCATACCCTAGTATACGTTCGATGGATCAGCGTCGGGTCGTCTGGGTTCTGCTCTTCGCTGGCGACTTTGAACCCTTCGACCTGCCCCTCCTTGAACCAGTTGAGGGTGGTGATCTTGTAGACTCCGTGCGGGTTGGGATGTTGGTACTCCTCGTTCACGAGCGTCACGTCAAGCTCATCGCAGAACTTGAGACCCTCTTCGTAGATCGAAGCGCCCCCAGCCAACCAGATCGGGGTGCCTTCCTTCCCTGCCACGAGGATGGCGTCCGCTAGCTCCGAGAAGACGGTCACCCCATCCCAATGAGGGTGAGCATCATTCTTGGTGAGAACGAAGGTCTTGCGACCGGGTAACGGTCGGCCGATCGACTCCCATGTGACGCGACCCATGATGAGAACGCCACCCATCGTGGTCTTTTTGAATCGCTTGAGGTCCGCTGACTTCCGCCAGGGGAGTTGGCCGTCAACTCCGATGAGTCCATTGGAGCTTGTTGCCACGATGATCTTCGGTGTAGTCATTCAGGAGTTCCCCCAGTTTGCTGAAACGGCTTACTCATCATCAACCCTTTCAAGTCTCGTTCGAGGAGGTGGGTCAGGGACATAAGGGATCGTGCCTCGGTCCCACTCGTCCCCGGATTCTTGGACGATGTAGACCTCACCCATGAAACCCTTGAGCTGATCCTCAGCCTTCGAGAAGGCTCGAAACCGTAAATCCCCGCCACCTAACAAGAGAACCCGATCAGCGGTCTCCTGCTTGACCCTCACGTCAGGGATGGAGGCCCTTGCGGCTATCTTGAGGTCCTCAGCCGCTCGTTGATTGGTCGTCGTAACAAGGACCCGTTCACCAGAGAGAGCCTTTGTCACAGCCTCCTGAAGCATCTGGACTTGCTTCATTGACCTTCGGGCCGACTGGAAGATCAGGGCTCCGCCCCCACGTAGCATGAGGACTCCCGACCGACGAGAGACGGGACCGAAGCTGAGGCGACTCTCGATACCCGCTTGAACGTGCATAGCCTCGTCGTCGTTTTCGCATCGAATGACGACACGTTCCCCAGCTTCCGCTCGTCTCGCCAGTTCGATCATCTCCTCGTGAGTCATCAGAGTTATGAAACGACGGCCTTTTTCAAAGGCGACACGGGCCGAACTTTCACCTTTTTTGAAGCGGGTTTCGCAGCAACCGTCGCCATCTGTTTGGTGAAGGGATTCATCCGCTGACACTCTGGTGTTGCAGGGGTGTCCTTGAGTGTGATCTTCACAAGACCGGGAAGTGTGATCTCCCCTTCCGCCTTGAGGGCCTCGACAACGGCCGCTGCGTAGTGGTCGACGTACTTGGCGGCATCACCCTTAGTGATGCCAAGACGGGTGGCGAGGGATTCAACGAACTGGGACTTGGACATGGGAGTTTACCTACACCAACTTGTAGTTTTTCTGGAAGTTACCTGCGAAGGATGGAGTCTGCTTGTGGCACGGGACGCATAGAGTCCGCCCGTTTGAGATGTCCCACATAGCTTCGCAACCGTAGGCGTCTTCGAGGGTTCGGATGTTGTACTCCACGAGGAGGACGGCGAATGGCTTGATGTGATCGGCGTGAAGTGGACCTCCAACCCGACCACACTCTTGGCACGTGAACTTGTCGCGGTTGAAGACAGCCTTCCTCCAGGTAACGGAGCGTTCGGTGTTGCGAATCAAGAGCGCAAGCGAAGTCTTGCCGCCCTGCCAGTTGGAACCGTTGGGGCCTTGAAAGCGACCTCGATTAGCTTGAGAGATCCGTTGTTTAGCTTCCGAACTGTGAGTACGACCAAAGAAAGGGTTGAGAGGTCCCACCTTTTTGGACCCCGCTTCTGATAGAGCCTGGCGGACTTCGGGTCGGGCCATTGCCTCGCGATTAGCAGCCCTCCAAGTTTCCGTTTGAGTGATAGCCTTGAGTCTAACGCCTGCCGCCGCTTTAACCTCCTCCGAGTGGGTTCGACCAAACATCGGATTCCTTGACCCAGAGACCGCCACACTTCGACGAGCTTTGACCTCTGGTTTCAGGTTGGTCTCCCGAAGGGTTTCCGAAGTTCGTTTGCGTGCCTCTTCGGACTTGGGCTTCCCGAACATCGGGTTTCGGGGACCTGAGAGAGCTTCGGACTTGGACCTGGCGGGGATGCCTTGAATCTTCATCCACTTGCGGATCGAAAGCTCCGAAATCCCGTCCAAGCGGGCAATCTGTCGTATCGAGAGGCCCTCCACAACATAGCGCTGATACAGGTATTCTTTGGTGAGGTTGAGCGCTTTCACACTCAACCATCTGTATCAAAGAACTAATGATCCTTCTCTGGGAGCTTAGACTGCCACCTTCATACTGAGAGCAGGCCAGGGGGTGTACCCTTCGAGAACGAAGTGCTTCATAACCTCTTCGGTCGAAATCGTTGGGTCCATGAGCGCTTCGATGTCGGTGAGATCCTTGATTTGATCCGATATGATCAGCTTCGGGAGTGGGCGAGGCTCTCGGGTCAACTGCTCCTTGAGCGCAGGCACGTGGTCGTACTCGGCTTTTGAGCCATCTGGTTTCGCTGTGTATATGTGTGCATCGACGAGTGCGTGACCGAAGATACCCGGCTCGATGCCGGAAAACCTTGAAAACAGGTGAATAAGCAAAGCATAGCTCGCGATGTTGTAACCGACACCTAATCCGACATCCGCGCTCCTCTGCGTCAGGTGGAGACAGAGGCGCCGCACAGCAGGGTAGTTCGGAACAGTCACCGAGAAGTGTCGATCCAGGTCGTCGCGGGAAGTCCTTGAGAGCACCTCACCGACTGTTTCTTTAGATGCGGCCCGCTTGAGGTCTTCACCCACGAAGTGCTCCAGCGGACGTGGCTCGTTCTGCACGTTGAACATGAACAGGCAGTGGCACGGCGGGAGCTTGCTCGTCTGAGCGTTTCCCGGAGCCCACGCTGAGACGATCATGCGCCGGGACATGGGGTTCTTCTTCAACTCGGCGAGAACCCACGCGATCTGGTCGTTGAACTTGCAGGCGTCCATACCGTCGATCGTGTGGTCCGACGAGTCGATGGTCCCGTGAACGGGGAACTGCCGCCAGAAGTTGCCGTAGGCGCTCGGGACCTTGCCGCTGGAATCCGCCCACGCGTCCCAGAACTTGCAGCCGTGCTGCTTGAGGATCGAGATGTCAGTCTGGCCGCTGAGGAACCATAACATTTCAATGACGATGTTCTTCCAGCTCACCGACTTGGTGGTGAGGAGAGGGAAGCCGGTCCTCAAGTCGTGCTCGTAGTAGTACCCGAAGGTCGAGAGCGTATCCACGCCCGTTCGGTTTTCCTTGCGAGTCCCCGTCTCCAGCACGTGCTTCACGAGATCGATGTAGGCTTTCACTTAAGCACCTCTCCGAGACTCACTACACCCAGGAGCCCTGAATAACCTGAGAATAATATTCAGACGGGGTCTTCTCTGTCGAATCGGGTTGGGATCTTCTTGCGGTTGATGGGTTCATGCCCCATCCGAAGGTCCTTAATCATCCATTTGTCCGTGAACTTGAGGATGCAACTAGGGTTATCCCCGACAAGCCCGAAGCGATCCTTCGTCACCGTAGCCTCGATACCGTCCTCGTGGGGTTCGAGGCGCAAGCTGACGGCGCTTCCGTGTGCAATCGCTGTCGGAGTTCCAAAGTTGGCGGTCTTCATCTCTGCTCTCGTGGCCTGTTTTCTGAGCTGCCACGTCATGAGCAACGCTACTCCCGGTCTTTCCGCCAACGCCTTGCCAACTTTCGGCACCCAATTTGTGAACATACCGGCGATGGAGACGTTGCGCCGATCCGTGGTGAGCATATTGGGTGAGTCTAGGACGACCAATCCGCATCCATCCGACGTTACCGAGCGAAGAGCTGCTGCGAGACACTCCTCCAGGCTGGTCGGATTCATCGTGTTGAAGCTAAGGTTGGAGTTCAACCCCAAGGTGAAGAGACGATCAGAAGAGACCGACGCTTCGCAGTCGAAGTACATCGTCTTGCGGTTTCGTCGTGCTGCCGCCGCCGCTACCGCAAGACCGAGAGTCGTTCGACCTGTCCCCGTTTCCCCCATGATCACGGAGAGACATCCCCCAGGAAACCCCCCTTGGAGGATCTTGTCGAGATTCTTGCTTCCGGTCCCGAACGAGATCATGAGCGGCGAGCTTTCATCCTGGCGATGACCTCGGACCAAGACTTCACTCGAAGGTCATCTAGGCCAAGGTTCCGGGTGTTAGGGCACTGCCATAGCATGGCAGTGCCCTGAGGGTGACGTTCTGCCCAGCCCGACACGTGAGAAGGATTGTCATCCAGGAGCCCGCCCCCTTGGACCATGTGTTTGCTCGACGTGTAGATGATATCCTTGGACGAGAAGGAGAAGTGTTCCTTGAGCCACTCCGTCCGCTCGTAGGTCCAGTTGCGGCTATGTTGGGGCGTCGTCACGGCCACCACGTGAACGAAGGTCCGAAGCTCCCGGATCGCTTCGAGGGCCTCCGGGTAGGCCTTGAGAGACTGGCAGAATCCGTGCTTCTCGAACAGGGTGAAGCACACCTTTTTCTGGTCTTCGGTCAGGACCGTGAAGATGTCCCACACGTCGAAGTCGGCCGGTTGGTACCTTCGGCCCGTGATGACGGCCATGATGTCGAGAGCCGGAGTTTGGAAGTCACATAGAACTTCATCTACGTCTACGAGGAGAACCTCACTGTCAGTCATCCCACCTGTACACCATGCTTAGCCAGCATGGCCTTCAAGGCGGGGTCGTCCTCTTCGTCTGGGTCCTCATGGGCCATCTGGAGAACCCTAGAAAAGCGGTCCGTCCCGGTCTTCCAGCCGTCGATGGCCTCGTGGACCACCTTGGTTACTTGGTCTTGCTCTTCCGGGGTCCGAGCCCTGGCGTACATGAGCCGGAAGGTCTCGACTTGCTCAGCATTCAGCTCTTTCCCGACGTGGCGAGCTTTGAGAGCGAGAATCAGCGTGTTTTTACGTTGCCTCAGACCCATAACTTCGACCTGTATGGGAGATATAGCTCAGATTTCACGGCCACAGCCTCGGCAGATGAGGACGAGGAGGTAATCATCCTTGTCCAGAAACGAACCCCTCCGCGACCCACAATGAGGGCACGGCTCTGGTCCCGTGTCAGGTCGGTCGGGCGGAAGCGCCACTTTACGGCCCGATGGAGCCTTCAAGTGGCTCAGGTCCCGCACGCCTTGCTTCGTGAGCTTCATTCGATCGTACCTACTTTACACCGGATCCCGAGCATCGGCTCGAAGACGAGCCTGGTCCGCCATCATACGATCAAACTTCTTGCGGTTGGACTTGCCGGCCTTGACGATCAGGCTCAGTTCCGTCTGAAGGTTTGCCCGGACCTTGGGGTCGGAGGCGGTCTTGATAGCCCTGGAGGTGCGCACGAACTCCTGACGGGCTCGAACCAGCCAGTTGGACAGGCCCTTGATCTCGCCCGTCACGTCCTCGCCCGTCCCCCAGCAGCGGAAGCAGATGCCCCGGCAAACATGGGAAAAGCGGGAAAGTACCCCTTCACCCTTACAACGTTCGCATGTAGTTCCCATGAGAGAGGAACACCTGGGATCCGTCGAGATTCAACCTAAATCGGCGGGACACTACTGTAACAGTGCTTTACTCCGTGCTGGCGAGCTTCTTGGGCCGTCATCAGGCGAATGAGCCCCTCCCGCTCAAGGCTCATGAGGTACTTCTCTGCCTCAATCAACGAGCACTTCGCCATCATGGCCACTTGGCCGATGAGTACGTAGGGGCGTTCGGCAAAGTACTTCAGGATTTCTTTGCGGTACTCCTCCGGCTTGTCGTACTTCATTTGAGCAGTGGTGGGAGATTCTCCGTCAAAGTCGTCGGAGATACAGGGTCCAAACCGTCAAGTTGATGAACTTCAAGGATTTTGACCCCCTCGGCCTCCAGCTTGACTCGGAACGCATCGAGGTCGTCCACCCTAGCGTTGAAAATGTCGAGCCCCGACCCGATGATCAAGAGGTGCTCAGGCAGCGGGACGTCACGCTCTGAGCGGACAACAAACGAGTAGTACATTCACCTTGACCATTGAATCAAAGGCTTAGATGACTTCGACGCTAGTACCCGTGACAGGAGCCTCAGCCACCTCGACCGCGTAGATTTTGCTCCAATCGACCCAAAGGTCGGCGCCAATCTCCGTCTCGATAGCCCACCTATCGTGGATTTCTTGGGTCCGGCACCAAAAGCCCCCCTCATCCACATCAAGGTACCCGGCAGGTTCGGACAGATAGATCCCGATCTCCAGCTCTACGGACACGGGGAGAACCCGAGCCCTTCCCTGGAGGAGTTTGGCCACATTGGGAGTGGCAATCCAAAACCCACTCGTTCTACCTTCGATGACCTCTGGGAAGGGGGTCGCTGGCTTGGTTCTCCCCCCTTGGATAGCCGCCGAGGCCAACTGTCGAGCAAGGTCTCTCACCCAACCCGTTGCCGTAGCTCCAAGAATGGCCCGTCGAACGTCGAACCTAAGGTTCCGGGCAGTCGGGTCTTGGATGGGGTACTTCGAGGTCCCAAAGCCCTTGAGGCCTCGTATGCGGTCCAACCCACCTCCAGAGGGCTTACCTAGCGGGAAGAAGTCCTGGAAGGCTCTGGCCATCCCTGTTGAGGAAGCGAGAAGGGTCGGAAGAGCGCTTTGAACTTGGGAAGTAAGCATCCGTCGTCCTGCTCTGGACGTGAACAGGAGCCGGCTGTCCCCATCGTCTCGGAGCAGGGCCGTTTGCGGTATCCGCTCCAGGAGGCGCTCTAAGACATCCCGCTCCCGCCCTTGGTCGAAGGCCCATTGGACGATGAAACCCTCTACCTCGGGCTTTAGGCGCTTCGCAGGGAGCACCATGTTGCCACTCTCCCTTGGGACGGGAGCCGGCTGGTAGAGGTCGTCGTCCGTGATGCGAGCTAAAGCCCGGCCGGTCTCAGCAGACACGAGAAGGATTGAGTCCCCGATCTGCGTGTATTCATCTGCGAGGTACCCGGCTTCTTCTTGAACGTCATCGTGTGGGAAGGACTTTTTTAACTCCTGGATCAGACGCTCTTTGAGCCAGTCTGCCGGTCGCCCTTCCGTTCGAGCCTGCTTGAAAAGGTCAGATATTTCAGGGGTCTGTTGAACCACGACACGAGCAAGTCGAAGAAGCCCAGGGCTTGGGTTCGTGTGCGAGAGGACCTTCACGTCCACTCGTGACAAACCTACCTCAGGGGCAGGCTTCGTAAGCTCGTCGATCATAGCTTGGGGTAATGCCGGATGTAGCGACTACACGCAAGACAGTGCATGACCTGATCCCCGCGTTTGATGAGACCCCTGTTCCGGGTATCTACGTCTTGAGGAAGCGTTGCGATTTGGACGCTGGCATCTGGATGGGGGCAAGCCAGTTGGGACTCTTCCACAAGGTCAGCAAGGCGAGCCTCATCCTCGACTCGCCCTGCTTTTCGAGCGGTCTCATGATCCCGAATGAGCTGCCAGTTTCGAGTTCCCACGGTTCAACCTTTGCGGAATCCAAGGTCAGGCGTCGCACGATCAGGTACTTGAACCCCCACCTCTGATCATCTTGAACTGCTCGCTCCTGTGATTAGAGGCCAAACGAGCACGAATTCCGTCGTCTACGGTTTCGTCGTAACCGACCCACTCCAGGATCTCTTTGATCTCGTCCGTCATCGTCTTGATGATGCGAGGGCGACGGGACAGCTCGGTACCCAGAATCTCTTCATCGAGACCAGGCTTTCCTTGCGTGAACGACTCAACCATCGCCTCTTGGATCGATTGCTCGATCTCACGACCAACGAGGTTTTTCCCCTTGTCTGCGAGGTCTGCGAGGTTGAAGCTGGACATGTCTTGCCCGGACTTTTTGGCGTGGATCTTCAGGATGTCGATCCGGTCTTCTTCGTTGGGAAGATCAAAGAAAAACCGTTGGGGCATCCGGTTGACCATCTCGACCGGGAGGGTCTTGAGACTGTTGGCCGTCATGGCAATGCACACAGGAGTCTTGGACTCCTGAGCCCACGTGGACAGGATGCCGAGAAGACGAGACGTGGTACCAGCATCCGACTGAGCCGACGACTGGCCACCCGCGAGAGACTTCTCCGCCTCATCGATCCACATGACGCAGGGGGAGACGGACTCCACGATGCGGAGGGCTCGGTAGAGGTTACCTTCCGAGTCTCCAACGCCCGAAGACCGGAGCTTTCCCATCTCGAATTGAACGAGGGGGAGGTCCCATTCCCGAGCCATGGCTTTGGCGCAGACACTCTTGCCGCACCCGTAGACGCCGACGAGGAGAACACCCCGAGGCGGCTTGAGGCCGAACTTTTGCCCCTTGTCGGACCAACACGCCTTGGACTTCTTAGCCCAAGCCTTGAATCGCTGGGCTCCGCCGATCGTGTCGAAGGTCTCTTCCGTCGTATCGACGAACGACACAAGGTCCGTTTTTTTGAGCTGGTTTCGCTTGTACTCCGCCACGAACTTGGGATCGACTCGACGGGGCTCAACAGGGTCCTTCTTGGTCCTCACGACCGACTGAGTGATCGCCTGCTCAACTTCGTACGAGGTCATCCCCTTGAAGATGTTGGCGGAATCCTTCGGTACTGGCGACCGGAGTTGCTTGCAGAACGTCTCCACGAGCGAGTTGATTTCCTCGCCCGTCATCCCGGTGTCCTGAACGACCTCGATGTACCGCTGGAGCTTTTCCGGAATCACCTTCCGGGGACCCGCGAAGATCAAGCACTTGACGATGCGAAGGTCCTGATGGAGCTGGTGGATGATGTTGAGAACCCGGCGAACGACTTGCTCATCCTTGAGGAACCGATCCGGGTCCGTGATGATGTAGAAGTTCTCGTTGTCCTTCGGGTCATCCTGGTAAATCTTGATCAGGGCATCGTTGATGGTCGCCGCATCCGGCGAAACCGTATGCGAACGGCTAGACCAATCACGGATGATGTTCCCGATCGGCTGGAGCCCAAGGGCTCCGTTGTAAACCCAGGTCCGGTTCTCGTGCTTCTTCATTTGCTCGTGAAAGCGAACGATGAAGCGGTCTTCTTCGTCGGTCACGAAGTAGAGGGCGCGAGTTAGAGACCGAAGGTGGTGGATCAGTTCGGGGGTCATTTTCAAAGGCTCCGTGATTAATGTACACCGACGAAAGCGAAGAGCCGCACCTTTCTAACTCAGAAAGGTGCGGCTCTCACGCTAACCCTTCGGTGTTCACGCCATCCGGCAGAACTGGGTCACGTCCCCGTTCTTCTCGATGATGCGTTCCCCGAGGATGTGACCCTCTTTGAAGGCCACGGCCCGGAACTTGGCCTCAGCATAGTCCTGACGGAGCAAGCCGAGCTTGCCCTGGTCGGCTCGGTAGTAGTCGACATCCCCGCTCCTGATCACCCCCGTCTTGAGGTTGATCTCGGCGCCGTTGAAGTCGCCGGAGAGCATGTGGATCGTGTCCCCCTGCTCTCGGAACTCGATGTTCTTGCCCTTGAGGGCCGTGATGAGGTGCTCGCGCTCCTTCATGTCCGACTGAACCGTAACTCGATGCGACATGTTCTCTTCCTTTCCTTGAACTTGTGAGGGGTGATAGGGTTTACCCTATCACCCGCTGTTGACTTCGTGAACCGTCGGGCAGTTGCCGTCGGGGAGGTGCTCGTCCGAGACCAGCGTACCCATCTGCTGGGTCACCTTGCTGATTTCGTTGCAGTCGTGATCCCGACGGTTGATGACCTCGTGGACCACCTTTCCGTCTGGCTTGAAGGTGACCTTGTATTCCATCGATTCCATCAGAAATGCTCCTTATGGTCCCCCGAAGTCCAGGGCTCCCTTACTCTACACCGTTTCCCCCGAAACGAACAGTAGCTCCTCGTTTGACGACGACAACCCCTTCTTCGGGAGCTTCGGCGCCTTTCGGGCCAGCCCATGGGTCTTTGGGTGGCGTCGGAGAAGATCCTGACAACATTCTACCACTTTGGCTCGGAGTGTTCAGAGCTAGAAGTTGAGGCGTTAGCCTCACTGGCTCCTTTTTTTGTGGATCCTCGGTTGAAACATGAGCCTGAGGTTGGGGTTTTGGGGGACTCTCCGGTACCATTTCGATCGGAGGTGGGGCTTCTTCCACCGGGAGACTCATGATCGGAATGGGAACCGAGACCGCAGGCTCCACGAGGTCTCGTGGGTCCATCCACGCAGATTGCCCTCTTACCGTAGGCAGGGGCCCAGGGTCAAACATCTTGAATTGTTTGCCTTGGATCTGCGAAAACCTTGGGTCAGAGGGATCCATTCGAGGGACTTCCGAAAAGAGCCGCTTCTCCCAGGTCATCACCCGCTGGTCGAACTTGCTGGTACCATGCTGAGACCGGGTACATTCGGGTTGAACGCACCGATCACAAAACTGCAACTTGAAGTCCTCGTAAGGGACCTGTTGATTGTTGCACTCCCCGAGCTGGTCCAGACGCCTGACCATCTATCTTACCGATCTCATAAAGAAACTAGAGCCCATGGTCACGCAACCTACGGGCAAATTCTTCGGGATTGATACGAATCCCCAGGTTAGGGTCGATGAGGGTCTCGTTCGTCTGCCCACATACAAGGTGAAGAATTTTGCAGCTCCCCACATCCAAAAGGTTGATGCAGACCCCTGCAACCTGTCGAATAGAGAGGAGGGTGGTGACAGGAAGCTGGTAGGTGAAGACCTCTAGTTTCCCGTTACCGTTCGTTTTCCCATTCACTTGAGGGGTTGGTGGGGCTGGAGTCGCTTGCACGGGAGCCGCAACCGCTGGGGTTGTAGGTAGAACCGGAGCCGGAGTCTCCGGTCCCTTTGGAGTGATTGAGGTTGAGACGGGGGCAGCTACGGGCACCGGAGGAAGAGGAGCTACGGCTTGAGACTCCTCGCCTTCAAGTTGGGGCATGTAGTCAGGGCGTAGGTGACCTTCGAGCCACTCAGGTACCTTCTGGTAAACCTTGTCCCCAATGCGAACCTCGGTGGCCTTGAGGGGCTTCTCACCCTCTTTCGGGGGCCGAAGCTCCCCCTTCATGATTTTCTTGTAGTCGTACTTGGCGTCCCATGTCGTGTCGATGAGGGCTTCTACTTCCAGCTCAACCTCCCAACGAATCAACCGACCGGGGAGCGTCATCAACCTGTCGATGACAGGCATCGCCTTTTGAAGGATGTGGTGCTTGACCTCGAACACGATTTCGTCGTGAACCGTCATGAGCATCCGAATGAGATCCTGTTGCATCCACCCAAGGCGGTAGAACTCCTTGTGTAGGAGAACTAGCGCCATTTTCATGATGTCGGCGCCGGCCCCTTGAATCGGGTAGTTGATTGACCAACGCTCGGCTGCTCCAACGAGGGGCTTGTCCTCGCTGTCGATCTCTGGGATGTAAATCCACCGACCGAAGGGGGTCTTGATGCCCTTTTTGGCGTGAACGTAAGCCTTTTGCTCTTTCACCCACTTGGTGAAGATGGGCATGGCTTTGTCGAAGTTGGCCTTCCTTCGAGCCCCTTCCTGCTGGCTGCACCCGGTTGCACGCATAATCGCCTGTGCTCCACCTCCGTACACGAGGGAGAAGTTGGCGATCTTGCCTTGCTGACGCTCTTGCTTGGTGATTTCAGCCTTGTTGAAGAAGGCTCGGGCCGTGATGCTGTGGAGGTCTCCGGTACCTTCCTTGAACTCCTTGATCCAAACCGGCTCTTTTGAGAGGTTGGTGACGATGCGTAGCTCTTCGCCAGCAAAGTCCACCTTGACCATCGTGAAGCCTTCCCGAGCTTTGAAGGCTTGTCGGAGAGCGGTCGCTACCTTGGGCTTCTTCTCGTCGTATGTCCCAGGGATCCCGTGAGGAGGGAACCCGCAGAAGCCATGCTCAGGCTTACCGCCTGGCGCTGAGATACGACCTGTAGCAGCTCCGTGCTGCTTGAACTGGAGCCTAGCTTCATTGTTCGAGTCGCAGTTCGCGACCATAGATTCAAGGTAGGTTCCGATGACCTTCTCGACCTGTCGGTACTTGACGATGACGAGGAGAACCGAGTTGACCTTGGCATCCCCCTCAACGAGCTTCTCCAGAGTGTCTGCGTCGGTCTTGAACCATCCGGACTTCTCGTTTCGCTCCGGCTTGGGGGTGATGTTGAGACCGTTCGGGCTGTCGAAGAGGAACTCCGAAAGCTGCTGTGGGGACTGAGGGTCGAACCCATGAAAGCCGTGCTGGTCGGCAAGAGCTACGATTTGCTCCCGATACCCATCCGCTTCCTTTCGGGCGGTCTCAAAGAGAGACTTAACGTAGGGAATGTCGAGGTAGACTCGGTTCCGTTCCATGCCTCGAAGGGCCTGAGCCGTCTGTTTCTCCAGACGGTAGGTGCTGGCGTAGAGCGGATCCCGAGCAAGAAGAATAAGGGCTGGGTTGTCGCAGTGAAGGTACGTGCAGATGGCGTCCGAACAGGCGTAGCGAAGACCCTCTTCTGGGTGAAGGCTTGCGAACTGAATCTCCCGCCTTGCCCCACGTGAGGTGACAAACAGCTCTTTTAGCTCGATCATCTCGTAGGGGATCGACATACCCCGTTCATCTTTGATCGGCCCGTTGGGGCCTTGAACGAACAACGTCTTCTCAGATTTGGTCTTGAGGCTCAGGTTCTTGTCGTTCGTGTACTTGCAATAGTAGAGAAGAAGCCCGTCCTCATGGGATTCTGGGTGCCAGAAGTCGATCCCTGTCACCGGATAGAGCATCTCCTGGTCGAACTTGGCGTTCCAGAAGAACAGTTTGACCTTGCCCTGCTCTTTGATGAGTGGGCTTCCAAGCGGGTCGTTCTTGAACCCCTCCTCCGTGAGAACAGGTTGCGCTGCCCTGCAAAGGCGCTGAATGGCCCTACCCGCACCCACGATGTCAACGTTGACGGACTCTTCCGCTACGTGACGAACCGGGCAGTAGTACCCGGTTTTACCATCGGGGCTGAGGCAGTAGCCGACGATCTTGTGAACCGTTTGAGGGATCCGCTCAGGTCGAGCTGTACCCTCATCCCAATACTCCTCGAACACCTCACGGATGTCTTCGGGACGACGCCAGTAAACCCTGGTGTCGAGGCCCTGAGTTTCAAGATCGAGAGCGCACTTGCCGGATTTGAGAGCCGCATCCACGACTTCGTTGAGTTGCTCGACGCTCTTGATGAGGATGAACTCGTGGTACTTCATCCACGGCTTGATGATGTCTGGGACCTCGCGTTGCTGACGAAGCCCCATGTCGGCCATGTAGCTAGCCGCATCGGCACCCTCATCGCCTCCAGCCCCCCCGCCAAACATGTCGTCATCTGAACTCTCTACGCTTGGAGCCGGAGAGAGTTGAATTGGGGCTTCATCATCAGACGGGTCCGGGGGCTCTTCCAAGACAACGGGAGCCAACCCCACCACGAGGTCGAGTGGTGAGTCTTCCTCCTCGGGTACCTCCTCGGAGGCCTCGAAGCGCTTGAGGATCTCTTCGATGGGTGTGGGGGTGATCTCTTCCTCTCCCGCCCAATCAGCGAGGCCCAGCACTTCCCCCAAGGGCTCGAAATCGCTATTGTTCGGCATCAATCACCACAACTGTATACACCCCCTGCCGCCAGAACTGGACCAGCTCCGCAACCAAACGTCGAGCATTTGGGTCTTCGATGCCAGAGGGCTCAAAGCACCATGGCATCTTAGTGGCCGTTGGGACGCACTCCTTAGGTCGATAGAAAGGGCAGGGATCTCGTCTCTCACACACACGATTGTCAACAGGCAACTTTCGCAGAGCCCCATCGGGGGGGATCCCAAGAGCCTTCACAAGGGGTGAAGTCCACCCCGCCAGAGCATGATCCATGACCGCTTTCTGGACCTTTGTAAGCAAGCTCATTGCGGGGACCTCTTGGGCCGGAGCCCACGTGTCTTCCCACCGATCCCCGTACTGGTAGATGAGGTACAACTCCAAGTCCCCCAGCTCAGAGGTCTTGATTTTTAGGCGTCTAGGCACCTCGGATCTTCTCGCCGATCTTGTCCAAGAGGAGCTGTGTTCGTTTGCGGGCCTCTCCTGTTGCGATCAGCCTATTTTGAACATCATGGTGAAGGTGGTCGAGAAGTTTGCCGACGACAAGAAATCCCTTCATCTCGAAGTGGGGCTTCGCTTGCCTCAGTCGGCTCTCACACACGGCAAGTAGATCGAGAAGATCGTGTTCCTCCTCCGTGGGCCCACTCTTCTTGGACTTCCAGTCCGGAGCCGGCCCCTCGGGGGTGATGATGCCGTACGCTTTCTCCAACCCGAGAAGAACTTGGGTGAACTTGGCGTCCGTCTCCCCCGTGTACTTCTTCCAAAGAGCGAAGATGTCCCATCTCTCTTGGCATACGAAACACCAGACGTGGGACGGGGATCTTGCGCTTTCTGGGTACACCCTAGCGGAAGGATCCGCGTCCTTACCATGAAAAGGACAGGAGACCTGCTCTTCGTTGGAAGACCCCGAATACCGTAGCGTGGCTCCAAACCGTCGAAGCAAATCGTGAGCTGATACACTTACCTTGAGGGTTTCGGCCCGTTGCTTGACCCACTCACGGTAGGCGTCGTTGCGTTCGGCATCCCGCAGGGCCTCCTTGTAGTTGTCTCCAAATCCGTCATCGCGAGCCATTACAGTTCATCCCAATCGTCTGGGAGTTCAGAGGGTACCCCAGCGATGATCTGGCTTCGGATGATCATGCACTCACACGATGTGTAAAGAGTCGAAGCGTAGAACGTGCTGGCATATGGGTTTTGAAAGACTGAAACGAGGTCGCCCTGCTTGTGGACAACCCGCACCCCAGTCCCACCGCACGCAAAACACCCCGTTGAAAATGTCGTGGAGGACATGCTTACACCGAGAACATCCCCTCTACCGATTTCTCGATAGAGTGAGCCACGTTACGGTGATCTTCGAGACTCATACCCTTGTCACTACTCGTCCCAGCAAACTGGTCACGGTTGTAGATGCTCCTTGTCTTCCAGTCGACACCAGCCACGAAGGGGGCGAAGAACTGCCCATCTCTTCGTTTTAGGCAGTCGAAGAGTGTCGTCCCAGCAGTCCGGTGCTCATCATTCAGGTACGTCGTTGTAACGACGTCAGCACTCCGCTCAGCCTCGTTGGCGTAGCTGAGGGCTCGGAGCTTGTAGCGACCTTCGGACTTGTCTGCATAATCCTTACCGTCACGGTTGATCTGGAAGAGCAGGAGAACAGCTACTTTCTCACCGTGGTTGAAGTGCAACGCAAGCTTCTTTGAGTCACGAATGACCGAGTTCAACTCGATCGTGTAGTCCTTGCCACGCTTCTTTCGACGGGGCTCTACGAGGCCACCGTGGTCGATGATGAGCAGGTGGATCTCGTTCTTCTGGTGAGCAAGCTCCGCTTGCATCTTGATGTCGTCAGGGGTGACGTCATCATCGGGACTCCAAACGTCGAAGGACCCGTACTCAGGGTTGTTGACGAAGTCGTCGATCACAATCTTGTAGAACTGCTCTTCCGCCGCTGTCAGAGTGCCCGCACAAATCTTGTCGTACTCAAGAGGATCGTAACCCAGGGCCTTAAACCTTGGGTTCGCCGAGTGGAGGGCGTAGATCATCTGCCGTAGTTGCTCGTACGGCATCTCCAGCGTTATGTAGTAGACGTTGGAGCGGTAGCGGGTAACCAGATTGTACGCCCAATTGAGGGCAAAGGTAGTTTTCAGCTCACCTGTGAATGCAGCATGCAACCAAAGTTCACCCTTCTTGACTCCTCGGATGATCTTGTCGATGTCGTTGAGCCCGCAGAACTTACCCCAGGCGAGCCCCTTGTTGGCCTTGGCCTCCTGGTACTGATCCCAAACGTCTTGCCCGTCTTCACGGAGGTTTCCTTGAAGGCGTGTGTTGTGCTGGTAGACCAGAAGCTTGTGGGCATTCTGGGAGAAGTGAAGGACGCCCTCACGAAGCCCCTGCTTCTTCTCCTTGTCAATGACAAGACCCTTGGCGATGATTTCTTGAGCTTCTTTTAGAAGCGTGATGGCCTTGATCTTGTTCTGCTCTTCGACCGTGGAAGAGAGCAGGTGGGAGTAATTTGTACGGATGTAAGGCTTCGCACCGTCGAAGTCCTTGATTCTTTCGGAAACCTCCTGGTCCCGACGGGTCTCGAAGTAGTCCGAGATGGTCTGCCGAGCTGGGATCTCCAACCGCTGCTGGAAGAAGTTGAGAATGAACTCGTAGATGCGTTGGTCGGCTGGCTGCGTCCACTCGACGTGGGCAGCAATGAGCTTTTGAAAATTGCCGATGAGGTTCTCTTGAGAGACCCCACCATCCACATCGATGACCGAACGAAGAAGGCCTTTCATCCGAGTGGCCCCCCGCCTTGTTTCTTCTTCCCGTACTTGTTCTTGGGGTAACCCGGCCCTGAAAGGACGGAATCACGCTCTGAAGGCTGGTGCGCATCGGAATCCACATGGGATGGTCGATCCGAAATGGGCGCACGGGGAGCTTTGCGGACTACAGCGACGGGCTCTTCGTCGTCCTTGTCAATGGTCATCCCTGGCTCTTCCCGAGGTCTTGCACCCACTACCCCTCGGTACTCAACCTGACCGGAACGTTCTTTCACGAGATCGATAACTTCAAACTTGCCTTGAATGTAATCCCCGACGTCACGGCTCCACGTGTAGTGACCTTCACCAAATGGGCTGTCAGGCTCTTCTACGAGCCAGGTGGGCAGATTCAACGACTGCCGGACCATCAACGCCTCTTTGAGGATGCCCCCCATGGCCTGGTTCTTCCAACCAAGAAACCCGAGGCGAATGATGGCAAGATGGTACGTTGAACCTATGAGATCCTCAACCGTGTTGTAGGTGGCGACCTCATCCCGTTGCTTTCGGGTACGTGATGTCACGGACTCTCTACCAAACCAGACGTTCTTGAGTTTCTCGTCGGTGATAATTTGAAAGTTGAACCCCTCCACCTTCACCGTGCCCCACTTGGCGATGAACGTCCACTTGAAGTGGCAGAGTAGGTCTGTCCACCAACCCTTCAAAAGAAGGTTGATCCTGGTCTTGTCGACGACCGGGGGGCCCCCATGTTCGACGTGGGGTATATAGAGCGGGCTATCATCACGGGCCGGCTTGGCTTGCGCAAGTTCAGGCCCAAGCTTGGCGATCACCCTCTTGTTGTAGAGGCACCAGCACTCCTGCATCTTGGCCTCACCGCCCTTATGGACGATGATGTTCCCAACCCCGTGGCACACGGGGCAGTCCTTGTTGGCTGCGACAGGTCCCATCCCGAGGGGATCTACACCGGCTCCTAAGTCACGCAGTTTCCTTTTCCCGAAGGGCAGCGACAAGGTCTCGAAGTTCCCCTTCCCCACGCTCGAATTTGAGCGCCCCGACGGCTGCCTCCCCGATGACTTGGTCAATGAGGCCTTTCTTCTTCCGAAGCTTTTGAACGACCTTGTGATCGATCGTCTCTCTCTTCTTACCTTCCCTATTGGGGCGTTCGGCGATGAGATGTACCGCAAGGACCTTTTGGTGAGGGGAGCCGATGCGGATCATACGACCGAGAAGTTGGACGTACTGACCCCAGCTCCAGGGGGAGTCGAAGAAGACCATCCCGACGGCCGCCTGGAGGTTGATGGCCTCTGAACCGGCATCCGTGATGAAGATGACCTTCGTGTCACTGCTGAGGTCCTGGAAGAGGTCCTGGGCCTTCTTGCGGTCCGTGTCCTTCTCCTTGCCCGTGATGCGGACGCTCTTGATGCGCTCTACTGCAAGAAGCTTTTGAAGCCTTCCCACAAGCTTCTCGAACCGGGTGTAGACGATGACCTTCTCGTCCCCTAGCTCCTCGGAGAGAAGGTCGATGAGGGCCGATTCCTTGGCGCTCTTCCCCTCGAAGTGCTCACCTTCCTCGAACTTGAGAAGGGCGAGGGAATCCACTACCTCTTGGGCGTAGATGAGGCTCGTCAGCTCTTTGGTGTCCCGGTAATCCTTCAGGTCACCGTCACCCATTTCCAGCATCCCAGCGAGGGCTTCCGCGTACTTCTTGTCCTCGGCTGAGGATAGCTCGCAGATGATCTCACGGGTCGTCAGGGAGGGTAGCTCGTCGCTCACCACGTGTTTTGGTCTTCCGTAGAAGTAGGGATCGATAGTCGACCGAAACTGACCGAGATTCTTGTAGCCAACGATGATCGGGATCTTCACCCCACCCTTTACCCGCTGCAATTCCGTGACGCAGTAGGTGTTCATGAAGGAGGTTTTTGACGCGAAAGTCTCCGACCGTATGACCTTGTAGACCCCGAATCCTTCGATCAAGTTGTTCTTCAAGAGAGTTGCCGTAAGCCCCCAGCATCGAATCGAGCGTTCGGATAGGAATTTACACGTTTGATGGGTCTTTGTGCTGGGGTTCTTGAAGGCCGTGGCTTCATCGAAGATGGTGAGGATCTTCGGAACTCGAAGGGTCAGTTCATCGAGGTACCCCCGGCCCGCCGTGGGTTGGGTTCCGGGTTTTGCATCGGACCCTGGGGCTACCTTCTGGATGCCTTGATCCCAGTCTCGGACAAGCACGTGGTAATTTGTGACAAGGATTGCTCGGGGTTGGCCGGGATCCGAGGAAGCCTTTGCCCAAGCCAAGTAGGCAGCCTTCCTTTGGTCCAACGTTCCTGTGGCCACGTAGGTCTTGATACCCACCGTGAACTTCTCGACTTCGGACGCCCACTGCCGGATGGCCGACTTCGGGCAAATGACGATGGCTTTGATCGCCGGATCTCTCTCCCAAAGGTAGCAAAGAGCGCCAATTGCCTGAATGGTCTTACCTAAGCCCGTGCCGTCACCGAGCACCATTCGGTTGATCATGAGCAGGTGGTAGATCCCCTGCGCTTGGTAGTACCGAAGACGGAAAGGCTGAGGTGTCCCGTCGAGCCCCATGAACTCGGTCCGAAACATCGACGTCGGCTTCAACTCCAACGTCTTGGACGCTCGAACCTGCTTGATCTGTTCGTAGACCGGGTTCGGATTTGAAACAGCAGCCGTCATGTCAGTCCTTGGTGGGCCAGAGGTCGACCGAGATCGGAGGCAAGCGTTCGCCCGCCTCGATGGCATGACGCCGCTCTTCGTCCATCTGGGCTTCCATCTCCCGCATCCGTTGGTGGTCCGCTTCCGTTGGCATGGGCTCCTCAAAGCGGCCATTTGAAGCTGACCTTGCCATCTTGACGTGATCGATGAACTCTTTCGGGGGTCGAACGTTGTGGGCCTCGACGTAGTGTGCGAACCCCTGTGGCCAAACGAAGACGGAGTCCCCGAGGCACATCGAGCCGTTGTGAATCTTGCAGAGACGGCACCCCGAATAGCCCCTCCACTGCATGAGGGACTTCCCGCCTTTGAGGAAGGACGCGACCAGGCGTCTCTCTTCTTCACTCCACGTGTTGTCGATGAAGTCCTTGGGGTCCGGAAGCGAGGCATACTTCGCCACGTAGTCCTTTTGCCAGGCGGACATCGCCGGATTCGAGTCCGGCTCCCCCGCGTAGACCTTCCAGTACCCGATGCCCTTGAGCCCTTGAATTTCCGAGTAGAACCTCCCGGAGGACCCGTCGATGAGGAACGTCGGATGGGCAGTAAGGATCATGCCCTCGTTACACCGAGGTAGGTCACCAAAACGAGAAGTAGAGCCCCGCTTGCGGGTTGTGAAGGAGCGTCCACCATGAAAAGGCGTACCCGGCGTAAACGCCGAAGTTCTTGGTGACGTCCATCCCAAGCCCGGCCCCAACAGAACGGAACCCCGTGGCCACGTTCAAGTTGAACGAGCGGTAGTAGGCGAGGTCCCAAAGGATCCCGACATCAACGGCTTCACCTGCGGAAGACTGCTTGAAGGCGTCAACGAAAAGGAAACTGCCCGCAAACTTTGGCCTGAAACGGAACCCCCAGACGGGAGGCTCTCGTTTGGCAACCGTGACTTCGAGCTTGCCTTGTCCAACCACCTCGTAGTTGCACCACTTCATCGTGACGGAGTACGGAACTGGCTGAGACCCCGAGTAGTAGACCCGACCCTCTACGTCGGTGATGATAACGATCGGATCAAGCTGAAACTTGGGCTTCTCCTCTTGAAGACACTTCTTTTCGCGAAGTGCTCCCACAAAAACATCTAGATCCTCTTTCGGAACACATCGACCTGAGAGGGAGCATTCCTCTGCTAAGGCTGACCTAGCGATGAGTAAACACCCAAGTGTACAAATAGCGGTAGGGTAACAGCTCATACCTCCGCCTCCTGATTGGCCTTACTTGCCTCTAAGGCCCGTCTTGCCTGTTGAGCGGCGGTCATTCTCGCTACGGCCTCAGGAGACCTCTTACGGCCTCGATTTGAAGAGGCTCTTTTTTCAACCACCTCGGGGGTCGGCTTCTTCCCCCTCAACGCAGCGGACATCTTGGCCCGTGCTTCAGGCGTTTGACCTTGCTCAACCCACCAGGCCCGTGACGCTGCGATTTTTGCGATCACTTCAGGTGGACGCTTTTTACCACGATTCCCGGCTGCTGTTTTCGCACATGCTTCAGGTGATCGTTTTTTACCCCTTTGGGATGCCGCCATTCTCGCTCTAGTTTCGAGGGAAGGTCTCTTACCAAGACGGGCTGCCGACATTTTCTTGCGTGTGGATTCGGTCACGGTCTTACCCCCAAGCCCCCCGACTTCGAGGTTGTAACCAACCCCAGACCTATTCGACCCAAGGTGTTGAATCCACCAAGTCTCCCGTTTATAGGCTTCTTCTTCACTTGAAAGTGTTTCTATTACCTCAAAGCGGAAGTTATTGGCCCCGTACTTTCGGATAGCCAACGAAACTCTGCTCTGCCTTCTTGAGGTCCCGAGCTGCGGAGGTGACGAACTGACGGGTGTTCCGAACCCGGTTCGATGCCGTGTCACCAAGGCGTTCGTCGCTAGCTGTTCGATCGTAGTCGTGGCTCATTTTCAAAGCCCGTGGTCGACCCCAAGCCCCAACCGCTTGCACTCTTCGTAGGCGGCCTTCGCCATGGTTACTTCCCGTACTTCAAAAGTAGGTCATCGACGGTCTTCGCCGGGATCCCCGACTTGTCTTTCACCGTCACGACCATGACATCAGGTCGCACGACTACGACCTGATCGACGTCCTTGTTGGTCACCCCATCGGGCAGGATGATCTCCGTGGGTTTGTCTTTCCCAGGCTCCGTGAAGACCACCTTCTTGGGGTCCGAGAAGAAACCAGGCTCCTTGATGGGAACCACAACGGCCTGAGTCATCCCCTTGGAGTCCGGGTCCCCCGGTTGAATGAGCTTGCCATCAGGGCCGATACGGTCAGGGTCGACCGTGTTCGCAAGATCGACCGTGCTGCCTTCACCCTTAGGGTCCTTCTTGCCGAGGAGCTTGCCCAGCAGACCGCCGATCTGAAGGTCTTTGAAACCCATCGAGACGAGCACCACGGCCACGATGATGACGACCCCCGCCAGGATAGGACCAAGCCCTTTGGCCCCTATCCAACCCATCGTCGCCTTGAAGCCAGCCCAAACCCGAGCCCCAAACGAAGGGGTCTCAGGTTCTACGGGCTTCTTTTCTACTTCGGACGTGTCACCCATGACTCACCCACGGCCAGTGGGGGGTTTCGGAGGATCTTCGCCTTGAGCTGCCCCGTCCGCAGGGGGGTCTGAGGGCATCTCAGCCGGAGGCTCTGACGCCCCAGGCAGAATAGCTGGGCCAGCAGGACCAAGGGGCTTACCACCCTTCTTGGCAGGTGCGCTCTGGAGCCAGGACCGGATACGGCTGTACAAGAGAGCCGAGAAGACTCCGCAGATGGCTCCGTACATGATTCGACCGGACATGGAGGTCCCGATGGCCGTTGGCCAGACGAACTGCTTGGCAAAGACGCCAAGAGCGCCGCCGTTCACGATTGGCCCGATCGGCAACCACACTTCACGCCAGATGCGGTTTTCCTTGGCACCCTTCCAGAAACCCTCCACGACCTTGCGGATCATGTAGGTCATCAAATAGATGCCTAGACACAAGATCACGGTCTGTGCATTTATGAAGGCCTCGAAAATCTTGTCTAAGTCCATTGCGGGGCTCCCTTCAATGGGCCGGCTCATAAAACAAACCGTAGAACTACACGTCTGCTTCTTTGACGGTCAGGGTCTCGGTCAGTTCCACGGTGTGATTTTGAGGCTCCCGTGCGGGCGGGGGCGGCGGAGCCTCTGGTGGTGGAGCCGGTCTGGGGACGATCTCTTCCACATTTGCCGACTCCCACTTGGAAATCCAAGCAAGACGCTCCAAGAGGTCTTTCTTCTGACGCGCCGTAAGGTGCGGATTGGATAGGAGCATGTGGAGTTGCTGCCTAGCCTGAGCCGCCCCTTTGGCGCGAACTTCAGGCGGAACATCGTAGATGGTCAAGGTTCCACGGGCCATCACAGACTCCCAGGCGGCAACTTGTTCGGCAACTGAATCGTCGTCGGATCGACTTCGTAGCGAACGTGATTCGCGATGAGGGGGTGCCCTTCGATACGGTACAGCTCGGCTGCGGACAACCCTTCGCCGGTTCCGTTCGTTCCGATGAAGAGGGAGCCCCCTTTGGGTACTCCACTCTCAAGGGTTTGGGTCGTGGTCACAATCGCCAGCATCAACTCATCACCTGCGGAGGCTTCATTTCCGCCTACGTTGGTGACGCTGTTCCGAACGAGGAAGGCTCGCCCTACAAGAACACGGGACGATTTGTTGAGAACCATCAGGTTGTCGTAGACAACGAAGACTTCACCTCCAGGACGATCTCCGCTGGCCGTAAAGGCCGAGCCTCCTCGGAACGTTCGGAAGTTGGTGAGGAGAGTGTAGTTCCCGGATTCACCGTCGACTTCAACGACCACTTCACCCGCTTGACCCGCCGCAATAGACGCAGGAAGAAGGTTGATTTCGTCTTGTTCGAGGAGCTTAGTTTTGGCAAGGCTGGCCGCTCCAAACCCGACCCCTGTTTTATCCAGGTAGGCAAGCGGGGAGAGGTTCGCGTTCGTGAAGTAACCCCCTCGGAAGTCCTTGTCCTTCCAAAATCCCCCAAGAGGCAGACGCTCCGAACACCCTAGGTACTCGGGGTTTACCTCAGGGGCCGTTAGGTCCGAGATAGCCCCCATGAGGATCTTTGGGCGAGGGGCTACGCCACTGGTAGGCGGGTAGACCGTCTGGTCCTCGAAGCCGACGTTCCTGAAATCGTAGACGTTGCCGGGGACCACATCCCCAGAGAACCGACCGGACCCCAGCGTTGTGATGAACCCAATGGAGGCTAGGATCTCCAAAGCCTTCTGATTGGGTCTTGTCAGAGACGCCTCATCAAGCTGCGAAGAAGCGAGCTGATAGGCCGTTGTCGTCTGGAACGGACCAGGACTGTGGCCGAGGTCGAGGTAGTTTGACTGACTCCCCCACGGATCCCCTAGGTAAGGGGTCCGAGAATAGTTGAGGAGCGCCGTATCCGACGCCGACATCGGACCTGGAAGGATGGATACCGGGCCGAAAATAGCAACGTCCGTGTTGGTAGAGCGAACTCCCGTGTTTGCCGCTGATCGGTCCCTAGAGAGAACCATCTTGAAAGGTTTGTTCAGGTCGAACGCGCCTCGGTCAAACCCAAAGATCGACGCCTCCACAACATAGTGTTTTGAGGTGAAGCTCGGGATGGGTACGGGAGACTTCGACAGGTCCAAAGTCTCAGCGTTTAGGATGAACGTCGAGTCCCCATCATCGTCGATCTCGATCCAGAAGGTAGGACCGTTAAAGTTCTGACGAAGAAGGTTCACAGCTCCGACGCCCGTTGACTCACGCGTAGAGGGGTTGACCCCAGACCCATTGGCCTTGTAGTCACTGGCCTCATAGACCGCCCAAATACGAGCGATTCCGTAGAACGGGGGGAGTTCAATACCTTGCCGCCCAAGACCTCGTGAGTCGGTGAAGAACCGAGACCCGGCATGGGTGATACCCCCAAACGAGAACGTCGAGTTGTACGTCGCTGGAACGATCGTCAGACCCGTGAAGTTGCCGGTCGAGATCGAAGCGTAGGACAACGGAACGTTGGTCGTGTAGTTGATGTACTGCTTGCAGTGGTCCGAGTCCGTAACCGACGTATTCAATCCCTCACGGGATTGAAGCATGAAGTTGACGCCTCGATGGAAGATGGTCCCATTGGCCGGGAGGACCGGCGCATGAACCGCCCCAAACCCTGGGACAAGATGCCTCGGGAGCTGGACGTAGAAGTTCTTTCTGTTCGCATCCGAATCCGTTGAACCAGAGAAGAGACCGAGCGGGTCCGTTGTCGTCCACTTGGCCGTCGTCCCGTCAAGCTTGTTGACCGGCATGAGACCTTGCGTGTGGTACACGGAGTACGTGATTCCCGTATCCGTGGGGATGTTTCGGTCCACCGTGAGGGTCGTAACCCCAACTACCGTTACACGGTAGTGACCCTGCCCAAGACCAGAGGGGATGAACAGAAGGTCGTCCACGACCGCACCAGACGCTCCGAAGTTGGCCGAACCATCCGTGAAAACGGTGGATCCTGAGGTAAAACCTGTCGTCCCCGTTGCAAACGAGGCCATATGCCGGTTGGTATTTGCCCCATCTTGGGTGCGAATACCCGTGGGTGTCGCTGGGTAAGCGATACGACGGAAGGGGGTAAGGATGACCGTCTTGCTCCCAAGGTCGGCGTAGGCTTCTGCTGTGACCGGGAGGAGCCCTTTGTACTGGTCGCTCCGGTACTTGCTCCAAAGCAAGGCCCATGATGTCCGAAGTGGGTAGTTGGTCGCCGGTACAGCCGAGGGTTGGATCAGCAAGTCCGAGTTTGGGTTGAACAACGAGATGCTGTGAAGCGAGTCCGGTCGACGAGAGATCCCTCTCCCCGGTCCGTACTGGAGGTGCATCGTGATGTAGACTGTCTTCGCAAACGGGAACGGGACGCCAGCACCCTTGAACTCGATGACCATGTCATCGACCGGCATTGGGTTGGAAGGAGTGATCGTGAAACGCTCTTGTGGGATGGGGTCTTCCACCCCATCCACGCGAATTTCAACAGCCCCACGACCTTTACGGATGACGTAGGTGCTCGTTGCAGTCGGTACGGGGCGGTCGGTCGTGAGAGAGGTCTCTGATTCAACGGAGACGATGCCGTAGGTCCCCTTTGCGGCACCCGTGAAGATGACGAGAAGGTCCCCAGGCTCAACCCCAGGTTGGAGGAAGTTGATCGTTGTGTCCGTGAACGTTGTGGTGTTTGTAGAGGCACCATTGGCGCTCTCTGCTGGAACTTCGTTCAAGTATCGGACCTGATCCGAATCCGCACCGGGGACCGTGTTCTTGAACTGAGCGACCGTAATTTTGATACGGTCTCCAAGCCCATCGTTGTCGGCCAGCTCCGTGTCCCACTGGTTCGCCGCCCGCTGACGTGTCGTCAGGGCGTTTATCGTGAGCGACCACGATGCCCCTACCGGCTGCTGAGCTGGAATGATGACGGGGGCCGTGAAGGGGGTGCAGAGAACTTCCACCTTCTGCTGGGCAGCCGCATCCGAGAAGATCATTCGGATGTTGTCGGGGGAGTCCAGCTTCGTGATACCAAGACCAGCCGCAGAGGAGCTGATCTTGTCCTCGTAGAAGACAAACGGCCCCTGCGGTCCACCACCCGAACGCTTCCAGTTGGCTCGAAGCTGACCCTTCAGAAGCTTGTCGAGGTTGGCAGCCAGAAGCGTGTTGTAGTTGAACCCATTGGGGTTCACGATGTGACGGAGATCGAGGATGTCCGTTCCCGCGATCTGGTCCGAGAAGACCCCGTCCGGGCGACCCGAGAGGATCTTGATGGGAGACCCTGCGTTGTGAGGCTCGGCCTTTGAGCCGTTAGCTCCACGAACAAGGCCGCTCACCGTGGTTCCGGTGATGGCCGTGTAGGTCAGGTACTCATCCCCAATTTGAACGAGAACCGCTGATGCAGGGGTAGCGGGAAGAGGGATGTCAGCCGCCGAAACCAGAGAGATCGTTGTAGAACTCTCGGTGATGGCGTTGAGTAGGGTGGGGATCGTAGAGAACGTCTTGATTCCCGTACGATCCGTAGCCGTGGGGTTACGGTTGAAACCACCGTTGAGGTTTTGGCTTGGATCACCCGCCCAAACGACGGAGTTGCGTCGGAAAACAACGCTGAGGGGGATGGCGTAAGTGTAGCCGTCAACGGTACCTAGAGAGTTGGCCGTCCCGTCACCTGCACGCCAGAGACCGGGATCTCCAAGCTCTTGCCGCATGTTGGTGAAGGTGAACGCGGTATCTACCGTCGCAGCTCCACGAGCCTTCACAATGGTCGGGTCAAACCCAGAGGGGTAGGTTGCAAGACCGATGAGCCCCTTGACGACTCGGACCCGATATTGAACCTGAACTCGTTGGGTCGTCTCGACCCCAATGGCCGGGTCTTGGATATCGTCCGCAAGGAACGAGTAACCACCCTCAACGTTGCCGTAGCGATAGACGGCTGAGGCGCTGGGTTTGTTGAGGCTTGATGGTCCGGGAGGCACCCTCGCCAACCAAACCTCAAGGAACACAAAGTCCGCTCGGAAGTCACCGCTGTTGGATGGGGGTGGGTCGAGCGTGATCTTGTTCCAGGTGTCCGCGTTGTTGGGAGACCCTGGAGGCGTCCCGGTCTTGGTTCCCGTTACGGGAATAAGCCATCCGTTAACGGCAGCCCACATGATCGACTTGGTCTCGCCCGTTCGCTGACGGCCGAATCGGAACCAGTTGGACCAGTTGGCGTTCGTGAGGAAGTCTTTGGACGGGTTCGTCTCGTTCCCAAGGAAGCCAGAGGGTGATCCTCGAAGCACGAGCTGTTGGCGCCAGTCTTGGGAAAGCTGCTGGAGAAGATTCAACTCCGCATCAAGCGGGGGCTTTCCTTGCTGCCACAAGACGAGCGAAAAGCCCGTCTGCTTCGGGTCAAGGACCCGCGATACCCCCGTTCCGAGATTGTCAACCATGGACGTTCATCTCCATCTCTTCTAGCCGAGGCTGGTTCATTAGAAGAGAACCGCGTCCTCTCAAAACAGGACCGCCCACGACCCTATGAGCACTCGATCAGGTACGCCAGTCCCGTGTGCCGTCAATCGAGTGAACCTCAAAACGATTGAAGTCCCTTGATCCGGGAGAGTCAACGAGACAAGTGACTTGTCAGTCGTGGCCACAAACGTAACACCCCCGTTGAAACTAACCTCTACGGAGACGTCAAGATCCGGGACCAGCTCCTTATAAGTTCGGACGAACACCTCATCCTTGTCGTCCGTGTCCACGTAGGTAAACAACTCGTAGGTCACGAGCCCTTGAGGCGGGCCGGGGGGTGGACCACCCCAAATGATCGCCTGAGGGGTCGTTTGAAGAACTGGAGTATGGGCGGCTGCCAGATTCGTATGGTAAAGCCCTACGGTACCCTTGTCCCCAAGGGTAACCCCAGTCGTAAGTCCAGTATTTACCCCTGTGGCGTCGAGCATGTCGTCAAAGACGATCTGCGTGAATAAACCATGCGACCCAAGGATACCCGTGTACTTCTTTGTGAGTAGATCCGAGAGGTTGGTTGGGTTCCTTACTGCAACGTCATCAGGAACCCGAACAACATAGTTCCCAGTGACCGGAGTTAAGGCAGCCCCAGATGCGGAGACGACACCGTTGATAGCATCGTCAAACAAGCTGACTAGGTATTGCGTGGACATGCTTTGTCACCCCCCCATAGACCGCACGACGCACTGCCGACAGGCTTTGATTGAGGCGTTGAGTTGATCAGCGAGCCCCTCCGTAGGTAAGCCGTGGACCTCACATTGGACCGGAACGTCATAACGCCCTGGCGCTTGAAACGTCGAGAGGAACGTCTCGATGACAGACCTTTCGTCCTCTCGGGTGGATTCACTAGAGAACCCCCATGTCCCATCAGGAGCTTGGTCCGCGAAGACGGTGAGCCCCTCGTAGCTAATCAGGACCCTCGACTCGCCGAAGCTGTGAACGACCTCGTACTCCGTGCTGGCGATCAGGATGTTCATACTAGGGGGTCTTCAATGAAGCGTTGTTATGAACCATGAGGGAGGTAGTTAGGAATTTGTAAGCTACGGAGCTTGCGGTGGAATGGCCCGTCTCAGCATTTGTGTAGTAGGCGCCACCATTTAGGGTGTCATTTGTTAGAGCCGTACCATTACCGATCTGCAACTGAATGTAATTGAGAATGTTGTCGAACCCCCCGAACTTACCCCCACAGAAGTTGCCGGAGATGTGAAAAGCCGGCGTACTGGCGACATTCCCACTGATGACGGCAATCCCCGCACCCAAGGCGCCAATGAATCCAGCGCCGTAGTCTGTATAGACGTAGTTATCGTGAACCACACACTCCATTTTCCGCTGCCAGGTCGTACCTTGGAAATGGATCCCAATGAAGTTCGATGTGTCTTTTTGAGAAGTGAGGGATTGACAGTTTTTCACAACCAGACGGTTGAAATCGATGCTCGTGGAGACGAGACGGATCCCATATTGCGGATCGTAGTTGTTGGGCCAAGTGCCGCCAACGCAACGATACCGCAACCCATCGATGATGATTGGGCCCATCGGACCACCGCTAACAAGCCCGCCGTTGTGGTCGATGGCAAGCCAGCAATTCTCGATTTTCGGCCGTAGAATTTGAAGGGGGCCGAGGTCCATCGCGAGACCAGTACCGCTTGAACCTCCTCCTGGACCCCACGGGAACTTGATGCCGATACCATTGCTCGTGTTGGGGTCAGTGCCTCCAACAAGAGCGGGGTGAATAACCGGGTCCTCGACGACGAGACGTCCCTCTGGCTGAAGCACGAGGAAGCTTCCCGCAACCCACTGATCGGGGTTAGCTCCCGTAGGGCTCGACGAGGTGTTGTTAACCGTGATGGTGATCCCCCGGAAGGAGCCGTTAGTTCCTCGATTTACCGTAGACGACCCCAAGCCCCCAGTGATGATGAAAATCCAATGCAGAGGGACGTTCGTGTTGTTAGCACTCCCGGCTGCACGCGGACTATGGATGTAAATACCATCCACATCTGCCGGACCGCCTTGTGAGTTAGGACCGACAAGGACCAGGTATCCTGCCCGCCCAGCCTTTCGGTGGAATCGGGTAAAGGAGATGTCGCGAATTACGAGCCCAGAGTCTATATTCGCGGCGCCGGTCGTGTTCTCGATCGAGGTACCGGAAGCGGCGATTGTCGCCCACCCGTGGTGAATCAAGTTGTCCGTGACCGAGATGTAGTCCGTGCTGCTAAGAGACACTCGCTGGGCTACGGAATAGAAACCGTTACCTCTAAACCCAGGGGAGGTGTTGAACGCGAGTGTTTCCTGGCCACCACCTACGAACGCTACGTTCTTGACTATTGGCTTGAAGCACTGGAGGAAGAAGGGTACGAAGTCCGTTCCACGATCGAGCGGAACGGACCATACACCACCCGAGATTTCGACCGTGCCGATGATTGCCCGTTCGGTTGTCGCATTCGCTGCATTGAAGGGGAGCGGCATCAGATGCAGCAACACGGTGTTGTTGCGGGTATTATCCACGACACTGACCGTACAGTCGAGGAAGCGTACCTTGTCCACGGTTAGTACATCAACCGTGAGTTCAGGATCAACCGCGAGTACTCCTGCGGAAGTGGCGATAGCCGTGGCCGAAGTAGTGTCAACCGCAGGGAGGTCGATCACACAGTTCTCGAACGCGACGTCGCTGACCGTAGCAGCGAGCGAACCCGCACCGAACGTCGTGACGTAAACCACCACTCCACCAGCGGTAGCACTACGCATGTAGCAGTTACGGAACACGAAACCCTTCATGCTCGTACCGCTCGCGTAGATCGAGATCGCAGATCGAGGTGCCCCCGCAAAGGGGTGGCTGAGGTCGTTGTTGAACTCGCAGTCCGTAAAGATCGAAAGAAACGGATTCGGTCCAGTCGTCGATGCCTTGTAGGGCGTCGCGTTGGAGTACGAAATGCTGATCTCCTCAAACAGGCAGCGGTCTGCGCTGACGGAGCCCTGTGCAGAGAGGTAACCACCCGCCCCATATCTGATCGCGAGATCAGCGAGATGGAGACGCGATCCAGCATTAACACCGATGCAGGTAGTGATGGAGGAGCCGCCATCAAAAAGGATGTGGGTGGCTTCACGCCCCTCGCCTTGGATAATGACCTCTTTACCCGCTGGGACATTGAAGTTGCTGTTACCCAGCGTATAATCCCCACCCTTCAAGAAGATCGTCAGCGAATCGTTGAGAGGGGCGGTACCAATCCAGTACGCTATCACCTGTTCGAGAGCGGTCGCTCCGTTAAAGTCCCCGAACGACTTCACACCGTCACCACACGTGACACCTTGCGCGTTAAGCTTCTTAGTGATGGACTGGGTGCTGTCATCCACCCCCAACGTGTGAATGTTACGATCGCCTACGGCATTGCCGCTGAGTTGAATCTGCGGCTGACCAACCCCTGTAATCCACTGGTTGACGAACACCCACGAGATACCGTTGTTGCGTAGAGCCGCAAAGGCGGTGGGGGTCGTTCCGTTCTCGTTCGGGACGTAGAGTCCACGTGCAGTCGAATTCGTGTAAGTGTCCGCGTACCCGGCGGATCTCTTGTCGATCGCCCAGAAGACCGCGTACAGATTGAGCCGCCCAGTGGTACCATTAACGCCACCAGCGACCTTGATTTGACCGCTGAGGGTTGGGGCACACGAGAATCGTACTGTACCTGCTGCGTAGTCGATCGTCATCCGCTGATCGTCAGCGGGGATCGCCGGGTCAATGACCGGGTTCAGCGACGTGATCGGACTCGACAGATCCGGGGCCGTACCCGAGCCGTCGTCGGGGTAGAGAACGACACGATACCCGAGGCCCGATAGCGTTGTGTGAGGGGCCGGAGAAACGTAGACGGCATCCGCTCGATCGACGGTGGTGTCGAGCGCGTAGCGGGGCGATACGATGTTCCGCACGCGATCGAGGTTGACGGCGTCTGTTGTCGGACCAACCGTGTTGTGCAACGTCGAACCAGGAATGACGAACAGGAACGTCTGTTCTTGTCCGACAGGGCCTGAGCCCGGTACGGCAAAAAGTTGGACCGCGTTGGGACGAACAATTTGGTACCAGTTGACGGTATTGGCTGCCCAAGAGCCGCCTGTAATGTCCGTGACGGTGAGCGTGGAAAGATTGTCAACGACAGAGACGACAGCCACCTTGTTACCTTGCGCAGGCATCTCAATGAGGATCAGATCCCCGGCTTGAACTCCATCAGTGATGAAGTCAGCAGCCAAGTCCTGAAACTGAGAGGCCGTCGGGAAGGCGGTCATTGCGGTGGGACTATCGAACTCCGCGCCGAACGAAATCTCTGTAGGACCGTACCACTCCGCGCTCTCCGAGCCGTTCGGGTAGATGTTGAGATTCTTTTGGAGGAAATCCCCGGGCTTGCTCGGCGGGAGAACGCTGAGCACCTCCTTTAGCATTATCGAGGCGTTAGAGTAGAACGACTCGGAATTGACGTTACCCTTGCCGACGATCCCCTCAGGCAAGAGGGCAGAGTCCCCGATCGTTAGGGCCTTACCCCCGGCCGTGAAGTCTCCACGCCGAAGCTGCTCCAGCTCCAGTCGCGTGATATTCGAGTAGGCGCCTGTTGAGGTGAAGGTTCCAGCCATGTGTCCTGTTCGAGCTAAAGGATAAAAAGCCTAGCGACTTTTAGGGCTCACGGCGGAAGCCACTCAACTTCTTGAAGATCGAGAGTCTCTCCTGTTCCGTTTTTGATGAACGACACCCGGACGAAGATGAGGAAGTCACCGAAGCCATTATCCACAGTGAATGCTGTGGTGTCGTAGGAAACCGTAACATCAGGACCCGACGTACCCGTAGCGCAACCCCGGAAGTCCGTCGTCGCAAGGTCTGGGTCACCTTTGGAGCGACCCAGATCCAACCAACCCGTCGATCCAGGGACCTTGACTTGGACGATCGCCCCACCAGTGTGATCGTTAACCTCGCTACCCGTGAAGGCCCCGGTCGAGGCAAACGCTACCGAAGCAAGACCCTTAAGGCGGATCTTGCCCGTGTTACGAGCGATGCCCGTATTGAACGCTCGAACATGCCGACGAATGTGGTTCGCGAAATCTCCGGCCAGAACGGCTGCATAATCCCCTCCAGGGGTGGTTGGGTTATACGGAGCCACGGTGAAGTTCGTAGAGGGGTAGATGAGCCTCCCCGAATGGACCTGAAGGTTACCGTCCCCCGATGCAAGCAAAGTTGCGGAAACTAAGACGTTAACTCCCGCAGGAAGGATGGGTGTCGCCGGACTACCCGCCGCAAACGACGAGATGTGCCTGTACGACTCATCGTTGAGAGGTTCGTAGGTGTTCGTCGTGAGGCTACCCGCAACAGGATTATAAATGTAGCGTTCCGTGCTTGCCTGCGTAGCAAGACCCCCAAAGGGACTACGCCACTCGACCCCAACCTGACCGTAAGGCCATGGAATCGTAGAAGCAGCCCCACCGATGGCTTGCGAGGGGTTTTGAGCCCTCGCCACATCGAGAATTTGAGGAGGTGAACCAAGCGTGAACGCCAAACCCGTTCCGTCATCCACGAAGAGGAGCCCGTTGTCGTACAAACGATACGGATGAACCAGACCCCCAAATGCGGTCAAATCGATTTTAGCAGGGGTTTCCGTAGACTCAAAACCAGCAGGCACGCTTCCAGTTGCGACTTGGTTGGTGAGGTACGAGTTCTTGAAGACATCGGTTGCCGTCGCCGTGAAGTTGAAGGTCAACCCCGTTGAGTTGTAATGCTCGATGCCCGAATAGGGGGTGGAGGTTATCGTACCCGCTGGTGCCGTTGTCATCGATCCAACCGTAGGACCCGATGCGGAATCCGTGTCCAGGAAGATGTTCTTCCTGTTGACGGTCTCGAATTCGATAGGCAACGAGGGTACAGCCGAGTAGCAATTCCCTGCTACTAACGTGAGAGCCGTCAAGGCCGCCGGCTGAATCGCAGCAAGTGAGGCCGCATAGCCCTCCTTCCAGTGGCCAATCAGGTAGCTATCGTTGTCCCCTGCAACCAACGTGATTGAGAAGTTGTACTTCGCAAGTTGGTACGACGAGAAATTCGTGGAGTAGGCGGTATACTCCAACCCAGGGTAGCTGGAGAGATAGGGTAGGCGATCGATCAAGCTGATCTTGTCAAGGCCCGCAAGCGACGCAACGTAATCCGACTGGCTTACGGGGCGGGTAGCCTCAACGAAAGCAGCCCCAGGGATGCCCGCAGGGGGAGGATTCGCCCCTAACCAAAGGGCCATCACAAGTGTAGTTTGTCCCGAATTGAAGAAATCCGCATCGGTCGTCTTGTAGACAGCAAGAACCCCCCGATCGGCCGGGTAGACGATACCCGTAATCGCATGGGCTCCTAAGCTACCGTTCGGGGTGAGGTACTTCGTGACGATACCCGTCGCGTCGGTCCAACCTCCGTGTTCGGCCAAACCCCCAACGGTCAGAGCCGAAGTCCAATCGGGAAGCCCAGAGTTTGGGACGACATTGTTGAAGCCGATAGCATCCGGTCTCACCGGAAGAAGATCAGCTAGAGCCGCGAGTGCATCGAGAACGGACTCCCCATCGTAAGGCCCACCTGCCGTTGAAAGGAGTGGTTGTCCCGTCGTAGGGTTGAATTCCGGGATACCAACCGCCCCGCTCATGTGGGCGTCGATCGGGTCAGTGATGTGAGAGGAAAGGTCCCCCGACCCAGAAAAGGGGAATGCAAGAGCACTCGCAGGAACTTGACCCCCCGCTAGCTTTCCGGGGCCGGGTTGTACGACAGAGGGATCCTTGTTGGACGGCATCTTAGCTTCTCCGGTTCAGGAGGTTCCCGGACAGTCGGAAGACGCTCGCTATGGTCGTGTTGTTTGCCGCCAAGAATTTGACGCTGTTCTCAGCGTCAAATTCCGCCCATCGAACGAAGAGAACCATGAACAAGGTCCCCTTCTTACCAAGGACCGAGTCCGAAGTCGTCTCCATGACGGTCGGCATGACCACCTTGTGGATACGTTCGTCGGATAGAGGCTGACCAAAGGCGTTCGGCTTGTAAGAAGTCGGAACCGAAGGAAAGTAGGTTCGATTCTCAATGTCCGCGTCGATCAAAGCCCGAGTGAACGTCACCGACTCCGGATTCGGGACATACGGAATGACCGAGTGGGTCCGCAAGAAGCCGGTTGAGGCGTTGAACTCCGCTACGAAGATGCCGAGATCCCCATCCAGCTCGTGCTCCCCTGACCACCCACCACCATCCTTAATGACCCCGCCCGTCTGAACGTAAGCGAAGGGGTAGGGGTAGCCTTCTCCTTGAGAACCAGATCCGGTCGTGATCGAATAGAGGAAAGGCGAGATCCATCTGGGAACCATCGTGAGGCTCGTACCAAGGAGCGCGGAGCGGACCGTCTGCGAAGCTCTAGCCTCATAGTAAACCGTCATCTGAACGCTGGATTGAGGCATCGGCCGGATGGCCTGATAATCCACGTCGATGATGTCACCAGGGGCAGCCGTCCCACCACTGAGGGTGAGAAGACGACCTTTCGCATCGAGCGATCCACCTGCACCCGGAAGGGGGCCTCCGTTGATCCTTACTTGAATGAGCGTCTCAACTCGCTCAGGGAGCACGTACTTCGTTGACGTAGCCACACCCGAATCAGCCGACAGCGTATGCGTGATGGTGCTTGTCTTGTACTGAAGCTGAACCTCTCGATGAGGGGCATCGATCGCCTGCGTCTGCATCGCACTGAAGCTGACAGGAGCGGTTGCAGGTAGAGCCGGAGGTCCTGGGTTGTTGATGTAGAAACTAGGGGTCCCGAAGTCATCAGTCGGCGTCTTGGTCAGACCCACTCCAGGGGGGTAACCAATGAGAAGATCGATGTACATCGGTTCGGTGGTCAACCCACCGATCGGAGGAGTCCCAAGGGTGATAAAAACGTTTCCAGGTGGGTACTGACCTAGCCCGGAAATACTCGTAACAGGAAACGGAACATAGAGAGGGATGGCCGTAGGGGAGGCTTGAGCGAAACCTACTTCAATCCCCTTTTCAAGGGCAGTCGTCCCGTGGATCCTAGCCCCCACAACATCCACAATTCGAGTCCCCGAGGGAGCACGACTGATGAACCCGATCGCCCCAGAAAAAGGGTACTGCGCCATCGCCGCAGGATTGATCGTTACGACTGTTCCCGTGGTCCACGTAGCCGTGGAGACGTTGGGATCTCCAGGGGAAATTTGGAATGTCAGCACTTCGTAGACCACACGGTCAGAAAAGAACCGGCGGGTGCAGTCAAACTGACCTATGAAATCAGCTCCGGGGGTGTCCCCAGTGAGGACACCATCACCTGGTAGGGTTCCGATTTCATCGGCCCAAAAGAGGGTATGACCGGCAACGCCGCCCCCAAGGGCCGTGACTTCCCACTCCGTCTTGAGCGAGTTGTCGAGGAGGTAGTTGAAGTTTTTCTCCCCCACCTCCAAATAGCTGCCCCAACCCGTGATGGAGGTAGCTTGACGAAGATCAGCCACATCGTTGGCTACAAAGATGTCGTAGAGCAAACCATCAGGACGATCCGACGGTCCAGGTGATGCAACCCCACCGTTATGGTTAAGGTTACGCTCGAAGGCTGTTGTATTTCTACGGAAAACAGCCACGAGGGGGATGGCGTACATGTACCCATCAACTGAATCAATCGTGTTTGTGGGAAGGCCATCCCCTGCCCTCCAAAGTCCAGGGTCGCCGTTAGCGCTCTGGTTTTGGTATACGAAGGCTGTAACCACCCCGTTGGGTGCCCCCGCACTAGGAGGAACCGAGTTGGCCAAGACTACGGGATCATCGATTCCGTTGGGGTACGCGAAAATGTCGACGCCTGGGATGACCCGGATTCGGTATTGAATCTGAACCCGTTTGGTCGTCTCAGAGGCGACGATGGCATCCAGGATGTCATCCGCAAAGTTGAGGACCGCATCATCCGCTGCTTGAATCTTGACGTTGCCGTTCCGCCAGATCCGACCCGTAGGGCTCTTGCCGTCCGTGCTGGGGGAAGCCGAGATGAGCTTCCTCCACACTTCGAGAATCACGATGTCGGTACGCTTGGCTCCGTTACCAGCAGGACCGGCTCCCAAGTCCAACGTGTTCGTAGAAGCACTTCCAGTGTAGGCGAGAAGGATGGGCCAGCCGTTGACGAGGGCCGTGAGGTTGTTTGCTAGGACCAGGGTGTTCGCGATGACCGACGGGACGAAGAGCGAGGCGGTTGGGTCCGACTTGTTGAGGTGGTCGTTCGTGAGCCACCCAGAAGGCGCCAGCCTTCTGACCAGCCCCAAGGCTGCCCCGAAGTCCAAGTCCTCGGAGAGGTTGAGTTCCTTGTCGAGAACAGGCTTGCCAGCCTGGAACGCAACAGACTCAAAACTCCGGCCATCCGGGTCGAGGTACCCACTGACTGCCGGGCCTAAATTCTTGGTCCCCATCAGTGGATCTCCACGATTGAACGATTACCTACAGATTTGGTGCGGAGCTTATCCATGGCTCAGAAGCTCAAACGCCAGACGATCTCCAGCGTGGAAGTCGCTGGTTTCGAGATTATTGGGAACGTTAAATAGTTCACCATCGTCTCTTTTGTGGTCAAATCGACCAACGGGTTGTAGGGCCCGTTTGGGGGAAGCACGGGGTTGCGAATGGACAGGTTCGTCGAGATGTTGCCCCCAAGGAGGCCCATCTCGACAAGAGGTCCGACCGCTTCAGACTCCGTGTAGATGGTCGAGAAGTCGACCACGTTTGTCGGGATGGCCGTTGGGACACCTGCGGCGTCGATGAACTGTGTCGTTGAGAACGTCTTGCGAGTCAACTCCGAGTAGAGAGACCTCTGCGTGTTCGTTGGAGCTGGCGGAGCCAGTGGATTCCAGCCGATGTCACCCGTCCCGACTGCAAGGACAAAGCACCCCTTCGTGGGCTCTGCGTTGTCCTTCATCAGACGAGCCACAAGGATAGAGGCATCCTTGACAATGATGTTCTTGATCTCCCGTCGGTCTTGCTCAACCCCGGAGGCCCCATCCCGAAGGATGAGGGAAACATCACCTCGAATGCCCGGCGCTTTCTCCTCGTAGCGAGACTTCAAGGCTCCGAAGAACCGAGAGCCTACGCGGGAGAACACCTCATCCAATTTCATGTGCATCTTCTCCGGTCTGGAAAGCTCGCCTGCTGGGACGAACGAGCTTCAACACACCGACGAAGCTATAAGAACAACCGTCAGAGGGTTGATAGACTCTCACCAAGGGTCAGAGTCTCAAAGAGATTCACACCAAGCTTGGTCTCGATAGCTTCCGAAAGCGTCAGGCTATCGAAAACGTTGACTTGAACAACGTTCTCCCCCGGTACCAAGTCGAAGTTCTCGGTGATCCCAAAGGTCTCCCCGACCAAGATGCTCGTCGCAGCCGAGGTGAAGAGACCTTCCCCAAGGGACAGGACCTCGGCTGGGTTCACGAAGTAGCGCCTCTCGTTCACCACGGGAGCGGGCAGCGGGGAGAGGTTGTCGACCGTCACGAAAACATACGGAGGCGGGACCGTGTTGTTGAACAGAGCCCAGGTAGGGCTGTTCAATAGAGCGACGTCGGACGGTGTGACGGTCGTTGTGAGAGTGAACACCGCTCCGATGTCCACCAAAGGGGTGACTACCTCCGAGCGCTTGTCGCCAAGGTTGTGCTTTGCTTCTCCAAGTAGATAGAAGCCAGCAAAGAGAACGCCGGAGTTCAGGAAAGAGGCGACAGGAGTTGGTACAACACCCCCACCATGCGTAAAGAGAGGAGGAGGGTCAACGGGTCGAGGGAACTCGTAGCGCTCGAAGGCCTGCGTACAAGCTTTGACGTCATCGACTTGAATCGAAGAGGAAGGGGCACCTCCAGACTTGAGAGCTGGGGAAAAGAACACGAGCCCGTTGGGGTTACCGAAAAGGTCTCGAACTCCTGGGTCGATACCGGACTGAACCGGAGGCAGTACCGTAAGCGACTCCAGGAAGCTCAAGGTCTCAGCGAGACTCATCTCGACCGTAGACCGGCTGTCAGGTTGCTTAGATACCGCAGATTTCTCCTCGAATTGAATGGTCTCGGAAAGTTGAATGGCATGCCGAACGGCCGTATCCACCCCACTCCCAGAGACCTGGAGACGTTCTGAAAGCGTTAGAGTCTCAGGTAGAGCGTCAGCAAAGGCTGGGCCAAAGCGAAGCGGGTCCAGCACCACAGAGAGCGCTTCATTGAGCGATAGGACCTCTTCGAGACTTGGCCCTGCCGACTTCTTCGCTCGCACCTCCCCAGTGAACTTAGAGAGGGGGACGGACGTTCGGAGCTGCGTCTTCGACCATACCAAGATGGCCGTGTTGGGGAGAACGACCCGACCATCGGCTGCTTTGACGTTGGGGGAAATCGTTAGAACGTAAGGGATCCCAGAGGTGAGGGAGATGACGGTCAGAATAACACGGGTAGCATTAGCGACCAGGTTGGGGGTAGCAGCCGTGACCGGCAACGGGGAACCGTCGATCGTTTGCAGCGTATAGTTCGCTGGATCCGATAGCTCAGAGTCCACCAACATGGGCTGGTGGAAGACAAGGTTGATGGCGGTTGCGCTTTGAGTCCGAGCCGCAAAACGGTTGGAAGAGGGGAATCCTGTGAAGGTCGCTTCATCTGCATCCGGGTCGATAGTAGACCCGTCATAGCTCTCAACGTCCTCTGAAACCGTAACCGTGAAGAGCTGGTAGTCTTGCTCCGTCGTGATGACTCGAAGCGAATTGACGTCGGAGGGATCAGCTACGACCTGAAGCGCTTGAAGATTGGGTCCAAATGTGTAGCTCGACGTATCTATCGTCGCCGGGACCGACAGGTCCGGCCCTTCCGAAAAGGTGATGCGGACAGTGAACGGGTTGAGAGCCGTAGCACTGACCACTTGGAAGAGGCTTCCGCCCCCTCCAAACGGTGTTCCTCCGTACGACCCTCCTCCAAACGACATCAGATTCCTTTCAAGGATCGATCAGGAAGTCGAGGGTACCATTCCCAACGTTCTTGACGAGAGAGTACACATGATAAGATCCATCGAGGAAGTCGAACGGGATGGCTCCCAAAGTCGTGTTCGAGAGCAAGTCGAGGAGCCGGACCTCCCGGTCCCCCAAAGGCGTACTAACGAAGGCTAGAGCTGCCGTGAGCCCGAAAGCATTGAACCCGAACCGGACTCCCGTGTCTCCAGTTCCAGAGGTCGCGTCATTCAATAACTTCAACTTGAAGCTCACCGTCGTCTGGAGCCCCGCCGGGTCCGTTAGAGGAGTGGGATTACGATAGATCGTGTTTGTAGGGGAGGCTAAGGTCGAATAGGTGAGAACTCCAGCGAAGGCGGTGGCGGTCACTTGCCCAGGATCGTCGGACTCCAGGACCCACTGCGTCTTGAAGTCCGGGTCGTTCTCTGGAAGGACATCCCCCGAGTAGACAGCACAGACGTCCTTGGTCCAGTTGAGCTTCTTGAGGGCGATGGGGTTGTACTCATCCGAAAACGGAGCAATATGCTCCGCTTCTCCGGTTGATTGCTCGATGATCTTGAGGTCGTTGTAGAGTACGTCCTTGGGGACGAGGAGACGGACCCTCAGCGTTGCATCGTTGGTAACGAAGTCCCCGTCGTTGTTAAGTACATCCTCGGGTCGGTTCAAACCTGAGACGAACTCAAAGACCGGGGAGGGCCGGCGAACTTCATACGTCTGCGTCGAAGGGACCAGGGGAGTGCCCTCATTGAGTCGCGTGAAGGCGATCACGGCTGGATTCTCGGCAAATTCCTCCCAAGGGTACGGGATACCCGTAGAAGAGGAAGAGAATTGAGTATGGTTGTGCGCGACCGTTGTAAAAAGGTGCTCCGGGGAGGACATGACGTTCCGCTGATTCAAGAACTGGTGGTGCGGAACAATTCGGATCTCTGTGGGGGATCTCGTGATGCCGTAGCGCACGAAGTCCCACGAGGTCTGAGAGATATTGGTGGGATCGAAGGCCCCCCATGTGATCGAAGCCAACCCCTGGTTGATGATCGAGGAGATTCCCAAAGAACTCGCAGGAAGGACCACCTCGCTGTAGTCGAGCCGAATGACGGGCGACGGGATCGCATCGAGCAAGAGCGAAACGGACCCTCCAGGGTCTCGTACGAGACGGTACTTGTGAGCCACAGTCCAATCCGTCTCGGTGGGGATCCGGTAATCGGCCTCACTAGGCGTAAAGGGAAACGTGCTCAGGATCGTCAAGACCGTGGGGGCCACCGTAGCAATCGAGTAAACCCCCTTGTTTGGGCCTATATCAATCACAAGATCGCCCCCTACGGCAACCCCAGCGGCCACGAAGTTTGCCGATAGATCCGTCAAAACGTTACCGGCAAGCGCCGCATGCCCGGAGGTCTTCAACTGGAAGTAGTAACCCGTCAGGGATGTAGGATCCGTTCCCTTCCAGATCCCGACGTACTTCCGCACACCACTTGTCGGCTGAGCCCGCCAAACGTTGACGTAGATCCAATCCACCACGGAGGTGGAGGACACGCTTCCTGCCGTCGCAGACCCGAATGAAATCGTTGGGTTCCCCCCACTGACGAGGAAGGACGAGTAGGGGTATGTCCCGATCAGCGTATTATCGATGAAGAGGGTGACGAGATCCCCTCCCGTACTCTTGGTGATTCGGTAGGTGTGGGTCAGCCCATCGTTCCAGTTGAAGTTGAACTGCGACCCGATCCCTAGAAGGGTGCCGTCCGAGTGGAAAGCCACCTGAGGGACTCCCACCGACTCCCGCAGCATCACTCCAATAGACCGGGTGCCGTCAAACACATCCACCGTAGCGCCGCAGAAACCAACGGGGGTGCCGTCGTTGAGGAACGAAACGACCTGAAACCGGAACTCCGCGAAGTAATCGATCAAGGCTTCGATGATGCGATCTGGAGACGCCATCGGAGCGAGGTCTTCAATGAAGTAGACCAGCCCATCAAGAAGGGTGTCGTCTTCGATTCGTAACGTCCGACCCACCATCCTGGCGGTGGCCGAGCCAAGAGCCCCCCAGGGGGATGGGGTGGCATCTTCCGGCAAAGACCGGCCGGGGTAGCTCACCTTCGGCTGCGATTGAGTTGGGAAAAAGCAAAGCTGAATCAGGCGAGAGCCGTCATCGACCGCAGCCATAACGGCGTTGGGGGTGATCCCGTGGGTGAACGTCCGAAGCTGGACGTTCACATCAAGAACAACATCTGCGGAGACGAGCAGCAAGGGCTCGATTCTCGTGAACCCTCGGAAATCCCCCCCTACGAGCCCAACCTCTTCTGAGGTAGCCTGCGTCGTGGCAGATGTTGAATCGAGGATGAGTGAACCCCCAAGGAGAGACTCCGTTCCATGGTAACCAACCAACGTCCACGGAGCGGGGGAGTTCTCTGGAAGAAGATCCCCTTCATACGAGGCAAAGATGGACGGGGCCGTCTGAGACGGATTAGTCGGGAGCACCAAGTAGCGGACGACATCCCACGTGCTCAGACTCTCAGCCTGTCGATCCAAAGATCCGAAGAAGATACCCTGGAGTTGATCGAAGGGATCCCCCAATTCCTCCAGGTAGGGGAGGTCTTCTTCAAGCACACGAAGGCTTTCTACGACTTCCCCGTCAACGAAGAGGCGAACAATCTCATCTCGACCCCGAAAGAAGCGGTAGCTGTGGGAGATCGACCAGTCAAAGTTAAAGGGTAGACCGGACGGATCGTTGCTTGGAAGAATACCCCCAACCCAAGCTGAAAGAGTCGACGGATCGTTACCAAATCCCTTCTTCAAGAAGCCTAGCTTCCGTACCCCTCCGTCGAGCAAGTAGCCCATCACGATAGCCCGGCGATCGTTCGACCAACCGACGGCTACGCCAGTGAAGATTCCGTTCGGCGTAGTCGAATTGATCTCCATGCGCCACGTAGCAGCAAATACGTGAGGGAAGGTCAGATCCACGGAGCGGGACCAAAAGAGTGGGTTCCCCGTGGGAAACGGCCCAGGGGTGTTGCTTTGTACGGTCAGTAGACCGCTGCCGACGCTGGCAATACCGAGACCCTTGCGCTCCCAGGGGACCAGGTCGTTTTCGGGGAGCACATCCGCCGTATAAGAAACTGACGTAGATTCAATCGATCTTGATAGAGGCGGATACGCGATCTTGTGGATCGGCGTATTGAGGACCAGAAGGTTGGGATCGTTCAACGCAACCGAGTAGGCTCTCTCAAACGCCCGGTAATGCAGCTCTCGAAACAAGGGTTGGATGAGATCCGCCCGAATATCATCCGGCATAAACGTCGCCGGTTGAATCGTAACGTTCCGGTATCGGTACGCATGTTGAGTCGGATTTTGGCGGCCTACGTCGTTGTTCCAGTTGTTGAGCCGGAACTCCTTTGAATTCAACCGTCTAAACTCGATGGTCGGATCCTTGATCCAAGAATAATCGACCTTCACGTCGTCCGTGGGGGCCGGAGCGACAGGAAGGACGACTTGACCAAGCAACCCGACGACTGCTTGAACCGCTGTGATGGTGTTGTTGATCTTAACAACTACATCCGCCGGATCGTCAGCGATCTCCCCCGTTCTTGGATCCACGAGCTTCCAAGTCATCGAACCGTTGTTAGGGTCAGGCAAACTGAAGCTCGCCTGGAGTCTCAGACGGGTGGCGTTGACCTGCCCCGTGATGAGGAACGAGCCGCTATTTAGGGTTGTCCCCCCAAGCTCAATCCGAAGCCCTACGTGACTCGATGTAAACGAACCCCCAGGAAGCACAACATCATTGGAGGTGAACTGTGTTGCCCCAAAGGCGCTCGTTGTGTAGGTCTGGATCTCCCCGTCCACTCCGGTTTGTATGGTTAGCGGAGGTTTGACAATGGGCCCCTTGTCCGTGAACACGGACCGACTAACGAGGGGGGTGGCCGCCGAGAAGATGGCCATGTTGAAGATGGGATCAATCGGGTTACCCGCAGCGTCTTTAGGGGTCCCCGTTGCATTCACGATGAGCGTGTAGTTGCCGGAGCTGAACCCAACGGTCTCAAGAGCTACGGTTCGCTCATCGAGTGCCCTGACGGAACGGATAGCTACCGGAGTAGGGCCTGTAAACGAGTACTCCCCAACCGAGAGAAGTGCCTCATCTATACGCATCAACTCATCGAATGACACCAAGAGCGTCCCATCTTCGGGGAAGAATTGGACACTTACGACTTGGGGTTTCGAGGCGTTAGCCGTGAAGACACGTTGCCCAGAGAGGAAAGAACCGTGTATGGTCTTGAGCCTTATGACCGCTCCAACGTAGACCTTGCCGTTCGTTGACTTCGTTGTGTGCAGAAGGGCTCCTGTTGCCCCTCGGGTGAATTTCCACTGGAGCAGCCCCGTTCCAGGAGTGTATCCAGAACCAGGGACATACGTTCCGTTTGACGGATCATTGCCAGGAAGGTCTCGATCCACCGTGACCTTCGATCCATCAAAGTCGATGACCCGGTAAGGCTCACCGGGTTCAAATGCGAAGGACGTTCCAGGGGACCCCGTGATGTAGAGGTACTGACCCACCTGAGAAGGGAGGAAGCTGCCTATGACTGTATCGAATACTCTGGAATGAAAGGTCCCAGGATTCGTTTCAACGACCTGACCCGTCGTGCCCGTCTGAAGGGTCTCGATGACCAACTCAACCGTGTTTATTGTGACCGGGTAGGCCTCTGCCTCGTTCGCAGTTACGGAGTAACGGTTCACATCGGAGGCCTCATCCAGATCCATTTCCTCAGGGAAATCAACGCTAACCGTCAACCCATCCACACTTACAAAGTTCAGAGCCCCAACTTGCAAACCCTCATCTAGGGAAAGGACTTCAACCGTGGAGGGGTTGGCGTTGTATGCTTGCGTACCTCCTTCGGAAAGAAGGAGTGTGTCTACAGCTATCGCCACGAACGGCGACATACCTTCCACGAAGGTGAGGGTTTCTCCAACCTCAACCTGAAACCCTATACTGAGGGTTTCTAGGAGGGTGAGGGTCTCTGCTCCAGCAAACGCTGCCTCATCCACATTGAACAAATAGGAGACGGTTTGGAGATCACCGTGGAGATCCACGATCTCGATGTCCACAGTGACTGGGTTGCCGTCTGCAAAAGCCGGGTGGGAGCTGATCGTGACGATAAGGTCAGGCCCGTCAAAGACGATCGTACCCCCGAAGGATACGAGAAACTCGGAGTTTAGGATGACTTGTACGCCGTTGAGCTGCACCTTTAGGCTCAGGTCGTCGAACTCTGCGGAGGCATTGACCTGAAACTGTACCGGAGCCGCGATCGAGACTCCGGTTCCGTTCGGAATAGGTGACGCCGAAACAAGTGCGAACCCACCGGAGATCAGGGCCGAGCCGCCGTATGGGGTCGTACCGTATGGGCTTCTCGCGAAGGACATCGCTCAGACTGTTTTATAGGAAGACCCGTGGGTGCTTAGACGGTCTTGATGCTCAAGACCGCAAGCTCGACCAAAGGACCCCCACACGGCAAAACTCCTGGGTAGCTAGCCACCGTGAGCGGAAACGTGGTCGTCTCCCACTCGACGTATTTGTTGGGGTTACTCAGCACGCACGCCGAGTCACGAGCCCGGAGTTTGTAGTAGGTGATAGTAGCGGCACCACCGCCCGAACTGAACAGCTCGCCGGTCCCGTGCTGCCCCCCGTCCGGCGTGAACGGCGAAGTGAAGACACCTCCGGCCCCGTCTTGGCCTCCGTCCGGCGTGAACGGCGAAGTGAAGCTCTCTCCGGTGAAGTTCGCCATCAGATTGTCGGCGACACGCCGGCCCAGACCGCCCAGACCTGTTGTGCCGTGGAAATCGCGCCTGGTCCGCCGATGTAAATCTTGTCCTTGGTGCCCACGGTATCCGCCGTGTCTAGGTTCGTACGAAGGACGCTTCCGAAGCGGAAGAGAGTCGAAGCTCCCTTGCAGCCCGTCGCTATCGCCGACGCACCGGGTCGTATCCACCAGGCAGGAAGGAGGCTGTCTTTGCTCGTGAACGGGTTGGTGCCGGCAGTTGTGGTACCCCCCTCGATCGATCCGTTTGTACCTCCGTACGGAGCCAGACCGATGCGTTGGCTATTGCTCGTCGTAGATGCTTGAGCCAGGCTTGTGGCGCCAAGCCAGGCACGTGCATGTGCCGGATTTGTCGTGGTAGGGATGGCACCGCCGACATGCCCGAAGGTAACCTGTTGCCCCCACGCGTTGAGGGGCGCTGCCGTCTCCGAAACGAACATGACTGCTGGATCGACGTCGGCGGACGGGAAGCTTCCAGCCGCCATGACGTCAAGGAAGAGACCGTTCTGGTAGCTCGTTGCTCCGATGAGCACGCCGAACGCGTAGAAGGAGTAGAACTCTGCTGAGCCGCCGCAGGCGATGTGCCACCGATAGGTGGCCTCGGTGTTGAACCACGACGCCAGAGGAGTAGCGGCGGTTCCAGCGCCGATCATGTAGACTTCGTCGGTCGCAGTCGGCGTCACGGTCGCAGCAGGAGAGCCACCAATGAACCCTGCCGAAGCAGAGTATTTGATCTGCCATCCGCGATTATCGGTCGTTCCGCGTTGGAAGATCAGCTCACGTGTTTGACCGCTAACGGCTGGAGCCCGCATCCGAACCCAAGCACTGCTGTTGCCGAGTCCGTTCGTACCTGAGGCACCACTCGTTACCTGCGTGCCGCCAGCGCTGTAAGTAGTGCCGTCGCTGTCGTTCACCTTCGTCCATCCCGCCGTCATAAGGGTGGAGATGAGGAGGTACATGGCGACGGCGCCAGTAGCGGGGGTGTTGTTAACAGAGAACGAGTAGGCCATTTATTTCTTCGCTCCTATACCTTCAACCCCACGTGAGAATAACTTTCGCACTTGTACACTCGACGTGATCCGTTGGCGCTCCGCTGTCCATGAAAAGCTGGACCTCGTAGTCCTTCAGGGCCGAAGGTAACGTCAGGGCTCCCGAAGTGAGGAATGCTGTAGTCGTAGACGTAGACGTCAACACAGAGCCGGCAACGATACCGCTGTCCGTGAGGTTGTAGAGCTGCACGGTCAGTTGAGGGGCCGTCGTATCCACCGCCACCTGGAACGTGATCTGTGCGTTGGCGGGGAACTTCGATGGGTCTAGTCGAAAGGACCCGATGCGCGTGGCAACCGTCTGACTCGTCGATTGAAGCCCAGAAACGCCGTTGAACTCTTTGAACTTGGGGAGGCCCAGAGGATCTGGAGTACCCACGCGGAGCACCTGCCAGTTGGTGCCATCAAAGGCCGTTTCGACTTCATAGGAGACCGTCCCATTAGGCGGGGCAACAAGAGCCAAAATGGTGGGACCAGCAATGCCGTTGAGTAGAGCGAACCCACCAGAGCCAGTTGTGAGGTTGATCTTGTACTTGAACCGCTTGCCGGTCGGAACGCCGGTCGAGTCGATCTGCTCGCTGTAGAGCCCGGTTCCCGTCAAGTTCAGGGTGCGCCAAGGCTTGTCCACGTCGTCCGTGATCGTGACCGTGCTTGGACTTGAAGATGTGAAGTTGACGGTCTGCTCCAACCCTATGAAGCGGCCGACACGGGAACGTAGGAACCGGAACAAGAAGTCGAGGAACACATTGGCCCCTCCGTCTGCGCCCCCTTCCCATCCGGTTCGCTGAGCAGCGGCCGAACCTCCGATGTTGGTCATCGCGCCAGTCATGCCGGCACTCGGAAGGACGATGCCGTAATCCGTGTCCCCGATGCCGAAGAACCTCGTATCTGTCGTGACGACAGGCCCCGGATCCGTACGGATCAAATGAACGAGGTAGACGCCATCGAGCGTCGGTGTCGCGTTTGCAACCTGCAAAGAGCTGTTATTGACTGTAGGTGGCGATGAAAGGGGGGCGGGCCAAGAGATGATCGTCCAAGCCCACGAGGTCGCACCACCTCCGGCGGCATCGGTAAGAATCACCGATACCCCGGTCACAAGCCCCAAGACCGACTGGCCGTCGCCGCCGATGTTGAGTCCTTGAGTGATTTGGATGGTCGCCTGGGGCATGGGTTAGGCTGCCTTCCTTAGCCGCCTGGCAATCGTGATCCGAAGCTCCCCGGTAATCGGATCGTACAGTCCGTAGACGATTCCATACTTAACCTTAGACATGAGACCTTAGCCTCTAAATCTATGATAACGTTATGGAAAACGTCACGGTAAGTGTGTCATTGGTGAACAAAGTGCGAGGCGAGAACTGGATCTCGTGGGCCATGACTCCGACGGTGGCGTCGTCGAACAGGGCCGTCTTCTGGACGGTCTGAGGACCGGGGACGCCCGTGTACGTGAAAATCTTCTGGAGGACGGTCTGCGTTCCAACGCCCGTTGGGAGCGTGACGGTCGACAGAGCCCTTTGAAGACCGGCCGTGCTGGGAGTGTTCGTGATCTCCCCTGTCAGGACGGTGTCCGTCTGGGCCGGAGCGGCCGAGTCGTTGGTCAGGGCGATGTAGTTGAGACCGCCTCCAAGACCCGTACGCTGCCCGGCGGCACCGTAGAGGTAGGTGTGGATCTGAACTCGACCCGCGTTGGTGACGATGTTGTGAGCCTCTTGCTCATCGATCACACGGCGAAGCCACAGGCCCGTCTTGTCATCGAAGTCATAAGCCCGCTCGTGACGGATGACAGCCCGTGCTCGGGGTCCGCGCATGGATTCTTGGATGAGCATGAAGTTCCTCCTCTCGGGGCTGCGGATAAAAGGTTCCGCGAAGACCCTCAAAAGTCCATCGAATGATCTTCATCGGAGACGGTTTGGTTTTCCTTGACGCCAAGCCGGTCACGGTCCTTCAAGCCTTGAGGGAAGACCCGAAAGTCCTCGTAGTAGTAGTTCGCCAATCGCCAGCGATGGGAATCAAGAATCTTCCCCCCTTGGTCCTCGTTGGGCTTGTACGTGTCTCGGAAGAGGTAGCGGATCCGAAAGAGCGTGTGAGCCGGACGGATGATGTCGAGGATCAACCGGATGTTGGAATCCAGGGTGAACACGTCCGGGGGGAAGCCACCTCCGATCGCTTCAATGTCAATTTGGAACCCGAACTGATCACTGATGTCGAGACCTGAAGCCCCGGCCCGGACCAAGAGGAAGTTTTCCGTGACGGTCACCCCCTCAGAGACGAAGAGGGTCACCCCGTCCCGCATGCTTGAAGGGACCGAGCCTTGGAAGTAGATGCGGATGACGTTCAGAAGGAACTGCTTGAATTCAACATCATCGAAGGTGGTCGTAGGTAGCCGCCCATTCAAGAAGACCAAGTACCCGATGAGACTGTAGAGGAAGTCTGAGCGAGTGTTCTGGAAGTTGGAGTCGAAGTCCACGTCCTCCAGGGCCAGCTCCAAACGAGCCAACTCGACGGCAACAGCCTTGATCTCGTTCGTGTAATTTGGCCCTTGAACCGTCGAGATCCAGTTGGACGGGAGCAGGTTCAAGAGGGTCGTGAAGACCGCTTGAGACCTCTGGGCGAGGCGGAAGTTGTATTCTTTGCCCCGCTGTTGGATGGTAAAATTTACGCGATCAGGATCCCTATTGAAGCGAGCCATGATTCACCTTGCCGTTGCTTCGCGGAAGGTAATCGTAAAATTGCCCAGGTCCACGAACTCCACCCCGGAGGACGTGATGTCCTTGGTCCCCGAGTCCCCTCGAATCACGTAGCTGGCAGCATAGACGTGGTTCGTAGGTTCATCTGGAGGGAGATCCGTACCTGAGAGAGAGATCACGATGTGGTTAGCGGTCCTCCGAAGAAGTTCTGCTTCTTGGGATGCCAGCGTAACGAAGCCATCCGCAACAAGCGTAGGGGTGTCCGTGTACCCGATGATCGAGGCACCTCCAGAACCAATGATGAAGGCTTGGTTAGGTCCTGTGGCAACCGCCGTGAGAGATTCAGCGAGGGTGAGAGGCTCATCATCTTGGAACACCCCCTTGTGTTCCGTGATGAGCCCACCTCCGTCCGTGGTGGGGAACCTCAACGCACTCGTCAAAAGGAATACTTGATTACCGCCGATGTCCAGGGAGGAGGTATGAACGTTGGCTGTAGACAAGCTCTCGCGAAGTTTCCTAGACCCGTCGGCGTAAGCCATGCGGGCCAGAGGGATGACCTGGAAGTCAACGCCCCCCGTCGAATCGACGGTGTTGATCAGGTCCGACTGTGCAATCCCTTGCCCAATGAGTCGCCGGTTCAACTCGATGCTCACGTTGGATCGGATGTCCGGGTCGGCTTTATCTCGGGTTGCACCGGGAAGAAGCTGAACCGTGGTTTCAACCTCGACCGAGTTCTGAACAGATTGCTTGACGATTACGTCAGCCGTGGTGTGCCGTCGCGCGTTGATCGTTCGCTGGAGCTGCTGGAGCAAGTCGTTGATGACGTAGTTGACCGTGAAGTTCTCATCATGGACGTAGTCGATCGAGACAGTCGCTCCGTTCGGGATGTCGCTACTGCTGGTACGAACGAGCCGCACTGGGGTCGTGGAGGTCCCGTCGATGATCTCGTAGTCTGGGACCGTGGTGTCCGGGCTATCGTACTCAATAGAACGATCCGCATTGAAAACTCGGATCGTCTTCGTGTTGATGCCAATGCTGAGAAGCGGCTCCTCGATGAAACCGATGAGGACGTGCTGCTCATCGTTGACCGTGATGCTGTCTCCAGAGGGGATGCCTCCGACTTGGTTGATTGACAGGAAGTCTCCAGCGATGGTGCTCTCACCCTCCAGGAGAGGGTCCTCAATCTTGTAGAGGTCGTACCCTAGCGTTGAGTTGAGTGTGCCCGAGATTTCACCTACAACCGACACGACACGGCGAACCGGCTGAAAAGTGAACTTGAATTGATTGAGCGTTCGGAACCGATAATCCGCAGTGATGACGTCATCGATCCCCGTAACGGGTTGACCAGAGAGCAACGGGTTCAACTTGAACGTCTGGTAGTCCACGAGGGTGACGCCCGTGAGATCGTAGTCGAGCCCTTGAGTCACATTTCGGACGCCAAGGCTCTGACCTATGTTGTCTAGGATCTCCGTGATCGGGGTCGTGGGGCTGACGCGGCTGTCTTGGACTCGGAAGATGAGGTTTGTCAGATCGAGGATTTGGCATTGGATGTCTCTAGCCACCTCGAACGTGAAAGCGAACTTCTCGGTTACCTGACGCTCCCGAAGACCCTGGACCCAGATGTCTACCTTCCCACCAATGTGCTTTCGTCGCACATCATCGTAATCACGCATCATCAGAGCATCGCCGGACTTGATGACCTTGGCTTTGAGAACCCCGATTTGCTCTGCCGTGGTTGAGGCGTAGCCGCCTTCCGTTCCAGTATCAACGGAGATGAATCCCAACATAGCCCGAACAGCAAGGTCGGCATTTGATTCACGGTCATTACCAAAGACAGTCGCTTCCGTGTTCGTTACCAGGAGCCCTGAAACTCCTTGGGCGCTCTTGATCTGACCCGCCGGACGGTTACCTGCGTCCCCGATGGTCTCAGCAACGATATCGACGACAAGTTCATAACGCTTCGTGTCGAAATTGAAGAAGGCGTCAGCGTTGGCAGCCGAGAGGATAAAGGTCCCGCCGACTCTGAAACGGACTGAAGGAACGCCTAGTGTGGCATCAGCATCGGTTGCCAGGAGAGTTCCTGAGGGGACGGGAACGTCAAAGAGGGGCTTCGAGGTCGTGTAGAAGACCGCCTGACCAACGGCGGGGCGACCTGGAAGCCTCTTCTTGCTGGCGTTACCCGCCAGCTTGTCAAAGGCAGAGTCGATGAGGCCCTGAACGGCCGTGTTGCTGGTGAACCCAAGAGCTGCCCGAAGAGCTGTCTTGTAAGCGCTCGCTTCAACCGGATCCGACACCCCATCATTGTTGGTGTCATCGATCTGAATGAGAGTGAGGAAACTCTGAGCCCGGTGAACGAAGTCGAGCAAGAAGTACAATCGCTCAGCTTCGGATGAGAACGGGTCTACAGACACGTCACGTGTCGTAGAGCCTGGAACCAAGCTGATTTCTTGGTTCACCCGCTGGATGGCCGTGATGAAATCAGCCGTGACGTTGAACTGGGTTCGACCAGGGAGGTCGCGGATAGCCGTGTCAATGGTGAGTGGAGCCCCAAGAACCTCTTGGGAGAAGGGGCTCTCAATCTCGATACTCGTTGAGCTATCAAAGTAGACGCCAGTTACAACGTAGAAGATGGGGTCTGCGTCCGAGACGTTGTTAAATTGATCCTCATTCAAGATCCCAGCCCCACCCGATCGGATATGCCGGAAGGTGATGAACTTGGTGAGAGTCCTGTCTTGAAGAGTCGCGCTGAACTTGAGGTCGTTAGTGAATTCGATCGCGGAGTATTTCCGGTCCAGTCGAACCCCTAACTCATTCCCGAAAGAGTCTTCCTCACTAACGCGAACACGAACGAAATCCCTGCTTTCAGTCGCCCATACAACCGAGTCAGCTCCAATTTCAAAGAGGTCTTCCTCGAATACATCGGAGGAGGCGGTAACGATATTCTCGTTGATCCTGTAATACCCGCTCGTACCCCCAGGGGTAACAGAGGCGTAAAAGTTAAATCCAACAAAGTTGTTCCCGGTGGGCCCACCCGCCGACCCAAGCACATCGCGAGGGATCGCCGCAAGAATGTCCACAGCATCACGGCGACGATGTACTCGAATCCCAGATGGTGGGTCGACCGTAGCGATGTCCGCCGCTCGAACCTTGGTGACTTTGACGGATGATGCCCCGCTCACTCCTCCAATGATGTCGATCGTTCGGATGAGGATGGTGTTGACGCCAGGCTCCAGAATGAGCCCCGTCGGGTAGCTGTCTGGGTTCGGGATCGTAAAGGCTGGGAGATCAAATTTCACCAACGTGGGGTCAGAGACGAACGCACCCCCGTTGACCGAAATTTGAATGTCCGCCGTGCTGACGTCTACCAGACCCTCGATGAAGATGGCCTCCTGGTTCGTTGTGAACGTCAATGTCTGAGTGAACCCAGACCCATCTCTCAGTGCTATTTGCGGTGCGAAGGCCATGTCAGCTCACTAGAGTGAAGTCACGGAGGGTTTGCCGGAACACGCCCTCTAGCTGCGTGGAACCAAGAAGGTCTTCAGGTTGGGGCAAACGGATCCCTCTTGTTAGTTGAAGAGCCTGTAGAGAACGGCTCTGCACCTCTAGGTTGACGAAGATCACGGTCGGGTCTTGCTGGCTCTGGTCCAGCGTCACTGAGACCAACCTAAAGGGAAATTCTCCATCCTCCACGAACTGGCCGACTGCTTCTTCTTGTTGCCGCTTGATCGATTGCCAGCGACCAAAGGTCGTGTAGATGTCCGAAGTGATGGCGTTCTGGACGATCCCCCTAGCAGACAACTTCTGCCCGATCTGTTCCACAATGGTGGCCCCGTACCACGGATGAAAAGGGTTGGACCCTCGAACTGTATAGAAGACCTTCTGGAGTTCCTGGATGAGGAGAGCTTCTTGTCGGACCTCAGCTACCGACCCGTTCGTCCCATAACGCCAGTCGTTCTCCACCCCAACCCCACCGCACCGTCGGCACTCCTGCCGGACGGTCGTGTAGTTGATCTCTGCGTAATCATTGAAACCACGGAGGGGGGAGTCGAAGATAATCTGACGGACGGGACGATCCAGCTCCGTGTTGGGATCGTTCACAAGCGTCCAACCTGGAGCAACCTCCTGCCCTCGAAACACACGGTTCGCTTTGACTCCTATCGTTGAAGTCAACGTACTGGAAGGATCGATGAAGACCGTCGCATCGCGTCCTGAAAGCTCGGAACGAAGTCTAAGAAAATTCCGATCAGCAAAGAATCGAACGCCTGGAAGTAGGGCGGTTAATTGATCTGCAACCCGAGAGACCGGCATCCTTACGCTGGTAGGAAGAACCGCAGTCTGAAGAGGGCCACCGTTGATCCGAACATGCAACAGGTTGTTGACCCCTGCCGTGATGGTGAAAGGGCCTTCTTTCGTCCCACCCGATTGAGCCGGAATGTGAATCCCGGATGATGGGATGGTCAGCTCGCCGTTTAGGCGAACGACAACCGAGTTAGCAGAAGAGATCGGCCGTATGGGGATGACCGTCTGTCCATCCGTTTGAACAAGCAAGAACTCTTCGGCCACGAGATGGGGGCAGAGTTGGTCGATTTGACGATCGAAACTCATGCCGTAGAGCCCCCCTCGCCGGAGATGACGGCACCCTCACCACCACGTTCGACTACGAGACCATCCGGGTTGGCACGATCCGGCCCGGGATCGAGACCAGCCTGAGGGGCATACGTCAGCTTAGCAAATTCATCGTTGCCCTTGTCGTCACTAACCGCTCGATAGTTACGGTCAGCAAAGAGAAGGCCGACCTCTGTGACGATATTCTCCAGAGATCCGTCCGTTTCGGCCGAAGCTTGGAGAGTTTGAAGAGCATCAATCTCAGATTGGAGTTGGTCTCCGTAGTCGAGCATCCGACGAATCTTGCGCTCAAGAGCTGCTCTTCGATCAAGCATGTGGGACACCCCAGACTTGAGCTGACCCACAAGTTTAGACGTGGGTGCATCCGCCAAGCCGATCCCAGGAATAGGCTCTCCGTTGGACATGACCTTAGGGGCAGACACTTCCGTTCCCTTTGGAAGGAAGACCGCTTGGTCTTCCTTCGCTCGGGTCTGAAGCTCATGGAACGGATCGCCCCCCATGGCTTCATAAGCCCCCATGAGCTTGCCGATGTAGGTCGGGGAACCCCCTTCTGATCCAGTTGAGTAGGCCGTCGGGCGACCCGCAGAATCGAAGGTGAACCGCAGGAAACCTACACGCGTCTGTTCGTTGACGAGATGCTTGATCCTAGGGTCCACATGGGCGGCCTGGTCTCGGACAAAGGCCACCAGCCGGTCAAACTGACTCCGGTTAAAAGTGCCGAGAAAGTCGAAAGCCATGGGTAGGGACCTAGGGACCTACCATGAACCCTGGTATCAAAAGATGATGCTAAACGCAGTGCTGAATGCGTCGATGTTGGGGCCGGCATATGCCAAAGCGATACCCGCCGAATAACCACCGGGCCCAGACGGAGGCCTCGTGCCCCCTGCGTTGTCGATAGCCTCCACCCACCCTGGGATGCCCTTGTCCGTAGCTGGGACAGACAAGAAGAAGAACCCAGCCGAGAAACTATCGAGATAGTTGAGGATGTCGATGAGGAACTTCACGAACCTCTCCAGAACATCGATTTTTCGTATGAGTAGGTCGATAAAGGCGGCGATTTCATCGATAATGCTCTTGAAAGCAGCCAAGAGGGCGTCGATTCGAGCGAGAAGCTCGTAGATGAACTGCCCCGAGAAAGGGATGATGTCTCGGAGTAGGCTGATTGAGACCCAATCGGGTGGGACACCTCCGAGCGTGAACGACTTGATGAATTGAACCGCAGCGACGATGTTGAGTCGCGTACCCAAATCAGAAAACGCTATTGCGTACGTCTTGTAGACCTTGGGGTCATACGTCTCTGGGAAGCCGTCTTGGATTGTGATGAATTTGGTGACGAGCTTCTCGATGGAGGTGACATCCTGATCACTGGCGAGGTAACCATCCCCCTTGATCGGCTTCGGGAGTGACCCTTGGTACAAATCCCGCAACGGAATCAACATCCCGCTGTTCTCCAAGAGAGACCCTGCAACCGCGTTCGTCAGCCGAGAGGCATGGGCCTTCACACTGATGAAGTTGTGGGTAACGTCTGGGTATTTTCCCGTTACGGGATCCGGCGTGGGAGACGCATTTGTAGCTGTAGCGCCCGGATCAGGGGCCGCACCAAAGAGGGCCCCAAACTCCAACTTGGGGAAGAGTCGACCCAATGGGCCAGCTAGGTTAGTTAGCAGGCCTTTCCCGACGTCAGCAACATGCGTGTCATCTGCTGCTGGAGACCCGTCCTCATTGAAGGTGGCCCCTGCTGGCACCTCAAGATGGAACCCGAGCGCAAAGGCAGCTCGGAAGGTGGCGTTCAGGACCGCGATGACATCGAAGTCAGCGGGGATGTTCGGGACACGACCCGTGATGATGCCTGAAGGTCGCCCCATGATGACGGGGTCGTTGGGGTCCGTAGCGGGCCACGTTTGGATGAGTTCCCCCGAAGGCTTGTTAACGATGGGCGCGGGGAGCGTCATCGTCCCGCTTGAGCCCACATCTAAAGACCCACTAAAGGCTCGGATCCGGTAGTAGTAGGTCTTGTCCTTGGTCACATCCGTGTCGATATACCGGAACTTACCGAGCTGCCCAAGGAGGAACGTTGCCGTTTGCGTAGACGGGTCGATGATGATGTACTTCTCGAAGACGCGGAAGTAGTCGCCAGACTCATCTCGTAGACGCTTGGATCGTTTGATGCGCTTACCCTTCTTGTCCTCGAAGCTAGTCTCCTCCGGCTTGAGGACATTTTCCGGCCCCCCGCTATGCCCGGTCCTCTCGATGAGCCACTTTTGAGGGATGAACTCACTTGCGATCGTAGGTAGAAGGTCAGTGTATCCAGGATCGGGTGGAAACTGATTCGTCGCAAGAGTCCACTCAACCGCGAGCCCTTCCAACTTGACCCCGAAGACACTAGCTATTGAGAGGATGGGGTCTGGGCTGGACTTACCTGGCTTCGTCCCAGCGGGAAACACCTTCACATTCGCCGGGGCCGTGTACTGCGGTGAGATCAACTCCTTACCGAAAAAGCGGAGCAGGATCTTGATGAGACGGAGCATCCCGAAGACAGTCCCTGCGTCCGCAACGATGAGGACAAAACCGCTACTGTTGATGCCAGCCGCAGGTTGGGGCCGGAAAGGATCCTTACTGTCAAAGAGAGACGCCTTGAAGCGTTCCGTGAAGGCCTGGTAACCTCCTTTGAATCGGTCGAACCCAGGATCAACAAGAGGGTTGGGTATATCGAAGTACCCGAATAACCCGGTCCTCTTGAGAGACTCAAAAAGCTGCAATATAAGCTTTAGTAGGGCTTCAAGCAACGCTCGCAGCGGGTTCCCGAAGTCGATTAGGAACGCTTTAATTGTCTCCAGGATTGCCTTGATGATCTCCAAAAAGACAAGCAGGGTCTCAAGGATGCCCCTGACAGACTCCAGGAGATCCTTCCCAGGGATCTTTATTTCAAAGGCTTTCCAATCAGACATGACCTAAAAATCAACCTCCGTAGGTCAAGCGGTCCAGCTTGCGTCGAAGCATGGCCAACTCCTCTTCGGTGGCCTCTATGGTCTTGTGGACAAGTTCCTTCATCCGCCCGGTGATGGCGAACTCCGTCTTGTACTCCCACTGAGCTTGAGGTTCCTCTTTGGCGGGCTCCGCCTTGATCTCTTCCACCGGATTTGTTTCGTCAGGCATGCGCTACTCCACTGCTTGCAGTTTGATGAGTTGGTCCAGCACCTTTTGCTGCGACTTGATCCGCTCAGCAACAGCTCTCAATTGCTTGACGAGGATACCCTTCTCCAGGTTGATCCTAGCGTCAATCCATACCATCCGCTTGTCGTAGAGGCGATCTCCGGAGGACACGAGCTTCTCCACCGCTGCAATCCCCGTTGTATCAAGGTAGGCCCCTCTAGTCAGAACCGTAGTCTCTCGTGAAACCAAGTCCGTCAGTAAGAACCCACGAGCAAAGTACGAGGGGTCTACAGTGCTAGGAGGAACCAGGACGTCAACGGCCGTGGTGAGCAACGTCTGCCAACTTAAGATCGACTGCAAGTAGGTCTGGGCCTCCTGGCGGACGGCAAACAGCTCTTTCAAGGCCTGGGCACTGACTCCGAATACTTGGACGATGCGGAAGGTGAGAGCCTGAGGGAAGCTTGGGAAGCCTGGGGAATCGCTGATCTTCAAGGTGAGAGAATCCACAACCTCCCCGACCGTGTAGATGCCCTCGTTGGTTTGACTTGGGGGGATGTACACGAGGTCCCCAGCAACCACTTCCGAAGTGATGAAATTGACCCCAATTCCAACAAGAGTGTCGGCTGCCGTAGCGTTGCCGCTAGCGAGAGCCGGACTCAGCCGATCCGTGAAGACAGCAGAGAAGAAGTTGTCGATGGAGTTCAACTCGCTGGTCGGGTTGGAGCTGAGGATCGCAATTTGGGAGGTCAGGCTCCCCGTTGCCCCACTGAGGTTGCTATACGTGTTGAGGTTGTTGACGACTCGGTAGGTCGCTGGGGTAGTTGTATCGGAGAAGGCCGCTGTCAGGGTGAGTTGGGTAGCCGAATCAACGGAGGCCACCTGCCTCCGTTCAAGCTTGGCGGGATGCACTGCTTGAGTCAGGACAACCGTGTGCCCTGCTTGGACGCCGTTTACAGCAAAGTTTGCAAAAAGGTCCGTAACGATAGGACCCACTATCGAAGAGAAAGTACCCGTCTGAAGATCGGTGGCTGTAGTGATGAGGAAATTGAACCCCGAGTCCGTGATCGAGAACGGTACGTCCACCGTGACCGTCGTAGGTGTCGCTACAGACACGCGACGAAACTGAGTTAGCCCGTTGAGGCCATCGAGGATGCGCACCAAGTCCCCGATTTGAGGAAGAGGCGCTACGAAAGAGGCCGTGAGAATGGTGGCCGTCCCATCCAGAGATCCAACCCCAACAAACGGAGGAGTCGTGTTGGTTGCGATCGAACCTCCCGCACCGAGGTAAGTAAGCTCAGTTGAGAGTAGGTTCGGCTTGGCTCCTGGTTCTGTGGTGGGGGCGGTCTCTCGGGTGTAATTTGGGTTGAGGAGCGGGAGCCTTTGGTCGCCGCTATCATCGAACGGCTGGCCTTGGAGAGCTGGGACCTTGAATGGAGCCACCAAGGAGTTGTTGTAGGTGACGATGGATTGGAGCAGCTCCTCTGAGGCTGGATTTTGAACCCGCAACTCGGAGATGACAGCGGGGACAGACCCATCAAACGGAGGGTAGGGTTTGATGTACGTTAAGAACCCATTATCGGCATCCAAACCCACGTCAAATCCGATGCGGTAGCTCTTCTGGTACGAGGTATCCGCTCCAGCAAGATGAACCGTTGACCCAAGAGGGACCGCACCAGGAAGCACGGGAGCAAGAGTCAGGGATGTTGGCCCCCCAACCGTGATTGTTGCAGGAGAGCCCTCCGTGACGATGTAAGCGCCCGCAGGATCCCGAACCACGACCTTCATCCCAGTCACAAAAGCTGGCCGTAAAGGTCCAGGCTGCGTTTCTACGGCCGCCGTCGTGTCGACTTGCAAGGTGGCCGCACCCGTTGATGCAGCGGCCGTCACACGTGCTCGTGGGACTCGACGGAAAGCTGTTGGGGATGTGCTCGTGACCTTCTTGGCGGAGAGATCGAGCATTTGGTCCCCGGTCGCCGCACTCGTGTCACTCCCAGCAATCGTGTAACTGAAACTGGTCCTAGCCGTAGGGTAAAACCGACTCTTGGCGTTCGCTTCGTAGGCCTTGAGGTAGGTTCCAAGGTACTTGAAAGGTAGGAGCGGAGGTGTGAAGTCAATGGGGAACGGGGAGATCCGGAAGAAGTCGTCGATCTGGTTGGTCGCGAGGGAGAAGTCGCTGACAATCGAACCCGTCGTCCCGTCGAACTTGAACCTCCCGTCGTAGTCCCCCACTACCCGACCATCCATATTTTGCAGGAGGTCGTCGATGAAGTTGATGTTGTCGTTGTAGAACTTGAGGACAGCCCGAGCGACAAGGTCCTCGTTCGCCAGCCGCCCCTCAGGGAAGTAGACCGACTCCCCACCCCTCTCGAAGAGCTTGGCGGTTCCGGCGTTTTCAAGTCGTGGCCCCCCTGAGGGTCCCGACTGCGAGTCGTCATTGTACTTCTGGGCAAGCTCACCACGGAAGTTGGTGAGGGTCTCGACCCTGAAGTAGAACGAATCCGGGGAGTAAGTCGTGAAGCTTGCGGAGAGTCTTTGGTTCTCTATCCCGTTGGTTGCGTTAGGAGAGATCGCCGCCGTGTAGGACGCACGCAACTGACCTGAGTTGATAATCTCGTGCTTCGAGTAGAGGATTGAGAATTCCTCGCTCGGCAACAAGGACTCAGCGAAAATAAGAGTCCCTGCATCGTCGATCGTGAAGTCCGTAGGGGTGGTGAGAATCTCACCGGGGGCACCTTCGACTTGACGGAAGACGCGGATCGCATCCTTCAACTCCGTGAAGGGCGGGAGAAGGGCGGGAGAAGCACTGGTCTTCACTGTCGTCGTTGACGACTCGAAGACCGGCCGAACGGATCGACTCAACGTATGCGTCCCGACGGTATACTGACGTGCGGTCGATTGAGTCAGTACAATCTCCGTGCGATTCAAGTTCACATCAAATGTTGACCCGGTGACGAGATAGAAGTCGTTGATGACCGGAGAGCCACCCGTCACATAAAGAGCGACGCCCGCAACGTAGAGCCCCGTCTTGTCCCCAAATAGCTTGAACTTGTTCATCCCACGCGGGATGGTGTCGAAGGGATCTGGCTCCAGCACGAAGTAGGCAGGTAGGAACGGAAGAGAGGTCAAACGGACCGGCCCTGAGGAGACGAACAGCTTGGGTTGAGAGAACCCATCCCTGAAGACCGCTGGAGCTAGGATCGTAACTGTCGTCTCGTTGGTGCCAGCATTGTACGTAGATCCGGCGAGCATGTACGCTTGCTCATCCACAATCCGAAGCAGGTGGTCCGCCGGGAAGACGGATGTTTGATCTCCTTTCGCCTTGAAACTGGACCCCCCCTCCGTGATTGTGACCTGAAGGAGGTTGATCGGGGGGAGAAGAACGGTTGTGGTGTTCTCACCCCCGATAGCGTTGAAGACGTTGTAGTCGATGTAGACCCGCTCCGAAGGTTGGACGATGGCACCATGGGGCAGAGCGTCCGAGATCGCCATATCCCCTCCTGGTGTCGGCAGAACATCAGGTAGAAACGTAAGCGTAGAACTCGACGGGTTGATTGAAATCTGAGTCTCATCTTGAGGTCGACCCCCTCGGAATACGGCTGGGGAAGGGTTGATAGCAATCTCTCGACCCAAGGGGTTGAAGGACATCACCGATGTCGGGATGGGGTGACTTACGACCTCTTTCCGGACCAAGAAGGTAGCTCGCTCTTCAATGATCGTAACGGGCGGATCTTCTTGAAGAGAAGTGTAGGTCAGAAATAGCTCGTCCATCGCGAGCAAACGCTCGATGGTTTGGATGAACCCAAGGCGAGGTTCGATCCTGTACTCTACCCCCTGAATGAGCTTCAAGGCTCCATAGATCGTACCGCCAGGTCCTACATCGATGGAGCTGAAATTCAGGTTCCCCGTGTCTTGGCTAACCTCTACAGCCCCTTGAACCATGAAGCCTGGAACCGTGAAGGACCCGTCGTTGGTCACAACCGTAGGCGTAGAGAGAAACGTCAAACCCAGTCGGAAGCGAGAGCGCCCGATGAGGCCGGGGTTGATGTTGAGCCTTGGGGAATTGGTGATCGCCCCCAACGCTCTAATTTTCTCGACTTTGGTGTTGGGGTCGACAAGAAGTGCCTCTTGGAAGAATCTGTCCGCAAGGATCTCTTTTCCTCGACGGATTTCGTAGGCGATCCCTGTATCGACGGAGGGAGCCGGCGGGTTGAAGGTGAAGGTGGAAACCCCCACGGTATCAACCATATAAACACCCTTACTTGGCCCTGAGAGCACAAAGAGAAGGTCCCCAAGGAGGACCCCTGCCCCGGCGAAGTCCGCCCCAACCTGGCTAACGGAAGTCAACGTGAAGATGGCCGCACCCGTCCCCTCAAGGATGAGCGCACCGTCTGTTTGGATGAACGTGACAAGCCCAGAGAGGGGCTCCAGGAGGGCGTCCAGGTTGAGCGTCAGAGGTACAAACCCAAGTCCCTGATCCAACTCCAAGATGATGTTGGGGGCATTGACCAAGGGATCCGTCAACGGGACCGCTCCAGTACTTACTGGAATGGGAATGACGAGATTGTTTCGGCGAATAGCGAAGTTGAACTGCTTTTTGTCAAAGTCGAGAGTGTAACCGAAGCCCGAGGGTGGGGTTGGACCATCGAGTCGAGGAAGAGGTCCCGTGAAGGTCCCTGTTCCTTGCTCGATGTCGAAGGTCATCGGGTAGGCCGGATCATCAATGGGGTTGACCGGCATGAAAATGAATGGCATCCCCACGATAGGGTCGGCCCAAGATGCCCCCGTGGTGGGGAAGAACGCCGAGATGTCCTTCGCATCCGGGTCCTGAGCTGCGGGGTCGATAGGTGTTCGGAAGAACCGTAGGGAGATGCCTCGTTCGATCGGTAGGTCTCCGAAGATGACCTCGGCTGCCCGAGTACCGTAGGTAGCCACATCAGGGGCGGAGAACTGAACCGCTCCGCTTGGATCGACCTGAACCTGTCCCGACTTCCCAAGAGTGTCGAATGCAGCCACCCGAACGAAGTCGGGAAACTGAACGATGTCTTTCTCGATCTTGTAGGTTGCGCCTGTAACGGAAGGGAAAGGGGGGGCTACCGTTACCTGAGTCTCGGATGGTACGTCGGTGATCATCCTGTGGCTTCCGGCGTAAAGACCTCCGGTAAGCACCACGATATCCCCTGCTTTGACCTCATTCGTCAGGAAGGCTGCACCTCCATCGTTCATCGTGGTGGTGCTTGGAAACGTCCCCGTGCCCGTCAGGAGAGTCGGAACAGCCCTGAACACGAGATCGGCCCCGTCACTCGGGAGACCGATGATAGAGCTTGGAGCTGCCACGGTCCCAAGGGTCTGTCTAGGGAGTGTCTTGCTTCGCTCGAACAAGACCCCGTCGTAATACACGGGCTCTCCGTTGTTGTTAGTCAGGTCGGTCGCGTTGAACTTGACCCTCCCCGTGTCCCGAGCCCACTCGAACGTCCCTTGAATCGGGTTCAAAGAGAATGCAACTTCAGTGGCCACATCGATGGGCGTCAAGTAGAGCCCAAACCCAAACCGAAGGTTCGGCTTCTGGTAGTTGATACCTAACCCAAGACCAGGGATTGGGGTCAGGAGGATGGTATCTGTACCCGCGATCCCAAGCTGCCCCGAAGATTCCTTGGGAGTGAAGAACGCTTGACGCTGGAAGAAGACGTCTTGATCGTCGTAGGTTGAAAGGTCCGACACGTTCCAGTTGAGGTTGCCGGTATCAAGACTCAACTCCACCGAACCCACGGGAGGCCCGGCGAAGGCCCCGTCATTAACCACCGTAACGATAGGGAAGGTGGTCCCACTACCCGAAGACCCTACCGCAAGCCGGTAGGGAGCCACCCCCAGGGGGAAGTTAGGCTTCTGGACCTTCAGTCTCGTCGTGTTTGCATCCGGCCCGAGGGTACCTACTTCGGCACGAACCGATCCTCGCAAGGGGACGAAACGCGCCTCTGCCCCATCGAAGTCGAAGCGAGCGAAGCCGTCTTCGTTCTTCGTCCACCCGAACTCAGCGTTTGCTAGGTCCCCGTCAACAAGAGCGAGGGTTAGATACTCAACACGACCTGGATTCGACTCATCTGTTCCGAAAACCGCGTTGTACGACCCAGGGTCGGAGATGAGGTTGTCAGGAGTCGACGTAAACGTGGAGTTTGCGGACCCCACACGCGGCTTCTCAATGACATACCCCTTCAAAGAAAAACCCATGTCAGTCCTCGACTTGGCTCCACTGTTATCAGAGGATCGTCCCCACGCCTACACCAGCGGCGGGGTTGGGCCCAGGAGCACCCACAATAGGACTAGGAAGTTGGAGAGCTGTGAAAACGATGTCCAGAGCGCTTCCAATGGCGGTAGCCATCTTGATCGAACCAGGGTTGGTCATCCCCTGAGTGGCAAAACCTGCGATCATTGCAGGTACCGCCGATGCGGACTTGAAGGTGCAAACGCAGGCGCCGACCCCCACAGTCGGGTGCGCCGTGACCACGGATGCCTGGAGGAACGCCAGGTTTAGACCCGTTGCCAGCCCCATAATCGTCAGAGGGGCCATCACCCCAAGGATATTTTGAGCCGCGAAACCGAAAGTTAGGGCAGGGATGAATAGCTGAAATGGGACCAAAAGAGGAACCGTCCCTACACCCGTGCCCGAGAACCCTGTATCCGCAGTAAGAACCGTGAGGGTGTGCGCCCACGTGTTGATCCCCGCTGAGACACCGGAGGCGAGCTTGATCGCACCTGGTCCGATGTGTAGGACGCCCGCTAGCTGGATAGCGAGAATCGCTGTTGCACCTGGAATCGTAAGCGGCATAATTCAAATACTTCGGATGACAGCGCATCCCTGGAGAGGGAGACCTGTGGAAATCGCGGCCGACATCAAGGGTACGGGGGCCACGGACACTGGGGCCATAAGATTGACAGGTGTGAGGGGCATTTCAGGTCGTACTTTGGGGAACTGGAGCCGCAGACTCCAAGTAGTCAGCGAGACGACGGAACGCTCCGGCATCCATACAGTTCTGCTTCATCGTGTTCGCCAGGTGACTGATGACCGCGATATTACCTGGGACGTACCCGAGGGTCGGGTTGATGCGGTCGAGAGTCATCGAGCGTTGACCTACCTTACCTACACCTCGTTCAAAAGGTTCTTTGGTGATGGGACACTGCCCATCCAAAGGGATGATCTTCACAATGTCCTCAAGGGTGATCGTGAAAGGTAACCCGAATCGACGGGCTCTCTGACGAGCACACTTTAGGAGCAGCTTCCCTGGGTAGTTCTGATAATACTCCCGTTCTTTGCGACGAACCTGGTCTCCGTTTTCAAGACGATACTGCCTGGCAACCTCTCTAAGTTTTTCAGCGTTATCAGCGTAATACTTGTTGTTGTACTCCTTGTACTCTTCGCGATTAGCTTCTCGGTGAGCCTGTTTAGCGATGTGAGTCTTCTCAGCATTCGCCTCATGCCAAGCCTTCTTTTGGACTCTAATCCGCTCCTTGTTGGCCTCCCGATACACCCTCAGCTGTTCCTTCTTCTCCTCTGGAGTCTGTTGAATTGCCTTCGTCCGTTGCTCGTAGGCAGTGGCTCCAAACTTGGCGATCCACCAACGTCGGAGGGTTAGCCGGACGATGCCGAAGCGTTGAGCAACTGAAGTGAAAGTTTCTCGGGTGTGGAACGCTTCGTAGGTCTCTTCAGGACGGACAGGAGAGGGGGGCATGACTCTGATTGCTAACACATCCCTTGAACGATTGCCAATCACACTCTAAGTGTTTGATATTCAAATACTTCTTATCACGGCGCACCCTTGCAATGGAAGAGACGTTATCCAATCCAAACTCGGCGAACCAGGGGGGTGCATCGGCAAACCACGGCAAACACCGAGGACTGCGGGGGGTCCCCCCAAGAGGACTTGAATGGACGTCAACGAGATCGCGATGGCGGCCGTGATGTTTACTGCAAGGCCTGCTGTGATGGCAATGGCTCCAGCGGCGGCAGCCATCGAGATAGCTCCGGCTGCCGTGGTCATCGAGATGGCTCCGGCTCCTGTTGAAATCGAGATGGCTCCGGCTCCAACCGTGATGGAGTAGGCACCCGCAGCGCAGTTCCAAGCCACGGCCCCTGCCGCAACGGTGTACGTCATCGCCCCGGCAAGAAGGGTCGTGAGATGAGCCCCGGCCAGCGTGGTGCTGATCTTACCCCCTAGTGCAATCGTCTCCATGTACTGGAGGGCAAAGGTGTTCTGAGTCTTCCCTGAGATGAAGTTGCTCAGCTCCCCAGCGGTGAGCGCATACCCGTTGAGGGCGTTGATGTTGACCTTGCTGGCTTGAAGAGAATAACCCCCTGAAACCTTCTTGGTGTAAGCACCGTTGACGGTCTGAGTGTCGTTTCCAGAGATCGTCGTCTCATCGTTGCCCGTGATGCTCGCACTGCGGGCGATGTCATCCTCATCCATGACCCCGTGGTAGCTGTTTTGAACCGAGCTTCGGAAGTGGGTCTTGATCGCCTGACCTGTTGAACTCGATCCGCAATCTAGGAAGATGCCGCCTTCACATGTCAGGTGGATGGATAGTTTGTCGGGAGTGGCCGCTCCGATGCGAGCCTTGAGGCCGCCCTCCAGGTTGATCTCAGCCGAGACGTTCTTCGTAGGGTAGTTCTCGACGCTAGAACCTGGGATGTTGACGAAGAGCTTACCCTGCTTGCTTACGGCTACCGCAAATTTGCTCTTTGACGCACTCCTGGGGGGGTTCATCTGGAAGAGGTAAGCCGCAGCCATGTTGAGGGCCTCATCCACGCCAACACTAGGGGGACGAGCGGCCTCGTCCATTCGGAACCCGCTTGGGTTCCCTATCTGATCGAAGTCCTCGAAGAGAACCGGCTTGAGGATACGCCCGTACTGACGTTGACCAAGGGTTGAGAAGGAGTCGTTACCGATGACCGTCCCAAAGACCTGCTCGATGTAAACCTTGGGGCGGTCCATCGAGAAGCCGTCGATCTCCTCCAGTACCTCTTGACGGAGATCCGTATCGTGCCGGATCTCCAAACGGCGTTCCGTGAAAGCACGTCCCGAACCACCCGTGAGGGCATCCTCAAAGTTGGTGGCTGCATTACCAGAGGGATAGTAGACCTGTCTTCCGTTGGAGTACGTGAGAGGTGGGAACTCCTCGTTGTCGTTGATGCGATCGAGGACCTTGCCGGTCTCTGTGTTCAAGTACGTGTTGGGTGGGATCCCTGCGTCAGCAAGCTCATCCCGTCCAAAGTAGCGTTGCTCGACCGTTCGGACAGTTTTACCGAAGGTCCCGTCCTTTTCCTTTTGGAAGATGTCGAGCGGAAGATTCATCTCCCCTCGTCGGGCGGCCCCAGAAAACAAGTAGCAGGCCGAGTCGGACTCGACTCGATGAATCGCTTGGGAGATCAGCGTCCGATCAACCGCTCGAAGCTCAATGAGGTCTCCTGCTTGGTTGCAAAACTTGACGTCGGAGGAGAGGTGCATCTCCGATCCAGACGAACTCATCCCCATGATGTCGCCGGGACGACCCATCATCCGCTTGAATCGGATGGTCTTCCCGTAGAGTTTGTCGATATCCGCTGACTCCTCGGCCGTAACCGCACCTGGGTCTACGGGAGAATGAGGATCAAACCGAAGCCCAAGCTTGTTCCCAGTGGGGATGTAGCCGACGATCACAGCATCGTAGAGCTGCTTTTGACGGCGTCGGTATGCGACGATGACAAGAGAATTGACCTCCGGGATCCCGCCCAAGAAGCTGCGGGGACCGCACATGGCTTGGGTGAGGTCTACCTCGAACCGCTCCTCCGATCCGGTGACCATCCGAAGATCCGCCTTCATGTTGATCTCATCCACTCGCGTGATGAGGGCGATCTTTGTACCGGAGAACGGAGCATTATCCCCGCTGATGAACTCCTTTCCTGGGATCTTACCGACGGGTTGCTTAGGGAAGCCCATGGTTAACCTAACTGCGCCATCTCTGCCTGCTTATGGGCGAGGTCTTGTTGCGCTTGAGCGATCTGTTTCCTAAGGCTTTCCGCCGAGTCGGTGTTTCCGATGGTGGTGTTACCCGGCGTGTTGCTGGAGCTGCCAAAGGTGGAGCGGCCCTTCAAAAGAAGGGTGTTCTCCCTCTCAACAGCGGTGAGACGCTTGTTGAGTCGATCAATTAGACCCGCGAGGTTGGTGATCTCCTGTGCCAACCCGGCCTTCTTCGCGTTCTTCTTTATGTTATCGCCGAAACTGGAAAAGGCTTTTTTGAGATCCGACGCGGCCGAGCTTCCCTGTTGAGCTGTTGCAATCGGGTCCCCAAGGCCCGAACGGTTCATCGATCCGTACGGAGGGGCAAAGTCAGATTGGCCGGAGTCTCCCTCTCGACCCGTAAAGAGGTCCGGTAGAGGTTTTTGGAGACCCGAATCCTGACCTGTCGCATCCCCACGCAACGACTTCTCGTACGGTTGGTGGACATCATCGAGCGTCTTGTAGAGGTTCCAAAGGAACTCATCCACCCTGTCCTTGATGTTCGCGAACTTGAGGGCTGGATCTTGGGGTTTGTTGAAGTTTGGAGTCTCCCCTGTCTCCCCGTGGACGTCTTGGCCGAACAGCTCACTCGTGTCCGGACTTGCCGCACTGATGATGTTGCGAAACTGATACCCCACATTGATAAAGGCTAGGTCTGCTCTCCCGATCTGACAGTCGCAGTCGGGATCTCCAGGGGCATCCGCAGACCGGATGGACATCTCCGTAAGAGTCAACGCTCTTGAGAACTGGCTCGCTTCCACACTGGCTGCATTACCCTTGTAACCAGGGGAACCCAAAGGAACTACGTCGATGAACTTCTCTTCCGTAGCCGAGAATTGAGCCGGCCTGTCCCCGACAGTACCGCCAGGGGTCAAGACCGCCGCTGTTTGATAATCCTCTGGGAGCATCCTCGCTAGAGCATCTGCGGGGTTAGCGTAAGCTGAGGTGATGGAGGTCAGACCTTGCGACTGAGCGTTGAGCATCGCGAACAGGTTGCCACTCAACGCCGTTTGAAGGTCGACCCCCTCCCCACCCTTCAACCTCTTGTTCGCCTTACCTGGCTCACCCTCGTTGAGAACAAGAGAGCCGTCACGAAGGGCAACCCCACGACCATACCGGAAGTGGCCGACCACCTCGAACCCCCTTGCATCAGACACGGGGCGAACCATCGCATTACCGTTAGGGATCGGGCTTTTTTCTATGCCCGTGGCGGTGATGTTTGAACTTGGAATGAGGGCGAACTGAGTGATGTCCCCTGACACATCGTGGGCGTACACATAGACGCCAGCTGAGTTGATCCCGTATTGGTAACGGTTCTCACTGTGCTTCTTCTGGTGAGCGACGAGCTTCTCATCTGCTCTTGCAAGGCCCTCCTTTACTTTAGCCTCCTGTTGAGTCTTGTTGACCTTAGGCGCTTCCTTCACCTTGACGAATTTGTTAGTCCCTGGCTCCTTCTGTCCGTCGTTGGCCTTATCAAACGTAGCTTGGTCCATAGGGCGGGCGTAGACCATCACGACGTTAGGGTACCCAACGATCTTACCGTTCTTAGGGTGCCTTAGGATGAGCGGCTCGTAAGGCTCTGTAGTCTTCCTATCCTCTGGGTTCACATTGATTGGAGGAACGGTTGCGGCATCCCCCATTTCAAGAGTGAACGCCTTTTGTGCAAGCCCTTTGATAGTGGGGGGACCCGGATTGACGTTATCCTTCTTCGCAGGTGGGGGTTTCGGTGGGGACCCTTTGGCCTTCCCTGAGGCTGCGAGTTTGTCAAACTTAGCCTTCGCAACTTGAAAGGCCCTATCAGACAAATCGCCGGTCGTCTTGAGGGTAGCCATCCCTTTGATGCCAATGAACTTCTGGCGTCGGGCCGTCAAAGACAAGGTGGTTGTCGCTCGACCCCCAAAGGAGATGTTGTGGCTGATTCCTTTCAAGTACCAAACTTGGTCCTTGGGGGCAACATAGACTGGGAACCCGAGACGTAATTCAGGGCGCAACGGGATATTGATGGTTGCTTGGTGTCGCCTGGAATTCAAGCGGTCCATGATGTCCATCCCGTGGTAGTACATCATCGTTGGATCCGACATCCACTCGCTGTTGTACGAATGGGGACGCCACCCGTACTTCCGAAGCAGGTGGTAATCAGTTACGGATGACGTCGGGGTCGACTCTTCCCCAAGTCCATAGTCGATGTTACCTCCGAAATTGCCTTGCATTGTCATCTGTGTGACAACCTCAGCTTCCGAATCTGAGAAGTTCCAGTCGATGATGTCGATGTCTTGGATCCAGGACACGGGCTTGTTGGCGATGATGTCCAAATTGTAGAAGGGGGGCTTGAAGACGATGTCCCCCGTAACGTCCATAAAGAACTCGAACCCAAGAGCTTCTTTACAGGTGTTGGCGATCTCTAGCTTGGTTTGGTACTCGGCCTGCCAGAAATTAACCTGACCCGCTTGACTGAACTGAGTCTTGAAAGCGGTTACACCAGGATCGGTAGGATCAAATATGAGCTGCGAGGCATTGGAGCCCCCGTTCGCATTTCTGACCGCTGTTGAGGCGACGTGTGGGTTACTTTGGGTAAACTTACCCTTGTCATACGCTTGCGCAAGCGAGTCTCCTCGGACAGCAATCCCATTCACCCCATAAAGAAGCAAACTGGACCTAATTCGAGAGAACCGGCTCGACCAGTACTGCATGACATCCCCCAAGACGGCAGTAAACGTCTTGGTTTGTTCGGTCTCTTTTCGTAGCGTGATGAGCGAGCCAGTCCCTAGGATCACATCACCAAACGCCATCTGCGCCAGGGTCATGATAGTGTCGTAAGGGTTCGTACCGAAGAGCACGTTACCGAAAATGCTACGACCCGATTGCCCGGCCGGGGCTGTAAATGCCGGGTTGATGTTCATCCGGCAGATTTCCCACCACTTGAGGATGTCTGCGCAGTTGATAGTTACCGTGTGCTCCCCAGCCGAGTAGCTGTCACTCACCTCGGTGACAATACCCCAGAAGATCGGGTAGTACTGAGGGATGCCTTCGAGGAGGTAGTACCCCTTGGCGAAAATCTCGATCTCCATCATCGGGGAGATCATGGGTACCCCGTCGAAGTAGAAGTCTTCGATTTCATGCCGAGGGACCGACATGGTGACGTTAGCCGAGCCAGGCACGCTATCGACACTCAAGTCCACTTGAATTTGAGTGATGTATTTGGAGAAGTCGAACTTGCGCTTGCAACTAGGGCAGCCAATGACATCCTGCTCGCCGTTGAGGTAGACGATAGCATCAGGAGCCGTAACAACCGTCGGTCGGAAGTTCGGTTGAAAGGTTCCTTGAAACGGTCCACGAGCCATCGATCAACCCCCTCCAAGGGTGGGAAGAGCATTCCCTTCCGCTACAGCGTTCCGTTCTGGATTCCCAAGAGCAGGAATGGCATTCCCTGCCACTACGGCATCCAGTTCTGCTTGAGCCCCTGGCGGTAGGGCAACGGGACCGCCCCCTGTAGAAGTCGAATCTGAGCGAGTCGGATTTGCGGATTGGATGAATCTTTGCTCGGCCTGCTGCTGATCTGTTTTGGATACCTGGCTTTGGGTGTCGGGTCGGTCGAGGAGGAATGTGGCTCTCACGGTGAATGTGAAGCTGTACTCCAACGAGTACGGTTTGTCATCGGACTCCGTGATGTTGAAGTTGTCGAACGACCCGATGTACATAGTGTTGTCGTAGTAAATGTAGATCGAACCCACCATGGAGATTCGATTCCACTCTGTTCCATCAAATCGTGGACGAGTATCACCTTCCGTGATGATGCTGGCGTTGTTTCGGTAGAGGAGCCACAAGGACAAGAAGTTGTGGTACGCCGCTGAGAAGTTACGAGCGACACGGGTGAGCCCAGGCCCTTCTCCTTCCGCATCATCACGAGGGTTGTTGGCGTCTATCGCAAAGAATCCCGCCACACGACCGGAGGCTTCGAGCTTGTCCTGCCCATCCCCCCAATGTTCGATGATAGGTCCGTTCCTAGTCCAGTTCCCATCGGCGATGATTTTCTCGCTACTGACTTTGAAACTGGAGGGATTGACGAGCATCCGCAAGGGCGGAGTGTTCTTCATCGTGTTGATGGCTTCGATCGTGGCGTTGATCTCCGCCTGCTGACCCGTCAGGAACTTCTCACCCAACGCTACCTGCTTGTCACGAAGGCCATTATCGAAGGTCTTCGACTCCTCTTGCTTCGACTTGGAAGCGTTGGCGCTTCCCTTAGTCTGCCACTCCCCGTTGGCATTTTCGGAAGGTGAGATGACTTTCTTGGGGGCTGGGACTCCACCTCCTGCACGCGCAACCGCAGCATCAATCTTCGATCGGATAGCAGCGGAGGGTTTACCTCGAACATACTTCTCTAAGTCGTTAATTTCTACGTAACCCTTACCTCCAGCTAGGCTGGCGTTTAGATCGATTGCCCTTTGTTGACCCTCTGGGTCATTAAATTTGTCCCCAGGGTGGTCTGCAAGCCAAGCCGCTTGGCGAGCTTTGCCTGCGTACATCGAGCCGTCTGGGTTGCTATGATTACCGAAGTTCCTAGCGTAGATTTGTAGCGCGTTCTTACCCGCAACGTTCTGACCTCGCATGAACCTCTCAACGAACGGGAGTTGTTCCTGAGCTGACAAGTCCTGGTAGGTCGTCCACTGCTCAGGCGTCATATACCCGCCCTGCACTTTTCCGTTTTTCACCGTACCCACGGCTGTGGAACGCACAAATTGGTTCAACCCCTGTGCGATAACCTTCCCCTTTTGTATGTTTTGAGCATGAGGGTCAAACCCACTCTCACCGTCAATGACCCCCGCCATGGCGTAGGGGCTGACTTTGAGTCTATTGCACATACCAACATAATCGTTCCAGAATACGTCGGGTAGATTGGGCCCAGGCCTTTGACTTGCATTACCAAACGTCCCATCTTCGTTTGGAATGCGACCAGGACCCCCTGTTGCTGTGGCCCCACCCCCAGCTCCTCTAAGGTCAATGTCCTCAGGGGCACCAACAACCGCACCCACGGATCCCGAACGATCAAGAAGACGGCCCGTGATGTTCGACGCTGGAGGGATGAGCCCTACCGCAAAGAGCTTGGGGTTTGGTTTGACTTGCGTGACAGGGATGAAATCTTGACTGATCGCGTCATCAATGTGAGAGAAGTTCGAGTAGAAGTGAAGTTGAGCGTAGATGTCCGGCCCGTAGTAATCCGCAGCGGATTCGACCTGCTCCAGGACTCGATTGTTCCTTGACTCCGCAGGGCGAGGCGCAAAGGCAGCGTTAGGGTTCGACCTAGGAGTAACGGCTCCGCTATTCACTGTCCGAGGCGGTTGACCTGTCGTAGTGAAGGCATCGACCTTCTCGACGATCGTACCTACAGCTCCTTTGAGAAAACTGGTCTCTCTCTCCTCTGCCATGGGTCACCTCTTCCTTGTGGGTAGAGGTTTCTTGGTGAAGAGATCGTGGATCTCGACATCCCTATCAGGTGGGCTCACAACAGGCTGACCTGCGTTGGCCGCCTCTGCTTTCGCATGCTGAGCCAAGAACTCTTGAGATTTGGCCTGATTCTCCAACTGCAAGTTAGCCTCAATGGCTTCCGCTTTTTGCGCTTGGGCTTCCGCTTTTTGCGCTTGGGTTTGACCCGGAGTGGCACTCGCCTGCTCAGGGATCTTAAGCGTCTTGAGCTGGTTCTGAGACTGGAACCCTGCGGATCTAACCTTGTAACGATCCGCGTTGACCGGGATCTGGTAGATCATTTTGACGACCTTGAAGACCCATGAAAGCTTGAAAACGAACGGAGCTTCGTCCGTCTCTTCCACGGAGAATGATCGGAAGTGACCGAGGTAGGTGCCACGGTCGTACATGATCATGATTTGACCTTGGAGGACAATCGCACCGAAGGGGTCGTAAACGCTCCCATTGTTTCGGTACAAGTCGTAGAGGTCTCTGTACCGATCCCACGCAATGGTCCGTTGTCGAAGAACCGAAGAGAGCCCTGTGGCCAAGTTAATGAAGGCGCCAGTCGACTGTTCGACCGAGATTTCACCGAGGTCATCTCCCCAGTGCTGCTCAACGAACCCCCCACGCGTCTGGATGCGTTCGATCTTCTTGTTGAAGGTTTCGGCAAAGCTCTGCGGGTTTACATGCGTGATGAGGGCGTGAGGTAGCATCGCCCTGAACTCCTCGTTCGGACTTGTTACTTGAAAGGCGAGAGGGATGAACCCGTCCCGCTTCTCAGCTCCATGCCGGTAGATGGCCTCTCCCGGAGCCGAGAGGGGTTCAAACTGCGATGGGTTCGCCGACCTAATGTATGGCATTTAGGTCAACTTCTCTCTTCGCTTGTATTCGTAGATCCCCTCCGCAATCTTGACCTTGAGGAAGTTGGCGAGGTCCTGTCCTCCGATGCCATTCACGGTGAGGTTGATGCTGCCACCCCCACCGCCACCAGCTCCAGCGGGAGTGATCTTCTCACCAGGTCCGATCGAGGCAAGACCTTCACCGGGAGGTAACTGTTTGATGTTGGCGATGCCGCCACTGACAGAGGTGACGATACCCCCGGTTGCATTCTTCCGGATAGGATCGTCAGACCACGCCTTACCCATCGCCTTGACTTCACTAGGCCCACTCTTTTCAATCTGGTCTAGAAGCTTCTTGGGATCCGATGTCGAGTACATAGCGTACTCGAAGAGGCCTTTGCGGATGGCAGCCAGAGACCCTTCTTCAATCGCTTTCTTGAAGTGATTCTCGATGGTCATCGTCTTGTCGATCTTGATCCCCTTGACCCGCATCGCGTTCCAGAGGTCTTGAAGGCTCTTGACGACCTCAATACCGCCATCCGCGATAGTTTCGGCAACAACCTTGTCCTCGGTTTTTGCTGGGGCGGTTGGCCCAGCAGCAGTTGGTCCAGCAGCCGGAGCTACTGGAGCAGGAGCCGGTCCAACGACAGCCACGGGCATAGGAGCCGCTCCTGGGGTGCCAGGAGTACCAGGTGCCGGGGCTGCGGATGGAGCGGGAGCACCTGGAGTGGGGGCGGCTCCGCCTACTTTTTGACCAGCCGCAGCCGCCTGCATCTTGATTAGTTGCTCATCCTGAGCGGCCCAACCGGACTTAACCATCGTCTTCTTGTAATCCTCATCCCCCATGCTTGCGCGTAGGTCTTTGAAGTAGGCCTCTTCTTTCTTATCTTGTAACTCCTTGGTTTTCCTTTGAATTTCAAGGCTGCCTGCTCCTGCTACAGCTTTGAACCCCTCCTTGCTCTCATGGGAAAAGGCACCACGTTCCAGTTTGACCTCTGCGGCGATCTTGGCGGCTTCTTCGGGAGTAACCGAAGTAATCTCGGTGATCTTGCCCAATGTACCCGCCGACCGGGCGGCTTCTTTGAGCTGGTCTCGTGTCAGATTGGATTGTAGCGATTGAAAGACAGCGTCTTGTTGCTTCTTCTCCTCGTTCGTCTTGGCGTCCATCTCGATAACACCAACGATCTTCTTCCAACCTGGACTCTCAAGGATATTACCCTTGACCTTTTGACGGTCACCTCCCGACTTGTTTACAGCGTCGATCAAGTCGTTATTTCGAGTCTTAGCTGTCTGGATCTCCAGCTTGGCCATCTGTCTAGCTTCGTTGTCACCCCCAAACAACTTAGAGCTAAGGATGCCTTCGAGCCCGTCCCACAGCGAGACCAGGACCTTGTAGAGCCAGTTGAAGAGGGCGTCGATCACGATGTCCATCTTGTCGAGGGCCGACTGAGCGAGCTTTCCAGACTCGTGTGCAGCCTTCATTTGCTCCGCGGCTTCTTTAGCCTGGTCCTCAGCCGACTTGTCCAAGCTCTTGTAAATCTTGTTTGTACTGGCCTTGTCCACATCCTCCGCGCTGTGCATCCCAGCAGCTTGCACCTGCTCCATCTTCTCCCGCTCATCCTTGCTGAGCACTTCGTTCTTTTTCCCCGCCTTCTCAAACAGCTTCTTGAGCTTCTTCTTCTGGTCTTCGATGCTATCGAAGAACGCCATGGTCTGGAGTTGCTCCTCTTGGGAGTAACCCGTCGCTTGTTCGTTGGCGGTGACCCCTAGATCCGACATGTCTTTGAGGGTCTTACCTCCACCAAATCTGAGCATGGTAGCTTTCATCGCATCGGCGACGCCGGCTGGACCCATATCCGCCATCGCAGAGGCCGTTCCGAGAGGACCCCCACGATCGAGCGACTTCTGACGTTGGGTAAGACGCATTAACGCTTCTCGCTCCGCCCCCCCAACCTCACCCGATTCGATAGCCTTCTTCGCCTCGTCTTTAGTCTTCAGACCTTTCTTGCTCATGACCTCTCGAAGGAGATCATCCATCTTATCCGTGACGTCTTCTTGGGCTGCTTTTGTGACCCCACCCCCTCCAATCAGAGAGGTCTTGAGTCGGTCCTGCATGCTCTTCCCCTTGAAGCCTTGAGTGAGCGTCTGCATGAATTTAGCCGCTGTTCTCGGGCTCATCGTCTTACCCATGAGAGCCAAGGTCTTCGTCACGTCTTTCAACCGCATCCCGTAGAGAGACAGATCCGTAGACACCCCTCGGATGATGTTGAAGAATTTACCGACACCGATCCCCGACTCAACGGCGGCTGTCGTCATACGAGAGTACTCCATAGCCATGCCCGTGGCGCCCATTTTCAACTCGGACATCAACTCCCCTTGGAGGGAGCCGATTTCATCGAGCGATACGCCAAACTGCCTAGAATAAGCTACAGCCAAACTTGTAAGGCCGGTGTATTTGGTCATCCCCTGAGAGAGAGTCGCAAGAGACTTCTGCCCGGCCGCTGCTGCGGCCTCAGATTCATTCTTGGCTTCTTCTTGCGATTTACGAAGGGTGTGGGTCGTCATCCCTTCTTTCTTCATGGCATCAATGACGGCGTAGTGGTCCTTGGCCGTCGTTCCCATATCAAAGTGCATCTTTATAGCAGCAAGACCCTCCGCAGAATCCAAAGTCCCACTGATTTGGTCTTTGATCGTTTGCAACTGGTCCGACAAAATACCAGCGGCGGCAACCGGCTTATTGAAATTGGCACCCATGACCGACATGCTGTCCGCAAAGCCATCCGCGAGAGCACCACCTTGCATCAACTCCTTGTTAAGTTGCTTTGCGGTTGACTCCACGTCGATCATCATCTTGACAATGCCAGCAAATATGCCGGACGCCGCAGACAGGAGAGGGCCCATCTTGGCCAACGTGCCAATTAGGGGAGCCATTTTCCCCAGGATGCTGCCCAGCATCTCCATGCCCTTGCCACCCATCCCGCCCATCTCACCACCCTTCTTTTGAAGGGCCGCTCCACCTTTGGCAGCTCCAGCACCACCATACCCACCGATAGCCTTCAGGATGCCGGAGCCGAGCTTGCCTCCACCCTTGAGAAGACCAGAGATGTCCTTCGCTTTGAACGAGGCGAAGCCCTCTTCCAGACCCCCCTTGAGGTCTTCCCCGATGGACTTCTTGAACGCCGTGAGGTCTATCTTCTTGTTGAGGATCTCACCAATCTCATCCGAAGCCTCTTGAGCGTTCTTGATAGACGCTAGTTTCAACGCCTCGAATTCTTTGATCTGTTCTTGGATCGATTCCCGCTGCACCTCCGTGGAGGCGGCGGCCAGGTCCTCTCGGTTCTTCAGGATCTCCCGTTCGCTTCGGACGACCTCTGCTCGGAAGTGATTGACCGCCTTCTCCGCCTCCGCAAACTGCTTGGTGTGACCCCCGCTGAGGGCCTTCCCAAGAGCCCCGACTTGCTGCGAGGACTTCCGAACGCTTTGGTCAAAACCCCTAAGAGCCTTATGGAGATTGCGAGTCTCCATATCGATATTGAAGGCAACCCTTACGTCTTCACTCGAAGCCATCTGTCATCTCCGAAAGGGGGTGGTTCGAGGTCGCGAAGGGGGGAGAGGGTGGATATCCGAGGTGTCCCGGTCAGTGGTCCCAACGTTGGACTTCACACCTGGAGACGACTGATAAGTGTCATCGGAATCCATGTATTTCTGAAGGAAGGCCTCCATCCTCGGCTCCATCATCTCCGGGTAGACCATCTTGCCTGCAACTCCCTGCGCTTCAAGTTGCCTACGTCGAAGAATGCGCTGTTGAACCTCCTCACGGGAGAGACCCGCCAGCTCCGTGGTGGCAGATCGCATGGGGTCTCGTTCACGGTCTTTAGAGACCTGATGGATTTTCTGTTGACGTTCTTGAATCGTAGCTCGGATACGAGCCTCTTCCCGAGTGACAACCTCGTCGTGCCAGTCCTTCTCTCCACGAAGATCCCGCTCCAATTGAGAAGCCAGCTCCTCGACGGTTCGAGCTACGATCTTTACGGTCCGGCCCTTCTTCTCATCTTCAGGATCTTCACCGAGAAGAATTTGACGGAGGATTTTGTCTTTTCGCTCAAGACGGTTCTCTTTCTCCTTCTTTCGTCGTTCTTGGTCCTGATTGTGGACCTTCCTGATCTCCTTCCCTCCAACGAAGCATCCGCCGATAAACTTGGCGTAGTCCCACTCTCGTTCCGCTTGGTCTCGGGTATCCTCGTAGCTGTTGAGTGCTCTCCAAACGAGCTGGGCGAAGTTCATCCCCAACGACTCCGTCCCTTGGACTCCTGTACAACCAGAGGACATGAGATCGAGCCCCTTGAGCTGAGCCCATCGGAATCGCGAGGAGACCTCCATTTGGTAAGCCTCCGTCAAAGTGATTGCGTTCGTCGCCTTGCGGTTCACCTGACTCAAGTAACGGATGATCTTGGACTTGGCTGACATGGGGAGTGCCTCGAAGGTCTCCACAAGCTTCGGGATCCACTTGGCCTGCTCAAGCAAGATGTTTTGCCCATCAATCATAAAAACGCCGTGGGCAAGGAAGGTGCTGTAGTACCTCTCAAGAGATCGCCGATCTCGACTTTCCATACCCCCCGTTACCCACTGGAGGTTGTCAAACTCGTTGTGGTTCAACGATTTGAAGACAAACGGAACGTCGTTGATCTCACCTGGTAGAGTCAGGAAGCCCTTGAATAGGAGACGCTCGACATCTCGATAGACCTCGGGGTTGACCTCCGGGTCCTTAGGGGCATCAATCCGAATACCCCCCTCATCAAGACCAGAAAGGGCTTCTTCTTCCCCCTCAACCACTCGGTTGATGGCGTCGTTGAGATCCCTAGAAGACACTCACGCCTCCTAGAACTGCTGGGGCCTACGAAACCTCGCGTTTATACCAGCCACGGGCGGCTGCTCGAAGATCCTCTCCGCCTCGGTAGGGTTGACCCTTTCGATGGGCCTTGAAAGCTCCATCGGGGTCCGTTCCATACCGGGCGTAGCGGCGACGATCTGCGTCCCCCCCTGGACGGCTGGTGGAAGTTGCGTCCCTCCTTGGATGGGTGAGGTTGGCTCGAAGGACTCCCCCTCCATCGCAGCGATCTGAGCCGACTTCTTCAACACGGCTTGGTTGGCTGGAAGCACTGGATTGGCCTGCATCGCCGGGGATGGGGTAGGCACGGGGACCTCGACCTGACGCTGGTTGAGGGGTTGCCTTGCCTGCATGATCTCATCAGGAGTCGGCTGGTCCTCCTGAGGTAGCGGTTTAGCGACCCTGGGAGCCGCCTCAACAGGCCTTTGAGCAGGTCGAGCCCTTGGGGTTGGGGCCGTGGCTGCCGCATCAGAGGTCGGTTCTGGAGCCGCCTCAGGGACGGCGGTTCCTGCGGGAGGCTCGGGCTCCGCAATCTTGGAGAGCTTCTCGTTGGCAGCCTCCAACTCTACCTTAGAGGTCTGGGTGATGTATCCCAAGTCTTCTCGGATCTTTACCGAGATTTCAACAGGGACATGCCCCTCAAGCTCCTTGGCTTCCGAAAGGAGGCGGCGGTACTTCTCCTCGGGGGTTTCATCAGGGACCGTAAACTTGACCCCTTCCCCAGCCTCCTTTTCAGCCTTGGCGATGACGTCGTTGAACTTGCGGAAGGCTACGTCTATAGCCTCACGACCCCAAGACCCAAGGACATAATCACGCACAAAGGCGTGTCTCTCAACCTTCACTGTCTTAACGACAAGCTTCTTGGTCTTCTCGTCTACATCCTCAACGTCCACTTCAACGAAATCGACCTGACGGAGATCGACTTCGTTGAACTCGCAGACGGCACGGCATAGGTGCTCCCGCTTGAAAGCGTTGAGGTAACCTACGCCCTCGGGGACCTCATCGATCTCCGCGTGTATCGTCTCGTACTCATCTGGACGAAGGCTTTGGAGGACTATGGAGCACCCACTGATGGTGAGTGGCTCCTCAGACCTGCCAACGTTCTGAGCCTTCTTGAGCGCCTCTGTGATCTTCTTCGCTGAAAGGGTTGCCATTCTCTCGCACCTTGGTTTGGGGTGAGGAGAAGGACGGAGCGGTTTGGGAGGCGGTATACATCTTCATCTTGGATTCGGGAGGGGGAGACAATTTGGATCCAATCTGATTTATCTACATTTACATCCGTGGCCGCTTGTCCAGTCTCGTTTCTATGTTGCTGGATTACGCCCCATGTCAAAGGGCTCCAGCAGTCTGGTTCGGAGAGGTTCCACCGGAGAAGCGGAGCGAGTAGCCGGCACCTGCGGAGCCGTTGGCTCCGATCGGCGCAAGGCCAGAGTCGATCCACTCCCCGTAGTTGGAGAACCCGTCGATGACGTCGGTGACCGTGACAGAGCTGTTCTCCGCTACCATGGCCGCATCCGACGTGAACGAGGCGCTGTAGCTGTTGAGCCAGCACCCCTCGTAGAACGTGAACAGAGCCTTGATCGCGTTCGTGGCGAGGTTGGCGACGGCCGTGGGTTGTTGAACCGCCTGCTTGGGCGAGATCGGAACACCGGCGATGTCATCCCGGCTGCTGATCTCGGAGAAGACAAGCTCTTGCTTGAGATCGAACGGCCAGCGGTGATGCTTGAGGGAGCGGACGAGGCCCTCCACGCCACCCTTGTAGCCGAGCACCTGCATAATGTTCACCGTGTACAGGAGCGTCCTGTTCAAGGTGAGGGTCATCGGCTCGGTCACACCCGGCACCAGTTCGGCAACCTGGTCACCGAAGCCAACACCACGGACCGGATCGATCGTTCGGGATTCATCAAACCCGAACTCCGACACGACGCCGATCTGCTGAAACTTCTGTTTGCCAGTCATGTACCCGTAAATCTTGGTCTTTTGACTGACAGCTACACGTGTGTTGGGAGCCGTTCCCATGCGGTAGATGTAAGTGTCGTTTTCGCGAGGAGATCCCATGACTTACGTGCTCCCTTTCCCGTCTTGAATGAGACTCTGCTTTGCGGCCCCGAAGTGGGCTTGAATCTTCTCGGCCTTGGAGGCCAGATCCAAGAGCTGAGGTTGAAGGTCATCGTCGGTCAGGGCCTTCAACTGAAGCATCTCAGCGAGCTTGCTGGAGATGATGTGAAGGTCCATCGTGGCAACCTTGGTGTTCGTTCGAGGGCTGGTCTCGACGGCCTGAAGAGCAGCCTCAACCTTCGTCAACACGGACGTAGCGAGGGCCTCGTTGAGCGTGGCTGTCTTGAAGGTGTCTTCTTCCACCTTTGCTTCTTCGCTTGCCGAGAAGTTGGTTGTGGGGCGCCCGCTAGACAGCGTCAGGAAGGCCTTACGGACCCGAATGAGATAGCCGATGTCCGGGAGGTCAAAGGCGGTCCCAACTCGACCAAGGCCATTCAAAACCCCAAGGAGGCTGAAGAAGACCTTGCCCGTCTTCCCGCTCGTGTAGGCGGCTTGCGCCTTACGAGCGGCTGCCATGATTTCATCCAAACCTTCGAGGACCATCGCGTCCCCGAACTTGGGGGCGGGATCGAGCCCACCAGGCATGGGAACTTCCATCTCTGGTTCGCCGGCAGCCGACTTGAACTTGTCCTTGTTCTTGTCGTTCTGCTTCTTCCACTCATCCGCGTCCTCTTTGGACATGTTCTCGGTGGGGTCGGCCGGCTTACCCTCCTCGAAGCGGGATTCCTTCTCCTCGCTCTCTTTGCTTTCAGCCCCGGCTGCCTTGAAAGAGAGAACAGCTGAGGGCGCACTTGCCATGATTTCACCTTCGTCGGCCACCTTGATGTGGCTGTAGTTACCTTCTTCAATGAGAACCTTCTCGTGATCGGCGATGTCCTTCGCGAGAGCCTCACGGAGCGGCTTCGGGAAGAGCGTCTTAGCCTCTCCTCCGAACTCCTTGGCGTACATCTTGGCGCCTTCATCGACCCAGTACATCCAGAGCTTGGGGGAAAGGTTGTGGTCGTACTTCCCCGACTTCATCTTGCGAAGGATGTTCTTGAGGATGCCCTCCTTTTGAGAGACGAGACGACCCTCGTTGTCCATGTACAGCTCAAGCTCAGTCTTGGCATCCTCGTCGACTGCGCCTTCTTTGGCGATAGGATCTACGGACAACCCGTGAGCAAGTTGCTGGAGGGCCCGTACTTGAGTAGGCGAGGCAGCATTGGTGATGCCTGCTACCAAAGTCTCCAATGCTGCCAACTTGAACTCGAACGGGTTCATCGTGCTTGCGCCTCTGGGAAGGGGTCGTGAAACCACAGGGATAAGACGATTCTCATGCACCGCCCATCGGGACCTTTTGGGGCGCAAAAGGTCCTCCATCTCCGTGAGATCCACAGAGAGTTTCGCCTCCCCTTTGGCGAGGAAAGCATCGAGAACTTTGCGAGCGATGGCCCCGCTCGAAACCAAGCTGGTTACGAACTTCAAAACGGAGACGGACCCGAGCGTGAAGGTCCTTCCGTCCGGTAGATTCACAAAATCCCGGAAGCCGTCTGTGCCCACTGTCACGAGCATCCCCATGCACTAGGGAACCCTGACAACAAGATTAGACTCTCAGGAAGACTCCCAACATGTGTGCGACGAGAACCAGGCTCCCGTCCGAGGGTCCGAACAGGTAGTGCCCCTCAACCCTCCAGTTTGCCTCACCCCCAGAGAGACGCTCTAGCTCGTTGAGGTGGTAGGCCGCCTGGTTGAGGTCAAAGGCTACCTTGTCACTCTTTCGAGAAGCGATCACGTGGCGGAAGTCTCGATCCTCCGGTCCAATGAGGACACCACGCAAGAACCCCTGACGGTACAAGCCCCCCCAAGCATCCAAGGAAGGTCTCTTTGCTTCGGCGAAAACGAACCCGTTAGTTCCCACCTCAATGATCCTAGGCTTCGTCATCAACGGCCCCACGTTGGGCAGGTTACCGTCGATCACATACTCCCGAATCCACTGAGTAGCCGACGCAATGCGCTCCCCCATCTCTTGTTTGGAGACTCCGGTGGGGAAGAAGTCCATCATCCCTTGTAGGAATCTGGCGAGATCGGCATCGACGTGACCCAAGAAGGGGAGTCCCTTCCGATGAATCAGATCCACGACCGTGACAAGACCGGGGGTAGACGGGTGAATCGCTAGGTCCCGGTGAAGGAACAGAGCCACCGCCATGAGGGTGTCGATCCCCTTGATCGACTTCGTTGCGAACGTAAGCGGGAAGGCCGATCCCTCCAGAAGATCCTCGTAGAAGCGGGTCAATGCTCCGGGTTCGCGAGGTGAAAACTCTTCCCCGTGGTGCTCGTAGGCGAAGTTGGAAGGCTCTTCAACCTGAACCCTTGAGGCGCCGGTCTCAAAAGAGATGGCCTTTTCAACCAAGACCGGGGCGGTTGAATCAACCAAGACCTGGAAGTGGATCTCAGCCTTTTGTAGCTCCGCCGATGGCACGGCTAGAACTACACCGTTCGGTCGTACGTGTACCCCGGTTCAATGACGGCCGACTTTTGACAGCCTCCGCAGCAAGGCTGCCCGTCTGCCCGTACCCCTGTACCCCCACAAGCACAAGGCTCGCTTGCCGTTCGAGTCCGGCCGATCGTCGACACCGTGATGAATGATCCGGTAGCGTTGTCTCGACCCCTCCAGACGATCTCCCCGACCGTCAGGACTTGAGCCTGCCCACTTTGGCGTTTTGCCAAGACCCTGTCTCCAGGCTTCACATCGCCTTGGATACGAAGACCCCAATCACCGGATTTGAGCTTGGTGAAGGTGGCATTGGCCTCTGGGGCGCTTCGCTCAGGCTCGGGTGTTGGCTCTGGCTCTGGATCTCGATCTCGTTGCTCGGGCTCTGGATCGCGTTCTGGCGTAGGTTCGGACCGAACCGGGACTCCGGTTGCTTGTGCCTCAAAGACCGCTTCTTTCTCCTCGTACAGCTCAATGAAGTCCTCGACCCGGTCTTGGAGATTGTTCTTCCAACCCTGGGTACGTTTGACGATGGGGGCCTTACCCTTCGTCAGAGGCCAAGACCGGCCTCCCTTCCTAGCAAGGAGCTGAATGCGGATAGCATCGGAACCAACGTCTGCTCCCGTGTCTCGGCCTGCTCCGATCGAGGTCCAAATGCGGATGATGACGTTCTCGCTCAACGCAAGGTCATAGTAGACCTCACGGCGTTCAGTTCCCTGCTTAGGGCGAAGTGCTCGCCAGCTACGCAGGATGAACTTCGCCATCTCTTCGAGGGTTACCTCGGTGAATTGAGCGGCCATACCCTGTTTCTCACGAAGCATTGGACGTCTCCCAGGGGTGTTCCCCGTAAAGATCCATCCCTTCCAGAACGCTTGGATCCGATGACGCTTCCTTGAGGGGGGGCTCTGGCTCCGTAGGTACTGGAGTGGTTGCCTCTTGCTTGGGTACGTTCTCACCTACAGCCAAGCCGGCCTCCATGACGAACGAACTCACTCCGGCCACCTTACCTCCAACTTCCTTAGGGCAAATCACCCGGAGATTCTTGGCTGCTCGGGTCAAGGCCACGTAGGCCAAGCGCCGCTCATCCTCCCAGCGCTCCGCTTCCTTTACCGGATCCGGCGGGGGTTCACCAGGTTTTGGCTTGAACTCCATGGGGAACTTACCCTTCGGCATCTGAACGAAGGTGGTTTTCCACTGTGCGCCTTTTGTGGAGTGGACCGTCCCGAGAAAGACGCCGGGGGGTTTTTGACGCTTCTCCGGGGGAAGAGCGGATTGCTCCTTGTTCCACTTGTCCACGTCCGTCCGAAGGTCCCTCATCTTGGATGTGTACCGGGCCATTTTGGCCGCGAACCCTTGGGGGGTCGTAGGGGGCGTGATGGCGTCATCTTCGTCCGTTGGATCCGCTTGGGCCAACTTGTAAAGGAACGCGACATTCCCAAGACCCTTGGTCTCGTCTTCCTCCTCGTCCTCATCTACAGGCTCTTCATCACCGATAGCATTCCGCAGATTTGCTTGAAGGCTCGCTCGGAAGGTCTGTTCCCTGAAGACACCGCCTTCTATCGTTACGCCTTCCAACCCCAAGATGTCGTCAAACAACGCCTTCGTGGAATACTCAGGGTCACTAGACCTCGCCTTGATCTCACCCAGAGCGAGCGCCAGGTCTTGAATCTTCTCCTCAAACTTGAACCCTTTGCCGGTTCGGGTAAGTCGAGCCAGAGAACTAGCGAGCAACCGGACGAACGTGATGTCTTGGAGGGCCTCGATGGGGTTGATGGACTTGATGGTCTGCCCAACCGTCCTTGCGTAGGTAGAAAGAGCCTGCTCTACAGCCTCAGGGGCCTTCTTCGGATCCGACAAGAAGAAACGGTTGGGGTTGTTGATGGTCTGCCCCAACGCTTGCTGCATCTTATCGAAGTCGGAGCCAGTCACAAGCTGGACATAACCTAGAACCGCCTTGGTCTCAGGTGAGCCCAAGAAGGAGCCGGCCCCACGGCGGGCGTAGGGCACCCCTCGGATAATGCAAGACGTTTCGTAAGCATGCAGCTCCTTGTTCGTACGACACAAGACAGCATGGTCCGTGTAGGACTCCCCGAGGACTTGGTTCTGCTTGATCTCCTCGATAGCCGTGAGGGCGCCATCCACCTCATCATCGGCAACCCGAACATGAACGCTCCCTACTCCGCGCTTTCGACCAGGAGCCGACACTTGAGGGATCGGGACATTCCCATCGTTGTTTGAGATGAGTTGATTTGCTGCATCAACGATCTCCGGCTCACACCGATAGTTAGTGCGGATCACACGAGTCTTCCACCCCTCCTTTTGGAAGAGTTCCTTGAAGAGAGAGGCTTTGGCACCCTGGAACGAGTTAATCGCCTGCTTGTCATCTCCGACAATCCAGCACGACTTCCCATCCTCACCATCCGTGATGTGACCAGAGATCATGTCGATGATGTCAGCCATCAACGTGTTTCGGTCTTGGGCTTCATCCACGATGATGTGGTCGAACATCCCCTGAACCTTGGCCTGGACGGCTGGATTTCGCTTCAGGATGTCCCTGAAGATTTTGAGCATGTCAGTGAAGTCCCCAAGACGCTCCGCCTTGGAACCATGCTTAGCCATGAAGCTCTCGTAGGCCTTTGACGGACAAGGAGGCTTCCAACCCTTACCGTTGGTCCCCTTGAGACCCTCGTAGATTTCGTACCATTTGGCTTGGGCAGCCTCTTCGGAGCTTGTCGCTTGCTCTGCGGCCATCGCAGGGGAGATGTCGTTACCCGACCATTTCGCCTTGCTCATGACGGCGTTCTTCAACTTGGGCGGGGGCTCCGTCTTACCGTAGCAATCTTCCCAAATCTTCTGAACAGCATAGGCTACGTTGTTACCGCCCTCTACGAACCCGGCCCCAAGGGCCGCCTTCTCCACGGGGGTGCCGAACTCCGTGATGAAGCGTCGGAACAGGGAGTGCATCGTTCCAACAGACATCTGTTGGAGGGCGTCTCCACCGGCTGCTCGGCCGATCTTTTCCTTCAGTTCCGTGGCGGCCTGAGTATTGAAACTGGTGACCATGATACGACTCGGGTTGACCCGACGATCACGTACCAAATAGGCAACACGAGCCACCAACGTTGTCGACTTTCCGGCTCCGGCGCCAGCAAAGACCCCAACCCGTCCATCCGTGAGAGCCGCTGCCCGTTGCTCATCATCAAGCCCGCGAAGGGGCTCTGGGATGTTCTGAGAGTTGGAGGGATCGCTGGTAGCTGCCGCTGCCGCTGCCACCGCAATACCAACGACCTGAGACTTCGTAAGGGGTTCATCTAGCTCCCCCGCTCGGTCCATCGACTGACGAGCCGCTGCGGTAGCCTCATCCTGAACCTTCAAGAGCTGCTGGGTCTGAGCCTCTTGGGCTTGCTTCGACGCATCCGCTCCAGAGGATGCCATTTGGTCGATGTTTTGCTCCAGGAGCTTACCCTTCTGGTCTTGAGCTTCCTTGGAGCCAGCCTCGACAACATTGGCTGGGAGCTGACCTGAGACGGCTGTTTTCGCCGCTAGTTCAATCCAACCAGCAAGACGCATGTTACGGAAGGTGAGCTTAGCGAAGAGGTCGAGCGCAGCATCCGCGTTGTCCATCTGAGCGGCGGTCATCGCCTCTCGGACCTGCTTCAAAGCCCTATTGGACTGGAAGACGCCCCGCATGGTGGCGGCACCTCCCCGTGAGAGCAACGTACGCAAACCAAGAGCCCGACGACCCACACCTTGGGGGTTTGTTGCCTTCACTTGAAGGTACTTCAGAAGCATGCGCTTGTGGGTCTCAGTAGCGAGATGCTCCTGAATGAACCCACGGATGCTTTCCAGCTCGGAATCTGCGTTACGAAGGAGCCTGAGCCCCTTCGCAATCACCTCATCGAGGGGGTCTTCTTGGCTCGTAGCCTCTTCGACGTACCGAATGTAGGTGTCGATGGCGAGGAGGAAAATCACGTACTCGGCGACTTGAAGCTCACCGATCGGCTCGTCATCCCCATCAACGTCTTCAACCGCCTCGACAGTTCGGGCGGGACGGGTTGCTTCCAAAGCCTGGCGAACTGCCTGTCGGACATCCATGCTGGTAACCCGTTCGGATAAGAAGTTCAGGTGTGGGTTACACCGTTTCCCCGAGGGACCGCAGCATCACCTTCATCGCCGAGAAAACGGAGCCAGCCGAGTTCTTGAAGTTCTCCAACTGGGGCTTGTATTTCCCCGGATCGCTCTTGTACTTAGAGAGCGAGGACCTCATCTGCTTGACCTCGTCTTCGGTACTATCCAAGAGCCGGTCCAGCTTGGGGAGGTTGACTTCACCTTCGACGGCACCGACCCGGTCCGCAAGCTCCCGAAGTTCCTCAGCCACCCGCTCACGGCTTGGGTTGGGGCTCTCGGCGTACGAAAGAACCCGACGCAACTCGACTTGCAGGTCACGGGAAGTAGCGAGCTTCTTCATCACGAGAGCGGGCTTACAAGTTACTTAACGCCTGACGGTATCGGGAGCTTACCTCACCGATGCCGTCAGGTTATACCAGCCCGTTTACCCGCTGCTAGATTCTAGCTCTGAGGTTGAATGTGAGCACAAGGTAGAGGAGCGGGAAGATCGGCTGGTAGAAGGCCTCTGCCCTCAAGATGGTCGGGTCCTCCGTGTCGACCTGAGCCGAGATGCCCGTGAAGGCCGCCACGATCTCCTGCTGGATGAGCTGCTTGAAGAGTGAGGTCATCGAGACCTCGACTTCATTGACTCGGGAGGACAGGATCTTGGTGCCGACGAAGGCATCGAGAACCGCCCTGGAGTTGATCGACACGAAGTCGGCGATCTGGGTGACCGTCGGAAGCCTCGTGAGCACCGACGTCATGTTCGTGGTGAGACCCTGGCGAACCCGAACGATCGGGTCGAGGTCTTCCAGGAGAGTCACACCAGCCGTTGCCGTCTGGTTCAGCTCCACCGCATCGAGGATACGTGGGATTCGGGTGAACCCCTGAACCCTTCGACGGGTGTAAGGAGTCGCCACGTCAATCGCAGGGCTGCATACGGCACCTGCAACGGCCGCCGCGAAGAACGATCCGTCCACCAAGGTCTCGAAGGTCTCCCCCAGCTCGTTGGAGAGGGTGATGACCGAAGAGTCCGGGTAGAAGGCAACCATTCGCTGGCTGACAAGACCCCGAGCGACCGTTTGGGCCGTCGTGGGAGTCGTCCCACTTGCGAACCCGATGAATCCCATCCGTTCCGACTGGTTGCGGATGTTGCTCTGGATCTCGCAGTGTTGGGTGAGGAACGAGTAGACCGCCGTGTCCGTGGCGAGCGGGATGATGACGTCTGGCTTGATGTTGCCAGGTAGCGGGGTCCCTAGCGCTTGGATCGCGTCGATGAACGACTGAGCCGAGGCTTGATTCGTATTCGGAACCTTGAGGACCTGCTTGACTCCAACGAGGACGGCCCCATTGAGAATTGTCAGGAAGGCTCCGAGCGTGACCCGATTCTCAGCCGAGAGTGTCCCGAAGTTGGCCTGGATCGTCTTGAACTGACGGAAGATCCGGGTGGAAAAGTCCTGCTTCAAGAAGCGGTACGAGATGAAGTAGAAGTCCCCGTTCTTGGGCTCCACTCCACTCGGGTTGAACGTCTGAAGCGTTGCCGTATCGTTGATCCCGACATTCACCGTGTTGGTAACGATGGTCTCCAACCCAGGAATCGAGAGGTACGGTACGGACGGGTTGACGTTCCACGTTGGAGAGACATCCATCGTGAAGAAGCCGCCCGTGTTGTACGATCCATCTGCGCTCGGAAGAACCGTGAACCGAAGGCCAGACCTGACGTCCGTGTACGTCTGACCAGGGATACCCGTACCCGCCGACCCGATGGGGTTGTTCGAGGTGACGACAAAGTTGTCGTAGACGCCTTCTCCACTGTCCCCATCCGTACCTGGAACAATCTGCGTTCCAGTCAGGACGTTGAAAGCCGAGTTGGTTCCCGTCACGAAGGCGATTGCAGACGTTGTACCCAGCACGACGGACTCGATGGTGAGGTACGTCTGAGCGTCGATGACCGATGGGTAGGTCACGGCACCCGTCGCACTGGGCGTCGGAGGGGACCAGGTGGAAACCGCAAAGCCTATGGTATCCATGAGGCGATCGACAACCTCTTGGACTGACACTCGGGTCTGGCTTGCGAAGTCGCCTTCGTTGAAGCCGAAAATCGCATTGGCCGAGCCGTTGAGGATGAGGACAGCGCTCTGGTCGCTGTTGGTGTTCGAGGTGATGCGAATCTTGTTGAGGTTTGCACCCGTTCCAACGCTGGCCGTTCCTTGAGAGGAGATGGCCGCGTTGATATCGATCACAACCAGAGCTGCCGTTGTCGACGCTGGGTTGACGATGGCAGTGAAGTCGATCCCGTTGACCCGGACCTTGAACTCATCACTCACCCCACTCACGACAGAGAAGGGTTGAGCGAGAGTACCGAGAATCGTAGCCGCCTTGTTGACGGCTCCGGTTGTACCGTCTGCCCGCTGGAAGGTCGTGAACCCCAGCGTCGTCTCCGCAGTACCCTGACGGATAGCGGAGTAAGACGTGTGGTCGAACCCTGCCGGAAGGGCGGTTGGGACTGCGTAGCTCCGAAGCACGAAGAACGTGCTGGAAGCACCCGGCCCAGGGATCGGCGTGAACATGTTGTTCGGGGCCGTCCCAAGGAACGTGGCGTTCGCATCGATGACTGCATTGACTGCGGTTGCAATCGCAGCCGGAGTGATCGCCGGACCTGCTGGAAGCGTGACGGTGAGATCGACACCGTCGATGGTGATCTCCAACAAGTCGTTGACGGCTGCTGTGATGAGAACGCCACCACCGCTGAGGGGGACAGCTTGGCTGACGAGATAGCCGCGAGTAGCGACATTCAAGTTGGTAGCGAGCGTTGATCCGCCGTTGAGAACCGTTCGCCAGGTTGCCGACGAAGGACCATAGAAGGAGAACGGTTGGGCTCCCTTGTTCGTGTACACGGCATTCGTAGCCGCACTCACTCCGAAGGTGACCGTGACGGTCTCAGAAACCGGCGTACCCCCAAAGTGGAAGACATCCGGGATCTGCTCCACCCCACGAGGCCACTGGACCGTGTCCACAAGGCCGCCGCCCTTCGACCCGAACCGGACTTGAAGAACGTTCGAGTTGAAGAGGGAACTGAAAACCTCGAACTGACCCGTTCCGATGGGACCGGGAGTCTTGTTGGTGAGGATGTACGTGTCGTCCGCGATGCGGTTGTAATAGAAGGTGGCGAACGCCTTATAGTCAGGCGGGACCGCATCCTTCAAGGTGATCTTGCGGGATACCCCATCGACAGCCAAGACCTTGGCGACTGGACGATTGAGGGCGTCCCGGAGGTTTCGACCCACACGGACCACAACGAGGTCCGGGCGGTTGGAGATGAGGTCTTGGCGCTGGTTGGTAGCCGCAAAGAACAGATCCAACCCAAGGACCGTGTCACGACCGTTGCCGGTCGTCGGGTTCGTGGGGAGGAGGAACTCCGTCGTGGAGGTCCTAGCTGGGACAACCGAGTTGTCGATGAACCGAGCACACTCCGCAAGCCAGAGCTTGTCGTCCACCAAGGTGGGACCGATCTGACTGTCATCAAACAGCTCAGCGCCAGGGGTGCGCAACGTCGAAGAGACGGCGTAGCTGGTACCCCAATGGATGATCGACACGTCCGGGGACGGGTTCGACACCACGAAGTCCTGGTTTTGAATGAAGTCTGCACGACCGGGAGAGATGCCGGCCCGGATCACGTTGGTGACCAGAGTGTTGGGGAGGTAGTCGAACGTATCCTGCCAGGTGTTGGCGAAGTACGTGATGAGGACTTCCGAGCCAGGAGCAGGAGCCGTGGGCAACGTAACCGTGCCGTTCGTCCCATCGACGGAAGCCGGAATCACCTGGACTCCGTTGACCTTGGCGACAACCTTGCTCGGGTCCGTCGTTGTAAGGCCAGCGCTGGTCCCATCTACAATGGGGCGCTGGAAGACCTTGTAGGTAGCGTTACGGGCCGTCTTTTGACCGTTGACCAGACCAAGGATACCGTTCGCGTTGCCATCCCCAATTTCAATTGAGGTAGCCGCGTTGAACTGAAGATGCAGAGTGCCGTCGTTGGCCGTGAAGACACTCGTAGTGAGACCGACGATCGCGGCTGCATCGATCTGGGTCTTGAGGGACGATGCGGTTGCCGCAGGGGCAACCGTGAACGTAACCGATACCTCGGCTCCCCCGTTCACCTTGATCCTGAAGTTGTCGTTCGCCCCAGCGGTGATGTTGAACGTCTGGTAGCCGGGAGTGACGATTTCTGCCGTCGTCGTCGTCACCTGGTCGGACAAGTCGTCCGTGAAGGCCGTGTCGCCCCGGTGGAAGAAGTAGGTGCAACGAACGACGTCCGTTGGTTGCGGAGGGACTTGGAGGATGACTTCTCCGGTTGAGCCTCGGACGGCTCCAACCGCCACCGGGATCCCGTTGACCGTCACGGTCACGGATCGGACGTCGTTGGTCGTTCGACCGAATCCTTGCCCATCTACGATGGGGAAATTCCGAATCTTGAACCGCGTCCGAGTCCCATCATTCACCCCAAGAATGGGGTTGGCCGGGTTGGAGTCATCGACAATCCAACGGACCGTGATGTCCTCGTTGACGATCTGCTGGTCAAGAGTCGATGACGAACCTCTCACCATCTCCAGGTCGAGCTGCTCCAGCTCTTCCTGACCCACACCAATGACGGTGGGGATGCGAAGGCCTGCGATGAGCGCAGCCACATTCGCTTCCGTCAAAGTACGAGAGTAAACGCCAGGAGGAACGTACGTAGTGAAGGGGCCCAACGCCATCTGAATTTCTCCTCAGTGTCAGGGATCGCTCAATTGGATTCGATCTTCATTTTCGATAGAAAGATGAGCGTTCTGGATCTGATTCGATTGGATCTTCATCTTCCGGTAGAACCGGGTGGCGTTTCTTCGTCAAGGTTACAATACAAGGGGATTACCGAAGACTGAAATTTACCCTCAGGGCTTGGGTACGATGGGTTGGTTCTCCATCGTAACGGCGTAATCGACGAGATTTTCGCGAGCTGTCTTACCCCCAGGGCTCATCGCATCGTACTCAACAAAGCCATCCCCGTCGGAGCGGAGTAGGGCGCCGGACCCACCTTGCTCTCGGACTTGCTTCTTGACCTTCTCTCGCTCTCGGTACTCCGACCAACGTTCTTCCGCACTACGACCCACGATCTTGTCCGCCGTAGGGTAGTCATGGTCGTGGACGCCTGAGTTCGCTGCCGCTCCGTTCCCAGCCGAGAAGGCATGGGAGAAACCGTTACCCATAAAAAGGCGAGGAGCCTCCTCTTTACAGGCAGGACATGGATGTGTGGGGTGATCCCCCATTTTCAACGTTCGCTCAAACCTGGTCGAGCAACTCTGGCAATCAAAGTCGTACTTCGGCACGTCAGGCCTCCATCTATCTTCATTTATGCGATTCGTTCGTAGAAGTTATTGCGTCCCACGATGACAGGCACCGTGGCAAAGAAGAGCCCAGCAGGAGAGGGCTCATCCAGTCTTGTGGGTCTCCCACGCCGATCTGTGGTCACGGCAGCTTCGGCGGCTTTTGTCGCAGTCACCGCCTTGCTGATTGTGAATGGGAGAGGGATGTGAATCTCCCAGTCCGCTTGAAGCTGCAACGACAAGGAGGCGTTGTAGAAGTAGAGGTCTCCCGTCTCATCGTAGGTCTCCTCTGCCTCGCCACCCATTGACACATCGATGATCTCGATTCCCTCAAAGGAGAGGGACGCTCGTTTCTCCCCCCAAAGGGACATGACGAGAAAGTCCGCAATCTCCTCCATTTGGATGGGGTCTTGAGAGATGACATCAAGGTCAAACGAGGCTTCAAACCGCCCACCAAAGGCGTTGGCCGCATCCACCCGATCGTCGTAAACAACGATCGCCATCTTGTCCCCGGGCTTGCCTCGTTTACCGAAGGCCATGACCACCCCTGGAAGGGTGGTCCAGTCCGCAGTGTTCCAGCGCCACTCAATAGGACCGATAGAAGGGGCCGCGTAACGATAATCTGCGGTCAAGATAGAGTTGGGTTGCAACCTGGTCTTGATCTTGATGGCCCCAGTCGCGTAGTTGACCTCAAAGTCCCTACCTTCAATGAGAAGAATTTGACGGTCTTCCCAAATGCGAACCGTTCCCGCAACGGGTTTTTGCGAAAACTGGGCCTCGGTTTCGATACCCGACCGAACCTTGAGTAGAGGCTCATCCGTCGCTGTCAAAAGAGGGTCGATGACGAACGTTCCCAGCGTCCCTTCCATGGTGGGGGCCGTCAAGCATTCGATGTAGTAGACCCCAGAGGCCGTTGGCATCCGGTCATCGTTTTTCCGAACGCAGGGGAGGTCTTCCTTGGCCCATTCGAGAAGGTAGGCCGGGGAGTCCAGGTACGCGAGCATCACGTGACTTGCGACCACACCCACAAAGTTCTCACTGGATAGCTGGACCTTGTTGGCGCTGGATCCCTTGACGACGATTCCGAACTGGGGACGCTCATCAAAGGCATATTTATTCTGAATCCACGGTACGATCTTCTGGTAAACGGGGTGACGGGAGAAGCTGTCTTGTAGCTCAAGGATGAGACGCCTCTTGAGGCTACTAATCAAATAGTAGTACATCAGGCCGCTCCCGACAGTAACTGGGGCAGGGCCGGCTGCTTTTGACGAGCCTTAGCGCACGGGCTGCAATGCCCGGACTTGTCCCGTTCCATCGATCCACACTTCCTACAGGGCCGCATTGTAGCCTATCACCCGTCGTGTTCCTGCGTAGCGAGCACGAGGAGACCTTCGGCAACCGCCGTCATCGGGTCTTTCGCCTGACGAATCTCAGAGATTTCGATAGGGAAACCCTTCTTCTTGATGGCCATGAACTCCTCTTTGAATAGGTCCATGAACCCTTCGGCTAGAGAGGTCCCACCGCTGACCACGAAGGGGACGGCATCAGGGAGGGTGACCTTCCCCTGCTCCCGCCTGAACTGAATCGCGATCTTCTCCAGGCAATAGGAGATGAGGCTTCGGATGTAGAGAGCGATGGCTTCCGCGTCCCGGTTACCCTTTCCAGGGTTGGCGAGGTTGAAGCCGCCCTTCTCCTTGGTCGAGCACATCCGAGTCGCCGTTGAACCGACGGCCTTGGCGGCATGAAGGTCGATCCAATCACCCCCACGAGCGATGGAGAAGTCCATCCCCATCATCGTCTGGTAGGAAAGGGCAACGTTGCACATGCCCGAGCCGAACGAGACAGCCAGCCCGGAAAACTGCTCTTCCGCACATTGGCTGTAGATGATGGCCATCGCCTCGTTCATCGGGTGCGGGGTATATCGATGCTCCGTGATGATCTGCTTGAAGACCTCACGGTGATAGGCCACGTCCTGATCGGGGACGTCGATGGGTTCGGCCGGCACGCTGTAGTAGCAGTGCTCGCCAACCTCAAGGGCTTCTCCAAGAACTTGGAGAACCATCATCGAGAGGATCTCTTGCGACTCCAGCTCACCGGGGGCGATGAGGCCCTTTGCTAAGGGCCGGCGAACTTCCCTCTTGAAGAGGTTCGCCATGTTGAGGGCACTGTCCCCGATGACGATGAGCTGTCCGTCCTTCTCGACGTAATTCACCTTGGACATCTTGAGCGCCTTCTTGGCGTCGATCTCAAGGTCGATGAAAGCGTCTCGGACCCTCTTCGTTTTCACGTCCGTCCCGTACTGCCGGGCGGACACGAGGTTCATGGTGCCTACGTCTAGCCCGACCCCCAGCACAGCATTCGATTCATTTGCCATATTCATATCCTTTTTCATCTGGTTTTAGCGGGGTGAACCCGAAAGCTAACGACGTTTCCAGAGATCAGCCGCCGTCTTAGGTGCCGGCTTCCCTCTTTGGAGGAGCAAGTAAACGTGCTCCTCGTGCTTGTCCTCAATCCCAGCAAGGAGGTTATCTGTACCACGTGAGAGCCGGTCGACTTGCTCCAAAGAGGCAACCATCTGCTTCACGCAGTCCAAGAACCATCGTTCCGCTTTAAGAGAGGTCGCGATGAACGAGTCGGGGTTCTCACCTTCCCCGAAGGTCTCCCCGTCCCCACAGAGGGCCTCCACTACCAGAGCCACTTGCTTGGCTTGGGCACCTGGATGGATCATAGACAGCGGGCTGCCTTGACCTACCGCCCGCTCCGCAACTTGGTCGATCTCTCCAACTACATCGTTGTAGAGGCGATCAAAGAGCAAGTGGTCCGCGTAGAAAACACCACCATACGTGAGCCAGTGGTGGCTTTGGTGGACCATTGCAAGCGACCGAAGGAGCGTCAGGATGGCGGGAAGAACCGCCTCGGGGGCTGCAATTGTGGCCTCAAGGACCCCCGCTACCACTTCTCGAACCGAAGCTACTCGACCCTTAAGCTCAGGGAGGTAGGGCGGTCCTTGCGTGTACGGGTCGTAAGATGAGGGATCCTGCCAAATCGAATGGGAGGCATCCTCGGAAGGTGTTACGGGAGCAAATGGGTAAGCCCCAACCTTTTTCCACGCAAGAGGGTTCACTTGAACCTCTGCTCCATCTGCTTGGCGACGAGCGCTGCCTTTTCGGCGAGAGTCTTGATCTCAGGCATCACAAGAGCGAGCACCAAGGTGGGGTCTTCGGTTCGCCCCACGCCAACCTTTTTCAGGCGAGCAGACCTCTGAGCCGCCTCTTTGAGGCCTTTGACGACCTCTCCGAACTGATCCGTCAAAACCTTGAGGGCTGGGTGGCTCTCCCCTTGGTCAAGGATCTCCGCAGCCATTTCCCACTGCTCTTCGGAGCCTGAGACAATCGCTACTTTCCCCCCTTTAGGGGGTAGCCTTGACGGGGTGGCTTCCTTGTTCTTCAGTTCCTTACCAACATCATTCAGAGTCGATTTATCGGCCTTGGGGGTGAAGCTCTTGCCGGAATAGGGACTCTTGAGCGTCCCCGTCATCTTCTTCGGGAGGAAGAACTCCTTGCCGTCCCCATCGACATACTTGAAGAGAGCGCCTTTGACTTTGGCACCCTCTTCCTTCAGTTCCTTGCCAACATCACCCATCGATGAGCGTTCTGGCTTCCCCGTGAAGCTCTTGCCGGAATAGGGACTCTTGAGCGGACCTATTTTCTTCTCCGGTAGGTAGAAATCCCCACCCTCTTCATCCGTGTACTTCCAAAGCACGGCGGCCGAAGTCTTCTCGATGAGATTGGCGGTACGATCGAGAAGGGCCTGCTTGGGATCGGTTGTGAGCATGGATCGTCTCCGTAAACCCACCCCGCATAAGAACTTTCAGACGTACTGAGCCTTTCATTGACCGCCCTGCTGAGACTTCAACCGACGAAGAGCATTCTTCGCCTGTGAGACCCCACCGGCTTCCGCAGTGGTCTCCTGAACCGCGATTCGAGAAGCATCAACCCCGTCCGGCTTGATTTGAGAGGGTATGAAGTTGGGAGCAGCCTCTTCTTGGAACTCAGGCAAACTAGCCCTGGAGCCTTGAACGACGGTCTGCATCACGGTCGGTCGGTCCTTCAGGAGAGTGAGCATCTGGTTCAACTTCTCGTCGGTCGAATTGGCAGCTTGAGCTTCTTGCTCCAAGCGGACCTTTTCTGCTTTCACGGCCGCCAGCTCGGTTTGTAGTCTTACGTTCTCTTCTTGAAGCTTAGCCTGGTCTCCCTTGAGAACCTGGTTCTCATCCGTGAGCCCGTTGGTCCGGCTTTGAAGGGCGTGGGCCAAGTCATTGGCGAACCGCTCCTCTTCCACTGCTGGGGCTCGGGGGGATTTCTTGTTGAAGAGTAGGCTGTTGATGTTGAGCTGAAAGATGATCCCTTGGGAAAGGGCTCGATGGAGGTCGATCGACCGGACGACAAGGTCAGCCGGGACTGTAACCGCATGACCCTTGGGGACCGAGAAAGCGATGTCCTCGATGATAAAATCCGAAGTCACCCCGCAAACGACCATATCACCCGTGTTCGTCATCTGGATGCACCTCTGGCCGCTCGTGAGGCAGCCGCTTGAATCTCCTTGACTACACGCTGACGAATCAACTCTTTAGCTTCAACCTTGGCCTTCTCAACGAAATCAAACGGCCCTCGGCCTGGGTGGATCCACTTCCCATCCTTCATGGACCGGGCCGAAGCAGTACGAAAGATCAACTCCCCCGTTTCCGTGATGATCGGGATCGGACGTCTGGCTTTCACAAGCCACGTCATCTGACCCTTCTTTTGGCCCCGGAGCATCATGGCGAAGGCTGGGTGGTTCGACATGATTGTCAAGGACGAGGGGCCAACTTGAACGGAAATGGCCTTAGAAAAGGACTTCTTAGCTCGATCAGAGAAGGTCGACTGGAGGAGCTTCTTGCGGACCCGATACAGGATCTCCCCCTTCATCAACTGAAGGGCTCGACTAGGGGAATCGGAGATCCCCTTAATTAAAGGCTTGCCGTAGATCGAGGAGATGCGATCCATTAGGAGACCCTACACGAACCGAGAAACGGCATGGGCAACCTCCAACAAGGAATACCCCACCAAAAATAGAATGCCGTAGTTAGTGTTCTCCCAAGCTTTAGTTCGGCCGCGAAGCTCACGCTCATTCCCGATGCCGGGCTTCTCCGTGATGTCCCGACCAGCCTCCAACTCAGGCCCCGTGGGGCCGAACTGGGTAGCAGCAAACTTGATAGGATCTCCGGCTAGAACCTTGTACCGGATGTCCTTGTCGTCAAAGCTGCCGATGGAAAAGTGCTGCTGGAGAAGGTTGCCTCTGTTTGAGGGCATTCGGACCGGACCGATCGAGTAGCGGTCCCCATTGATCTTCAGGATGAAGTCTCGCTGGGACAGGAGCGGAGTCGGACCCGTCCAAACCTCATACGTGTGGACCGTGGTTCGCCCATGTTCCGTTTGTCGGATCGCCGTCTCGGCGTCATCAGGAGCAACGATGATCTCGTAGGGTCCTTCGTAACCCCCGACGATCATCGTACCGAAACAAGACAAGCAATCCGCCTGAGCTTGCTTGTGATGGAACGATACACAAGGGCACGGAATGCCGACGTTCTTCCGAAGAAAGACGCTGACTCGTTCGCCGCCTTGTTGGAGAATCCAACGGTTCCTACGGATGGCCTCCCGCCAGATGTAGTCGAGCTTCTCCGTCTCGAACGTGTTGGTAGCCGCTGCATGCTCCAGGGGGGTTTCAACGAGGTCCTGGGGGGTCACTAGCGAAAGGTTGCACCCTGTCGGTACCCCAACCGTGGTTACACGGTAGAAGATGCGTTGGTTCAAGTCCGTTTTGAGGAAGGACCGTGGGTACCGATAGGTGCAGGTCACTCGACTTTGCTGGGTTGGGACGATTGGAGGAATCGTCTGCTGGCGGCCAACATCCGTGTAGGTATTAGAGTCTATTTCGATCTCACCCGTGTTGCCGGAGACCTTGAGGACCCGAACCTGAACCCCATCCACGTAGACCCACACATCACGAGTGTTGTTCGTTGGGATGTTTCGAGACCCTTCGGCAACAAGGGGTGTGTGAAGAGTCCTGAAGACGTACCGAGGAGCATCCATCCCACTTGCAGAGCAATCACCAAAGAGGGTGAACTTGTCCGAGACGTCCTCTTCTACGATCAGCTCGTTGTCCGTCTGGTCTCTCCAGAACGTAGAGCCAATAGGTAGGTCCGTGATTCGCTCGTAAGGTCCGAACTCGGAGTCAAACGAGCGGTACACGTTGACCCCAAGCAAGTGGAACCTACTGTTCAACGTGAGGATCGCGGGATCATCCCATCGAAGGTCGATGACCCCTCGTGTCCCATCGAGCATGAACAGGTTGAGCGGGGGAGCCGGCCACGGAAGCTTCGTCAGCTCCAGTAGTTGTGGCGTCCTATCTCGCTGCCCAACATCAGCCACGACCGCACCCCCTCCCTTGAAGATAACGGTCGAGAGCCAGGTCCGCCATGGTGCCTCACCAGAGGCACCTGATAGAGGGATCCGTCAGGAGGCTTTAGGGGCCCCGTTTTCCTGAGCTTGAGCTTTTTCAGCTTCCTTCTTGGCCAGCATGTCCGGAGTGACGCCATGGATGGGGTTCATCTTGCCCGTCTTGCCGTCGATTTCGACCGGGAAGTTGGGCGGGAGACCACGGGACAGAAGAAGACCCTCAAACAGCTTTTGCCGCTCTGCATCGACGTTGGCTGCTGCCCGAAGCACGCGAACTCGCTCTTGTTCCAAGTCGAGAAGCCGCTCTGCGCACTGCATACGGGCTTGCTGGAGCTGTCCGAACTTCCCCAGTAGCTCCGGCTCAACCGGATCATCGAGGGTCAGCTTCTTGGCTTCGGGGTTGGCAGGGGTGCTCATCTTCATCTTCTCCGAGTCTTGATTTATGATGGCCCTTGATGGGACGCACCGGGGGTTAGCGATAAAAGGATCCTGGTTTCAACAGTCAGAGGTTTCCTGACCCTACACCGCTACCATTAAACGCCCATGAATTTTCGCGGGGACAGGACTCCCCTCCCGACATAGGGGCCGAAGGAGCTTCGGATCCCTGCTCCGTACTTAGGCTGCTGCAAACCCTTGACGAACTTAACCGTGGCCTTGGCTCGCTCAAGCTGCTTGTCGAACAGGTCGCTAGCCCCTGACTTGAGGGATTCGTACTTGCTCGACTTGTCGATCGTCAAAGAAATTCCACCGATCGAGTAGTCGAACTCATCCGCCACCCAATTGATCTGAAGGGCTTGGAGGGCGTAGATCATCGCTCCGGTGAGGAGGAGGGTCTTCCACTCTGGGCGATACTGCGCCATTTGCTCGATGTTACCAAAGGGGGTACGAGGAGGCGTGGCGATGACCATGTCCAGGGATCGATCTAAGTACTCCAGCAACTCAACGTCTTCCCAGATGTAGCCAAAAACCCTGCTGAATTGGTTGACTGTCTCCTCGTGGGCGGGGGGCCTGAATTTGTAGAACTTGTCCGGGTTTTGGTCCCTGAGCAGCATCCGAAGACGGTTGATGAGTTCGATTTCAAGCGGGGAGTAACATACGGGCATCGCTGTCTCGCGATCACGTACGTTGAACTCCTGCACCACGGTTTGAAGAGGCCCGCCAACGATCTCACGCATAACCCAACGGATTCGGTAATCTCCGAGGTTAGCATCCAGAGGAATGATGAGGCTGGCGTAGTATTCTCCAACCGTTGGGTTCAACGGGTTCCTCTTGGGGGTACCTACGAGCACTTCGAGGCCGGTCGTGAAGTCGTAGATGGCGTAGTAAATTTCAGCCGCGTTGATAGGGTGCCCTGACGAGTTGGTCAGGAAGAGGTTGAGGTCGTCTCGGCCTAGCTGTTGTCCTCGAAGGAAGCCTACACCCATGTCACCACCCGTACTTTCCGCAACCGGATGGGGTCAAGCACTTCCATTGGCAACTACCCACGGGGTTCAAGTTGGTGCAGCCACAACCCCCAGAGGAGCAACCACAACCAAGTCTCTGGTATGTGACACCAGGGAGGTATTGAGCCGTATCGAAGACCTTGAACCCGAAGCGGTCGGAAGCGAACGGAGAGCCGAATGACTCCTGAAACTTCCACTCTACGAACCAATCCCCTGGTTGACCGCACTGACCAGCAACCCCCGAGACGTAGTACTCCCCGATGTCAGCGTTCACGGGGGTCCGGTCACAAGGGCCAACCCGCATCGGTGCGCAAGCCCCCTTGGAGTAACGGAAGAGCGTGAATGTGACCTTAAAGGGGCTGACGGGGTTACCTGCTGTGTCCGTGATGAAGATGGGGAGGTCCCCTCTTTGGAATACATACCCCCACTTGAAGATCCCAGGGCTGACGGATCTAGCAATCATTCTTCTCACCCGGCCCGATAAAAGAAGCCTTCATCCCGCTTCCAAGGGCCACCCCACCCGAAACAACGTCGTAATCCTGAGCTAGGATCTGAGATCCAACAGGGTAAGTGACGAGAAGACGCCAGTAACCCACGGCGTTGGGGCGCCAACGAACGCTGTAGGGGCCGTTTGGACCGGGAATCTCGTGCCAGTAGACCTTCCCAGAGACGACCTGCGGGTCCAAGATCCCAACACCAGATACGAGCGCCCAAGTGAGCAGAGAGTTGTTGAAGAAGACCTGAAACACGACCTGACTGATCGTCAACCCGGCCTGTCGAGTGAACCCGTCAAGTTGAAAGAAGTCCGCCTGGTCGTAGACAACCTGGTTGGACTGTACCAGTCTGCCTCGGGTTGTGGCCATCCATTACCTCACCCTCGCCAACTGTCATCGAGGACGAAGTTTGGGTCCTTGATCACGCTGTAGAGGCCCTTAACGTAGGATTCGAGGTCCTGCGTATACCCGTAGGTGTTTGCAGCCGCGTGGAGCTTCTGGGTTGCCGGAGCACTCTTCGCTTTCAGGTGGTCGATCTTGTTCGACTTCAACTGGCGAATGCCCCTCTCCATCATCTCCAGCGTCGCCCCTCGGGCGTCTGCATCATCCCCCTCGGAGTCTTCAACGAGGGTAATGTACGACTTCAAGAGACCCTCGGCCGCCTTTACGGCTTTATCGCTGTTCTCGAATAGTTTGTCGTAAGCTCGGTCGAACTTCTTTGCCGCAGAGCTGTCGGCGTTCTCGACCTTCTTCTTCAACGACTCCAGCTCAGAAAACAGCTTCTTGTTCTCTGCGAATCGAGCTTCCGATTGATCCGCAGCCTTCCCGGCTGGAGCGTGGTTGACACCCCTCGATCCTTGCCGCCCCAGGAACCTGGAAGCCACACGGCGATGGAGGAGGGCATCTTGAAACGCTCGAAGGGGCTCAGTCACGGGGTTCTCCGAATGAAAGAAGACCGGAGACCGAGAACACCAGGAGCCCCAGCTTGAGGGACCACGTCGTAAGAGAGTGAAACAGCCTGATCAAACGCAGGGTAGGTAAGGATCAAACGCCAGGGGCCAACCATGTTAGGGAAGAATCGAACATTGTAAAAGCCCGTAGAAAACTCCGTCCAATAGACCTTGCCCGCTGTGACTTGGATGTCTGGGATCCCTACCCCAGACACCAAGGCCCACGAAAGCTGGTTGGCCCCCGCGTAGATCCGAAGAACCAGATTGCCAGGTAGGACATCTTGCGAACGAGTCTTGCCGTCCACCAAGAAGAGATCGACTTGGTCAAGGACCGGCCGTCCCGATTGAACCACCCGTAAAGGGGGTGAATGTCGAACAGGCGCAGCAAAGCCCGTGACCACGGTGAGGTTGGCCCCCATCGTGGCTGATCCAGCGATTCCGGCTGTAGCCTTGAGTTGAACTTGACCGTCGGCTGTAAGCGTAGAACCGCTGGATAGATCCGCGTCGATGTTGACGATGGGCACAGGTGTCTTTTACGGAAGGTGACCTATTACCCTTCGGAGACCGTAAGTGCTCCGATGGCAAACGACACCTGGTCGCCCGTACCGACGGTCTTGGGGGTGCCAAGGACTCCCTTGTAGAGCATGTTCCCTACGGTCAGGGCATCCAGGATGGCCGTATGGGTGATCGTCCCCCAGGGGGCCGTCGCTACCGGGAAGGTAACAGCGACACCGTTCGAGACCGAACCCGCCGAGATCGTTCCCCAGGAGATGGACTGACGGGCATACGACCCACCAGAAACCTCAGCCGCCTGCGAGCCCGTATCCGTGGGATCGGCCGTGAAGAGACCGGAGTACACGGTTGCTGGGAACGTGTAGGTGAACTGAGCGTTGTTCTTGAGGACTCGGTCGAGAACGCGGTCCTCCAGGAAATCGGTCTTTGCGGTCATCTGAGCATCTCCTCTTTACGTGGGCTTTGTCTCGGAGTACCGAGCAAATTACTTAGGTTTGAAAGGTTTTCTGGGCGGATTGAGATCAATCATCCCGTTGTTGGCTGACGGGGTCTTGTTCTTTGACTTGCCACTACCCGTCGCATCAATGAATTGTTGAAGCGTAGTTGCCCCGTTGACCGAGGGCATGGGAGACGGTGCTCCAGGGTGTGGTGTCCAGGTAATGTCCGCTTGGAAGAAGGTTCCACCGGCTTGAAGATTCGCAAGGATCAACCGGGTAACAAGAAGGTCACCGACTGTGAACCCAGACCCAGAAGCCGCCAAGGTAGCAGTCAGGAACGCAATCAACGAGGTGTTGAGGTCTGCACTTCCAACAAGGGAGGCACCCAAGGCGAAGGCGGCCTTTACATCCGAGGAGAATGAGGTGTCTCCTGCAAAGGCAGCTTGAAGAGCAAGAGTTGCAAGGAGATTTGAAGCGTAGGAAGCGTCCCCTGAGAGGGTAGAGTTCACAAGGAACGCAAGTCCTGCGTCTCCAGACTGGGAAGCACCACCAGAGATTGTAGAGCCCACAGGGAGCGCTAATCCTGCGTCTCCAGACTGGGAAGCACCACCAGAGATTGTGACACCCAACGGGTAGTTGGCCGTCGCATCTACGGTTTGCGTAGATGACCCATCCAGTGTCGCGTCTACGGCATGATCCGTCATGTAAACCTAGCTCCGCTTCATCCCTCGAAGGAGGTTTTCCGAGGTGGGTTCAAAACGATCGTCACCGCATGTTCCGTCGGAGGCTTCAACCGTTCCTTACTCAAGCCCAAAGAATCAATGAATTGTTGAAGGGCAAAGGCATTGTTGAGCGTTGGTTTCGGTGTGGGGGCCGCAGGGTGGGGGGTCCAAAGGACCCCCGCCGCTACCTCGGATTGACCAACCATAGTTGAGGTGACGAAACGGACACATAGAGGGACCGCAGTAATGTCTGAAATACCAGTCAGAATGGCGTCAATTAGATCCGTGAGTTGAGGAGCTGTGACCGTAGAGTCACCCGCCAATGTAGTTGTCTCGGCGTAGTTGACGGACATGGCCGAGATGAAGTCCGAATCTCCGTTCAACACAGCATTGATGGTAAAGGTCAACAAAACATCAGAGAGAACGGAGCCGCTCCCACTAAATATGGATGTAAGGGCGTATATAGCAGTCATGCCAGCGACCACGGATGCGGCTGCATCGGCATCTGCGAGACCCAAATTAAACTGATCGTAAAGAACGGGGACGTAGAAGTCACCTTCCCCGCTCATCGAGGAAATCGCAGCTAGCTTGAGGACGATCTCTGAGGTTACAGAGGCGTCCGCAAACAGCGATGTGGTTGTCCTGTAGTGAACCGTCCCGTTAGCCGAAACATCACCAGAACCAGACAAGGTGGCTTCTGGGAGTAGGATCTTGGTAAGAGTTTGGGTGACCGTACCTCCACCACTCAAAGAGGCATCGACCAAGATTGCAAGCACAGCGCTGGCTGTAACCGAAGCCCCCCCGGCTGGGCTTGAGGTTACGAAGAACCCGAGACCGATCGAACCTGAAAGGGTGGCTCCTCCTGGTACAGAAGCAGTAATCGCAAAGTTTTGACCCAGCGAGGAAGTAACGGTACTTCCACCTGAAAGAGCCGCTGTGATCAGGTCCGTGAGTTGAGGGGCAGTGAGAGTGACCCCACCTGATAGCGAAGCGGTTACCCCGTAAACAATGGAGAGGTCTGCAAAAAGGGTAGAAGAACCTGCAAAGGAGGCGTCTGCCGCGTAGGCTACCCCTGCATCCGCTGTTTGGGTTGCCCCCCCTGAGAGAGTGGCGTCGACATCAATCGGGGCGGTCCCAAGTTCGAGATCGCCTAGTAAGGCATCTCCAAGAACGCCAGTGTCCCTATCGGCCATCGCTCAGGCCCTCAGGGTTCGTGAGCGTGGTCGTTTCCGTCGGCATGGCCCCTACCCCTAGAAGGGGTAGGCAAGCATTATCAGGGGGTAGATGGCGCCGAACGAGAGCCCCATCTCTCAAGGTATTCAACGGCAGACCGCAACACCTTCAAGTCGTCCTTCGCGTACCCGAGGACGAGATTGCAGTTCCGGTGGATGAGGCCCCTCACACACTTACCGCTCTGCTCTGTCCCTAGCTACACACTCGGAGACGTGGCACTTCTTGCACTGAGACCAGAGCTTCCCCGTCTTCTTGTAGACGTAGAACTCGGACTCGGCCTTCTCAATCTGACACTTGGTACATCGCCTCATGCGACGAGCTTACACCGCCCATCCCATGTGACAAACGTTTATCACCCCATATGGCAGATACTCTTCAATGATTTTATGGCGTTCGCATACGGCTGCGCCGCTACCTTGGCGGTGTTGTTGAACCAGCCGGTCTTCAACTCGTTGATGTCGGCGATAGCGGTGTCGAAGACGAAATAGACTCGGTTGTTCTCCCGGTCCGTTCGGGTCATCTCGACTCCAGCCGTCTGGAGGTACGCCGCGAAATAGAGATCGGGGGTCCGAAAGTCCTTCGGACTTGTTGTCGTCTTCGCTGACATTTCAGCCTCATCTGATCTGGTTCTTACGTTCATGTGCGAGATTCAATCTGGGTATGGGATCTGGATTTACATCATATATTTGAGGGGCTCCGGGTCAAACCGGAGCCCCTACGAGCCAAGCATCACGTCAGGGCGACGGCCGCCGAAAGCATGTCGTTCACCTGAACCCGAGCGAAGGTCGTCGTGTTGGCGATGCCTGGAACGAGAGCTGCCGGGATGTTGATGATGGTACCAGCCACGTTGATCGAGCCTCCACCGGCAACGATCTGAGCCTGAGTGAGCCTCTTGGTCCCATAGGAGGGCGTTCCGGTGCCCGTAAGGACAACCGTGAAGGTGAAGAGCCCGTACGGACCGAGATCCGTTCCGGTGATCCGTAGGTCACCCGCTCCTGGGGTATCCTTGTCCGCCGTCGTGATGACGGGAGCCGCGAAGGCGAACGGGGTTGAACCATCATCTTGAACGATCGAGATGGCGGCTCCGTTGGCGAGGGCTGGTTCCCGACGTGGATCCGGGTTGAAAGTGGCGGCTCGATAACCCGCCAGGTTGCCGAAGAGGTAGCTCTTCTTGACCGCATCCGTCTCCACGAACTGCGGAGCCAAGAGTTCTTGAAGGGCAGCAACTTGCGTTGCTGTAGCTCCTCCAAGACCCGCTACACCCGTGATGGTGGCCGAAGCCACGTTCACGGGACCACCAACCGGAACGGTCGCCGTGATGAGCGTCGCCGCTACGGTCACGAGACCCTGAGCCTTCAAGTACGTCTGGATGTTGGTCGCGTTGGGGCGTCCAACATACCGAGCGTTACCACGAGACGCTTCAGTCGAAGAGTTCGACTGCGACTTGGGCTCCACATCGGCGATGAAGAGTGCCTTACTGATGTCCCCACGAATGACTCCGACGCGCATTTGAACTCCTCCTGACCCTAGACGGGCTCTAGTTTACCTCTCGCCTCGTCGATCTTCAGAAAGCGAAGGATCTCTCCATACGCCGTGTAGAACTCCGAGACAGCCTGACCGAAGGCCAGATGATTCGCACGCCGAACGAAGTGAGCCCGCTTGAGGATGAGCCCCATCTTCCTCATGAGCCGAAGAAGACGCTCCGCCCGATCGAGCGTTTGAAGCTCGTTTTCCGCTTCTTTGAGGCGGTTGTACCGGCGGACCATGTCGTTCATCAATTCTTTCGTTTGCAGCTCAAAAAAGAGGTTTTGAGGGCGCCACTTGTTGTCGATCCTTTGGAATGAACCAAGTTCCTGATCGATCAAATCTCGAAGGATAGGCGCCCCCACGTTAGGCTCACGTCAGGACCACAACAGCCGTGAGCTGGTTGTCGGCCTTCACTTGAGCGAACGAGGTCACCAGAGCCAACCCTGGGACCAAAGCAGCCGGGATGAAGATGGAGGTTGCCGCCACCGTTCCACCCCCAGTGATGATCTGAGCTGCGGTCCGGGTGATAGCACCCGTCCCCGTGAAGAAGACGGTCGTGATGTCGGGAGCGAGCGACGTGAAGTTCGTCCCCGTCAAGGTCACATCCCCGGCTCCGGGCGTACCAAGATCCGCAGTTGCCAGCGTGGGGGCTGCAACGTCGGCGGCTACGAACGAGGTGACGGTGAGGTGCCCAGCCGTTTGAAGACCTTTGATGGTCCCCCTCGCCTGAGACATCAGGACCCGATCGCTCTCAGCGACGTCGATGTACCCAGCGACGGTGATATCCCCAATCTTTCGACGGGGGATGTAGCACCTCTGCTTGTCGAAGTTCACCCCAGGGGACTGGCTGTGATCAGTCCCCAATTGGGAATTCCCATCCCGCTGGTAGCGCTTGGGGGCTCCGACGAGCCGCTTGGCAGTCTTGTTGGCCAGCCGGTCATCGATATCGTTGATCAGCAAGGCGCCTTGCGCAACCTGGGTGTGGGTCAGCCTCAGCATTTCGTCTGCGCTCCTACGAGGAAGGGTTCATCGAAGGAGCGAGCATAAAAGGATCCGCCGGGCTAAAAACGAAAGGGGGTCCTGGTTTAGAACCAGGACCCCCTTTAGGTTGGATCATTTCAGGCTTCAGTCCGTGTTGACCTTGCAGTAGGCGTCGTTGATCGCCGTGGTGTTCGTCGGGATCACGAGGTGTAGGACGTTCGACAGCTTGCAGGAGTCCGCATCCGGGTCGAGGGTGTAGTTGCCGGACCCAGAGCAGTTCAGGTCGTCACCTTGCTGCGTTTGAGGGTTCAAGATGAAGTAACCCCCACACCACGGGGGCACCGTCTTGTCTCCCGTGCTCACCGTCGCCGAATAGTGAACCGGACCCAGGGTTGTTGACCCTGGCGTCATGTCGTTGGATCCGTCGCCCTGGGGAGCCACCCCGTTCAACTTGTGGAGGAACGCGCTGTCCGGACAGACCTCTGGGTTCACCCCGGTACAGGCGCCGGCCAGAGTGCAGTTCGTGATCCCGTTGTGGGTTGGGGCCATGACCACGAGGTCATTCACTTGTCGAGGGGAGGCTAGGAACTGCGTGTAGTACCTTGCGACGACCCCGCCTTGACTGTGCGTCACGATGTCGACCATAGGGCACACGGTCCCGCCGTCACCGTCAGAAGTGCAGGGCACCTTCTCGTCGATGTACCTCTTGAGGCACTTGGCGTAGCTCTCGTTGACGTACGTGGCGCCCGTTCCGTCTGGCGCCGCGAGCATCGAGCAGAACCCGTTGCTACCGCAGTATGCGGCCATGGAGATCCGGAACAGGTTCACGTTCTCCGTGTACCCCTTCGCCGACCAGTTGGAAACGAGGGTGTCCCATCGAGCGCCGGAGTCGTTCCGTCCATGCACGAGGATGACCGGGTGTTGAGGAGTGACGTTCGAGCACGTCTGACAGGTCGTGAGTCCAGAGGAGACCTTTCTCAAGGACTTCGCGTTGGGATCGTCCACCTGTTGCTGCGTTCCGCAGCTCGCACACCCGACAATGAACATAAGTAGCGCTACGGCCACCCAAACGATCTTTTTCAACATGGTCTTTTTACTCCTCCGTCCAGTACACGCCCATCCTAAAAGTAGAAGTGTTGGTTGCGATCTGCCGGAGGTACAGACCTTGACCTTCTCGTAGAATGATAGGCTTTGTACGGTCCACCAAAGACCCGTCATGGACGGTGTGGGAATGGGCGTCCGTTGACCCCTGTGCCGTGTTGATCTGCTCTACCCACGTGTACATCTTCGGAGTTGTAGCGTGGTCCGTGATGCCGGTAGGGGCAGACCGAACGACCGCCTGTGCCCCGGGATCATCCTGATCATACTTAGCAGCGGTGACTGTCGAGCCGGTCGTGATGGCTGTTGCCAACCGCATCTCGAACGGAATGATGACCGTTGCTCCGGAAGACGACGGAACTGCGGCCCATACCTCAAAGACGCGGACGATCTTCCCCGAACCACTTGGGTTGAAGATCGAGATCATGTCCTTGCTGTTGGCACCCGCAAGAGCCGCCTCGGCTATGTAGGTAGCTCTCTCGACTCCAGCTATAGCGAGCGCGTCCTGGTCGCTCGCAAATGTAACAGGGATAGAGGTCGACTTCGTCTTCTGCCCAATGGTCGGGACCGTTGAGCCGAGCCAAGCTCCAATGTTGGTGTCGAGACGGCCACCTACAAGAGCCGCCGGAAGCTGCCCCGCGGTGTTCGTGTTGTAGAAGGAGGTGCCATCGCTCAACCGATTCGACCACGGGGCGTTGGCCGCTGCTCCAGCTCCTTGAGCTGCGGTAACGATGTCTACGTTGGTGAGGGCTCGGATCGCCGTGGGGTCCTTGGCGACCCCACCGTGGTAAATTTGAACGTCGAGACCTTGGTGATCGGCACCTTGAGCCGTCGAAGTGACATCGGCGGCGGTCGTGGCGCCCTTCGCACCGCCTCGCACGATGGCCTTTTGAGTTCCATCCGTGAGGGTGGCGTCGAGGGCGAGCCCGTTGGTGGTTCCTATGTTAGCGGTGACGGTACCGTCAACCGTGAGGGATCCACCGTTGTCCGTGACCGGAAGAGCGCTTTGATCCGACGCAAAGGTGACCGGCGTGGAGGCGGCCATCGCCTTCTGGCCGAGCGTGTTGATCCGAGCCGTGAAGGTGGCTTCGGCCAACCGAGAGGCGAGGGTCGTCTCCGTTGCCGCCCCAGTAGGAAGGGGGAGCGAGGCAACACTGACCGGAAGGTCGGTCCCACCCGCAACGCCTTGAATCGAGAGGACACCGCCCGCAGGCGTGCCGGCTACCCCGGCCCCAACAACAACCTGACGCCCCGTGGTGTCCACGAGGATGAACTGAGCGTTCCCCGAACCGTCGACCCCTACGGAGATGAACCCACGTGTATTGCCCGTCGTAACGAACGCGTCTTTGACGGCTAGTTCGACGCTATCCGTCGTGAACAGGATGGAGACGAGGGACTTTGCCATGTCACGCTATCGTGCGGGTTCGACTCGTCTCGAAGATGCCCGAGTACGAGATCGTATCTGTCACGGTCGCGAGAACAGTAGATCCGTCAACGTCATAAACTTTCCACTCGTCGGTGTTGACGGTCTTGTTCGCGTTGTAGGTGATCGTCTCTTCAACGATCTTGTCGACCTTGGTGTTGTCCACCCACCAGATGATGGAAGTCGGGAACGGGTCGGCCGTGGGGAGGGTCTCTTGGTACGCCCCGGAGGCGAACCCCTCGAAGGGGCCGCCTTCCTCCGCAAGATGAATGAGCTGGCGAAGGGTCTTGTGATCGTCCGCCGTAATCCCAGTGCTAGCAGACCTTGGGTTGAAGGTCCCGACGGTATCCCGCATCCAAAAACTGGTGCCGTCGAATGTAACCCCACCAGCTACCGATGGGATTGAAGCCCCCCCGCTTAGACGAAGTTCTTCATCTTCTTCGAGAGGGCCAGGGCGACGGTCTGGAGTCCGGGGCACTACGCCCTCTTAGGGCTCTTCTTAGAGGTCCCCTTCTTAGGGGGGGCCGTCATCTGAGCTTCAGTTGCAGGGGTCTCAGTTGGGGTGAGGGCTTGTTCAAGCCCTGGGACACCCTCAAACGGAGCAGACCCGTTCGCATGACCATTTGCAGCCCCATTCGGAACTACAGAGGTGACCTCAGCAGCAGAGGCAGCCTCCTCAGCCAAGCGACGCTCCTTGATCGACATCCCAGGTCGGATACCCGGTACAGGTCTCGGCCCCCCTAAGGCGGGGCCGAGACCTGAAGCCTCTTCAACAATGGCGCCTTCACTCAACGCCTTTTTGAAGTTGGCGACCTTCGTGGCCTCATCTTCTTGAAACTTCTTCACAATCTTGACCGACATCTCCATCGCTTGAACGCGACCGGAATGGATCAGCCTGTTGTTCTCCGCTTGCTTGGCAAGATTGGCGGAAACTTGAGATGCTCGAACGAGGTATTTCTTGATGTCCCCTGCGACTTCGAGGCCAAACTTCCCCTCTGCGATGTCCTTGTCAACATGAGTCAAAAGCGCCTCGACAGCTTGAGCGGCTTGGAGGAAAGCTTGGGTCGCCCCTTCAAACCGAAGGACATCTTTCTGGACGGACTCCAACGTATCATCGAGGCGGCACCCGAGTTCGTGTGCCACCCCGATCTTCAACTCCGACTTGTCGAGATTCATGTGGGTCCTTTTACATTTGATTTAGAAGTTCAGATCAGGCGTACGGAACGACGCAGAGCACATCCGGGGTTGCGCCCGTAGACTTCACCGTAAACTCGAACTTGAGCTGCCCGTTGACCAGCGACGTACCAGGGTAGTAGTCGTGGTTTGCGGAAGCATCCGCTCCACCACGAAGCAGCTCCCCGTTGAGGAACACATCGTAGGACGTGATAAAGTTACCACCAGAGAAGTTGGGGAGCTGTGTATCGAGGTTGGTGCCTCCACCAACTCCACCGACATCCGTATCAGATCCAGTCGTAGCTGTGACGTTGGCGTAAACCTTGGTTCCACGCTGGGCCGCGTTAGCGGACAAATAGATGGCTCGAAGAAGCGAAACCTCTCCGAACGCCGTCTCGAAGTCGTTCCACTCCGCTGTCGTATCCGACAGCTTGATACCGTCCGTCTGAGCCCACGTCGAACCCGTCTGGTTCGAGTCGTCGAGATACATCTCGCTGAATGCAAGGATCCTCAGATCACCTGCCGTAGTCTCGATCACACCGTCCGAGCTACCCACTCGAATCGGTCTGGTTCCAGACGTGTTCGCACGAAGACCCGTAGCGAAGTCGTTGACGATCGCATCGTTGTTGAACGTGTCTACATCGGTGCCGAACTGGATCTCGCTGGTGCCTCCCGTGCTTCCTTCCAAAAGGCGGAGAAGGTTGGCGTTAGCGAGGTCTCGGATGATCCAGGTAAGCCCGGCCGAGTTCAGGTCCAACGTGGCGTTGTTGCCAAGCTCGACGGCCGTTGTACCCTGGTTGTCGTAAGCCCGCTGCCGGGTGACATCCACACTTGCCGCATGGTCCACGAAAGTCGCCGACATGAGCCAGCAATCCTCGGGGAGATCGTCGAACTTGATTCGGCGAACATAGGCGTAGTTGATGAACTTCGCCTGAATGTCCGCTACCGGACAGGCTTCGAGGTCATCCAACGCAACGTTCATCCGGACGAAGCTGATCTTGACTCTGTTTCCAGCCGAGGTGTCGTTGAAGGCGGCGCCGTCGGTGCCCGTGCTCTCGTACTGGAGGAGTCCGAAGACGTCTCGACCGCTGGACTGAATCTTCTGTCCCGTCGTAACGTCTCGAATCTCCAAAAGGTTCTTGGGGTTGATGGCATCCGGCCCGGCAATTTCAACCAGCTCGTGGACGTTGAAACCTGCACCAGAGAAGGCGGAGTACTGAACCACCGCACCGTCCTGAGTCAGCGCTACAGCTGCAACCAAGGTCGGGGCCTGAAGTGCGTATACGGTCAGAAGCTTCCAGTTCTGACCCGTGGCACCACCGCTCATGCCGGTCACAACGAATCCGGCGCCCACCACCGTTTCGGTGATGGCAACGTTACCCGCCGTCCCCCCAGTGTCGTTGATCAGGTTGACCAACGCCGATCCACCGCTGTACGCAGTGACGTTCAACGTAGGAGCGGCGTTGACAGCCGCGATGATGGTGTCTCGGATGGTGTCGGCCGAGTCACCTCCCGTAAAGACAAGCGCTCGGAGCGTAGCGGTGTTGACGACAGAGGCGTTGCTGTCGAACTCGAACGTGACCGCAGGATTCACGCCGTCGCTGAGGACGAAGTTCTCACCGTCTACGATGAGAGACCCTGCGATGGTCGTGATGGTGCCTCTGGCCTGAGCATCCACGGGGATGTCAGTGAGGCTGGTCACTCGACAGAGGGTCTTCTGCTCCTCCAGCTCATCCAAGTCGAAGTTGAGGTCACGGATACCACGCTTCTTCCCGTTGATGGTTGGGATGTCGTCGTACCAATTGCCAGCCCCGTCATCCCAGATGGCTCGTTTCATCTGCGAACGAAGGCCGTTCAGATCGAATTCGATCTCGACGCCCGCTGTCTCCAGGGTCGAACCCGCCGCGACGGTATCGTCATACAGATCCGAGTTCTTGATCTGAGTGTCTTGGCGAATGAATGTTCTGGACATGGGAACTCCTCTTTGGCCGCTGCTTCCTTAAAAAGGAAACATAAGAACCTTCTCAAAGCTCAAGGGGTAGTGATGATGTAGTCCGCGATGAGCTTGTCACCCGGCCTCATGGGTACCCCCATGGTGATTGTATCAAAACCAGTCCCAACCCCACCACTTTCCGAAACCGTGTAGTCATCAAGCAGGGTTTGTCTGACGCCGTTGTAGTAAACCTGGATTGAAAGGAAAGGGAGATTGTGAACGAAGTTCTCAGAGGAGGGGGTTGTGTAGACGAGGTTGACCCCATCCTTTGCACCCAACAACCCCTGCCCCGTCCTGTACCGACCAACAGCTATGAAGAGCTGCTGTGCGGTCTGGAGGTTGAGGAAGTTGATTAGATACACGCACGTCTCCCACCGCTTTCAACGAACCGGAGGTTTATCGCGGGTTGGCGAAGGTGAACGATGTCGTGAACTGAACAGCGCCTCCCGTGGATCGAACAAACATCGTTGAAACAAGTCCGAAAAACCCAGTGAGTTCCTTCCCAAATGGGATCAGCATCTCCGGCCCACCCGGATCGAAAGCGACGTACAGAGGGTTCGCCCCATCGAGATTGAGGATGCGAACATTCTCCATAGCTCTTGGTAGATCGAGCTGGAGAGCGTCTGCGATCCCAGTCCCGGTCGGAGCACTCGCCGTGAACCCCGATTGCAACGGCCCGGTGAACGGGGGGAGCACCAAGGTTGCCGCCCCCGGTGCCGGAGTGACCATTTCGGCGCTTGCCCCATCGATGTAAACAAGCTTGATCCAAAACGCATCCGTATCCGACAGGGAGAAGTTGGAAGGCTTGAAAATCATCCGAACGTTCTCGCCCGGTTGAATCACATGCTGAGGGCCCGCTACCTCAGGGTCCACCTTTCCTGTTCTGGGGACGGTCATCACCGTGGTCGCGAAAAGACCCCCTGGGTTGTTGGCGACATCCGCCTTGAGCCGGTACTGTTCAACCAGCTCCGATGCAGGTCGGATCGGAGTGATGAGATCGATCAGGCCGGGTTTGCGACGAAGGATTGAGAACAGGCGGGGGGCTGTCATGTCACTTCGACCCGGCTACAAGATGATCATAGGTTGCAGCCGCCTCGTTACCCTTCTCGGTACGGGCCAGCTCTTGGGCCTCCCTCCAGGAGCCGGTCTCAACCCCCTCGTAGTTTGCCTGAAGGTTGGCTTTGAAGACGTGGTCCTTCTCTTTTTTGGCCAGCATGTCCCGCCGCTTCGCCCGGTAGGCGTTCTCTTTGATGGACTTGCTAGCCCACCCCCCAGACTCACCCTCCTTGAGAATGAACCCTAGGTTACCGGGGGCGAAGCCAATTTGAGCTGGAAGGCCGCAGGTCTTGCAGGCGAGGGCTTTGGTGCCAGCTTTTACTTGGTCGTACTCCGAGTACGACAGGCGTTGGTCGTGGGTTTCACCGCATTCAAGGCATTCGATTTGGTACGTCGGCACGGTCGATCTCCCTTCATTTCATTTTCATTTCACGCTGAATAGCGTGGCGGAAAGCATCCTCTGCGGCGGTCTTCTTCTTGGGGATCTCCCACTTACGAACATGACCAATGACAGCCGATACGTGTTTGCAAACCCGATTGATCCTCTCGGGGTCTTTAATGTTCGGAGTTGAAGCCGTACCCACGGGCTTACCGTCTATGTACGCCTCACCCTTCGCATGGAACTCGGAACCCAACCATCTCCAAGCATGGCAGGAGCATGAGAAGTGGGCGTCCATCTTGGTCAAGGCTTTCACTACCCCTTTGCGGGTTGCCTTAAGCTTGACCATCTTGGGGCCGTTACCGCAGTTGACAGAGAAGATCCAACGAAGATTGCCAACATCCACTCGTTTGACGGAAACAGCGCAAGTTTTGGATCGGTCGACGACCTTGGGGTTCAACCCCTCTTCAATCTCGGGAAACCGGGCAGCAATCCGCACCAAACCCTCAAGTGGTACCAAGACCTCATGGGCCGTCCGTAGCAACCAGAGCTGCGTCACAGACTCAACGAGGTGGGCGTTGTGACGGTTGGGGATCTTGTCCCGGTACGGGTAACGGGTCTTGGAATAGTCGTTGTCGGGTCGTTCACCAAGCCCGTTGTAGCTAGGTTGGGCTTTCGAGTGGTCGATCTCGTCCGCCCGCCCTTGGTCCTTCAACAGATCGTCGGCGTTGTCGACATGGTAGATCGACTGGTTGTTCATGGAAGGCTCTCGGGGAGGCTCGCCGGGTGGCTTTGCAAACGTAGAGGACCCAGGGATAGCGGGGTCCAAAGACAAGCCCTTCCCCGCCGGGTCACCACTGGGGAGCTTGGACTCCGAAAGTGCCGACCCACCCGCTGTGCCGTAAGGCGGGCGAATAACAAGCGGCTGGATCATGGGGAGGCTGCCTTCCCCCGCGCTCTCTTCTCGGCCTTGTATATCCGATTCTGTTCTCGCCGTCTTGCTTTACGTGCCCGCTCCTCAGGGGGGAGATGAGCGTCTCTGGCGATTGCATTCGCAGCAACCGTTTCCCAAGCCTTGCGCAACCCCTCGGCGTTAGCCTTCTGCCACTCAGGATCAGCATGCTGCTTACGAAGCTGCTCTAGGTTCTGCTTTCGCCACTCAGGATTGGCGAGCTTTGCTTGAGCACCCCTTGAACAAGCGTCCCTGTACTCAAGGTCAGCCGCTCTCTTCTTGGCCCCCTCCGCCACATTCTTCCGCCACTCAGGGTTAGCGGTTCGCTTGCGAACACCTTCCCGAAGCTTCTCTTGGCAAACAGGATCAGCCGCCCTTTTCAATGCGGCTTCTGCCACATTCCTCTGCCACTTGGGATTTGCCGACCGTTTGCGAGCCCCTTCTCTACTACGTTCCAGAATCTCAGGGATAGAAAAGTCCACACCTTCTCCGCCAGAGGTAAGGTTGTAGCCCTTAGGAGTGAGGCAGTCGTGGGTTGCTATCTGTCGGATTTCTGCCGCAAGGAGGTCTGCGCGAACACCTTCAACGACCTCAAGGCAAACTACCGTAAAGTTTGGGACACCATACTTACGCATCGCCCTATGTAGGGGGTAAGAGCTGCCATTTTTGGCGGCGCTCAAATGCTCCCCCCAACGCTTTGCGATGAGCTTGGTGAGCCCAACGTACCTAGCCATCCGAGTGCCCTACTTGTGCTTGTCTTTGATGACCGATTTGTTCTTCTCCCAGTTGTCCGCGATCTCCTCCAATTGAGCGTCCGTGAGGGCCGGGTTGGACTTTTTGAAGCCATCCATCACGTCCTCACGTGAATCCGCTTGCATCGGTCCCATCGCCTCGACAGCTTCCTGAGCTGTCTGGGATAGGGCCATCTTGACGTAATGGAGGCCAGCGATGACCACGTGCCGGTTGGGAGTGGCCGTCTTCTCGATGTAGTTCGCAAGTTGGCGGAGATGCGAGGCGATGCGATTGGTCGATGCGAGTTTGAACATGGCCTGCTTCCCTTGACCCATTTGAGGAGTCGTTTGAATCGGTTGGATGTACGGCGAACGACGATCGATATGCCGGATTCGGACGTCTTTGAGAACCCGCTCCAGCTCTTCAACCTTCTCTGGCTTGAGAGACTGCTTCAACTCCTCGTAGTCAAGACGAGAGGCCGCTAGAGCCGTAGCGTCCAGCGCCTTGTCAAGCCTGAAAAGAGCATCGGGGAGGCCATAGATGACATCCCCGGCAACTTCGTAGAAGTGGTCTCGATGGCTGGATTGCGAGATGAGCCGCACAGCCTTGTCAACGAAGTCTTTGAGTTGAGCACAACGCATGCGAGCGTCGGTCAGCTCCTCCATTAAATAAACCGTTACCCCAGCCTCTTTTGAGAGGGCAGCCGTCACTAAATCGGGGAGGGAGATACCCTCTTCGAGCTTCTCGTCTGACGCCATCGCAAGACGAGAAGCTACAAGAGAAGTAGCGGCACCTATGCTGCGAAGGCTTCCGGGAACTCCTCCAGGAGAACCCGCTTGAAGTCATCGGATTCCGCAGCGAAGATCGCCCGGATGACGTCCAGACGATCCTCAAAGTTCAGACGGATCATCGCCAACCGACGCTTCCAGTGGTCACTGAACTCGTACTCGGTTGGGAAATCCTTGCAGATAGCCTTGGCGATGCTCTTTCGGGCGTCCGCCGTCCCATCCTTATCGATCTTGGATTGACCCTCTTCAGGGCCTCCCTGAAGAGCCCCTTGCTGAGGCTGGACCATCTGCATGTTTCCGAAGGCCTTCTTGGGGCCATTCGTGTTGCGGAAGGTCATCCCTTCGGCTTCGACGACGCTCTCCTTGGGCTTACCGCCCATACCCGAGAGGTCGGCAATCTCAGTCCCACCCCCCGTTGAAAGGGTAGTCTGGATGCCCTCGGTCTGGGAGACCCGCTGGCCTTGGGGGATCTGAGCTACCACCCTGGACTGAGCCGGTGCTGCTTGAACCCGCTGAGGTTGAGCCGAAGCTTGACGCTGGCCCATCCCCGGCTGGTTGTTGGCCGCCATGTTGTGCGACTGAGCTTGAGGGGGGACGTAGCCGACGCCTCGGCTCATCACGTCGCCCTTATGAGCCTCCTTCTCAGCGAGATACTGGGAACGCTGATCTTCGGTCATCCTAGCGAGGACCTCTTGCTCCGAGATGCCCTCCCCCGGTCGAACCTTCACCTGTTCGGCAGTTCGGATGGCAGAACCCACGGTGTCCGGGGTCACCCTCGTCTCCATCCTGGCGGGAGTCATGAGGGTACGAGCCACGGGAACACCGAACTCCGCGCCCCCCATCTCGATGGCTCCAGGACCCCCGTTGAAAGAACGAGCAACCCCACCACCTCGGTTCTGCTGAGCCCGAACGGATTGAGTCTGCTGTTGAGCGGCGGCTGCCCGGTCCCCACGGGACATCACGATGCGCTCATCCGACTCGACGGTCGTGATGGCGTTCCTCTTGACCGGCTGCATCGGGTTCTGGCCAAAATCGTTGGCCGACCGGACCTGGATGTTGGCTGAGGGTGCCGCTTGAATGGGGTCGCTCGGGTCGTAAGTCTCGGAGGGGACGAGCCACCCGAGCTTGAGAGCCCCCCGAAGGGTCGGGAGTACGAACCTCTGACCGCCGACTTCCACGTTGGTCCCGTCGAACAGGACCTCCATCTCCGTAGCAACCGTGTAACCCGTGCTTCCTAGAGCAAAGGACCGGGTTGAAACGTACGAAATCATCTGGCCGGGTTTGAATTTGATCTGATCCATCATCATTTGGAGGCTCCTCTATAGGGGTGCTTACCCCCTACTCATAGGGATCCCATAAAAGGATTCATGCCCTAGCCAGCCCGGGGGCCACAAAACTCACACGAGGCTTTAGGAACTCGATGCCACCTTACGTGTGTGTGGTAGCGACCTAGCTTTGACGCCTCTAGGTTCACCTGAGAAGAATCGACGGATCGAGACCAAGGTAGAGGCCCCCCGAAGTCCCATAGCTGCACTTCCTCTATGGCTAGAAACCCAAGGGAGAGGCGACATTCGTTGATAAAGATGAGCAGCTCTGAAGAAATCCAAAAGAACTCTCTGGTGAGAGTAATGCGGTCCTTCTTAAACTGGAAGTGGACCTCTTTTTCAGGGGTGTTGGTCCAAGCGAGGAGGGCGATTCTTCGGAACGTATTTGTTCGGAGGTTGTAGAGCCGAGTGGTGATTCGAGCACTAACTCCGATCTTTACCACATTTGGCTCAACGAGGGCGATGTAGGTGCCCTTAGTTGCCGGGGCCGGAAGGTCTACGAGGTGAACCATGGCTCTACAAAACGAGCGGGGGTGGGCCCTCCTCAGGACCCACCCCTCGTATCGCCTCGTCGTCGGTCACTTCTTGCGGCTGGCTTTGCTCGTATCCGGGAGTTGCCCCACCGTCACCTTGAGGGCCTTCACGAACCGAGCCTTGAGCTTCTTGGACGCAGGCTTCGCTGGAACGGTCATCGTCGCTCCCGTTGCCGGGTTGCGGGCCTTCCGCTCCTGCTTCGGGGGGACCTTCACGAGGAGAAGCTTCGCGATCCCAGGGACAACGAACTTCCCATCCTTCTTGAGGGTCTTTCCGCAGACCAAGTTCAAGGCGTTGAGAAACGCCTTCACATGAGTCTTGGTCGTCCCGTCCATCTCTTCCGCGATTGCAGTGATGAGTTGCGTCTTTGTCATCTGTTTCCTTCCGATCTAGCTATCTTGAGTTAGGGGTACGCTCGTTAGTGAGCTATCTTAGCTTACCTACACCAGCCGTGTCACGTAAAAGCAGAAAATCAAACAGAAGATGTTTGCCCGTTCATCGATTCAGCCGCTTCAAGCATTTCCTGAAGGGCCGAATCACCTGACCCGGTTTCAACAGTACCTTGGGCCGGGTCTTCCGTAGACCAAAGCCCAGTGAGGGCTCCTGAGCCGCTGAGCATCAAAAGAGCCTGCTCTGCAAAGACAGTCTCCGTCTCCCTCAGCCTGTGGAAACCTTGGATGTGCTCCTGGACGGCCTTGTACGAGTCCTTGATGGCTTCCTCGTCCGTAGGTCCTGTCCCCTCCCAAGATTGATCGAAGGAGACTTGAATCCCCCCAACATCGTCGATCCCCTTGGTCCCTTGGAGTGAGGCCCTAAATTTCCAACCCCCAAGCCCAATGTCTGAAGGCGAGTGTTGAAACTCGAAGAGTACCTTGGTGACCGATTGAGGATCGATCGACTTTCCGAGGAAGAGTAGGGCGTCAGCAAGGACCGAGAGGTGGCTCATGCCGCCTCTCTACACCAGAAGCCTCAGACTAGGGCTTGGTTTCCGATCTGCACCTTGTGGAAAGTCCCGTTGAAGTCGCTTCCGGTAGCGACCCCACCGACCCCAACGAACACGTAACTAGGCTGAAAAGGAGCCCATGTGGCCGTTGGGTTGGTCCCCCACGTGGTCGTAGCCGTTTCACTCTGCCGAAACTTGGCGAACCTTGCCCCATCGATGGCTTGCTCAGAGTTCCAGGAGTAGCGAAGCCTCATCTGGGCTCCCGCTACCTCTGCGGCGAATTGGCCGGCAGCGACCAAGACCCCCGCAGCGGATCGTTGATGGACGATAGCTTGGTTGTCTGTAGTGAGATAAATTTCAAGAAACCGCGTTGGAGAAACGGCGGCATCCGCAAGGACCACAAGAGACCTGGAGGAGCCCGTAGCCCCAGTCGTGATCCACAGGTCAATGGCCCCTTTGATCCCTGAGATTTGCGTTACCGCGTAACGACCAACCCCAAGACCCGTGAAGACAAGTCCGGGGAGAAGCTCGGTTACCCTCGGTGCCCTCTGAGAGGCACCAACCATGGGGAGCCCAGGGTTCATCGAGAGGTCCCCGATCATGCCGGTTGGGTAGAGAATGAAGGGCTCGGTCATCGTACCCGAAGGCGGGATACAAGAAGATCAGGCGGGAGGGGACGGTACCACAAAGCCGAAAGGCCACCCCGGTTTCCCAGGATGGCCTTTCAACAGTGGCTTATTCAGCCTGCTTCGTGTCAGACGCGGGTGACGATCAACCGTGTGAGACCACGTGGGTTGAACGCCCCTATACCCACGTTCTCGAAACATGAGAAGCCGATTGTCCGGGCCTTCGGATCGTCCGCGGAAAGCACGGTGAGTTCCGTGCGGACCGGGAAGCGGCCGAAGTTCTCCGGCTCGGCGCAGATGTACACGAACCCGGCTGGAACCAGCCGCGACGTGATGATCTGAGCACCCCAGAGAGTGGCCTGGAGGCCAGTCTTGAGGAGGACTGCCTGGCTCTCGATGTCCAGGATGTCCCGACCGAACTTGCGGATGTCCGCGTAGTCCGTCGCATTCATGTAGATACGAGCGACCCGGAGGTCGTGACGTTCCACTTCTGCGAAGGCGTCCGCGAGGACCGAGGGGCTGATCGGAGCCACGACGTTGATGTCGGGGTTCGTCTGGCCGGGGAGGGTGTCGAAGCCCGAGACAGCGATGCTGTCGAGGACGGCGAACACACGCTCATCTTCGGCTGCCTGGATCTGCGCCTTGGCGAGGTCCTGGCTGCGTTCGATGAGGTCGAAGCGGCGCTCCTTGATCTGCGTGAGCGGGATCTCCGGGTTCGAGGCGATCTCGAACAGCGGGAAGATCACGCGACGAGGCTTCTGGATGGCGAGAATGTTCTCGCCCTCTTCGCCGACGACGTAGGCCGTGACGTCCGGGTCCTTGTCGTAGATCGGAAGGGCTCCGTCCGGGAGCTGCTCCACCAAGAAGGTCTTACGACCCACTGCCGTGTAGTCACGGCGAAGGCGAAGCGGTTGGATCATGGAAGCAGCGAGCTTCGCTCGGCCAGCGGCCGTTTTGATGTACTCGCTGATGATCTGCTGCTTGATGTCGTTGGATACCATGTTCGTGCCTTTCTTCCTTCCGCTCAGATCCGAAGATCCAGCACGAGCATGGGGGTGCTGGCGTCAGGGGCAGCCTTGACGATGCCAACAACAGTTGGGGCGGTCGGAGTGGTGGCGTACGCTACCGCTGCGAAGAGCTGCTCATAGGCGTCGTCCGGGTTGTTCGTGAGAAGCCCGTTCGCCGAGGCGTAGAGACGGTCACCCGCCGCGTAGACGAGGTCGTCACCAGCATTGCCGGGACCCGTCGCCTGTTGGATCTTGGTCTCGTAGATCGTGACCCCGATCGTCGAACCCGCCCCACAGACGTAGGAGCCTCGACCAGAAGCCGGACCTGGGGTGTTCTCGAAGGCGTTGCCGACAGCATCGTTGAGATAGATGCCGAGAGGCATGATGCCAGCGAGGAACACCGGGCCAGCGGTGGTGAACGCACCTCCGTGGAGGTTGTTGCCGACTTGAGGTCGCGTGAAAGCGACCGATCCACCCAGAACGCCGACCTTGGTGATGCCGGCGAGAGTGGTGCTCTTGGTTGTTGCGCCCGTGTAGACGACAGGGTTCGCCTGGGTGAAGGCATCTGCCGTGAGGGCACCAACCGCGTTGCGGGTGACCACATGAAACAGATGAACTCGACCAGAGGTTTCCTTGAAGTCACCCGAGCTTTGTCCGCGCATGCTCATTGAATGCGTCTCCTATGGGCGGGAAAGCGTTGGGGGTCTTCACATCTACATTTGCATCTAGGCAACCACCGAAGTGATTGAGAGAGTCACCCAATGAAGGGTGATTGAAGGATTATTGAAGACCGGAGGGCTTCAAGTTGAAGCCCTCCTAATCCTCAGCGGTCGGGAAGGCCGAAGGCCTCCTTGACGTTGGGTGCCGAACCCCAGAGCGACGAGAGCTTGCCGATCTCGTTGCCGCCACTGGGAGCTGGGCCGCCACCAATGTGGCTCACACCCTGAGTGGGGCGTGTTCCGACGGTACGGCTGGAAGCTGTACGAACGGCATGAGCCTGCTTCTGTTGCTGCTCACCACCGTCCTGAGCCTGCTGGGCCTGTTGAGCCTCATCGTTGGAGAAGAGCTGACGAAGGACATCATCCTCCGGTCCGAGTTGAACCTCACCGACGTCCATCGAGGGGGTTTCGAGTTCGATCTCCATCTCCGCTTTCGGAGCTTGGATGCCACCATCCGAAGCGAGCATCTGATCGATGAGAGCATCATCGCCCATCATCGGCATTTGCTGCTGCTGACCCTGCTGAGCAGGCATCTGCTGCTGGTTGCCCTGCTGCTGCATCTGTTGAACGATCTGCTGAGCCGCTTGAACAGGATCCTGACCCTGTTGAATGGCGGACTGGATGGCCTGCTGCATCTGCTGAGCCTGTTGCTGCTGCTGGGCAAGCTGCTGCTGCTGGGCAAGCTGCTGCTGGTTCGCTTGAACCGGCATCTGCCCCTGCTGCTGAGCGAGCTGTTGCTGTAGCTGGGCAACCTGCTGCTGTAGCTGGGCAACCTGCGGGTTCTGCTGAGCCTGCTCCTGCTGCTGAGCCATCTGTTGCTGCATGGCCTGCTGGACCATCTGCTGAGCAGACTGAGCGTCGCCCTGTTGGAGGGCGAGGACGGCCTGAAGAGCCTGGTTGGCTTGCTTCTTCTTGTCGTCGTCCTTCTTGGCGGCGGCTTCTTCCTTCTTCTTTTCCGCGTTCTCTTTGAACTGCGGAGGCATCTGACCGGCCTGCTTCTGGTCCTGCTGACCTTGGGCTTCCTTGTCGTCCTCGCCTTCCTTCTTGTCCTGGGCCTGCTTCTGCTGGTCCTGACCCTGGGCTTCCTTGTCCTTGTCGTCGCCTTCCTTGTCCTTGTCCTGACCGGCAAGGCGGGTGTACGTCGACATGACCTCCGCATCGGGGAGGTGCATGAAGGAAATCGACTGCTCCTCAACGTCCAGCTCGGACGCCGTCTTGGGGAGCATCGCCCGAGCGATGGCGACACAGAGGGCCGCCTTCTTGGTGAGGACTTCCTCACTCGCTGTCTTCTCGGGATGATTGAAGGTGTCGCCCCTCATCTCCGGCATGCCGATCTCGTTCCGCTTCACTTGGCCGCCGCTGTACTCGGCCTCCCAGGTGGAGCCGGAGGGGTGGATGTCCTCGGCAAACGAGGAGGGGTCACCAGACACGTACTTGTCAGCCGGGGGCTGAACCTTCACGTGATCCTGATTCATCAGGTAGGGGTCCGCCGTTTTGATTGTCGCCCGCTTGGCGATCTCATCACGGTTCCAGGTTGAACGCTCTCGGGGCATCGGGGGATCCTTTCCTTTGACTGAAGGACTCGTATAGAAACTTCTTTAGAGTCCGAGGGAGTACAAACGGCCCTTCTCAACGAGTTGGGCTTTTTCGGACTCCATGAGTTCACGACCCACTACCTTCCGACAAGCCGAGAGGTAGAGATTTACATCTGAATACTGACCCGTCCCGCCAACGGCGATCACGGTTCGGTAGATCCGAGCATCCCCCGCCATCGAGGAACGTTTGGTTAGCCGATCGATCAACCTGGACATCACCAGAATCTCACGGCCAGAGAAGCGATTTGCTCGTCGAACAGCTTCCCAACCACCCAGGTCGTGAAGGATCAACCCAGCCAGAACGGACCTTGAAGTTGAAGGCGTCTTGACAGACGCCATGATCACCTTCGCCCGCTCTCGCCACTTGGCGTATCGAAGAGCAGACTTGATGAGAGACTCGTTGGAGCGGTTCTCATCCAAGATATCTTTGACGTTCCCTGCTTCGTCTTTGGAGATGTCGTCTCTCACACGAGTGACAACATGGTCCTTCAAGACCTTGTAGAGATCGTCCACGACCTTCTTGAGGGGGTCTTCGGGTTCGGCAGGAGCCACTTGCTCTCCACCCCCCGTATCACTCTCACCGGGGAAGTCCTGTTCGGCCGTTCTATTCTCGTACACAGACTGAACTTCTGCGTGACGCTCGGCTCGAAGCTGTTCGGCCTTTGCTTGAGTAGAGAAGGCTGGGGGGGCGTGTAGGGTCCCGATGGGGGCGCCATCGAACAGGTACGCAAGGTAGTCTGAAGGGACCGCTCGGCTACCAACCCCAATGGGGGCCAACCTAGCTGCCTTCTGAAGCATGGTCGGATCTGCAACCCGAGTCGGATGAGAGAAGGCTACTTGAATCTTCTTCCGAGTAAGCTCCGCCATCTGGGCCGAAGCTGGGTCCAAGATGTTACGAAGGACAGCTCCAGTGAAGGCTGGGTTAGCTACCCACGAGCCTTCAATGAACTTGACAGACCCCGGCTCACGGTCGATATGACCGCATAGCTCGGCGATCTTCCGTCTCTTCCCCATCGGGTCGAGGAAGAAGTTGCCCTTCTGGTACTTGATGTGCCGGCAGAGCTGGAGTTCATCCTCCGCTACGTTGCCGCACTTGGTGCAAACAGTGAACCCAACGTGGCAACCCATCGAGAGGGTGGCAAGCGAACCGTTGGTGATCGCATCGATCAGAGCCTTGTGTTTCTTATCGGTCGCAACGAGGATGTCGACGTAGATTGAGTCTCCAATGTCCCGAGCGGCGGCATCGATGATCTTGCCCTTGCTTAGCTCCGGGATTTGAATGTGCTCGACGTAGTTCTCTGCTCCGATGAACGTCTTGTAGGCTGCAAGGAGGAGTTTGCGCTCCCAAGCATCCTGGTTGTTGTTGACGTACTTGGAGGTCCCGACCGTGATGTAGTAGTCGGGGAACTGACGATCAATCTGAACCCCATCGAACATCTGCTTCCCGAGCGGCTGCCCAGGCTTCTCGGTATCCACCGAGGCGATGATCGAACAATGGGACAGAAGGTACTTCGACGGGTCGTACTTCTGGAGGATGACTTGCGCTTGAGTGCCGATTCGTTCATCGAAGTTCGGCCCTAGACCGACAGCCGCATGGCGGATGTCGTCCCAACCTGCCTTGTTGATGGCGGGTTGAACTACAGAGGCGTTGGCGAACTTCGCGAACCCCATTACCTAGCTCCTCGTTGCGAAACCACGGGAGGAGCAAGAGCGGGTGAGGTCTTGAACCAATCGTGGGGCTCTCCCGTCGGACCCAGGATGGAAGGAGGGTCGATCAAGTAGAGGCACTTGGGGCAAGCGAAAACCGAGTGCTTGGCTCCTTTGTTCATCTTGTAGGTCGCCTTGCGCATCCGAGAGCCACACTTTGGGCAAGTCGGCTTACCGATCTTGAGATCCTCACCCGTGGCTCGGTACTGCCGGTTCTGGGCGACCCAGTAAGCGCCTGCCTTTTGAATCGCCTGTTGAATCCGAAGCTCCCCTGCGTTGCGGGCGAGACGGTAGAACTTCCTTACCTCATCTCGGAGGGCTTCATCATCAACGTTGGGTGAGAGGGTTCGGTAAAGGTCATCGTAGGCGATGACCTCCCCGGCTCCCTTATGCCATTGACGGGCGAGGTCGATGTAGACCGAAGGCTGAAACTGAGCGTTCCGCCAGAGGGGAGCGGATGCCTTCCGCGCCTTTTCGATCTCGACCGTCGAGTAACTTTGATCGAAGGCAGGGGGTAGGTACCGAAGGAAATCCGGGCTGACCCTGACAACGTCATCAGGGAAGACTCGCTCGTTGCCGAACGGCCACTGAACATCCAAGCAACCGATGCCCCGGTGGACGGCGGTTACGGACCCAACGTAGGGTGAGAGCTGTCCCGTGTTGACGTCGATCTTTTGGACCGCATCCCCTTGGGAGTACTCTTTTGTCAGCTTCCAGTAATCAATCACGAGCGCCCCACGAAGGGTTAGGGTTGCTTTTGAAGAACCCGAACCTCAGGGAGCGAGGGGACGGCCGTTCTCGGCCTTGCCTGTCTGGACCGCCTGCGACTGGTCATCCTTGTATTGACCCATGTAGGGCTCGTCCGAGTCCGTCTGCTTGGGGGCCGTGGGGGCGTTGAACGTCGGCATGTACTTCTCATCCGAGTCCTGCTGGATGACCTTCGCAGACTTGAGGACTTCCACCTGGCGCTTGGCGAGAGACTCATCCCCGTAGGTCGCCTTCTCGATGTCATCGGCCGTCCGATCGAGATCGTTGACGATGTTCTTGGCGGTCTCGAAGTCCATCCCCCACTTCGTGTGGTTCTCCTGAATGTAACCGGCGACCTTGTCGAGCCGGTCCAGGATGACGTTGGCTTGCTCCTTGGCGAATTTGACGGTCATGGCGTTTCCCTCTGTCTCTTCCGTTGAGGAGGTCTTTCGGACCCCTGGTTTGGTTCCCGAAGTGGCTTTCTCCACCTTGAACCCGAACTTCTTACCTACGTCTTGAAGGGCTTTGAAAGCCTTATCGATGTCCGCTTCGGGGACTTGAACCCAAACAAGGGTCTCCACACGAAGGCCTTCCTTCTCTTGATGGAAGGTGAGGAAGCCGCCGCCACGGGTGTCCACGACCCGGAGATTAACGTCGTGCTCCTTACCGTCGTCACCTTCGGTCGGGATCCACGTCTTGTTGATGGCGTTGATCGTGTCGATGTTGAAGGGAACCGGCTTACGGGTGGGGACAAAGAGCACGGTGATCGTGTCCACGCCGTAACCGAAACCAGCCGTGTGGACCGTCAACAAGGTCTCGCCCGCAGGTTGCGAGGCCAGTTTGGCGAGCATCATGTTGTACAACGGAGCGGAGATCGCTCCGTTGTACTTGCCATCCTCAGCTCGTTGAATCGCGAGGTCCAAAGCGGCTCGGAATCGAGCATCAGGAACCATCCCTTCGACGGACTTCGACAGGATGGGGGACTTGAGCCAGTCCTTGGCGGCTGCCAAGAGAGTTCCAAAGTCACTCGGCCCGAGGTCTCGTTGGTGAACCTGATGCCACTCGGGGTACGAGGCAAACCCCTCGTGACCCTTTGGGTAAGGCTCAACGCCATGATAGATGGCCGTACGGACCGCTTGGCGAGCGTCATCGATGGAAAGCGGAGGGGTGCCCATCTGCCAATTTCGGTCCCGATAAGAAGAATAGAGAGAAGCGACCCGTAACGAACGAAGCTCGTCAAATTGCTCCTGACGGGCCGCTCGCTCCGCCTTGGAGGGCTTACCTTCGTAACCAAGAGGCTTCACTGGAGGCTCCGGGGCGAGCGGGGGTTCAGGTTCAGGAACCTCAAAGGGTTTTGAGGGGGTCCGATAAGGATCTCCTTTGGCCAACTCCTTCTCATGCTTGATTTTCGCCTTAGTCCACTCGGTGTGCTCTCGTTCAAAGGCCCTGTAGGCCTTTTTCTGTTCTGCTTCCGCAGCTTTGAACTCACCAATAGACTTCTCGTACGCCTCACCTTCTGCTTGTTTGAGGAACTCCTGGACCTGAGCTTCCTTTTTGGGATCAAGCCCGCGTAGGGACTGACGGACCCGAACTCGGAAGACCATAGATGGGTCATCAAGCGCAGCCTTTACCTCGGCTGGGTAACGCTTACCTGCTTTGCGGATCATCTCCGTTGCAGCGGTTAGCTTGTTGGCTATTACTCTCGGGTGGTCCCGCTCGGAGATGACGTCGTTGGACTTTGGATCCAAGAAGCGCTCATGAGCGGCTCGGTAGTCCTCCCCTTGGAGGTTGGCTACCGCCACCATCTGCGTGTGGGGATCCAGCTCCTTAAGGTTGGATAGGAGCTTATTTCGCTCTTGGTCCTTCAACGCCTCGCGTTTGGTATTTCTTGAGACCAAGCCAAACCTCTCATCAGGATCCTCACTAACTTGAGGGAACCCGGCAGATGCTTTACTAAAGAGGTTTTGAGCTGCCTCTTTAGCTTTGGACTCTCGTTCTTCAGGTGGGAGTGAAGCAGAGGTCAGCGATAGATGAGCGAGGCTGGGTGCTAGGTGACTGGGAACACCAGACGATTTGAGGGCGTGTGAAACACGCATTTGGGTCGTAACACTAGCCGCTACAACTGCTACCCGATGCTCTTGTACAGCTTGAGCCTGCTCTTCTTTAGACAGCTCCTCAAATGGCTTTTCAATGCCGTCCGAAGCCTTCCCCTTCTTAGGGAGGGTCTTCACCAGAGCGGGATCCGTGGTGAATGAAGCCCCACCATTTTGAATCTCATCTTGCACACTTCGAGGAGCTGGGAGGGACTTGAAGTCTAGGTAGTTCGCAACGACAGCCTTTACATCCTCTGGGTGCATCAACCTTAATTGAACACGGACCTGAGGAGGTAGGTCTGTGGTAAAGAGTAACTCTGTAGCCTCATGTATCTGTTGCTGAGTGGGGGGCTTTCGCTTCGGCGGGGGGAAGTCTTGGGCGCTCGTAGGCTTCTTCTCGGGAGCCTTCTCCTTCTCAGGGGCCTTCTCACCTTCAGGAGTCTTCTCACCTTCAGGAGTCTTCTCGGGGGTTTTCTCTTCCTCGGGGGGTTTCTTGGTGTCGACCTCAGCGGGAGCTTCCTGAGGTCTCTTCGTCCGCTGGGCTTTAGCTACAGGCTTTGGAACAAGCTCAAGAGCCTTCTTGAGGTCACCAAGGGTTTTGATTTCAGGTGGGAAATCTGCCTTGGGGAAGACCTCTTTTACAGGCTTGCCTGGGTTGCTATCGGCGACAGCTTGCAACGCGGTAGCTGGATTTGAAAACGTACCTATGGCGCTCTTTAGGGCCGGGTCGTTCTTCGCTCGCTCTTGAAGCTCTTCCCCTCCGATACGAGCATCCAATTCCTTGATTGGCTCGTAGGGTGCCTTCGGCTCAGGGTTGAACTTGTCTCGCTTCTTGGGGGCCTCTTGTTTCGATTTAGGCTCCTCGGGCTTCTTGGGGGCCTCTTGTTTCGCAGGTCCAGGCTTTTTTTCAGTGTCTTCTGCTGCGGGATCTTCGGGTTTCTCAGTCCCAGGCTTGGGCTCTTCCTTGGGCTTCTCCTCTTCCTTGGGCTTCTCCTCTTCCTTGGGCTTCGGACCCATCAACTTAGGTGGTGGCTTCCCGTCTCTCTCCGCATCCTCGACCGCCTCAAAGTGATCATTGATCCACTTCGGGATCGACTTCGACCATGTGACCGCATCCCCCACGGTTTTGAACTTGGCAAGCTCAGGGTGACCTTCGAGCCCCTTCACCTCCGAAATGGGTGTGTCCTGCGGTAGATCGGAGATCGTTGACAGAGCCTTTTGAAAGACAGGATCCTTCTGGGTCTTTTCAAGAATCCCCTGGACGAAATCAAATTCCTTACGGTGCTCAGGAGCTAGGGGATCCGGCTCAGTTCCAGGTTTTTCCTCGCGGGTCTCTGGCTTACCCCCCTCGGGCTTATCTTCAGGCTTCTTATCTTCAGGCTTGACCGGCTTGTATCGGGAGGGGTTGTTCTTCGCCGTCGTCTCGGGAACCGAGACGACCTTTTTCTCCTCCGAATCGAAGACCGAGACGTACTTCTTGGGACCGGATTGAGCCGGCTTGCGCTCTTTGAGGTCTTTGCGCTTCTGGGTCCGCTTCTCTTTACGTCGCTGTTGGAACTTCGGGTTGGACTTAGCCTCCAGGTAGCGGCTCACCACCCGGTCCTCGATGGCCGGCTCCAGAAACCGATCCACAACCCTAGCAATCAGACCAACGGAACCCCCGACCCTTTTGTAATTGAGGGATAGGTCTGGGTCGCTCTTGGTGTCCGGGTCCCCCTCTACATCTGGATCTCGATCCGGCTGCATATCGTCACGACGACGATCCCTGCGAGGGGGCTTCTTCTTGGGTTGAGGACGGACAAGGCGCTCCGCCTCATCATCCTCTTTCTCCCCATGCGTCTTCGTGGCCAGAAAATCCATGCCCACCCCGGCTGGGCGAAAAGACGAGTATCGGTCCTAGAACCGGCCTTCTTCTGCGGCGGCTGGTTCTTCTTTGACGCTAAGGTTGAGGTACTTGGCGATCTTGTCCATGATGTCGGTCTTTTCCGCGAGCATCCGGCCGACCTCCCCATAGATCCCGCGAATGACCTCGTTGAACACGGAGTCGTTGACCGAGAACATGTCTCGCTCGATCTTCTCTTTCGTATCCGCTGGGTCGATGTTGAACATCTCCAGAATGAGGTCGATGGAGATGCTCCCCTTCTGGTACAAATTGAAGAGGGCGTCGTAGGTGTCCTGGCTGTCCCGAAGGGCCAGACGAGTGAAGGAGAGCCTTGGGATGAGGACAACCTCATCCCCCCAATCATCCTTCTCCACGAACCCCTTGCGTCTTGCTACGGGCTTGAAGAGGTACTCCTCCACATACTCCTGGAGCATCTCTCTGAAGAGCAGATAGCGGGTGTTGAGGACCTCCAGCTTGACTCGGTCTCCGGAGAACGTGCTCTCTCCGTTGAGAAGACTCTCGGTCACACCAAGGCCTGCGAAGAGCTGCTTATCCGTGATCTCGTATTCACCAGACAGATCAAGGAGACGGTCACGGGCTCCGATCTCTTCCCAGTGGACCTCGTAGTTGGTGACGATCGAGTAGTCCGGGTCCACGAGAGCCAAGTCGACCTGCTCACGAAGATCATCCGTATCAATGTCCGAAAGGTTCTCACCCCACACGAGACGCTTGGGCGTCATCGCTCGGTCGGCGATGAGCGTCTGGGCCTGCCGGAGCTTCTCTCGGTAGTACAGGATACGAAGACAACGATCGAGGAGGCTGGCCCCAAGCTCCTCACCAGCTCCACGTCGGGCCGTGAGATGGTAACAGAACGAACCCTCATCAGGATCCGTCCCAAGTGGGATCAACTGGCCAGATTCGATGTAGTCCCGCACTTCTTGGGGGATTTCTTCGACCATCCGCTGGGCCTTATCGTCCCCGATTTTGGCCTGCTCGATGAGGGCTCGGTCCCGGTCTGACGGGATTAGGTCGAGTTGAACCTTGTCCGTGAAGCTAAAAGAAGCGAGCTTGACCTGGTCGATAGGGAGGATGATGAGCTTGTCCCACCCCTTGTAATGCTGCTGATAGTACGCCAGCTCAAGGTCTTCTCGATCGTTAAGTTCCGTGATCGACTCTTCGACTTCCTCCACCCCGTTGCCGTCGTCATCGAGGGAAGACTTGACGTTCTTTTCGATCTTGTGCCCAACCTCGGGCGGTACGTCTACGGTCCCATCCTCAGCAAACAAGAACACGTTTCCATCGAGATGGTAGTGGTGAGCCCCCGTGATCAGCCGTTGAAACAGCTTGATCCGCTTGCACATCTTCTCAAAAAACGAGAGAATGTAACGGCCGTAATCTTCGGGGCTCTTGAACCTATCCGGGTGTGTCCGAGGGGTCGGTTTCGCTAGGCGAACCTTGGAGAGCGGAAGCTCTGTATGTAGGTCGATGGCCTGCCCTACAATAGGGTCTGTGTTGTAGAAGTGGCGATAAATCTCTCGCTTCTCACGAAGCGATTGGGGCAGTTGGAGGAAGTCTGTCGAGAGTTGGGGCGAGAAAAACGCCCCCTGACCCGACAATGTTGTGTGTCCACCACCGGCCCCACCCGTTGGAAACGCCCCGGCCGTCTTGTTCTGGCTCTGGCTGGCTCGACGAGCCATACGCTCCTTTTCGGTCAAATTGGTGATCCCACCCTTTGCCGAATAGGGGGCATGCAAGTAACGACCGATCTGCGTGTTCGCTAGAACGATGCCGTTTCGAGCATTGGTGAACCGATCAGCGGGCACTTATTTATACCTCTTCCCCGTACAAATCATCCACTTCGCCAGGGGTAACCAAGTCCGGAGACAAGGAGACCGGAGGGGAGGGATGGTCAGGGCCAAACAGAGCGGAAAGAGGATCTACTTCTACCTTCTTGCCTTCTTTGGCAGCCTTGGCTTCTTTGCGAGCTTGTTTTACCTGCTCTTCTTGAGCCAGATCAGCCATGGTTCGCTTGGCCTCAGCCAAGACACGATCAAACGCAGCGGTCCGTTTCAACCCCTGCGAGACCATGCCCGTAAGGCGTTTTCCCACGTTGGCCAAGTTGAGGTACGTCGGCGTTGCGTAGTCGGGGGTTCCACGACGGACCGTGTGGTACAGGACCTCGTAAACCTTATGGAGGCGCTCCGCAGCAACAGACATCTCCTTCTGGAGACGCCGGCCCTCAACACAAAGCTCATCGGGGGTCATCCGCTCAACGGGCACCCCCGCTCTGGACCCCGAACGAGTCGGGAGAATTTCATCTAGGTTTGGCATTTGATTTACATAGAAGTCTGAATTCCCAAGAAGTTTCGATTACTTGTCTTGGGAATTTGAGCCACGAACCCGGTGAAAAAGGCGGGGGCTAGAGGGTGCCCGGATAGGGTCATCTCGTCCTCCTTCGTCCACAAACCACGAAGTGATAGATAGAGTATGTCCTGGACTTGGTAGACGAGCGGGACGAGGGGTCCCCCAAGACGGGAGGCATACGTGTACTGCTCGTAGCTGCTCGTAGAGATGAGGCAGCCTCCCGAGAACATCGTGGCGTAGCGATAGTGGGGTTGCTGGCGGGTGATCGCCGTGAAGCGGTCCCCCTCTTCATCCGAGCCCCAAACAAGGAAACCCCCGTAGAGACCCTCTGAGTAGGTGACCAACCGTTCATCGCCCGTTGACCCTGCCCATTGAACACCTTGACCCCCAGGCCAACCACCCGTGACCATAGCTTGAGACACCGCCACGGTCTGAGTGTCGCCTTTGAAAAAAACGACGCAGTCTCGGGAGCGTAGGATCTCCATGGTCAGATTGAGGTCTGGAGGGTGATGAAAAAGTTGTTGTCAGCCGACGGAGCCTGCACCACGCTCGCTACAAAGAAGTTGTTGGGGGCTCTAGGGTCGGCCGTGATCGTCCATTCGTCTTCGCGAGTGAAAAAACCTCGAAGGGAAAACACGACCCGTTCCCCAACGACGTAGTTGTTTTCGACGAGCGGCCCACCAAGCCTGGAGGCGTAAGTGTAACGCTCGAACGTTCTCGTAGAGATGAGCCAACCGCCAGCGCAAAGGGTTCCGAATCCGTAGAGGGGTTGATTGCCCGTGAGGGAGGCGAATTTGTCGGAGTCTTCATCAGACCCCCAGAGAAGAAAGCCCCCATAGAGCCCATCGGAATACGTGACGATGAACTCATCCAAGGAGGAGTCGATCCACTTGACTCCTTGCCCACCTTGCCAACCCCCAGTCTTCATCGCCTGGGATACAGCAACGGGGTACGCATCACCCTTGAAAAGGACGTAGCAGTCTCGCTCACGGGGGAAGCTTTTGATGAAGGCCATCAGATGCTCACCTGAATTCCCATAAAGAATTCAGTCGAGGCGCTGGGGATCTGTGACACGAATCCGATGAAGTAGCTGTTGGAGCCTCTTGGGTCGCCTGAGAGCGTCCACTCATCTTCGCGGGTCCAGTAACCCCTTAAACTGAAAACGAGTCGATCACTTGGGGAGTAGACGATCTGAACTAGCGGGCCAGCTTGTCTGGAGGCGTAGGTGTACTTCTCGTAACTTCGAGTAGAGATATGCCAACCCCCGGCTCCACATGTGGCAAACCTGTAGAACGGTTGGCTTCGGGTTGTAGCAGTGAACTGATCCGCAGATTCATCCGAACCCCAAAGCATAAATCCTGCGTAGAAGCCGTCCGAGTAGGTGACGAGAAACTCGTCTTTCAGCGGGGGGGCCCATTGAACCCCTTGGCCCCCTTGCCACCCACCGACAGACATCGCCTCAGAGATCGTGACCGGATAGGCGTCTCCTTTCACGAGAATTATGCAATCTCGGCTCCTGGGGAGTTCCATCTCAAGCCGACTCCGTCTCCTGTTTGCGGCCCGGCATCTTGCTCCAAACCGTCACGACGGTCTTGAGTAGTTCGTTGTGAATGGGATCCCCATTGAGGAACTTCTCCCAACTACCCCCACTCTGACGGAAGACCGACCTCATCACTTTGAAGTCGGTCTCTTCTGTAACGGTATCTTCCGACACCATGTGATCCACAAGTTGACGGATGACGCGATCCCCAAAATTCAAAGGAACCTCAGGCGGGCAATCGAAGGAAGCTGCCTTCTCGTTCAACTTCTCGATGACCGAGCCGTCATGAAGGTAAGCTTCCTCCATGGAAGGCACGAGGTACTGACTACGAAGCGTAGACGCCTCGTGCCCTACCGCTTCGGCAGCCCCTTCGATGGCCTTCTTGAACTCGGCCTTGAGGATCTTGTCCTTCTCTTTGCGACCGGCTGGAAGCTTCGGACCCCCTGACCGAATCTTCCTCAGGCGCTCTTGGACCTCCGTGTTCGCGTGAAGACCCCGGATGTCCTTGGCCGTGATGTCGAAGTCGGTCAGGTAGGCGTTGACTTCTTTCGCTCCCACGCACCCATCATCGTGGGAGAAGATGCAGGTCTCGCCCCCCTCCACAGAGTCGTAGGCCTTGCGGAGCGCCTTGAGGATCTGGCCGTCCGAGACCTTTTTCTCGTGCTTGACTCCAGACTTGCCAACGTACTTGACCGTTGCTGTCCCCTTGCCGAACGACAAGTGACGCTTCTGCCAGCCTGTCACCCCAAAGTGGCCCTCATCGGCGGACCCGTCGTTTCCGACTCGCTCGTAGGTGTGGTCAATCAAGGCAACCGCAAGAGCCGTCAGCTTGGTGGACAGGTCCTTGGAACCCATGTCGGATTTGACTTTAGTTCGGAGCTTCCCCATCGATTGACGAAGCTTCTCGACACGATTGGCCTTCTCGTTGTTGCGGTTCGCGATCTGACGATCGCTATACTCGTAGACCGTCATGTCCTCACCGGACTCGGTCTTGATCTTCTTCTTGGACTTGTACCTAGCCACAACGCGAAGGGCTATCGGGTCTAGCTGGGGAATCCTCATCGTGTTCTCCCCAAGGGCTTTACAAGACGATCCCGGTGGACCCCGTGTTGACGCATCCGAGCCATCTGGAAGTGCTGCAAGGACCTCGGCCCACCACTCTGCCGTGGGTCATTAGGGTTCCTCGGGGCCGTGATCTTCATGGTGCTGATCCGCTCCATTGAGAGCCAAATGGCTCGAATGAGAGCGTCGGATACATCGTCATGAGCCCCGCTGATCTGCGGCGCCTCCACGACAATCTGGTTACGTGCCGTCTGCTTGGCTTGGAGGCTCAGCATCTCTTCAATGAGAGGAGAATGCTTGGATTGCGACTCACCCACCTTGGGCAGCGGGTAGTCGTAGAGGATCACTCGCTTGTCGAAGATGAGAAGCTTCGCCGCCTGGAACATCCGGCTTGTCGCATCACGGTTGTAGAACTCACTCTTGAACTGCTTTAGGCCCTTCTTGTGGAGGGCCTCCTCCAAAGGGAGCCCATTCCAACGATCGAACGATCCGGCTGTGATATAGAAACGTTTCGTGAGGAGAACGATCCACTTGGCGATCTCCTCGAAGTCCAAACGCTCCGCCATCTCCAGCGTCTTTGCGTAATCACATAGAGGGTTCGTGAGGTGCGGGTTGGACTCCTTCCACGGGACCCCGGCGTACCAAGCCTCGTGGTAATCAAGGATGATCTTCGGACCCTCGGTATGCGTAATCGCAATCGCGGTCCCGTCTCCTATGAGCCCAACGTCGATCCCCATTTGGTGAGGGAACCTAGGCGGGCCGTACGTTTTGGGCCGTAGGTCTGGGCGAACGCATTCGATGAGGTCGGTCTCTCGTTCAATCCAACCTCGAACACGATCGGAGAACAGAGCCCCATGCTCCGTCATGAAGACCGTCGGGTCCTCATGGTACTTCTCACGGTAGTAGCTCGTTGGGATGGTCGGGTTGACCTCCCACGTCGGAGCCTGAATGACGAGCATGTTCTCCGAGCCGGGACCCCGACTCATTCCAAGGTGGAACAGCTCGTAGAACTTACCAGCCTTGTTCAAGGGAGACGAAATGCAAATGACGCGGGCTTCGGACTGAGTCTCCGATCCGTGAATAGGGAGTCCCGTGTCGAGGTCCTTAGCGGAGAAGGCAGCCACGGACGGAGTGATAGCGTCGTAAATGTCCTTAGCGCTGGACTTACCTTTATCCTGAAAGTGGGCGATCTCGTCCAGGATGATGACGATGTTACCAGAGCCTCGAAGGCCCTTTGAAATGCTCGCCTTGAAGGTAACCCGGATACTCGCCTTACCGTTGAACGAGGTGAACTTTCCGTCCGTATGTCGGACTGTAGGACCGTAACGCTCGATATCATAAGGGGTTCGGAGCTGAACGTAGGAGAGTGTGTTGTTGGCGATGTACGGTTGGAAGAACTCGCACTTCGCCATGTGCGAAGTCACGTCATTAAAGAGAAGGCCTGCTTGGTCCTTATCGGTAGCGACCGAGATGATTTGAATGCGGTTGCCGTTTGGGAGCCCGTAGTACTCCTGGGGGTTACCAAGAGAGAGCAGGCGGTACAGCTCGTAGCTAGCGAAAACAGCGGACAATGTCGTCTTGCCAGCCCTCCTACCGATGGGAAGCGTGAGCTGACGACGAAGATGGTCTTGTTCCCCGATGTTGCAACGACCCTCGTTGTAGAGGTAGCTCAGGTACTCCTTCTCCGTGAAAGTGTAGAGCGTTTTTGTGTTGAACATGTCCGAGATCCGAATCCTTCGGGTCTCGTCTTCTGGAAGCTTATCGTCAAGAGGCAGGTGGTAGTACAGCTTCACGATGAAGCGTTGTACCGGGAACAACCTCATATTGAGGCCCCAGGCAGACTCAACGTAGTTTAGAACGTTGAAGATACGGGTGGTCCGGCCGCTAGATCCAACAGAGGCTAGATCCCCATTACCCGACTGTTCATCAGAGATGACCCGAGCACGATGCCCGGCACTCCGAATCAGATGGGAAATGCTTGACGATGACTTTTGCTCCCGAGCCACGGATCACCTCAGAGCGTTCGTGGCTCGGTCCTCCCAGCCTTCCATCACCGAAGCAAATCGGTTGAAGAAGAGGTTCATCACTTCCTGAGGGAGAGTCTCTTGCGCAACTTCACGCATGGTCTCCACCCAAAGGGTGAACAGCTTTTGCATCCGCTCGCTGCTCAAGTTGACGGAGGCCGAATCCAGCTCTTTGATCTTCAACTCGATGTCAGCGATCTTCTTGAGGGCTTCGATGCGTCTGGTCGAGACCTGACCCGTTTCCTTTCCGCGCTTCGCAACTTCGAGGCGCTCGAAGTTGAGGCTAGCCGCTTCGGACGCGACCTCCTTCTTGATGAGGTAGAGGATTTCTAGGGGTGCCCCCTTAGCTTCGATCTTCTGTACAAGAGGGTCGGAGGCGATGAACTTCTGGCGCTCCCGGACCATCTCAGCATGGTATTCGAGGTCACTCGTTGTTGGCTTTCGCTCGATCTTACGGGGGCGACCTACCCCTCGCTTGACGCTGGCAAGTTGGTGACCCTCCGAAGTGTTCGGAGCATCCTGTTCCGGGAGGAGACGCAGGACTGCGTCGACACGCTCTTCTTCGGAGTTGGGGTTTGTTCCGTCCTTCTTCATTGTATCCTCACTTCACAGGCTTGGTGCCGCCGCCCCCACCTGTCTCGATGAGATATTGGGAGAGGTTCTTCACTGTAGCATAGCCTTTGTCTTTGGGAATTTGCTTCTCAATGACTTTGGCAAGGTCTTTACCCGTCTCAGCCAAATTGCGAACACTCGTTTGATTCGGCTTGGGGACGAACACATCCTCAGGTCGGATGTCACGACGATTGGGTGAGACGGTTTCGTCGTGACCATCACCCATGGGCTTGCCGTGCTCTTTGAGGATCGAACGATCAATACCCTTGGGGCGGTTCACGGGCTTGACCATGTCCTTGTCCTTCTTCCGTTGACCAGGGGGTTGGTCACTTTGAAGGAATCTGGCAGCCACCCGGAGGATGAGAACATCGTCGATCATAGGTCGATCTTGGCTCTCCCCAGCTCGACAGATACGGTAGCCGCCTTGGTGGGCTCCGGGTTCAAGTCGATGGTCATCGACTTCATCCCGAACTCCGCCACGATCGACTTGTTGTTGATCATGAGGTCGGCGAGAGACACCTCATTGGCCTTCCCCGAGTTCAGAATCTCTTGCTGTTGGGCCTTTTTGTCCGCGTACGGAGGCTCGATGACGAGCGGCTTGGCATACTTGGAGCAGTGCCCTGGGCTCGTCTGGAGGACACAGCTCCCGCACTTGGATCCCATCTTGACGTAGGGGACGAGACGGGAGCGGTGGAGACGGGCTCCTTCGTCGCAGCCCCTACCGTAGTCATCATAGACCGCTGCATTGACGTAGTAGATCCCCTGGAGCCCTTGCTCGGAAAGGAGCGGCTTCAACTCCGGCCCGGCCGCCACGATGTCTCGGGGATCGAACTGGCGCTTGAGGAGGGCCCCGAGCTGAGACCCGTAGAGGCCCTCGTTCAAGTACCGAGAGGCGGTCTTCACGATCTCACGCTTGGTGATACCAGCCGTAACGTGGCCGTGGCCCTGACCGTTGAATGCCTGCTCCAAGTAGGAACGGACTGTAGTGGTTTCCTGCTTCCCAGCCTTGGATGCAACCCTGTAGATTGCCTTGAGAGCCTCTTTGGGAGTTGACCCCCAAGCCACCTTGTCCGAACCCGTCTCCAGCTTACCAGCCAGACGATGCTCCCAGATGACGTTTTTGACGACATCTTCGGTGAAGGCCGCATCGGAAGTTGCCACGAGCGGGCGTCCGTAGAGGAGACATCGAGCCATCTTGTTGTAGATGCACCCGTTGCACTTACCTCCCGCTACGATCGATTTAACGGATGGGTTGTGCTTGGCGAGGAAGTCGGCTCCGACGTGGCAATCATCGAACGAAGTCTGTGTGGAGTAGACGGTCCCGTAGTAACCTGCCTCCTTGAAGAGAGGACCCCATGCTTCACGGGTGTTCTTCAGGTCCTCCGTGGTGAAGGACAGCTTGAGAGCTTGAATCAGCTCAGCTTCCCCTCGACCCTTGAGCATCTCTCGACGAAGGAGGTTAGCGACCTCGAAGCCCTTCTTGTCCTGGGATGTCTTGATCCCAGCGGTCTTTCCCTCCACGGGAGGCTGCCACGCCTGCTCTGCTTGGGTGAAGCTCTGAGCCTGGCTGTGAAGGACCGGAAGGTGAACCTTCCCCGGAGCCTGATTGGCCCGGATGAACTGAGCAGGATTGACGATCGGCTTGGGGGTCTCGTGAGGCCCTGCGATCTTCCCATCACCAGCCAAGAACGCCGCTTGGATTCGACCCTTGGCGTCCGTTGTGGACGCTTGGATCTGCTTCCCCTGAGAAGCTTGCGAACGCTCGACAGCATCGGCCAAGGCTGGCGTGTACGGAACTTCCAGGACAATCTGCTTTTGGAAGACGCCGCAGGTGCTCCCAGAGCTGTGGACGCACCCGGAGCACTGGTCCTTCGCTTCCACGAACTTCGCATCCGAAGCAAAGCGACGAACGAACGCTACGACCTTCTTGGATCCTTGAGCGCAATCGGTGAAGTCCGAGGCAGAGATGTAGTGTCGACCAAGAAGCCCACGCTCTTGAAGAAGAGCGGCGAGGACCGGCTTGGCGGCGAGGATGGTGTCCGAGTCGAACCGGGAGGTGAGGGCATGCTTTAGACGCCTCAGATCCGGCGACTGCATGAGGGCGTATCGAGCCACCCTAACCAATTGCTCGGTGGCTGCTGCTGCCTGCTTGGCATGAGCTTGGCTCAGGTCCGCCATCGCGGGGACCTTGTCCTTGTTGGGAACCAGGTAGGCGCTTGCCGGCTTGTCCTTGTGATCCCACATGGCCTGAAGATCAGGTGCAATGTCGAGGTTTTGCTTCGGGAGCTTGTCCAGTTCTCGATACTGCGTCTCGTTGACGTCGAGCCAGTCGAGGTCGGCGACCGCGCCCTCTTTCAAGAAGTCCGAGATGTCGCCGAGATCAGCCATTGGAACCCGTCCTGTTTTCGTCTTCGTGTCGGAAGACATCTTGAATGTCGTTGCGGTAGTTGTGCGTGTTCCAGTCGTACTTCACGTAGGGAGCATCCTGGCGTTCCACCTTATGCCCTACGTCCATGACATCTCGGTCGTAGTTGTAAAGGGCGGGGGCTTGATCCCCAGGCATACGAGACTCACCCTCAAGGGCGGGCCTCCACGCCTGCCGAGCCCGAGCCCGAAGGTCATTTTCCGTGACGAAGCTACCAGGCCCCTCGGCTTCCAGCTTCGCTCCTCCAAACATGTGTTCGTTGTTGTGGGCGGGCCGGGGCTTGAGCGGGGCATCAGGGCTTTGCGGTCCTGAACCAGGAAGCCCGGACTCCCCACGAAGATTCACGTTGAATTGGTTTCCCTTGTTTCCCTCGAAGTAGTCCGACCTCGCTATGGGATCCGGGCCGTCAACGGGAAGCTGAGACTCCCCACACGCATGATCGCAAGCCCAAACGTTGCGTTCAATTCCGTCCAAGTATGGCCCAGTGCCTTCTTCCGTGTCCCTCGTCGGAGCACCAGGGTTGTTGGGGAGACCGCTGGAGGGGCCAAACACCCCACGACCATCAGGAGCTACCGTCCCGTAACCCTCAGACCCACGACCCTTGGCCCCGTAACCGATCCCAAAATCACGAGCTTCCGTCTCCGTAGGCTCGCTGTTGGCGTCAGGGACCGCAGACTCACCCCAAGTGACCTTCCCGGTCTTGTCGAGGACGTTGTTGGCCCAGTCGGACTCGTAGAGGTAGTCATCTCCTACCCCTTCGGTCTGCCCCCATTCATCCTGCGTGAGAGGCTCGCCTTTGTTGTAGGAACCGTAAGGTCCCGTCTGCTCACCACGGTCAAGATGGTCAACACGTGGCCCAGGGAGGGTCGTTACAGGAAGCGAGCTGTTGGCGTTGACGCTCCACTTGGAAGTGGCGGTTTTCTGAGGGATCTTACCGAAAGGTTTAGTCTCAGACGGGATATCCCCACCCTCAGGAACCTGAGAGGCTTCGTCCTTCTTGTTGGGGGTTCCGCCCGGACCATCGTTTTTCTTCTCGATTTGGTCGAGCTTCTTCTCCCCAAAGCCCTCAGGGTCCTCCAGAACCTCCTCAGCCTCGTCCATGAACTCCGTGACGTCTTCGGCATCGTTCTCCCCAAGATCAGCAAGCTTCGGCTGCCAGTAGGGGGCATTCATTTCATCATGAATCGTGTCCGTGATGGAGGAGAGAAGCTCGCAAGCTTGCTGGAGCTTTGCTCGCACATCCTTGACCTTGAGGACGTAGCCCCGACCCCCAAGCATCCCATCCGGGGAGATGCTTGAAGACTTGATTCGAGTAAACTCCTTGTAGGCCGTAACCGCATGCCCCAGTGAAACGCTGGATGAGAACAACATCCGAGCCATCGGCTTGAGGGCCTTAGGGTCGAAGTCATGGTTCTTGGGGATGTTTCGCTGGAGAGTCCCATCCGTGACTCCCCCACCAAATGCCGGCGGCGGGGAGGGATCAAAACCCTCCTCCCTGGCGACAATCATGCGGACTTTTTGGTGTGCCTTCACGGGACCTCCGGCTCAGTAACGAAGAGGCTTTCCGTTGTCGTCAAACTGACGCTCGATGACCATCGAGCCGTCCGCTTCACGTTTGATGGCCCACAGATCCTTCTCCGACTTGTGGATGAGGGTGTCGTTGCTCAGGCGGATGAAGTTGGAGAGATCCTGGAGGGAACCCACCTTGCGCCTCCCCGAGGGGGTGATCATCTGAGGCTCCCTTGCGAAGAAGGAGTCCAGGCCGTAGGAGCCTTGGACTTGGAACATGGAGCCGATGTCGAAATCTTTACTCATCCTGACCCTCACGTAATCACAAGATGAATGTCAATATCCAGGTAGCTGTTGGAGCTGTACCCGGAGACCCTGAGTTTCTCCGTGTAGGTCCCCTGGAGGAAGTTGTCTGGGGGCACTGCGGTCACCGTGATGACGTCCGACCCCAAAGAGGCAAGCGTCCCGGAGGCCGGTAGGAAGCTGGTAAGCCAATCCGAAAGCCCCGTAAGCTTCTGGATTTGGTAATCGAGGATGGACCCCGCTGGTCCCGAGTTCTGCACCGTGAACGTCTGGACCGGAATCGACGGGAACGGGCCCGAAATAGGCTTCACGACCGAGAAGGTCAGGAGCGTGGGGAGCAGGAAGATGGTGGCCTTGGGTCGAACCACAATCGTGACCGGGAACATCTGGGGGTTGTTGACCGCCGCAGGATCTTGAACCGCGATGCTTTCAACGTACGGGCTTGAGGCCGCAAGGAGGTTAGTTGCATCCACTTCAACTTGGAACTGGCCCGATTCATTCAACGCTAGGTTGCCTACGTTGGCCGGGGTGACCCGTACGTAGGCCGCTGAGGTGGTGAGAGTCACTCCAAGGATAGACCCGTACACCCCGTCGTTGGTGAGAAGAACAAACTCCCCAGGCCCGAACCCACGGCCCTCGTCCACGTTGAACGTGAGAGACGAAGGCGGCCCAAGCAGGATGCTCGGGGAGAAGTTGGCTCGAAGCTCGTCGATGGACTCGGCCATCGCGGCCACAACCTCCCCTGGGATGGGGATGGAGTCTCTCAGCAGGCCATAGGGAGAAACAATGTCGAGCACCGAGTAGACCGGGTTCGACTGCGACACATCCAGCCGTGTTGTCCATCGCCACTTACCGGCAGCAACGGGCAACTCGAACTTGTAGTCGTGGACCTTCAGGTTCGAGACTAGCGGCACTTGCAGTTCCCTCTTGAACCACAAGCCATAAGAAGAAACGGGGCGTTAGGCGGCCTTCGAGCGAAAACTACCCAGATAATCGGCCGCTCCCTGGAGCACCCGGAGGCTCTCCCTGGCATGCCCCAAGCCGAAGTTGCAGCCTCGACAAAGGAGCCCTCGGACAGCTAGGCCCGAAGGGTCCTGAGCCGCCGCAAGTCGTACAGGCTTTCACGTTGATAACCTATCAGAAACAACCATCCCCACCGCGGTTTGACCACTGCGGCAAGCGAACTTCGCGCAAGATGTTGAACTTCTTGGAAGCTATACTGGAGAAAACCTTGTGGTAAGGGACGAACTTGCCCTCTTCGCCGGCACGTTTTTCCAGTGTCTTGACGGCCCCAAAGAAACGATGACGCACTCGACCTTGCGTGAGCCCGAGTCGCGTAGCGACTTCACTCTGGCAGGTCGTTTGCCACATCCCCACGAGGATATCGACGTCGATAGGTTTGAACGGAACGTCGGGGAGGTCCTGACGCATCTCATCTTCGCTGATTTGCGGAATTGAAAGAAGGAACCGTATGCGTTGTAAGCCCCGATCCAGCCGATAGCTGATCGCCGCTTGCGTGACGCCGAAAATCTCAGCGATGTCGGCTTGGCGCTTCTTTTGGATGTAGTAGAGGAAGATGAGATCAGCCTCTCGCTCTGGGATCCGATCCAGTAGGGGCTTGACCTGGTTCTCGTAGTTGAGGGTTGATAGGAGGGGCTCTACGTTGGGCTCCTCTTCCTCATCAAGATCATCAAAGAGCCGGTCTGGGGCTGCGAATCTGTTGGCGAGTTCTGCCGGGTCAACCGAAATAGTGAAGCCGCCACTCATGGATTCTTCCTCCCGTCAAAGTCACTCGGAAAAGGCGAGTTGTTCTTGTCGCTTCGCAAATCCTCGTGAAGCGGTCTGAAAGAAGGGTTCCACTATCGAGTCGGCTTGGATGCTGAGCCCACCGATGACTTCGGAGGCGATCTTTGCATCAGGACTCGGAGCGATCTCATCAAACGAGAGATCGTCGCGTAGCTGCATGAGATTCAAATTGAGGCGGACCTGAGCTTCGGCCGCACGGATCTTCGCGTACTGCCCGGCGGTGATGCCAGACAAGTTGGATGCGAAGACCTCATCAACTGAACCGTAGTTTTTCAAGAGCGCCGTCAGAACTTTCGTAGGTACCCGGCCACCGACACCCGGTACCTCATCTGAATCGTCCCCGAGTAACGCCCGAAGTTGGACCATGCGTTCGGGTGTGACTCCATATTCTTCCACAACTTTGTCCCGGTCGTAAAGGGTCTCCTGTCGATTTCCGACCTTGGGTGATAGCACGATGTCAGTCAATGTCACCAACTGTAAGAAGTCTTGGTCCGTAGAGAGGATGACGTTCCTCTGACCTTTGAGCTTGCCTCGGACAAGACAAGCGATGACGTCATCCGTTTCTTCCTCGGCGTTGAATGCTTGGGTGACACCCAGGAGGGGGAGGATGTTTCGCAGGCGACTCATCTGGCTCTCAGGGCCAACAGAGGCACCATTCAAGGACCCGTTGGCCGCTCGCTCGGCTGCTCGCTTCTCACGCCGCTTAATCTTGTACCCCTCAAAGAGGTTGATACGACGCTGCGGGGATCCGTCCCAAACAACGTAAATTGAGGCATTTGCAAATCTCTTCTTGAGACTAGCCAGGCTTTTCAAGAACCCAAACACGAGGGAGGTGGGGTTCCCTTCTGCGTCCGTGAGGGGTTTCTTCATGGCCCCGAGGGCATGAGAGACTCGGTACGCGAGGTTGTGCCCATCGATGATGACGTTCTCGAACATGTCCGATCTCCCTGTTAGCGCCTCAACGTTACCCACGTTACGGGCCAGCCCATTCAATCTCTGTACGATGTCTTGGAGCCACTGAGACTCAAGCATTTTTGCTTCTACTTGAGCGTTGAGTGTCGGTAAGGTGGCGAGAGCTGGGGCCGCTTGGAGGTATTGAAACCAAGCTGGACCTCGTTCTATCAACGAGTCCATTTGATGCACAAGGCCGTATTTTTCAGCGACCTTGTCCATCACTGGAGTGGGCTTTACTTGGAGACCGAGCTTACGACTACGATCCAACCAACCACCAAAGAGTTGAACCCCTTGGTGACTATGCAACAAAAGGGTGATTGGAGGAGGGCCTGAGGGGAGCGTCATCTGACGGCGGATGTGTTTGACGCGATCCAACCGTACAAGGCCTAGCTCGATATTACCGAGGTCTCGGACGGCCTGCTCGACCTCCCTAAACCCAGAGGGAACCCACGACAGAATGGGTTGAACCAACCGACTCCACTCTCGGATCCGTTCGATCTTCGTCATGAACGGAGAGAATGTGGGAAGATCCGACTGGTCCTTCGAGACGAATCGGAGAAACGACCTGGGGAGCGTGACTATGGCTTCTTTGGATCGAAGCTTGATATAGACCTGAACTGAATCGGTCTCTGGGATCTCCTCGATGATCCGGCCGTTGATGCCCTTGTAGGGGCCGTTCATCACCTGAACTTCATCCCCTACTTCAATACCTTGTTCTGTTTCAACGTGTATTTGACGACGCATCTTGTCGATGTCCACGTCTCGAACAGTCGCCATCTCACGGTAGGTGGTCTTTCGGTCCAAAGCCCGAGCTACCGTCAGAACCGAAGCGACGTACCGCGTACCCTCAAGCCGCATATACGCAGAGTCAGGGAGGGTCCTACGTACAAAGACGTAGTTGTCGATCAGCTTGTGGATGACACGGCTATCTCCGACGATGGACACGGAGGCAGGGATGAAAATCTCGACCGTCTTGTCTCGGAATACACGAGCTAGAGCGGAGGCGAGGACCTCTGGGTCTTCGTCTTCTCCTTGAGGGGAAAGCTCTAAGACGACCCAATCACGCGTCGCCACGAGATATCACTCCTCGATTCAACCAGAGTGTTTCAAAACCCCTTCGCCAAACGGATGGGCTAACGATGTCTCTCCCATCCCTCAACCGATGCTCATCCCAGAGGATGGGCGCCTTTGCGTGTTTGTTCGCCGGTAAAGGGCCGGGAACTGCAAAATGATCAAACTCCCCGAGCGCACACGGATCTTGACCTGAAGGGCCCACTCCATCGGCACGGACATCCGGCCCAACGGATCTTGGTTGAGGTATGAATTTCTGAGGTGGGGCTGGAGCTGCCAAGACCTGCGGTAGTGGAGCCTGAGCTGGGGCCGCCACTGGGAGTACAGGGGCCTGCACGGGGACCTCAGGGGTTGAGGCTGGCTCGGGTGAGATTTGTAGAGGTGCTGGGACCGCTACTGGACTTGGAGCTGGACCCAACGGTTGAAGCGGTGGGGGTTGCTGCTGTTGACGTGGAGCGATTGGGTGCTCTGAGGTGAGTTCCTCTGCCGCCATCAACACATCACAGATCAAGCCGACTTTGGTTACATACCTTGACCGAAGGAAGCGTTCTGCGAGGCGAACAAGCCTTTGCCCCCCGTACGCCTGGAAAGCCTTTTGACCGAGATCCTTGTCGGCGAATGTGAAGTCAGCGGTCATCCCGGTTGCCAACCGGAACGAATTCATCGCGGCTTCTGCGAGACCGGAAGCCACTTCTTCGGGGGTGACTCGATCACAAGCCTTGTCTACGTAGGACAAAGCCTCTTTGGTGTCCGAGGCGATGCGCAGAAGGATCTCGTAGTAGGTCGATACAACGGAGAGGTTGAGGTTGGCTCGTACGCTCTCCACCGTTACAGGACCCATCTGGGCAACCATCTCCAGACGGTTGATTACGTCACGTACGTGACCCCCAGAGAAGTCGATGACGATGAGAAGGGCATCATCCTCGTGCTCAACCTTCTCTGACGTGAGGATGCTCTTCACCCGAGCAAGGATATCCTCTCGGGTCACCTTACGGATTGCGTACTCCTCACACCTCGACCGGATGGCGCCACGTACCTTCTCAGGTTCCGTCGTACAGAACATCCCAACGAGCTTCTTTTCCTCCAAGGGTTTGAGAAGAACGTCTTGGGCGTCCTTGCTCATCCGGTGGCACTCGTCGATGACGTAGATGCGCTTCTTGGCTCCGAAGACAGCGAAGGGGAGGTCGTCTACGATCTTTCGTACGTGTTCGATCGTCCCACGGCTAGCCGCATCCAGTTCGACGAAAGCACCGAGGTTATCATCCAAGACCCCCTTGCAGTTCTCACACTCGTTACAAGGCTCAGGGTTCGCAGGGTCGAGCTGTTGACAAAGCACGGCCCTCGCAAGGATCCGGGCTAGGGTAGTCTTCCCTTGTCCCGGACCCCCGCAAAAGATGTAGCTCGTGTCTAGGGCCGTCCCGTTACGAAGCCTCGATTTGAGGACTTGAACGGTGCCTTCTTGACCGAGGACATCGGCGAACTTGAGCGGCCTATACTTCGTATCCCACACGTGGTGAACCTCAGTGGGCTGCTGGGGCTCCAGCGGAACGGGTGGTTGTTCGGGTCGGGTCGGCCTCGGTCACACCAGCCGTCATGAAGCTGAGGTCGAGGGTTTGAGCCACGGAGACGAAACCAACGAGGTCCTCGTTCCAGGTCCCATGTCGACGAAGGATGGAAGAGAACTCTTGGACGTCCGGCTCCCGGAGCTTCCACTTCATCTCTGCCGTCTCTTCATCTTCTTCCCCGAGGCAACGCTCCAGAAGATGATCGACCAGGGCGGTACGCTTGCTCGCATCGAGAGGGGTCCAAGAGTCGAGTGCGATCTCAACTAGGTAATCAGCGTCGATGAGGAAGATCATGAGATCGCTCATCTTCTTGACCGTACCGTACACGGTCTTCCCGCCTTTTTTACCGGCCTTCTCCTTGAAGACGTACCGGAATCGTGCCGTTGCAAGTTCCGGGTGGTGCGACGGGATGAGGGTCTTGGCGAGGGCTTCGACAGCCTCGGCATTTTCGTAGGTCTGAGGCATGGTCTCTCACTCCATTTGGGCTTGAAGAAACGACTTGAAACGATCATCACCCCAGGCTTCCCAGAGGTCACCAGGGTCCTTAATAGCTTTACCGTTCGGTAGTTTGACTCCTATCGGGTAGCCCACCGACCGGACTTCTTCAAATTGACCTCCGTACTCTTTAACGAAGGCCGAGTAAACACGAATGCCGATCGCATCGTTATCATAGAAGAAGCGCCACCGCTTTACAATACGCCGGCAGGCTCGGAGGAGGTTCCCACTCACCTTGGCCGTGAGCGTTGACACTGAGTACGGCACAACGCGCTGCGTTGGGAAGTAATCAAACACACCCTCTACGGGCATGATTGCCTCATGCTCCCAGATCGAAGGCATCGCTTGCCCCAACCCAAAGTAGACGGGCTCCGCTCGGGTGAGGAAGTAGTCCGAGTAGGTCGAGGACCTCTCAACCCCTCGAAATTGAAACCCCAGCACTTCACCAAGAGGGTTGGTCAGAGGGAAGACGAAGGAGTCAGCCAGCTTCCTCCCGTGCCAGCACCATTCCAAGAAGTCGGCGGGATACTCGGCCGGGGGCAGCTCTTTGTTTAGGTACCCGATCTGGAGGAGATCGATTTGGTCCTCTGACGCCCCACGAGTCCAAAGGGCTTCCCGGACTCGCTCGTCCAGGCCACCCTTCGCGTAGTTCACCAGAGTTTCAACCCAAGCTGCCATTCGGTCGGACCACCATCAACGTTCGGGGAACGTTGTAAAGTTGGAGCCCGAGATGGTCCCCAACCCTCGTATAGACACCGAGGGCGGGTGGACTTGCAGCAACTAACGCAGATCCTTCAGGAAGTGAGGGGGAGGTCACAACTTGGACTCCCTCCACAGAAGCGTACCCTTCGGGTAACTCCTGCCCTGTAGGTAGAACCACGGTCTTCGGTTGGACTGGAGAGGCTTTCATCGAGGCAAGAGCCTCTGGGATTGAAGCGAAAACGTTGGGCCAGTTGAGTTCAAGAGCCAGGTTCAACACCCTCAAGAAAAGGCGGTTCAGTACTTCCCCCTCCTCGGCCGGAGGGCAGGGGAAGAATCCGTACCTAGCGACCCCCTCGGAGCCACGCCGAACCTGGAGAAAGGCCCCCCGCATACTCGATGCCAGGATGGGTTCGGCACTCGCAGGGACCGCCCGCTCCTCCATCGCTGGTACAGAGAACCCACCCTGGCTCGTCGCCCGTTGACGAAGACGCTCCGTCACCAGCAAGTAGGAGAGAGGTGAGAAGTTCAACTCAACCTCTTGGGCTCCGCCCCAAGAAGCCGGAGAAGCCAAGCCTTCCACCATGGAACCGGCGAGGCTGCTGTACCTGTCGAGTCGTACGGATCCGCAGGCGGGGTGATCGGATCTGGCTCAGGCGGATCTGGCTCAGGCTTAGGGGCCGGAGGCTTAGGGGCCTCTTCCTGTTGAATCAACCTCTCTATCTTCTCTTGAGTTTCGACGATCTGTGGCTGATCCTTGGCCTCAGCCTCTTCCAAGAGCCAAAGTAGGGAGAATACTTCGGGTAGGTTCCCCCGTGTCCACGACTCATCTCGAAGCTGCTCCCGGAACTCTTTGAGTAGATCAGCCTTCTTTCGGGCGGGCTCAAAGACAGGACAACGGATGGCGTCAAGGGGCTCTTCGCAGATGGTACCACCCCACATCTCCGGGTCCTTGGATCCGAGCATGCAGAGCCCGATCGTCTGGAGGACAGGGAGCCCACGATTGTCCGTGATGCGGTTGTAAGTCTCGTTAGACTCCCCATCGACCTTCTTTCGTTGGTCCAAAGGATGCCGGTAGTTGTGAACACAACGACACGGAAGCTTCTCTGTGGCTGACGCGATGCGGCGATTCAACTCTTCGCTGAGGAGTTGGTTCAACCTACCTCGGATTTCGGTTTCACCTTTCATGCCCCTCGCAACCTCTTCACCACGAACTCACTCTTTACACCTACCGGCTTGGAGTCCCCTTGATATGAGACGCTAGCGTGCTCAAGGAACGCCGGCTTGTGAGTCACCATGAGAAGGGAGAGGTTGCTTGTGTCGGCTAACTTCTGGAGGAAATGCCCCGTCGCCTCGATGTAGTCGTCCGAAACTGCCGCAAGAGTCTCATCCAAGAGCAGGATCTTCTTACGCTTCAATCGGAGAAGAGTGAGGATTCGCAGGATGAGGCTAGCGATGCTAGACGGACCTCCGCCGAACGAATCCAGCGGGGAACCCTTGATCCCACCATTGTCAGGATCCCCTTGGCAGATGTAGAACTCGACGCTGATTTTGTTGTACTTCTGCGACACTTCCGCTCGGAAGCTGAGGTCTTGATCGAAGAAGATGGTTCGCAGCCCTTCCGATACGATCGTTTCGATCATACGGACTTGCCCCATCACCATCTGATCCATGAGGACCCGGTACAACTCAGAGACCTTCGTGAGGATCTCTTGCCGACGCGTAAGCTCCTCAATCTCTTCTTCCTTGACGGTCAGCTCGTCAGCGAGTTGGTCCCTAACCACCCTCAGCCGAATGGCTGAGTTTTGGAGATGTTGAACACGCTGAGACCAGCCGTTTACTCTTTCGACGGCATGAAGCGTGTCACTCTGCATTTGTACGTGTCCTCTGGCTCGAAGACGGACTTCCCGGCGGCATCCAGGCGGAAGTCGTCGAGGGTTCGGAACATTCCGACCTCCTTCCTACCTCCTTCTGGGGCCAGAATCAAAACGTGAAGCTCTACGTCGACCGATTTCACCCGCTCGATCAGGTCGATCATGTGGTCGATGTTGATACTGAAGGCCCAGTCGCGAGCCTCCATCCAGTCCTTGCCGTCGATCTGCTTCGGTCGGACCGTAACGGGTAGGCTGTCGGTCTTGGAAGTACCTTCGGAAACCCCGAACTGAACCCGTCGCAGCTCGTGGTTGAACTGGATCTTGATCTTGTCCCGGCTCTTCTCAAGCTCACTTCGCGTGTACTTGAGGGAGTTCAAGAGCTGCACCTTGTCGATGAGAAAGATGTTCTTGTCACTCTTGAGCGGGTAGTACTTGAACTGAGCGTGAACCTTGGCGTGTTTCGGCCAGCCAAGGACGTGCCCCTTTGCGTTCTCGACAAACGTGAAGTGTGCCCCCATGCGGAAGGTCACCTCCTTATCAGCACTCTTGCTGAGGAACGAGATCAAAGCAGGCAAGTGTTGGGAGTGGATTTCGAGCCCCTTACCCGCAAATGCCTCGCACCAGAAGTAGTAGGCTCGGACACTGTCCGAAGCCAACAGGTGCCCATCTCCCTTGACGTACTCCGGCTTTGAGGCGTCGAAGACCTGAAGGGCCTTGTACTGCTCCTCGATCCGGGTGTCCGTAGTCTTCGCCAGGAAGGGGCGGCTCATGTCGATCGCCTCCTTCAAGATGGCCGTGGGGTAGTTGTGCGTCGTCGTTGTGGCGTTGAGATCATCGTCACAGGTGGACAGGAGCTTCGGGTTAAACGAGGTTCGCTCCGTACGGGCTCCATTGGACGACTCGTATCGAACAATGAAACGCTCATCTTCCTTGGCTTCGGCCTCAAACGTGAGGGTCTGGCCATCCAGGTACCTGAGCGCGTCGATGAACTCTGCCGGATATACGAAAGACCCGTCCTCATCCACCTCGACAAGATCGAAACTCGCTCTTGCCACGCACTGGTCGTCACGGGAGTAGACGTGGCACTTGGTACCTTGGACCATGAAAAGGTACCCAGCTCCGCCTTGTGCCGTCACGGCCCGAGGGGTGACGATCTTCACCACGTCGAGAGCGGCGATCAGGTCTGACGCGTTTAGCTTGAATTTCATCTTCATCTCCTCATTTCTTGTCGTAGGAGGTCAGGCTGTTTTCAGCCTCGATGAGACCTCGCTCGAACTCATCCATGAGGGATTCGAGTTCCTGTTGCGCCTTGTTGCGGTCTTCGACGAGCGTTTTGGGGTTGTACCCTGCTGCCTGGATCTCCTTTACGAGAGATTGCAGCTCGTCCTTCTTGGACTTTAGCTCCCCACCCAGCTCCGCCTTTCGTTTGAGAACGCGAGCATGTCGGGTTTGAAGGTCTTGGATCTTGGTGTTCAACTCTTCAGGGGAGAGCATGCTGGTTCCTCACTCGTCATCGTCCAAACTCAAACCAGGTTCTACTACACCGGGGTCTGGAAGTGGTGTTCGGGGTTTGCGGCTCATCGCAGCGACCTTCTTAGTCCCGGCTTCACACTTGCTCACGTAAGAGCAAAGACGGCAATGACCTCCTGCTTGAGCTGGGAAGCGCTCTTGACGGAGTTCATCATAGCTCTTCGATTGACCAGAGAGCTTATCCAGGGAGGTAACAGAAGACGCGATTCGATCCGCCGCCGCTAGTACCTCTATTTGCGTGTTATCTAAATCACCATTGTCGAACGAGATCCATTCCATGGCTTCAAAGGACTCGCTGTACTTATCGGTCCACCACTCGGGACGGGTACCATCAAAATGCCAGAAGATGTACCCCAACCTATCAGGAACGATTCCAGTCTTGGCTCGATAGAGGGCCGCATACAGCTTGAGCTGCACCCCTTCGACCCTCTGGCCTGACTTCTTGGGGTCCCCATCGACGTACTTTTCGCGCCATTTGGACCCCTTCCCATCAAGGATCACCAGGTCCTCATAGGGAGCAATCCTACGGATCACGAAGTCCGCTCGACCCCCAATCAGATGATTCCCAAACTGCGTGTCCAGTTTCAACTCAGCAGAAGCATCCGACCCAAGAAGGCGGTTCTTTCGTATCGTTTGAATCCCTCGGGGGATCGCTAACCGTACGTCTGCAACGACGTCTTCTCTACTGTGATAGTTCGACTTCTCGTCGGCCCAGTCATAGACACGACCTCTCTGGTCCCGGATAGCCTTGTCGAAACAGGGCTCCACAATGGATTGAAGGAAGTCGAGATAGTCGACCTTACGCCATAGGCGATCTCGGTAGAAGGTCTCGAAGACCAACCCTACAACGCTGCCATAGAGGGCGTTGACCCCGTTGTCCGGGGGGATCGACGTCTTGTTCACATACTTGTGCCAGTATTCGTAGGGGCACTGACCGTAGGTCTTGAATCCAGAGTAGGACAGGTACAAAGGATTACCCCACAGCTTCTACGAGTTCTAGGTAACGAAGAGCCTCACGACGAACATCATCAGCAAAGTTGAGGCCGTGGATGTTGGCTTCGATGCTGGCCGTAGGATCAATCCCACCATCCGCAAGAAGCTGGAGGACGAACTGATCGATATCGTGACGCTCCTTCTCTTGAGCGGCCTTTTTCTCCAGATCAAACACATCCTCGGCTGGTGCAACTGACAAGGCGATGGGGGTGATTCGCACATCACCCCCATCGATCTCGATCAGGGCGACTTTGGGGATTCGCTGGAGGTTCTCGCGAACCAGAGCCCCACGAGACACGGCCCCAAGGTTCACGAAATGCTTGCCTCTGATAACCTCGATGCCTTGATCCCTATGCCAGTGCCCAAAACACCAGACATCGGGTCCATTTCTGGTCACCAAGGCTTCGTAGGGGAAGACCGGCTCGTTGAAGAAGTCTTCTACTTGAGGGGGAGGGTTCTTAGCGGCTAGAGCATGGACAATAGCGATGAGGTGCGTGTCCCCAGGCTGCTTCTGGATGCGATGCAGGTCCTCCATGGTCCGCGTGGGATTGTAGGGGACTCCGACAATCCGGACCTGGAGGTTTCCGTCCTTGAAGACTTGATCACGTAGTTGGTGGAACACCCCGCTGGTGTAGAGAACCCCAAGAGGCTGCTTTCCAATGGATTCCAGGTTGTTGTAGGCAAGATCGTGGTTACCCTCGACCTCATACGTCTCACACGGGTACGCTTTCTGAATCCTGGCTGAGCGCTCTACAAGGTGATGGGGGTTCTTTGAGGACGCTTTGACGTGGAAGTAGTCACCTCCATCCAGCACGGCGTTAGCCTCGTGTTGCCTCGCAAACTGGCCGATCTGCTCCAGGTTGGACCAAATTTCGGCCGGGTAGTCACCCTTCCACGAGATCGGACTTCGATCCGTGACGTGCGTGTCCGTTCGGTACAAGAAGGCGAGTCTAGGCATGGGCATGTCCGGTCTGAACGGGTTGCGTACAGGTAGGACAGACACCAAGGGCTTCTACTTCTCCTTGAACTAGCCCCTCTTCCTTTGAAACTCCTTCAAGATCAGCTTGGACTTGCTGGATGGCCTTAGCGATGGCCATCTGACGAGAGGTAAAACGAGCCAGGTCCCGAAGCCGGTCCTTCTTGTTTTCAAGAGAGACCACGGCCGGAAGGGTGATGGCTCCAGCCGCCTCCAGGGCTGCGAAGCGAGCCCGGTACGATCGAAGCCGGTGAATCCAAAGGTCCAACTGCTGGAGTCTTTTAGCAGCCTCCTGGAAGGCTTCGATCGCAGGGATCAAATCCAGGAACTTCTCAACCCAGGCGATCGACTTGTAACCTTCTACTCGGCGAGTAAGATCGCTGACGAAACGAACCAGAACCCCAACCTTGACGGCCCCTTTGGCAAGGGGGGTGACATCCGGGACAAGGATAGAACCTACCTCCCACAAGCCTCTGATTCGCTTGACGAGGTCCTCCGTCGTTGCGACGTAGTGACTCAGAGCGTTGACCCTACGGAGGGCCTTCTCCACACCACCGAGGGTGACCGCAGCTTGAGTGGCCATCGTGAGAGCCGTATCTAAGCCCTCGTAGGCGGTAAGCCGAAGGCGTAACCCCTCGGCATCCTTCTCTCGGATCTTCTTGGTCGAGACAACCTCGCGACGGTCTTTCTCGACAAGCTTCGTGGCTGCACTGACACGATCAAGCCGTGCCACGTCCGAGATGGCTTCGGCAATCGCTGGACCTGATTGGTTGAGCAGGAAGATGGGGAAGAACTGGTCAGCAACTTGAATGCTACCGACCTCATCTCCTACTTTGATAGGGGCAAACCCATGGCTTAAGAGAAACTCTGGGATCCCTTGCCCTGGCTTATCATACCGTTCACCGTTGAACGTGTACCTGTTGATCGCATCCCCCTTCTCCCACCGAAGGTCGAACCCTTCGGTTTGAAGGCGGACCGTCGATTGACACTTGCAGGCTTTAGCCTTGCGAAGGGTTCGAGCACAGTCATCCCCGTGACGAACGAAGGAGGTACCGAGGGAGTTGGTGAGGGCGCATTTGATGGCCCTCACCACGGCACTCTTACCGATGTTGGATCGCCCAACAAGAGCAGTAAAGCCGTCAATCTGAATCGAGAGGTGCTCGATTGATTGAAACCCTCTGATCTCAACTTCAATCATTGACTAGCTGGCCTCAGCCTCCGCACTGCCACCCTCGGTTTCCATATCGGCGAGGATGTTTTCGATCTCTTCGACATCCACCCCCTCAGCGATATCATCATCAGTGATGCCTTCCCGATCATCCGATTGGATGTCCTCATCCTCAACCGTGCCGGTGACCGCCTGCGGAGCTTCAGAGGTCAAAGCGGCGATGACCTTGGCTCGGAGATCAGCCATAACCTTGGGGTTGTCGATGAGATACTTCCGAACCCGCTCCTTGCCTTTGATGGCCTCACCGTTGAGGGTGTAGTTGGAGCCATCCTTTTTGATGAGCTTCCGAGGGATGGCGGACTCGATGAGCGAGTGATATTCATCGATGCCGTACCCGAAGCGAATGAAGACTTGAGCGCTGTGACCTTGCTTGCCGTCAAGTTTGTTCTTGACGACCTTCACCTGAACCACGTTGCCGTAGGGGATGCGCTTCTTGATGAGGCTCACCGGGTCTTTTTGCTCCACTACATCCGCCCGAATCTTCGTGAGCTTGAGCCGGTGGGTTGCGTAGAACTTGACGGCTTTACCTCCAGACGTGTTGTCATCCTCTCCGGCGTGACTACCGGCCTTGATGACAGCACGCGTCTGGTTGATGAGCATGACGCACGTGGGGGAGTCCTTGAGCCACTGAACCATCTTGGAGAGGTTTTGACTCATCGCTCGGGCAAGGGCTCCGATACGGGCCTCTTCCCCGAGTTTTCGCTCCAACTCCAACTTGGGCACCATCGCGGCAACAGAGTCAACAACCACGAGGTCGTAGATCCCACTTGTGATGGCGATGTAGAGCATCTGGTATCCCATCTCTAAGGTATCCGGGGAGAAGAGGATGCACTTGTCCTTGTTGAAATTCACACCAATAGCCTTGGCGTAGGGGTGGGCGATGGCGTTCTCGAAGTCGAGGAACATAGACAGACCACCTTGCCTCTGGACCGCAGCAAGAGCCCCCAAGGCTAGGGTCGTCTTCCCGCTCGACTCGGCCCCGAAGACCTCGATGACGCGACCACGGGCGTAACCGGGACACACCATACCTCCCCCATTAGGGAGAGGCGTACCCCCGAGAAGGTTGTCGATCTGGATGATCCCTGACGGGATGTGAGGGAACGTTGTGTTCTGGCCCCCGAGCGGCTTCTGACCCGTGACCTTCTCGATCAAAGCGAGGGTTTTGGCGAGGATTTGGTCTCTTGTTTCCTTCTTAGCTGCTGCCGCTTTGCTCATTGGGACTCCGGGAGTTGAGAGAATCTGTAGAAACGCTCACCTTCACGGAACAAAGTCCCGCGTTGGTGAGTCTCGCCCGCATGCTTGCCCTTGGAGAAGGTCTTTTCATTGAAGAAGACGTGTTGCTCTGAAGGTAGAAGCACGTCTTTATCAATCCTTCCTGTCAAGAGGAGCCAGAACCGGGCAGCAAACCTTGAGATATGGTAGGCGTCAGCTTCGTCCCCATTCCACCGGGCGATCCCAGTGTCGGCCTTCGCCATCGCCACCATATCAGCCTTGAACATCATTCCTTTACGGACCGTGGGGTCCTCCTTTGCGAGGAGCTTCACGGTCAGAGGATCGAAGTACACCACATCCTTACGACGTGTGAAGATCGCCTCATTTACATAGAGAAATAGACCATACAGACCCTCAGACCAGAGTTCCCCAAATGGCGGAGATTCGACCCCTACGATTTGAATCTCTGGCCAGTCGTCGAGCAGGTTCTCTACGCACTCACGTAGACCTATATATCTTGCGACGAATACATCTGAAGCGGGGCTCGCAAAGCGACCTTTATCCACGACACGCTTCTTTCCAGAAGCATTCGCATCATGGATGCACCAACCGAACCCCGTTAAAGACGGATCCAACCCAAGAGACAGCATCTCGTGTCGAGGGGAAAGGGAGCCGAAGGCCGCAACCTGCGGCCCCCTCCACCCCGCCTCAACTAGACGTTACCCAGGATGTTCGAGAAGTCCTCGCCTGAGATGTCGGATCCGGGAGCTGCGGTTCCACCACCACCAGGCATCAAGCCGAGCTTCTCACGAATCTCATCGACACTCAGCTCGCGGAACGGGCTCATCTTCTTGTAGAAGGTGACGGCCTTCTCCAGGATCTTGCGCTTGAACTGCTCGTTCTTGGAGTACAGCGCCGGACCGGCCTGGGTGATCGTGATCTTCTGGAACTGGGTATCCGAGCACGACATGTGAAGGTCGATGCCCGAGAGGGAAGTGCTGCTCTCCAGAAGCCCTCGGTTGATCTTCCGAAGCACTTCGTACTTGTCCGGCGAGAAGCGCCAGGGTTTGATCTGCCACTTACGGGCGAGCGCTTCCTTGTCAATCTCCCCATCCCGGTCGGTCGGGTAGATGAGCAGGAGCGAGATCACGTAGTCCTTCTTCTCCCCCAGCTTCGCAAAGACCTTCTGGTCTTCGGTGGAGATTGGACCCTTCGGCGCCGCAACGTAACCGACGTCCTTCTTGTAGTAGCCGGAGGCGGTTCGGAACCTCGCCTCACTCAGGTCGAGAAGGTCCACCTGGTCAAGCTGGTCGGCCGATTTGTTGAGCTTCGTAGCGACGGCAACCCGAACCTTTTCGACGAGGTCCTTCTTCTGAGCGGGGGTGAGGTCAGGCTTCGCAAGGACCGCCTTGCGCAACTGTGATTGCTCGTGGCTGTTGAAATACACGAAGGCAACCCGGTCCGTACGACCCTTCTCACCCTTGTACCAATCGGTCTGGTTGGACTGGACCTTACCCTTGTCCTCTTCGCCGAGACCGATTTCGTTGTCGTCGAGTTCAATCTGAGATTCGCTGTCACTCATTGGAATGGCTCCTTAAACATGCCGCCCGGATACATCACTACGGATAGGTATTGCCGGGAACAGGCTGGTTAGTGGAGTACGGACACTGGACAGTGTGTGAGGTTGCCCTCTGACATGGTCGTGTGCCGTACCCCACTTGGATATACACCACTCCAACTTTGATGGCCGTTAGATGTTCTTGAGAAGGTCAGAGAAATCAAAGTCCCCATCCTCACCCGCGGGTGAGGATTTAGCCTCATTCAATTGAGGTTTGGGCTTCTCTTCCTTCTTCTTGGCTTTGACGTCAGACTTTGATGTCGAGCCATTCGCCTTATCACTGATTTCAGAGCCAAGGAAGCGGTTGATGTCCGCTTCTTCTGTAGAAGGGGTGGCTGCTGGAATAGGACTGCCGGAAAGCAGCATATCTGCAAGGTCAAGAGCAGACTCTTCCTTCCCGGACGGAGCCATAACGACAGGCTCTTCTTTCATAGGAGGGGCGGCCGGAGGCTCGACCTTTGGGGATGACGCTACCACTTCTGGCTTGGGATCTGGTACCGGCTCAGGCTTGGCTTCAACCACGGGGAGCTTGGGTTCCGAAACCTTGGGCTCGGGCACGGGTAGCTTAAGCTCAGAGGCTTCCGCCTCGACCACGGGAGCTTCGGAGCTATCGCTGCAACCCGCCCCTAAGTTCCCTGCTTCGGCTCGCATGAGTCGATCAATTTCACCCTCGTCGATACCATTATCTTCCATTGGAAGGGCTCGACCTTTGCCGTCTCTGGGGCCGTCAAACTCATCACCGTAGCCCGCACCTGACACACGATCCGCAAGAAGAAGAGAGCGCTGCGTCTTGATGTTGTCGCTCGTCCGTACAAGCTCCTTGTGCCTCAGGAGGACTGCCTTCTCGATCGTATCAAGGTCACTGATCTCTTGCTTGAGCGTCACGACTCGACTGATCCGATCCCGTAAGGCCATGTTGGCCGAAGCTTCGCGATCCTTGATGTTCGGGAGCCTACGGATGGTCTCGTTCTCAGATAAAAGCTGGTTCAGTTCGATCTGGTAAGCCGCTTCTTGTCCCGCGAGGTCCTGACTGAAGCCACGCTTCTCCCTTTGAATCTGAAGAAGGAGCATCGTGGCCCGGTTCAAGTAGTTGCGGCACTGGGAGATGACTTGGTTTAGGTACCTCGGACCCAAGACCGTCGGGTCGGGCTCCAGCTCGATCCCCATACCCAAGATTTCTTCGTAGATCGCATTGACTTGTTTCAGGTCCATAGGGGCGCCTCAAGGTTTGGTCGGCGCCTCCTCTGAAGAGTCACCGGACCCCCTACTCACACCGGAAACCGTGTTCGCGATCAACTTACCCTGGATATCGTTGAAAGCTCTCGTGATAGCCCGCTCGAAACCCGTGTTGCGTTGGACCACCTGGTCGTTAGCGATAGCCTTGGAAACGGCGATGTTGTCCCCAAGCAACCAAACTCGCTTACGAGCCCTTGTCACAGCCGTATAGAACAGGTTTCGTTGAAGCATCCTGCCTTGGGCTCGAACGATTGGAAGGATGACCGTATCGAACTCAGAGCCTTGGCACTTGTGGACGGTGATCGCGTAGGCCAACCGGAGCTTCTGAGGGATCTCCTTGCGGGGGAACTCAACGAGCATATCAAGCCCATCCTCACCGGCTCCGTGAACTTTGACGATCACGTGATCGGTACGAATGGTCATGAGTTTCCCCATGTCCCCGTTGTAGACGCCAAGTTCGTAATCGTTCCTGATGACCATGACACGGTCACCCTCTCTGAATCTGAGCGCACCGATGACAAGCTCCTTCTTCCCTGGGGAGCTTGGGTTCAACGCCTCACGCAGCTTGTCGTTGAGGTTGCTTACCCCCACGGTTCCTTCATACTTTGGCGAAAGGACCTGGAAGTTGGCATCCCTGTCTTTCAACTTAAGAGCCATACGGACAACCAAGTCGACAAGCTTTTCTTCGTCTCCGATAGACACGAAGCGGAAATCGGAGCCTTCAACCCCTGGGACGATCGCCTCCCCTCGGTTGATTCGATGGGAGTTCAGGATGATGTCGCTGGTCTCTGCCTGACGGAAGATTTGAGTCAGCCGGACCGTTGGGACCTCGGGGCACCGAATCAGCCCCCTAAGGACATTCCCTGGCCCTACCGAGGGGAGCTGAGCGTCATCCCCCACGAGGACCAAGATGGTACCTTCTTCCAGAGCATCGAGGATGCGGAAGAACAGCTCTTGGTCCACCATCGACATCTCATCGACGATGACAGCTCCGACGGGGAACTTGTTGTTGACGTTGTACCCCCAGCGTTCCCCATCGTAACGGAACGTACGGTGAATCGTTGCGGCTGAGTGTCCCGTCACCTCGGACAGACGCTTTGAGGCAATGCCCGTGGGTGCCATGAGCGTGAACGTGATCCCGGCCTGCTGGAACAAGCTCACGAAGGTCTTCACCACAGTCGTCTTGCCTGTCCCAGGCAGCCCCGTGAGGACCAGGACCCGGCTGCTCAAAAGCTTCTCTACGGCTCCCCGCTGAGCCTCTGAGAGGCTGATCTGGTGGATGGTCTCGTACGACCTCAAGAACTCGTGAGGCTCTACGTCAAGTTGAACGGGCGTAAGGAACCTAGCAAGGTACTCCGCTGACTGGCGTTCGTGACGGAAGTGGTTGGGGAGGTAGACCCCGACATCGGGGTCCACTCGAACCCCCTCTCGATCTTGAAGCCGGAGAACCGCTTTGTTTAGCTCCTCCGTGAGGCTCCCATCTCCGAAAGCATCAACGTCCGTCCCCTGGAGCAACTCTCGAAGCTGAGCTGAGATGTCCCCACGACGAACACAGAGGTGCCCTGACTTGGCCGCCTCTCGTAGGACCCATAGGACAGCCCCTTCAAATCGTCGGGGGTCTCCTCGTTCGACTCCCATGCTATCAGCGACCTCATCGACCTCCCCAAAAGAGAACCCTTCGACCTCTAACAGCCGGTAGGGGTTCTCTTGCAGGACCTTCTTGGCCTCGGACCCGAAGGCTTCAAAGAGAGCCTTCATTTGGGTTGAGGAGACCGTATGGTGAGAGAAGAAGGCAGATAACTCAGAGCTGGTTCGAGCGTAAGCCCAGTCTTCCAGTAGAGAGATGATTGAATCGTCCGTGAGGCCGGGGAGATCCCGAAGCTTGTCCGGCTCCTCGGAGAGAACGCGGAACAAGTCCACCCCGAACGCATCCACAAGGGTGACTGTTTGGATCTCATCCAGCTCCAAACAGACCCGAAGAAACGTATCTACCCCCGCATCCGTGTCGGCCCAAGGCCCCCACCCATGAAGGTCGAACTGACGCCCAAACTTGGGGTGGGAAGTCCATTTCCCAAAGACCTCAAGAGAGACGCCAGCCGTTATCTGCTGTACACCAAAGATTCGACCCTTGCAGACGATCTTGCGTCCATAGTTGAGAGCATCTCGACCCGAAGGCTCAAGAGAGAAAATGTAGAAGTCGTCGGTCTTGTGGATGACACTCCACACCCGACCTCGAAGAGACTCCATGGGTTCTACCCTTCTACCAACCCAAGGAACTCGTCTTCCGTGAGGATCTTGGTTCCGTTTTTCTGAGCCGCTGCCGCCTTCGTCGTCGAAGCAGCACTAGCTACGAGGTATGTCAGCTTCTTTGACACCGACGCTTTCACCTCCCCGCCGTTGCTCGTAACGAGAGCCTCCAACTCAGGACGCTTACGACTCATCGAACCCGTAAAACAGAAGCTCATCCCGGTCAGTTTGCCCCGGATCTTATCTTGGATAGCCACACCTGCAAGCTCCAAGTCCTCTACGATCCGACCGTGCGTTTGCAACCACTTGAACAAGGACTCAGCCTTTACGGGGCCGATACCATTCACCTTGACGAGCTGCTCCAGCGTGGCCGATTTGAGAGTCGCGAACGTGTCGTACCCGGCGTCCATCGCCATCTTGATCGTGCTAGTTGCTACGCCGGGAATCGAGAGAGCCCCGAGAACCGTCTCCAAGGGGAGGTCTTTCTTCTCGTTGAGGTTTTCAAGAACCTTGGCCGCAACCTTAGGTCCCATGCGGTCGAGTCCCGCGATCTGCTCTTCCGTGAGTACATAGAGATCGGGGACCGACTTCACGAGACCGGAAGTCACCAACTTCTCCAGAAGCACGTCACCCCATTCCAGAATGTTGAGCGTCGAGATCCATTGGGCGAGGCGCCCGACCACCTGAGCCGGACAAGCCCCCCAGTTCGGGCAAACATGGTACTCCCCGTCTTGAACCACCTTCACCCCGCAAACGTCGCAGGTCTCTGGAGGTTGGTTGAGGGTGTCGACACCTCGAACCAGAGCCACAACCCGAGGGATCACATCGTTTGCCCGAGCCACAAGGACCCGAGCCCCAACGTCGATCTTGAGGTCTCGGATGTACTTCCAGTTGTAGAGGCTAGCGTTGGTGACGACCGCACCCATCAGGTTAACGGGATCAAACACGGCCACGGGGGTGATGCGTCCAGTTCCTCCGGTCTGCCGTAGAATCTGACGGAGCACTGTCTCCCTCGTGATGGGAGCGAACTTGAAGGCAACGGCACCTTTAGGTCGGAGGTCCTTCTCTCCCAAGGAAATCTGCTTGGTGAGGTTGTTGATGCGAACAACCAGGCCGTCAATGTCGTAATCAAGCCGGTCCCGCTTCGACTGCTGGTAGTCGACCCAGATGTCATGGGGGGTTTTGATCCCCACCCACATCCCTGAGAGCGTCCACCATGGCGTCAAAAAACCAAACTCCTGAATGAACCGGAACTGGTCTTCTTCCGTTGTGAAGCTGACGCCGTCCGTCACCTGATAAAACATGACCGACAGGTGTTCACACCCTCGACCATCGTACCGTTTGGCGATTCCACTCGCAGCATTACGCGTGTTGGCGTAGTCGTCTTTGAACCACGCTTGGTGGTCGCTCTTGAGAAGGACGATCTCACCCCGAAGGGAGAACGAGAGCCTCTTTTGGAGCTTCTCTTTGATCCCCTTCATCTTCAAGACGTTGAGGGTGATGTCCTCGCCAGTATACCCGTCCCCTCGGGTAGTCGCTTGCGTGAGCTTGCCGTTCAGGTAGCGAACGTGAAGGCTGATCCCATCGAGCTTCTCGGTGACGAAGAGAGACTCCCCACGAGCGTAAGAGTTCACCCAATCAGTCATCTCTTCAAGGGCGTTCACCTTGTCGAGGGATCCCATCGGGTTCTCGTGTTTGACTTTTTTCCACTCGGAAACAGGGGCGGCCCCGATCGAAATGACGACCCGATTGATGGCGTCCAACTCCGATAGTTCATCTAACCAAGCATCGTAGACGTCGTCTGTAACTGCCGGTTGCTTGTTGTAGTAGTCGTCTTTCGCTTTCGCGATGAGACCCTCCAACTCTGCAATCCGAGCCCGCCGCTCCTCGTCAGTCATGCGTTCATCTTCCCTTTGCCACCAGACATGGCAGAGGTGATCTCGATCTTTCGACCCCCATTCGGGGACTCTCCGACCTCGACCTTCTCACCTTGAGCTTGCTGTTCTTTGACGATCCGCTCCATCTCCTCGATGGTCGCCAATGGCGCCAGAACCACCCGAACCTCACGGCCCTTGAAGGTACCCAAGGCTTGTTGGACGTCGAAAGAGAACGGCTTTCCTGCCTGGTCTACCGTGCGAAGGATGAACCGATCCGACATCGGGTCTTGCTCCACAAGACCTTCGACGAGAAAGACACCCATACCGACTACACCTTGCGTCATTTACGCCTCCAAAATGGCCAAGCCCCCTCTAGTAACACCAGAGGGGGCTTAGTAGGAGAGGTTGTTCGCAAAAAGTCAGCGGACCGGGCAGATTCCACCCTGACACTCTTCAACTTCGATCTCCCCGCCTCGAACAAGCGGGTGATCGTGTTTGATCTGAGCGTAGAGGTTCTGGAACTTGTCTTGCTGAATCTCCTCGTACGGAGCCTGCTTGTAGCCGTGCTTCTTTGGAAGGCAGCTCGTTGATTTGAGGAACGGTACATACTCCTTCAAGCAGCCGGCCAACTCGTCCTTCTCTTCGTCGGTGAACGAGAGGGTTGCACTGACCGCATTGTCGGCCCAAGAGTCCTGAACGTCCTTCTGGCGCTCGAACTGCTGACGGATGGTCTCGGATTGAACCGTGACCTCCGTATGAGCTGACTTCGTGGGGAACGCGAAAACCCAGGTGTGTCCAGACTTGTCGTAGATGTCCTCCTCGTAAGGTACTCCCGCTTCCATCATGGCTCCCGCCATGGGGTCGTTCTTTGCGATGCGGGTCCGACGAAGGTAGTAGGCGGCGTAGGGAGCGTGAATCCCAGGGCTTGAGCCATTCAAGAGGGAGATGGTCCCTGAGGGCTTGACTGTTGTGACCGTGATGGGGGCGTTGACGCCAAGCTCCTTGGCGTAGCGGCTCGCCTCATCCCGACAGGCGCCATACCAGTGACGAAGCTGGGGCTTGTTCCACGCAAAGTCGCAGAGACCCCCAAGGCCGACTCCGACACGCATGTTGTTGAACCCGACTTCTTGGCTCCTTGGATCCGTGAGAGGCGAGAGCCGCTGCCGGAGACAGTACCTCGTGATGAGGCGGAAGACCGTATCCGGGTCGGTTGAGTCCTCAAACTTGGCCGGGAAGACCTCAGCAAGGTTACAGGCCTCACGATCATGTAGGAGCTGCTCTCCGCACGGATTTACGCCTTTTGCGCCAGGATCCGTCTTCCAACCAAGAGGGAGATTCAGGATACCCGGCTCCCCGAAGATGGCGTTGTCCTCCACGAGGGACTTCCAGTCGAACTTCTCGATCTGCTCCCACGACCGGAACGCAAGGGAGTTGTTACTCGTGTGCCGGTGGCTCGTGACCTTGTCCCAGTCCTTCTTCGCATCCCGGAAGGGTTGGTCCTCCGCATCCCCAAGAACGATGAGAGCGGATCGACGAACGTTGCCGGCCTTGATGCAGAGCCCGATGTAGTTGGTGATGTCCAAGCACTCTACAGAGTTGAGGTGGCGTCCCACCGCTCCCCGAATGATGTTCCAGGCAGATCGAAGAAGGTGGGTGAGGGGGCCGGGGCCGCAAGCGATCCCACCAAACGTCTTGATGGGGAGACCACGAGCCCGAACCTGAGAGACATCCACGATGAGACCCTTGGCCGTGAACGCCGCCTGTAGGACCTGGCGAAGGGCTTCGACCCACCCCTCACGAGAGTCAGGCACCGTGTAGATCGGGGTCTGGCCGTTGAGAACTTCTTTGCCGTCTGGCTTGACTTCAGTGATGTCCGGGTGATGCTCAAAGCACCGAACTGCGAGCCTCGCAGCCGGCTCACGTTGAACTATAGGGAGGGTCCTGATGTCGCTCAAACCGACACCCACGCCGCCTCCGAGCATGAGGCAGTTTGTCGTCCAGCACCAGTCATCGATGCTGTAAAGAGTCGTGAACCAGCAATTGAAACGAGCGTCGGCCGGGATACCATCGACCCCACCCGTCCAAAGCCCACGACCCGGAGGGAGGGCTTGCCCGGTCCAGAAGAGGTGGAAGAGAAGCTCCGCCTCTTTCTCATCCGTATGTGATGCGAACGAGATGTTAGACTCGACAACTCGACGAATCGTATCCGTCCACGTCTCTCCACCGCGACAGTACTTGGTGAGGTAAGTCGACCTCGCCAGGAGGGACTGAAACGGATCCCCCTTGCGGTAGTATGGGCTCAGAAATTCTCTTGAGAACCGAAAGGGGTTCGGTTGCGGCGTCTTTGAGACGATCATCATGAGTGCCCAACTCCTTCAACTTGCAAGGTCGAGAATAGCCAGCTCAAGGAGCGTCCTCCGAGAGTGGCTCGTTCGTTTCAGGTCTACATCTAATTTACATAGGTTCTGCATCACGGAGGACAGCCTCCGTTTACTGTGCTTCCCGACTTGCTGGAGAAGAGTCAGTTTGAATCGGTAGGGGTGCATCCCGATACGAGCGGCGATGTCATCTGGAGCTACACCTGAGTCGAGCATCGTCCGGGTGACGAACAGCTTTTCAGCCTGTTTCATCATGGAATACAATACAGGCATGGCCGGATCCTCCGCCACGTGCCGGTACATAGAGGAAAGGGCGTTCAGAGCTTTCTTCGAGTTCTTCTCGAACGCAGCTTCGGCGACGGTCCAAGGTTCTGCCGTGGACCCAGGCGACATGACCAACTTGAGGTGGTCGACCGTAACGGGAACCCCAACCGGAACAATGAGCCGAAGCTTCTGAAGCTCACTGGCTAGCCGATAGAGATCACCACCCCCGGCTTGGAACATGACACTAGCGGTGCGGTAGTCGATCAAAAGACCAAGCGGCTTGGCCTCCTCTTGGATCCACTTGACGACTTCGTTGTTGGTGTCGAACGTCTTGAGTTTCTTGAACTCGCGAATCGTTATCTTGTCCCCAAGCTTGGACCAGAAGGCCAACAGCTTTTCGTCTCGAACGATGAAGGCAAGAACACACCCTAGGTCCCTAGGACCTTTGCCTTCCAGGTACGCCTTCATTGCCTTTTCAGGCTTGAACTTGTTGGCGTTATCAACGACGATGACCCTTGGCTTAGTGCTAGCCGGATCGTCCAGGTCGACGATCATCGTGGCGCAGATTGAAGCTAGGGCGCTGTCATCTACCGACGGACCATCAACGACCACTACAGTCCTGGTGGGTTGATCCCGGAAACTGTTGAAGTCGCGATCGAGGAAGTATTCCTCTTCCCCATAGGTCGCAACAACAGGCGTAGTGAATCGGAAGCCCATGCCCTTACCCGCAAAATGCGGCAGCGATGGCCGACTTCAGTTGGAAGGACAGGTTAACGTAAGAGGATTCGTACCTCTCGCTGAGAGTTTTTAACTCCCCCCACAATTGAAACCATCTGTCGGATTTTGCTCGGTTTCGCATTGTAGTTAGGTCTTCAAGCACGTCCTGGTTGATAGCTCTTTGAGGGTCGACTCGGACCACCAGCACGTCATGAACGAGGAAACAAAGGAATCGAAACGCTAGAGGCAACTCTTTGCTAAGTTCGTCGATAGACGCGAAAGAGGACGAAAAGTCCCCCGTCGCACCCGCAAGCAAAAGCCCGAGTACGGAGTCACGAATTGCGATCCGGTTCGAGCCCCAATACCGGGCGGCTCTACCTACCGAACCTTCTCCCATACGGGTGTAGACAAGAGCTTTATCGGGATCCGACTCGAACCTAGAAATTCGCTCAAAGATGAACGAATCACTGAGTTTTCGGAAGGGGACTCTCCCGCAACGCGACCGGATGGTGGGGAGTACACGCTCGTAGGATTCGGCAAGCATGAAGAAGCGGGAAGCTGCTGGGGGTTCCTCCAAGGTCTTGAGGATTGCGTTAGCTGCCGGGATCGTCATTCGATCGGCACCATCCACGATGAAGAAGCGGTATGGTGCCGAGGTCGGGTACGAGAAGGATTGCGTAACAATCGCTCGGATTGCGTCGACTCCTATCTCTTTGTCTGATGGGGCGGACACGACGACTACGTCCGGGTGGGCTCCATGTTCTACTTGAACGTACTCCGGGCTGCCCACACCCCGTTGCTTGCTGATCAGTTCTTTGACAGCGGAGGTGACCGAGAACTTACGACCCGTACCCTCTTCCCCGATGAGGAGTAACGGAGAAGAGATTTGACCCTCGATCACTCTCCGCAGGTAACCCACGGCCTCGTCTTGGCCCACCACATCACTCAACACGACCCACCGGAAGACTGTTTGGCGCAGACTTGGGTTCCACGGGCTCGATGACGAGACGAACGAAGTAGTTCTGCTCGCATTGACCGCAGATCATCCTGAAGACTTCCTGCCCGCTTTGACCTAGAACCCCCGCACATCCTGTACGGGTACACCGCATCATACCTACACGGGAGTCAGAGCCATCCATTAGAGCTTCACTTTACCCCGAGACTGCAAGAATCGAAGAACCGAACCGTAGACCTCATCCCCAGCAGCAAGGGTACCGTTGCGGATAGATCGGTCGGTTGCATCCAACCACTTGTCGATGGTTTCTTGGCTCCACGACATCTTGTAGTAGGCCATGCTGAGGAATTGTTTGCGGATTGAATCCTTCCGCTCGAAGGGGATGTTCCCCGTAAGCCAGAACAGAACAGCCATCGACATGGCGTAGCCCCGCTGCTCCAGGCGGACTCTCCCTGGGGAGGGCCAAGGGATCAGGCAGGCTAGACCCAAACCAAAGGCGATGAGGGACCACCAACCAAAGAAAAAAGCGAGCACCATCCCCGTGATGAGGAACGGGATCAGAAGTACTTGGGGGAGGGCGTAGCTCAGGCGAAACCAAAGCGGGCTCGCCTTCGTGTCGAGAAGGTGGACCCGCTCATGAGCCAGCGTGATGAGAGATCGGCCCGGATCCTTCTCGTAGGACTCCTGGGTGGGGAACCAGACCATCGGGTAGAAGGTCGTCGTGTACGACGTCATATAGCCGGGGTTGAACGGCTTCATGATCAGACCAAGCAGCTTGTGGAAGTTCGACGTGTTCTTCCAGTCGAGCTTGAAGCCCGGTACCACTGCGGCTGTGTCTGCTTCAAATGCCCGAAGGTCGGTCAGGTCCATTGCGGCAAGGGAGCCTTGCCCAAAAGGAGATTAGAGGTTGACCGACCCCCCTACCGACAGGTGCCATGTGTGGTTGCACTTGACGCACTGATACAGGCGTTGATGAGACGCTCCTGACCCTTCAGGCGCAGCACCAGAGGTGATTTCGGTTGCTTGGATCGAAGTGCAGCTATCGTTGCGGCACTTCATGTGGATCATCTTCGGTCCTGGCTTGGCTTCCGGCACCAAACCGGGGCTCACACCTGTTTTGTCGAAGCTCATCATGACTCCTAGAGGTTTGAAATTGGGAACTCAATCGTGAAGAGATCCCGCAGTATCATCAACACTCTCTCGTAAAGCTCAGGTTCCCATATCTCTGAAGCCGAGGGATCGAAGAAGTTGTTGGGGTAGAGAACAACAGAGGTGTCTACTGGAAATTGCCTCGTATCCAGCGTCCCATCTTTGAGAAATGGGACGATTTTGGCCCAATCGTCCGACCTCACGAGGATGTTGATCCCCCCGCTAGGGTTGAAAAGTCGGATGCACGGGGTGTCGTAAACAACATGACAATCTACCCTTGCCCGACCTCGAAGAACCGCCACGATACCCCTAGCTAAGGCCGGGACCTCATTGCGTGTAAGTCGTTGTGGCCTTGACCCATAAACCTGGGAAAGTCGATTGTCCACGCTCAAGACCAAGGATAACTAGATTCAGTACCCGACCGGACGGAGAGCCGGACCGTTGTTACCGTCGTTCTTTCGGACGGCACACTCCGTCGTGAGAAGCGTCCCAGTCAACGAGATTGCGTTCTCGATGGCGGACCTAACCACCTTGGTGGGGTCGAGAATCCCGACCATCTTTAGGTCGGTGATTTCGTCCGTACGAGCGTCGTAGCCGAGAAATTCGTCACCGGCTTCCCGGATTTTGTCGAGGTACTTGTCCGGGTTCTTGATGCCACCGTTCTTCAAGATGGCATCAAAGGGCGCCTGGCAAGCAGCGAGGGCCAGCTTGAACCCGGCCCACTCTTCCTCGCCTTCTGGCAAAGGGTAGATGGGGGCTTCCGACGGAGTACCCGTTCGGTAGGCATTCGTGTGGGTGTCCACGGACCAGGCCGCTCGAACGAGACACATCCCACCCCCAGGGACGAGACCATGATCGATGGCCGCTCTAGTTGCGTAGAGGGCGTCCTCCATGCGGGCCTTGATCTCTTTGAGAGCAAGCTCAGAGGGTGCTCCGACCTTGATGGAGCACACGCCACCAAGAAGCTTACCTAGTCGATCCTGGAGCTTCTCGCGGTCGAACTCACTCCCGGTCCGGGCGATATCACCCTTGATCTGTTCGATACGAGCATCAATGGCTTCGGCCGTCCCACCACCATCGACGATGGTGGTCGTTTTGTCGTTGATCTTGACGGTCCGAGCCGAACCAAACATGTCCAAGGTGACCCCTTGAAAGGTCATACCCATTTCCTTCGAGACGAACGTGGCGCCCGTGAGGACAGCGATGTCCTTCAGGATCTCCGTTTGTTGCATCCCGAACCCAGGAGCCTTCACGAGCTGACTCATGAGGGTCTTTGATCCGAAGTTCTGACAAAGGGCGGCCAGAGCTTCACCGTCGAAGTCAGGTGAGATCCAGAGAACAGGTCGCTGCTCTTTGACGATCTGCTCCAGGACCGGGATGAAGGGCCGGATCAGGGTCATCGTGATGTCGGTCACGAAGACGTACGGATTGTCCAGCGTGGATGAATAGGTGTCGGGGTCCAACATGAAGGCCGAGCTGATCCAACCACGATCGATCTTGAGGCCATCTGTAGCCTCGATCGTGATGTCCATCGTCTTGCCTTCTTCAATGTTGACGACCCCATCCTTGCCGACCTTCGCAACCGCTTCGGCGACGATCTTCCCGATCCTCTCGTCTCCGTTGGCACTCACGGTGGCAACGCTCTCCACATCGGCCTGTGAACTCACTGGGAAGCTCTGATGATAGATGGCTGCCTCCAAGTAGAGGTAAGCCTTGTTCATGCCCCTCTTGAGGGCGATGGGAGCATGACCGGCGACGATGAGCTTCATCCCCTCAACGAACATTTCCCTAGCAAGGACCGTGGCCGTCGTTGTGCCGTCCCCAGCATCATCGCTGGTCTTGGATGAAACTTCTCGAACGAGTCGAGCCCCCATGTTTTCCCACGGATCCGAAAGTTCGATCTCTTTGGCGACGCTCACCCCGTCCTTCGTAACGAGAGGTGCCCCGAAGGCCTTGTCCAGACACACGTTGCGTCCCTTGGGTCCTAGCGTCACCACAACGGCGTTGGCGACCTTGTTGACCCCAATGAGGAGCTTCTTGCGGATGTCTGAACCTTGCTTGATCGCCATCGTGTTGTTTCTCCCGTTCACTTCCGAGAACGTGAGTACACCGCTGCGATCTCATTAGGGTCCAAATCGGGAGGGTCTTCCTCTACCCTCACCCGGTAAGCCTGATTGTGCGCACGAAGATCATGATCGACTTCGGCCTTCCGGGGAGCCCAAGGAGAGTTTGGGTTGGCTGGGGTTACCTGCAACTCAAGCCAACCCAAAAGGTTGAGTAGGGCAAGTTGCTGGGTGGCCTCAACTTCAACTCGGGCCGGCTCTTTCTTCTCGTTGAGTAAGGTCCCATGCCAGTAGTCGTTCTCCGCCTGCCCGGTATCGAAGCTCCACCCTTTGGGTAAACGATCGGCGATCTCCTCTAAAAGGCGTTCGGGTTCCCAACTGGCAGCATCGAGAGGAAGGGTCATGGAGGACCCCTAGCTTACACCCGCTCCAGCCTGGACTTCACCTGGAGGTGCTCCAGATACCCCCGCTGCTCCGTGGCGTCCTTGACCGCCTTGCGGCACATCCGGCAAAGACCGTCAGGGGGAGGTGGCATGTCGAAGCCGACTTCTTCCCATTCCGCGAAGGGCCTGGGCTTGAGAAGGGGGACGCAGATGGAGCACTTGACCTCGTGACCCATCATGGATCATTCGGCCCCTTTGATGTTCGCGACCGGCATCATGCGGTGGGCGATCTTGGCGATGCCTTCATCTTCGAGAACCGCAAGAACGGCATCGAGGTCCTTGTAGACGTGCTTGCATTCGTCGACCGGGATGTTCTTGTGGTTCGAGATGATCCCTTCGATCGTCACACCTGCAAACGTTCGCTGGACGTCGTGCATCTCAGCGTTGATTCGATCCTGCTTGGGACCCAGGCTCTTCTTTGCCTTGCTTCGCCCAAGAGTCCGACCCGACCCGTGGTTGACGGAGTACCCGGACTTGGAGGCTCCAGCCTGAGCGAATAGGATCGCAGCTCCGTCGTACATCGAACCGGGGATGCAGCACGGGTGTCCTGTGTCCGCCCACTTCGTCCCCACGAGATCGGGATGCCCAGCCGGGAAGGCACGGGTTGCCCCTTTACGGTGGACGAAGCCCTTCTTCGTGGTGCCGTCGGGGAGGACCAGGGTTTCCTCTTGGACGAGGTTGTGGCTGATCTCGTAGTAGACCTCGCCCTCAACGTTGAAAACCTCTTGGAGAGCCTCCTGGATGCCTTTGACGATGACGTGGCGGTTGGCCACGGCAAAGTTGGCAGCGCTGTTGTGGTAGCGCCAGTAGTCCTTCCCAACCTGCTCGTCCATCCGAAGCCAGGACTCTTCACGTCGGTTACTGGGAAGACCACGGGCCTTGGCCCCCTCGAAGAAGAAGTGATCGGCGGTTTGCCAGCCGTACCCCCGGCTCCCGCAATGGATCATCACCCAGACTTCTGCTGTGTCCCGATCCACCTGCATCTCGATGAAATGGTTGCCTCCGCCGACACTACCAAGCTGAGGGATGACCTTCGAGTAGGCCTTCTGGACCATCTTGAAGTCGGTACCCTCCGGGATCGGGATGTACTGACGTTCGCATAGGTCGGCTGAGACCCCCAAGGCCTTGGCTCCGAACCGGAGGATCTCATCGGCCTGGTTCTGGTTGAAGTGGGGCATGAGGTTGGGTCGTTCGGACCCAACCCCGGTCGCGATTCGCTTCTCGACCTCCTTGACCCAACGCTCCCGAGGGTACCGACCCCGAACCCCACTCGCCGTGAGCCCAGGGACCTTCATGTAAAGGACCCCACACGAAATGTCGTAACCAGAACCCGACTGGATGATCGTGTCCTCGGTTACAACGACCCCACCGACAGGAATTCCGTATCCGATATGACAATCGGGCATAAGGTAGGCGCCGATGACTCCCTCATAGGAGGCGCTCGTCTTGATCTGCTCCCACATGTTCTCTTCCGAGGAGTTGTAGAGATCCTCGGACAAAAAGGCGTGCGCCTCCACCTTCATCTCGCCGACTTTTGGCAAGACATAGTGGTTGGAGCCGACCTTTTGCGCTGTGTACTTGAGGGACATGTGTGATCCGATTTACGTGATGTTACTAGAGAAGCGGGAAGTTTGAGATTCGCTAACGTTGGGTTGGTTCTGCAACCAGCGGAAGATGGAGGTCCCGACCCCCTAAGCCTTTCAGCTCTCATCCGATTTCAAATCGGCTCCCGGCCCTGCCGAGTTCATCTTCCAGTTTCAGGCCACCCCGCGTGGGTTGCCCCAGGACTCGGAGAGCCGAGCCTTGAGAATGTTCATGAATAGACCACCCTGCTCCTTGGCATCATCGAGGGCGATGTGTGTGTGTCTGGCGTCCGGGAACCAGACCTTGGGCATGTTCCGCTTCGTGGACTGGCGGAACTCGATGCCAAGATACGCCGCCACGTAGGTCTTGATGTCCAAGGCGGAGAAGCTGAAAGGGCTCTCCAGCCCGCAGTTGACGATATACCAGTAGATGAACATGAAATCGAAGGTGGCTGGGTACCCGACGAACACAGGCTTCCCAGGCAAGGACTTCACCCAATTCACGTACCGCTTCATCGTCTCCCCGATCGGCATCGGGTCTTTCCGGCAAGCCACCCAAGCGTTCGGGTTCTTGTCCCAAAACTCGCTCTTCGTGAGCGGGTGCATCGAAGCCCCCGGAAAGTGCAACCCCCTCTCCCGTTTCAACTTTGGTTACGCTGATTTACCAGCGCTTGCTGCGGACCTTACCGACTTTTGCCTTGGAGGGCTCCGCAGGTGAGGCCGAGAGGGGCTCCCCTGAGGGTGCTACTAGGGACGGCCCCAGAGAGACCCCCCCAAGCAAGATGCTACCTCCGGCGCCATCCCCCACCCCGCCGCTCCACGAGCCCCCTACGAGACCCCCAAGGTCGACGGGCGGGGCCGGGACTGCCGGGACTGCCGGGTCTGGTACCACCGGACCCGTGAACTCCTGGACCATCATGTCCTGCTGGGCGTTCGAGACCGAGTAGTTGTTCGAGACGAGGACCTCTTGATCCTCGGATGCCAGGCCGGAAGCTCGAAGGCCCCGCGTCATGGCCCTCCTCATCCCTGCCCGGTTTCCAGAGGTATCTCGATAGGAATCCTGGTTCAGATACATGGCGTTGACGTGCCCAGCAACAGCGGCAACACCGACATGCCCTCGGGTATTAATCTCACCCCGAACATCCGCTAGAGCCGCCGCAGCCGCCACGAAGTTGCCACCACGGGCAAACTTCTCGGCTTCGACCTGAGCTTCCACGAGTTGGGCTCGGGCCACGACCTCATCGACTTCCTTCGTGGGGGTCTTCTGCTCGTCCCCGGCCTTGACGAACTGAACTTTAGCCTTGGCTTCGGCCGTCTTTGTGACGAGCTTCCCATCGGCGTCGATGACCTGGTACTTGAGCTTCACGTCAACAGCGTTGACCTGACGAGGCCCTGGTTGCTTCTGGGAGGCCAGCTTCACCATCAAGACGAGGTTCACATTCTCCTCGCTGAGAATGTGTGGAATCTTGACCTGAACTTCACCCGTGGTCTCCTCTTCGACATCGGCATCCGAGAGGACTTTTGTAACGAGGTGCCCGTTGTGAGGAATCACCTCAATCACGACGTCTTGAGCGTAGGTGGAAAGCAGACCCCCAAGCTCCTTCCCGAAGGCGGCAAGAGCCCCATCCGGGTCTCGGACGTAAGCGTAGTTGCCGTTCCCCTTCGTGGAGAGAGCCTGTAGGAGGTCTTGGTTGGCGTCGTCGCCGTACCCGAAGGCGGACACAGACGCCCTCCCAGCCTGCTTCTCCAGAAGACCATTCAAGCCCACAGGGTCCGTCACGCCATGGGTAGGCTGACCGTCCGTGAACATGATGACCCGGACGAGGGTAGCCTCGGGAAGGTCCATCTCGTTCGCCGTTTGGAGACCGAGGAGCATCCCCGACGAGAAGTTGGTACCGCCTTCGACCTTGAACCGGCCGACGAGGGCTTTGAGAGCCTCCTTGTTCTCGGGGATCATCTTCACCGGCTTGGCGTCGACACGAGCCGAATTGGAGAAGCTGATAATACCGAGGTAATCCTCGGAGGAGAGGTGCTCAATGAGCTTCAGGATTGACTGCTTGGCGTAGGCCAGCTTGTCACCACCCATCGACCCCGAGATGTCGAGGACCGGGAGGATGCAAAGCGGTGGGCGCTTGGCCTGCCAGTCGCCCTTGGGGGCGGTAAGGGAGACGACCAGGTGGAGGTCGTTGTCCTTGTCGTGGCGGACGGATTCGTACGTGAATTGGGGCTTGATTTCCATGGGCTTCACCATCGAGAACGTGGGAGGTGCCGAGACGCGGAGGGTTGGACAAACCTCCCAAATCTCAACGGTTTTCCGTTACGTCCGCGACTTCGCCCAAACCCTAAGGTGCGGCTCCGTCGAAATGAGACCCCAAGCCGAGGCGCGGTCCCGGATGATCATATTACACCGAAATGACGGCAGGGCTCCACCTTTTTCAAAGTGGAGCCCTGCCGGGGCCAGTAGGTCTCCCTTTCAGGAGTTGTTACGCTGCGTGAGCGCCTACCACGTAGTAGCCGTCACCGTGCTTGTGGGCCTTCGAGAGGTCCAGGTACGGCCCCCACGCTTCCGGGATCTTCCCCGCATCAATGAAGACCGGGTGAAGGGGGAGTGCATGAGGCTTGGCCGGCTTGCGGAGGAGGGTCATCTTGGCCTGCTCTGGTGTGCGCCCGCCCTTTCGGTCGTTGCACGGATAGCAGGAGGTCACGATGTTGTCCCAGACCGTCTTTCCACCCTGCTTACGCGGGAGGACGTGGTCGTAGTTCAACTCCCTCATGGTGTACCGACCGCCGCAATACTGGCAGCGGAAGCCGTCACGGGTGAAGACGTTGATGCGGGAGAACTTGACACCCTTCTTGAAACCGCGAACCTGCTCTTTGAGCTGGAGTACGGCGGGGATGAAATACGAGGTCGACGGAGAACTGACCGTCTCTTCGTAATCCTCCAACACGGTGGCCTTCTCCTGGTACATGAGGCAGATCGCCTCCTCCCAGTTCAGGATCGCGTGGGGGAGTCCCCAGGAATTCAGAAGCAGTGTACGAGTCTCCATGACACACCTACCTTCGCCTTCTCTTCCTCATGACAGGCCTTCTTTCTGTTCGATGGCCACCGAATTGAAGACGCTCACCATGAGCGTCTTCTGACATTGAAGGGGGCGTCTAGGACGCTCGACCACTTGTCTGCTTACCCCTCGGGCGTCGGTACCAGACAAAGAGCGCCTGACCGTAGGGGGTAGGGACCACATCCCTACCTAAGACCCTCACGCGGGTCTTCTTCTTCCAGTCAGCGTAGGCCCGGAACAGGTCCGGGGTCACCGGGAAGGGCTCCATCCCATCCGCAGGAGGGTTGAAGGAGGAGAGCAGTTTCATGACTTTAGACCTAATTTGTGGAGCTGCGGGGTACTGCCCCCCGGTCCTCCAGAAGTCCGATGACGCCTTCATTCACGTACGTAGTCGAAGTATCCCCCTCGACTGAGTTCGTAGATTCGGCCACGACCTATTCCCGCTGTTCCTCTCGACCTTTGCACCGCAAGACACGTGCTCGGTCCAGCCCTAGTGGTTGACAGGCTCTCCGCTACCAGGACGATCTGGCGGGAACCCGGCCTTCAGGCCGCCTTGAGAGCGGTGAAAGCGAAAGCGTTGTCGTTGGCGACTAGCTTGTGCTCGATTGAACAGGTCGAGCGCTGTTGTACGCAGATGTCACTTCTTTCCAGAGTCGAATCTATTTCAGCCCCTTTCGTACTCCTACCCTACACCAAGAAGCATCGAAGAGCTAGTGCTAGTACCCGTAGAGGGAGTCGAACCCTCAGCGCCCACAAGGAGCCGCGAATTTTAAATTCACTGCGTCTGCCATTCCGCCACACGGGCCTAGTACTCAGGAAGGGGATCGAACCCTCACGGTTTTACCCGGTGGATTTTGAATCCACTGCGTCTGCCATTCCGCCACCTGAGCAAGAAACAGTGCGCCATCTAGGAGTTGAACCTAGCCACCCCGCATATCAGACGGGGCCGTTCACCGGAAACATCATGGCGCAAACGGGAAGGGAACAGGAGCAAGAACAACTCTGCCCGACGTGACTTGCCTTGTTCGCCGATGCTTGGGAGAACCCAAGAACTCACGGAGAGCTAAGCCGGCCGTCACGTGACGGAGTGAGTCGGCCAACGGTTTTACCCGTTCCAGGTAGGCCCCTTCCCGAAACGAGGCTCCAGAAGAAGCCTCGTCCTAGACCCATCACTCGAAGAGCGACGGATCCAAGTCTTCTACCTCGATCTCCCTGCCGTTGGCGACTGCAATAGCCGCCCTCAGCGAGCCGGCCTTCTTGCCGGTCTGGATGGCGAGCTTCACCGCATCTGCGGCGGTGATGGTGCGGATCGCACGGATCTGGTTTGGATCCCGCGTATCCACATCGTCCATATAGGACGGACGGCTGTTCTTCTCACTGACGGTGCTCTTCCACATCTTCTCGATGCGACCGACACCACCGATGCGCTTGATGGCCTCAGCGAGAGACATCCTCTCCCCGTTCGCCTCAACCTGCACAGCGAGGTTGTACCTCATTTGAACGACCTGGAGCTTGGCCAAGGCCGCTTCCGCCTTGGCAAAGGTCTCGATCACCTCTTGAGGTGTCTCCTTTTGCTCGTCGGGGAACTTCTTGAGAGACTGATTGAAGGTCCCGGACGCCGTATCCCTTCTCAGCTCGTACTGTTTGATCGCCTCTCTCAAGGCGTACCCTGACGTTTTCATCTTCATCTCTCCGTTCCAAGTTACTACACCAGTACGAGGTGCGGGACTCGAACCCGCCTGGTCTACCGTGTCACAGTAGTGTTCTCCCCGAGAACGAACCTCGCGTCACTCACGCAAAAGCATTGAAACTACGTCGCCAACTCGATCCTCTCGGTCCATCCAGCCGGTGAACTGTAACTTCACCCAGGCCAGGCTCTTTGAACGCGTGGGGTCCAAGCCCAACATCCTGGTGAAGCGTGTCGGAGCAGGGTGCTCTTCGAGTTGAGCCCCGATCTCCTGGATCAACGCCGTGAGCTTAGGTAGGCCCGAGACCGCATGCGGGTTGAAACCGTTCGCTCGGGCGAAGCAGGCCAGCGTGTAGGCGACCTGATCCAGCTCCAGAGGTGGAGATTTTTCTTCGGCGTCTTCCAGGACGCCCAACATTCGAGGGTGCATGCGAAACGTACACCGCGACGAGGTAGGCCGACGGAGAGTTGAACTCCCAAGCCTCACGCTTATAAGACGTGTTACTGCGACCGGCAGCTTAGGCGACGGCCCGAATTTATCGGGACCCGCCGCTGTATCTTGAACTTCATGGTACCTCTTTCGTGCTCGTGAAGGGAGTCGAACCCCCACGGTTTTACCCGCTCGACCCTAAATCGAGTGCGTCTGCCATTCCGCCACACGAGCCTAGTACGGGGTAAGGGAATCGGACCCTTCTGAAACTCCTTGTAAAAGAGCTGCCTCGCCAGTCGGCCTACCCCGCATGTTGTGCAAATCTCTTAGTAGTTAGCATGTTTCGGAAGATTCGCATGGGTTGTCCATCGATCTCTTCGTCCCATACGTAACGATAAGCGTCAAGATTTTCATCAAGAATCTTACAAGCAACCCAAGGCTCACCAAACGAAACCCGCGTAAGAGCAGGACCCGGTTTGATGTGAGGCTCAACCACCACCGTCAGCTCCAGCATCGGGAGGTATCTCCCATGGCTGAGGGCCGCTCTCGGGGAAGTCTTCGCTCACCTCCCAGACCTCATCGGTCGGAGGGTAGACCGTCCTGAAGGTCTTGAGGACCCCACCATCAACCTTGAGCCAGGACTTGACGATCAACCCATTCGATCCTGGCTGGAGCTGCTTCATGTAACCAGAAGGCTTGTCGATCTTCTTGACTTTTCGCTCGAACTCCCCGTTCTTCTCGGTACCAAACGTGTAGCTTGGCCTCGGGGGCAGATCCCCTCGACCCTGGACCTCGACCCTAAGCGTCGCCTCCCCCCACTTCTTCTTGGGCGGGATGGTTGAGACGACGATCTGAACGGGGAAGCCAAGGTTGTTCCGCAACCGGAGGTCCGGGGCGTAACACTTCTTGTTCTTGTAGTCCCCCTTGCAGTCCTCAGGGAACCCAACGGTCGCATCGAGGCCGGGGGGCATGTACTTCGACGGCCTTGAGTGTGGCGTGTGGAGAGTCACCTCCAAGCCAGCCATCAAGGCCGCAGCGTGGATGGTCGAGCTGACCTGGCAAACCCCACCTCCGATGCCCTTGTCCAGCTCCCCTTTATTGATGACCGGAGCATCAAAGAACCCGTTTTCCTTGGTCCTTGGCCCCACCGTCAAGTTGAAACTGAACTCATCACCGAGGCCAAGACGGACCAGAGAGGCTCGATTCTTGGCTTGCTCGATGTTCTTGCCTCGATCGATCTCGGAGGCGTACCTAGTCTCGTAGTACCCAAGGACGACCGAGTAGTCATCGGGCTCTGGTTCGGAGGTTGCGTCGAAAATCTCTACGCCAGCTTCAGGTACTCCCGTCACTTCAACGACGGTAGGTTCGGCCGGGAGGGGATCCGGTACCCGACAAGAAGAGAACACCAGAAGGGCAACGATGAAACGCATGAGGTGGCTCTTGATACACCCCGGTCGCTGGGAAGGGAATCGAACCCTCTTAAGGCTGCGTATGAAACAGCTACCAATCCATTTGATTTCCCAGCGATATGCCGACAAGTTGTAGAGCTAAGATGGTTTATCTAGGCACCAGCCACGCCCCCCATTGTGGACGTACAGGGAGTTGAACCCTGGTCGATCGATTCATAGTCGATGTAATCCTAGCAAGTCATCCGGCACGGTACCCCTGGTAGGAATCGAACCCACGTTGCTGGTTCCGAAGACCAGTGCCTAATTCCGCTAGGCTACAGGGGCAAAATTGAGAACTCTTTGATGCGAAGGGCGAGGGCATGAAGACCCCCATCCTTGTTACCCTCTCGATTCTCGCGGTTGCTGCTTGCGGCGAGGCGAAGGCACCTGAGAACACCATCAACGACGGTGGCAGCGCAGAAGCTTCCACTGAAGCCCCGAAGGCAGCGGCTCCGGTTGCGGACGCAGCTTCGGCTCCGTTGGCCCCAGACCCGCCCAAGGCGGCGGCTCCGGTTGCGGCAGCTTCAACAGCCGTTGTAAGCGCTACAGCTCCAGTTGATGCCGGACCGCCCGTGAAGGCGGAAGGTGGTGCTGCAAAGCCCGCACCCAAGGCCGACGCTGGCGCACCGAAGAAGTGAAGAAGTGAGCGTCAAACGCCCATCATGGAATTGAAAGACTCTTTGATGGGCGCTTTTGGTCATGAGAACCAAGATGTATTTTGTTCTCGTGATCATCGCCGGCTGCAAGTCGACAGCGCTCCCGGAGGAGCCTGCCTTCGTTGAAGTCGTAACGAAGTTCCGAGCTGACGCAGGCGAAACCCCTCCCTTGGTTCTCGCGACGCAAGATCCGCTCAGACGGTAGCGTCCCCGGTTGGAATCGAACCAACGTAACAGGCTTCGGAAACCTGGGCCTCATCCGCTAGGCTACGGGGACATGGGGGCCGTGAGGCCCCTCCCTCAGAGAACATCCCAGAGGATGCTTTTAGGGTGAACGATCTGGAGATCGTCGAACCGATCCTTGACCATGAGGGTCTTGGCTCTGGCTCTCTCTTTGCTCCAGTAGCTCTGTTTCCACCAGTGAAGCGAGTACCTCCAACGGGGTCGGAAGTTCTTTACGTGGTTCTTTCGTCTGTGGTTCTTGTGCATGGGTACCTCCCGGAAGCTAATCCGGTGGCACCCACCTCTCGTCGTATCGCAGCATTTGTAGTCCTTTCAGAGTTGAAGGATACGTGGCCTCTCTGCCAAGAGTCGAACTTGGGCAACGGGTTTCGTAGACCCGTGTGTGGAATCCGCCACAACAGAGAGATTAGCGTGCCCGGCAGGACTCGAACCTGCATGAACCAGCTCCGCAAGCTGGTGCCTGATCCGTTAGGCTACGGGCACATTGTCTTTGATTTCAGAGGCCTTGCTTTACCTCTTGGCGTCCCCAACGCGAATCGAACGCGTGTTCCCACCTTGAGAGGGTAGTGTCCTGGGGGGACAGAAATACAAAAGCTCCTATGGGCCATCTTCGATCAAGATGGCCAGAAAATTCAACATCACGTACGTCGAAGCTGACGGCCAGTGGATGGCCAGTATCTACACGGTTCCGGGTTGTCACGCAGAGGGAACAACCAAGGATGAGGCACGAGCGAACATCAAAAGGTCGCTCTTGTACTTCTTTGACGACGTGGACGTAGAGTTTACGGAAGAGTCCTTGAGAGGGTGAGCTTCATCGGGAGATTTCCCTCATCCCTTGCTGAGCAACCTTCTCAATCCGCTGAGCATCTTCGATCTCTTTGAGGATTGCCTGAGCTGTCACCACAGGGTCGTTGGCATCCCGGATGGGACGGCCGATGACAACGAGGTCGGCGCCGTCGATGACAGCCCCGCCCGGCGTACCCGTCCGCCGTTGGTCTCCGACCTCTGCGCCGAGGGGTCGTACTCCGGGAACGAGGTAGAAGGCGTCCGGGTGCTTCGTGTGGAGAGCACCGACTTCCTGTGGAGAACAGACGAAGCCGCGAAGCCCATGAGAGTACGCAAACGAGGCCAGATTCAAGGCTCGAAGACCGGGATCATACGAGGGCTGAGACCAGGCTCGGGTGACCAGGCTCGGAAGCATGAGAGCTTCGCAATCCTGCTCCGTCATCGACGTGAGAACGGTCACCCCGAGGAGGGTGATACCGAAGGGCTCCGCCGCCTTGACGGCCTCTTCCAGCGTTTTGCGCTGCTGGATGTGGAGCGTCATGTACTTCACCCCGAGGTCCCCACCCGCCTTGACGGCTCGGGTCACAGTCTCCGGGATGTCGTGGAGCTTCAAGTCGAGGACGACCGGCTTCTTCGTCAAGGGCATCGCCCCGGAGGCGATGAACATCTCCAGCCCGACCTTGAACGCCCCGACGTGCTCTTCGAGCCGGTCTACAAAGCCTTGAGCTGTTGAGAGCTTGGGGACATCGAGGGCGAAGCAGATCGGATTGCTCATGTCCCGACATTACACCGTCATCCGAGCCGGATAACGCCCGTAGGTTGAGAGTCCGTCATGTCATCGAGAGCCGCTCGTTGAAGCCGGCTCCTAGGAGCTACCATGGCATCCTTCAACATCTCGATGTGATCGTAGAGCTTACCCCGACGTTCCACAAGGTCCGGTTCCAAGAAGAAGAGGTTCACACACCCCTCTTCCCCTTCGAGCTTTTTGTTGATGTCCGCGACGCACGAGACTGCCGTGAAATACAAGCGCTCCAAGAGCGCCATCGGCATCTCGTCCATTTTCTCACGAGTCAGCATCCTTAGCACCCCTGGCAGGACTCGAACCTGCGTAGTACGATTTAGAAAATCGTCGCCTATTCCGCTAGACTACAGGGGCAAATCATACGACGAAGCCTCCGAGCTGGCCCGCCATCAAATCAGTGTAGTTGAACTCTTTCCCGAGGCACTCTTGAATGGTCGCCTCACCAGGGGCGAACCCGTGGTGCTTCCGGTTGTAGACCAGGGCCACTTTCGGGATCTTGATCTCCCCTTTGGCGAACTGGTGACCCTTCTCGGTCATCCGGTAGAAGCCAACCCGCTTGCTTCCGTCCTTCCTCTTCTCTTTGGCCTTGGCGTCCTGCTTGGCTTCCAGGAGGCCCCAGTAGCGGAGCTTGGCGAAGTCCCCCCCTCGGACCGCAGACCCTATGGCGCTCATCTGAGAGAGGAACTTAGGGACGTGGAGCCAGTCCTTGTTGGTCGAGAAGTGTCGGTGCAGGATGATGAGGGTGTACGCCATCGTGGAGGTGATCTCCCTCGGGTACATCCGAACCTCTTGCCGACAACAAGGGCAGATAGCCCCCTTCAACGCATGGTCTTTCAAGACCGCTTGGGCCTTGGCGAGCGTCGTTGTGTTAGGGTCGAACTTAGGATCGAAGGGCTTGGTCATCGCCCCTTCGATACACCTGGAGAGCCCGGAGGGAATCGAACCCTCGTCCACGATTTTGCAGACCGCGTACCGCTCCAGCGAACGGGCTCAAAATTGCGATGCTTTCCACCCGTCGCTCTTCCATGGAGAACACGACGGATGGTTCAGAGGTGGCCGAAGCACCAAACCAAGGCCATCGGCTTTTCAGCCGGGGCTTTAGGTCAGGTTGGGTTGCGTAAACCCCTTGGGCCGCAAGGGCACAAGCCGCCTGACTCCTCCTACGATACAGAGCGGGTAGTCGGGATCGAACCGACGACAACTTGGATGGGAACCAAGAACTCTACCACTGAGCTACACCCGCAATTTGTGGCCACGTGAAGGCCACCCGTGTCATTTACAGTAGGTGAACACCAAGTTGAGATAGACATCCGGATCGTACTTCAACTTGTAGTTACGCAGAATTTCAAGACGCCGCTTCAGGTACTCGCAGCGGTAGGCCACATTTGGCGGCATCCACTCGGGTGGGGGGCGTGAACCTTTCGACGTGTTCGACTTCACGCTGGCTGCTTGAAGGTGGTGGGGGTTGGCGAGGTCGTTGGCGTAGGCCTTCTTCTGCTCAAGCGTCCACTGCCACCCGCCCGCCAGATGAGCCTCTTCAAGAGCCACCACATGATCTATTTGGAGGTCGGCCGGATCCGAGAAGGTCATTCCCGAATAGGGATCGGTCCACTTTCCGGTCAACACCCGACACGGCTTGAGGGGGTCCACGAACGTCACAGGAACCTCGCTCTCATGAACGAGGACCTCTTGGCGGGTGTCCTGGCAGTCCTTGTCAGCATCGAACCAACGACCCCACTCGTCCCGGTTGTACGGGGGGATCGCCCCGGCGTCTGTAACCAGGGTGGGCGTCCCGGCATCGACCGTGATCACACCTACCGTTCGCTTCGGCTCCGGGGTCGGCTTGTTGAAGCACGAACACCCAGAGGCGAGAACCAACACGACGCCAAAACAACGCATCAACCTAAAGTACACCGACTAGAGCCCGCGATGGGAGTCGAACCCACTGAATTTCCCATACCAAGGGAACGCCCCTCCACAGGAGCCTCACGGGCAAAACATTCATGAGCCCCTGTAGTTGTGAGGCGACCAGACGTGACCTTCTGGATGATGCTGATCGTGGTTTTCATCCCGATCAGCATGCTCGCCTTCAACTTCTGCGTTGAACGACATTGAATGGAGCGGACGACGGGAATCGAACCCGACCCGGAAGAATTGAACCTGAGTTACTGGTTGGATTCTTTTGATACTCCAACCAGGGCATGACCAAGACCTGCATCGGGTGCCGGACAGCAAAGGCGCTGGACGACTTCCACCAGAACTCTGCGAAATCAGACGGACGTAGGGACATCTGCAAGGCATGCGCAAAGTTGTACCACCGCGAGCACTACCTCAAGAACAGGAGCACCTACATCACGAAGAACTCCGAGAGACGAATACGCTGGAAGCTGGAACTCCGGAGCCGGGTGGCTGCTTTAAAGGACGTACCGTGTGCGGACTGCGGGAACCGTTTTCCAACATGCGTGATGGACTTCGACCATCTCGATGCCGACGAGAAGATCGATAGCCTTGCCCGCATGCAGGGTAACGGCCTACCTTGGCGAACCGTTATCGCTGAAATTCAAAAGTGTGAGGTGGTTTGCGCAAACTGTCACCGCCTCCGAACGTGGCGGCGATGGCAGACAGTTGGAGCGGGTGGGGAGAATCGAACTCCCATTACTAGCTTGGAAGGCTAGAGCCCTGCCTTTAGACGACACCCGCAAGTGCTGGTACGGGCACGGCTCCAGCAGCCGGTTGACTTCTCGACACCCGCTGTGAGTCAACAGACCTTCTGTGGACTCACGAAGTCACGTTCGCAGAGCCGCCTACGAGAGTCGAACTCGTCCACTCCGAGTACAAAACGGAGGCGCCCCCAGGGCAAAGCGGCCAGAATCACTTACCGACGTTGGTGAACAAGTCCCCGTAGGCCGGGTCACGAACAAGACCGTACGGCGTCTTCTCGTTCCCACATTCACACGGAGGAGCCTGGAGTCCTCGAAGCTGCCCTTGGGCGAAGGGGATCGAGGTCGTCAGAATCCGGCCACACTCGAAGCAGGGGTGGCTGAAAGCCTCGACACCGTAACGGGCGGACCACGCTTCGGCGGTCACTCCGTAAATAAGGAACCGGACCTTATCGTTCACGGACCTACTTGGCGTCTTTCCAGTCCGTCAGCTCTTTCTTGAGCTTCTCGGCGTGGGCATCGTCTTCCTTCTTGCCCTTCTCTTCTTTGCGCTCAGCTTTGCCCTTGTCGGACTTCTGCTGACCCTTCTGGATGTCCTGAGTGGGCTTCAGTTCCTTCTTGATCCGCTCCATGTCCTCGTCGACTTCAACGACCTTGTGCTTGGATTTGTCGGCACCTGGGTGCTTCGACAGGTAATCCTTGAGGGCCTTGTCGTTGGGGAAGTTCTTGGCGAACTTCACGTGAGCCACCACGTTGCGGACGAGGACGGCGTTCTGGAAGTCTCGGAGCGGGTGACCCATACCCCCACGGGGTTACAAGAGCTTCACCGATTGTGGTTCTTCATGTCCTCGATGCTGTAAAAGCCCTGGGACCAAAGACCACCTTGGATGAACCCGAACCAGCGCATCGCCTTCTCACGGTCACCTCGGTCATCCTGATCCCCTGCAAGCCTCCCGAGGATGTTCCGGGTCTCCCCGACCATCCACAGCAGGTGGTCCCGTTGTCTCTTGCCCGCGGGGTGGATGGCGTTCAAGTCGGCACGGACCGGCTCCGCCTCTTCCCCCTTGAGGGCCTTCTCGTAGATATTGAGCGCGTCACGTACCTGCTGAGGCGTCATGTCCCTCGTACACCGTTCGTTGGTGGAGCTGTCGGGAGTCGAACCCGCGAAGTTTGCTTGCAAAGCAAACCAGTGACCCGTCACACAACCCCGTAGTGGAACCGAGGAGACTCGAACTCCCCGCCTCTCCGATGCGAACGGAGCGCTCTCCCAGATGAGCTACGGTCCCGAAATTAGGTCAACAAGTTGATGCCGAAGTCGTTTCATTTTCGAGATGTAGACCTCGACGGCATTTGACCAGTGGAGTCGAGGGGAATCGAACCCCTATTCTGAGACTGCCAGCCTCATGTCCTCCCGTTGGACGACGACCCCAAAAAACTCCGGCGTGTTCTGTTGAAGACCCCGGAGGGGTTAGACGATACAAGAGTTACGTTATGGCACCGGGTGAAGGAATCGAACCCTCATGGCGGGGATCAAAACCCCGTGTCTTGCCGTTAGACGAACCCGGCTTGTTGTCTTTTTGACGCCAGCCTCGACTGCGGCCGGCAAAAGTTGGAGTTTGAGAGTGACAGTTAGGGCATAACCACCGGAGGTTTTCTGGGCGGTTATCATTACCTACCCCACTCCGATGATCCAACTGAAGTACAAGGGGAGACCCGTGGTGTACTCCAGTATTACCACAGATTTCACATTCGTAAGCTCCCAACAGGTTGGACTTCCGAACAAGTGCTGCCACCTTGGCGCTCTTGACGTGGCTTCCTTTGCAGAAGATTTGGGCGTCGGTAAGGCGTCGGTCGTCAACACTCTTTCCAAGAGCTTCAATTCTACGCCGCCTTCCAAAGTGCAAGGTACTCAGTCCCAGACGAAGCACATGCTTTTGGATTGACTTGAAGTTACCTCCCGCGGCAACTAGACCTAACGAGCGGAGAACATCCATCCAAGAATCTCCTTGCGTCACAGCTCGTACGAGGTCGGTATCTTCCCATGATCGTAGTCCCATGCAAAACGGTAACACGAAGGGTTGCAAGAAGCTACCGTCCTGCCATTAGACGACACCCCAATGATTACTGAGCTGGAGAGTAGGGACTCGAACCCCAATAGATGGCTCCAGAGGCCATCGTCCTGCCATTAGACGACTCTCCAAAAAACTACTCGGTCCCGGTCTTGTCCTCGGTCACCAGAAGCACGGCCGCAACCTCAACCCTCTCTTCAGGGGCCGGGAGTCTAGCGAGGATCTCCCCCAGGATCTCCATGATTGCCGGAATCTTGGCCGTGTGCTCTTTGATGAAGTGTACGTCGACCTGTGTACCTTGGAGGGCTTTCTTCATCTCGCGGAAGTCTATTGCAAGATCCGCGACACCCTGGTCCACCTTATCGATAGCTGTAGCGTTGGACTCCGTCTTGGCAACGATGACCCCAATTCGATCGAAGGCGACTTGAAAAGGTCCAACGACCTTCTTCAAATCGGAGGCCATCTTGATGCCCCCCTCGATTGCTGCTTCGGAAATCTTGGAGACTGAGATCAATCCCTTGCGAAGTCCTTCGAGCGTCGGAGTTTCCTCCGTCTTCCACCCGTGGACCTGGTCTTCCAAAGACTCCGGGGTTGGGTCGGTAGGTTCATGAGACTCTTCCTCAGCGACCAACGAGAGCCTTTCAGCAACCTCTTCCAAAGCCGACGAATCCCTTTGGGGGCGGTCACTGCCGTTTTTGTGGTCGCCGTTGGTTGTCATCTTCTTCTTGGTTGAGCGTACAAGAAGAAGACTAAGCGCCCTCGAAGGGGATCGAACCCTCCTCGGCTGGTCGACAACCAGCTCGCCTCAACCAGATGCGTACGAGGGCTTAGTAATCGTAATACGTGCGGTCTCTCGGGGGTTCCATCTTGTAACTCTTGAGCCACTCGCGGTTCTGCTCCGAGTGTGTGAACGGGGAGAACATCTCCCAGGCGTCATCTCTGCCACACCCAGGATGCTTCTTGGGTCTCTTCTCCCCATCCCCAACGGCCCGCTCAAGACGAGTAGGCGGTGGAAGATGGTCTTCCGTGATGGCGATCAACTTGGAGGGTCCGGTCCCAGGGTAGGGCTCATGCTCGTAGACGTGCATCCCATACCCACCAAACATGTTTGAGCTAAACATCGAGGTCAGAAGCTTGTGCTCTCTCACGAGGTCGAGGATGCGATCCAGCTCCTCTTGGGTGAGCAGCTCTTTAGGGGGCTTTGGCTCCGGGGTCTTCCGTGACTCAGGGAAGAAATGATCCCGTACCTTCTCACCCTTGGTTCTGCGGTCGGGCTCAGGCCATAGGTCGAGATGAAGCGTCTTTAGCCACGCTCTATCTTCGTCTTGTAGCATGGTGTGTACTACACCTGGTGTACCAGAGACCGCGATGCAAGCTCTCCTCCCTGTCCTTCAAGACCCACCCGTAAAGCGGGGGGATTGCCTTGCTGGCGGCTCCAACACCCAAAGGCCGTGCCCTTGGGTCTCCTGCAAGTACCACCTAGCGGTGGAGATCGGCGTAGAGGAAGAGACTGAGAGTTGCACCCTCGACATCGCCGAACGGGGCGGCCTCACGCTGGAGGAGGTTGGGGACATCATGGGCTTGACCCGTGAGCGCATCCGCCAGATCGAACAGAGAGCCGAGTGGAAGCTCCTCCGGTTGGCAAAGCTTAGACCGGATCTCTTTGACGGAACGGACATCGATCCACGAGAAGTGAAGCGTCGTCTGTTCCGAGGTCTTCGCGACTATCAACCTTAGTATCCCCGGCAGGAATCGGACCTGCGACATTCGCTTTAGGAAAACGACGTTCTATCCACTGAACTACGGGGACAAGTGGCGGCAACAAGTGGTCGTAGGGACATTGGGACTAGGGCTCTGCCGACTGAGCTACCGCCAGGTCTTGCGACCCAACGGGCGGGGCTCGAACCCGCGACCACCAGTTTGATTGTAGTCTCTACTATATTTGCCGCTTAGGGTGACGTACGGGGATCGAACCCGCCTGAGATTGTTCCACAAACAACCGCCATCACCAGATGGCTAACATCACCATGAATGAAGCCTCCTTGAGAGGCGGCGGAAAGAACTGGAGTCGAACCAGATGCCTTGCGGCACAATCCGTTTAGCAAACGGTTGAGCGACCACTCACTCTTTACTTTCCTTGGTTTTCAGACCTGAAACTATCACCCAACTTGTTCATAGCCGCATCGGTACAACTATAGCCGAACAGCGGAGAACGAGGTACTCGAAACCCACACCCTTTCGGGTGCCATTTGCTTTCCAAGCAACGCTCGCCCCCGGCGAGTTCATTCTCCAACAGCGGAAAGAGGTAGAGTCGAACTACTGCGCCTTGCGACGCCTCCGGTTTTCGAGGCCGGTGTCCCACCACTGAGACTTCACTTTCCAAGAACTAGCAGATGGGGGGCTTTCCATTACCCACGGCCCGAATTGAACGGGCTCCCCCACCCTCGTCGGGGTGACAGGACTCGAACCTGCGAAAACTTGGACCCAAACCAAGCGCCCTACCACTAGGCGACACCCCGAAATTCGTCGTGACAAGTAGTGCGAAGACGGACAGCCTTTCGGCCCCGGTGCGTATACTCTTCCGCCACTCAGCCATATCAGTAGGCTGAGGAGGGGCGTTACTCCCCCATGTCCTTACGGACGCCGGTTTTCAATGTAGTCCTCACGGTCATTCACGACGGTGCTCAGAGGGGGAATCGAACCCCCACACCTTTTACGGCGTCGGATCCTGAATCCGATGCGTCTGCCTAGTTCCGCCACCTGAGCAAGAAGAGACGACAAGTGGCCGCGAAGACGTTTTTGCCACCAGACCTTGCGGTCCAGCTCGGGGTCCGAGCCCCAGGCTACCTTGTAGTCCTCACATTCATTCGTCTCAGTGCGATCGGAAGGACTCGAACCTTCAAACCTTTTCAGGCATCAGCACCTCAAGCTGACGTGTTTGCCTTTTCACCACGATCGCATGCGTTCCCAAACGTACTACTGTCAATGGTCGGAGTGAGAGGATTTGAACCTCCAGCCTTTCCGTCCCGAACGGAACGCTCTACCAGGTTGAGCCACACTCCGATGTTTCAAAATTCAACAAGATCGACAAGGAAACGAGAGTCAAGGGCACCAGCCCATGATACCATCGAAGCCGATGGTGCCCGTGACATCCGTTGTCCCAAACCCTCTCGTTTGAAAGGGCTTGGTGACGGCGACGGGGAATCGAACCCCGCGACCTCCTCGTTATGAGCGATGTAGTCCTCACGGTCATTCGTCGTGGTGGGTCCCCTCGGGATCGAACCGAGTTGTCTGGCTCTTCAGACCAGCGCATTGACCACAATTGCTTGAGACCCAGTTGAAAATGTTAGCAGGCCGGGAGGGAATCGAACCCGTCTTTTGGAGATTTGGAGGCTCCATCGCGTCCTACGCTCCGACCTATAATTCGTTTTTGAAACCTCTCAATTAAGATGTCCGCAGTAGCCGCTCTTCAATGCAAAGTCTGCGGTTGGTGGTGGTTTTTTCATGACAACCACCCTAACTCACCGTTCACTTGTAAATGCTGCCTTGAGGGTCGGTCGTTGTGGGACGACGTTATCGAATGCCCACCTTCGAGCATCCGCCTCAAGACAACCAAGTAATTGGAGCGGACTCCGGCTGTCGGCGGTACCTGGACCGACGGGCTATCAACCCTGCCTTCATCCGCAGCGGGATCGAGGGGAATCGAACCCCCCTCGTCGGCGTGACAAGCCGATCGCCTCACCAGATGCGTACGACCCCATTTGACACCGACAAGAAAATGCTGAGACGTTTTCAGCACGGAGATGGTTCCGCCTTTGGAGGACGGCCACAACCGTAGCCCCCCAGGAAGCTCGGAACGAGGGCTCCGGGATTCATGGCGGGGGTTGTAGTCCCGACGACATTCGGTGTCCGCGTCCGGGAAAACCTCTTGGTGATCGATCGCCAGGGCTCCAATGACCCGAGGACCCGCCAAGACCCGAACCGCTAGTTGGCCGTGGGAGAATTGAACTCCCGACCTCACGCTTATCAGGCGTGCGCTCTAACCACTGAGCTATCGGCCAATGATGCGACGACAAGGTGACGGAGGAGACGGCCAGCATAGGAGCCCTTCTAAGTGCCGGTCTTGAAGGCTTGCGTCTTCAAGGCGGGATCTGCCCCCGCAAAGCTCCGGGCCTGGCTTGCCCTTGGTCGATGTAGTCCCTTCCTTCATTCGTCGCAGTGCTTGAGGTTGGAATCGAACCAACTACGCACGGTGCTTCAAACCGTCGCTCTAGCTACTCAAGCATGGTGGGTCGTGTTCGCCTCTTGGTGCGTCGGCTTACCGATCGTCCAAGAGGCTCGGGCCTTCCCTTTGCCCGATGCGAGAGCTACCCCGGCTGCGTTGCCTTTACCGCCCGCAACTTCCGGTTCTACTATTCGCGAGTTTGTGACCCCAGCCGGATTTGAACCGAGCGTGAACCCCTTGAAAGGGGGCTATCCTGCCTTTAGATGATGGGGCCTAACATATAACCGACGAAAAATACGTCTTTGACTCGCATTCCCTCTGTTCTTGGACTTGTAAGTGGGGGTTTGAGCGTGACAATTAGGGCAAAGCAGACGTAAATTCTCACTAGTGTTGGAATCCGAATTTCCGTCTACATGGTCAAGCTCGATGGGGATTGGATGATCACACCACATGGTTAATCCACACCCCTCGCAGGATCTCCCACGCTCACGAATCAGAATCCTCTTCCGTGTGGGATCGCTTTGAGCCAAGTCCAAACTCCACCGCCTAGCCTCTCGGCACGGCGAACAAAACTTGAGCTTAGACCCTATTTTTTGGCCACACGCTTCACACCGACCACCAAGCCTCTCACGGTACCGTTAGGCGATGGGGCCGTTCCTTTGTGACCCTGGCGGGAGTTGAACCCAGCGTCCCCAGATTGAGAATCTGGTTGCCTACCGTTAGCAGACAGGGCCGTTGAAATGGGTCAACAAGGGGACGGACGAGACGTCATGAAATGGTATGTAGTCCCGTCCAGCATTTGACCCAAACTTACAGACGCACGAGAGCGTCCTGATCTGACAGGACGCGGGGGCAGAGGATGGATTTGAACCGCCGACCTTCGGGTTATGAGCCCGACGAGCTACCAGACTGCTCCACTCAGCCACGTGGTTGCGGGAAGCCGTGTTGCACCGGCCATGGCGAGGGTTATGAGCCGTCGTCGGGACTATGTCTACCCTTCCCGCGGAGCGGATGACGGGAATCGAACCCGCCGAATCTAGCTTGGCAAGCTAGCTCTCCACCTTGGAGAATCATCCGCACTCCTACGCTGTTCTCAGCCGGACCTTCAAAGACGGCCGGAGAAAGAAGCAACGCAGAATAGAGCTGGTGGCGAGAGTCGAACTCGCTAGGTCCCGATTACGAAACGGGTACTCGTCCACACGAGAATCACCAGCAGATGCCAACTTTGCGTGAGTGGGTCACTCTTGCGTGCCCTCTCACACGAAGTCTGTTGAAATCATTACGCTAATCGGAGCACGATGCTTGCATACCTCTACCTCATGCAAGCCCTACAGACTGTCATTCAGATCCTCTTCGTCACGGGAATCACGGGAGCCTTTTTCTACCGGCTGAAATACAAGATCCCGATGAGTCTCGAAGGAAAGACCTTCCTCGGTCTCATCGCTGGAGGGGCCGCTGCCCACCTGGAACTTCAGGCGATGGGCTTGATTCAGTACTCTTGAGGCTGGAAGAATCGAACCAGAGCGTGTTGCAACACACCTCAGACAGAGGTTGGGGCCTCACCGGAATTGGACCGGATCACGATCCATCGAGGATCGCTGCCACTAGGCGTACACCAACGTGTCGCCGGTCTCCTAACCGGGACTCTCTAGTTCTAAGGAGGGACGGGCGCTAGCAGCCTACCTCTCCTTTGCGTAACCGGAAGGAATCGAACCTTCTTACCCCAGGTTAACGGCCTGGTGCTGGCCATTCAGCTTCGGTCACATTGACCCGACAGATGGGCGAAGTCTGGCCGTTAGGGGACCTTGCTTCCGTCAGGCGGCTCCGGGGGCACGAATCGAACGTACATAGTACGAGTTAACAGCTCGCCTCATTACCGTTATGATACCCCGGAAAAAAGAGGCGTGTTTCCACGACCTCCCCCGAGTCGGGCTTGCGCCCTTCCCGTAGGCTCGACTTCCCCTTGCGGGGTTGTCTTGCCTTACTTCTCTAGCAGGAGAGCACGCGCACCACAGTCCTCGGTCGCTGGAGCCCCCCTGTATCATCGGGGGTCGATCACGGCACGAGCTGCGTCACCCCGTGAGGGCGATGCTGACGTACAAGTCCTGTTGAATTGTCAAAGGTCGAGGCCCACTCAAGTGAGTGGGTTGGTTCCGGTCTAGGGAGTCGAACCCCAATTAACGGCTTCAGAAACCGCTGTCTTGCCTTTGGACGAGACCGGAATGAGAGTCTTTCCTTCGTGCATCCGGTGGGCAATGATCCCACAAACCTTCCGGGTAAGAGCCGGCTGCTCCGCCAATTGAGCTACGGATGCGTCACGTCGAGACCGTAGGTCTCGGTGGGACGCACCGGAATTGAACCGGCCCCTTGAGGATTAAAAGTCCCCTGCACCGCCTTGGTGCTAACGTCCCTCGCTTTCTTTGGGCCCGGCTTTACCGGGCTTGGGCTTTTTGAGTTTCATGACCGTTGGAATCCTTCTTGAATCAGTGGGGCCGTCTGGAGTCGAACCAGCTAGCATTAAGCCCGTCGTTTACAGCGACAGTAGCCTTCCGAGGACTAACCCCGACCCCATGAGATATGGAGAGTCGGAGCTACGATAGCTTTCACGGTTCATTGGATACACGTCTCCTGTGCGAGCGGGTTAGGCTCACGGAACACTTGTCTAGAACACCTCGGGTCCTTGGTCGGACCGGGCGAAATTCAAAAACCCTAAAACGCCGAAAGGCCGCTTGGTTTCCCAGGCGGCCTTCAGAAGAGTCGGGAGTTACCCCGTTCTAGCTTCTTTGGCCGCCTATCTACCCACCTCATTCGCATTTGCATGACGCTTTGAGGTGGGATACCAGGGGGTCGGGATCTGGGCCGTCGCGAGAGCAAAAAGTCCACAATCCAAACTTGTACCCTGGACGCACGAATCCACCGACGCTTTTAGCGTCCTGGCAGATTGTGATTTGAGGGGGAGTCTGGAAGACACGGGGTTCCTTTTGGTACGGACGTTGACTCTTGCACCCTAAGCCCTAGGGTGGGGGTCGGTCAAGGTCTTTTTTCTGAGGCCTGTCGATTTCTCAGCCACCCGAGAATCACCTTGTAAACCAGCTCAGACGTGACTCTCCCCGCGAAGGCTCAGAGCTACCTCCGAACCGCCTCCCTGAAGTCGGCCCAAGGTCCCACCTTCCGGTGCGAGGTCTTCGGATCCGAGTGGGATCAGTTCGTGGAGTCCTGGCTCCCCCGCGTCTACACCTTCGTCGCCCAAGCTCTAGGGCCGTATGGTCGAGAGCCGCTGCCAACCATCTTGAAGCTACCCGACGGGATGCACATGAGCGGGGCAACGGCCAGCTTCGACATGAGCACGGGTCAGGTCCGCATCTGTACCTCGGTTGAGGGGAACCCAGGTCAAACCCTGGAGAAGCTCACCCACGAATTCCTTCACGGCTCGTTGGCCTTGTTTCCTTCAGAAGACTGTTTTTATGATGAAGGTTTCGTAGACTATTCCACGTGGATACTTGCTCACGCTCCGGTCTACGGCGAGCACAAGCAAGGGATGATTGACGCTGCGGCCTTCAACATCAAGATGCGCCGTGAGAGAGCCATGAGGGACCTCTCCGACTATGACCGGAAGCGGTGGGCCGGGGGCACCTTCGCTTCCCTTTGCCTCGGACCGATGATCCTCCACAAACTTAGGATGAAAAAGGCCGAGGGAGACTTCACGTGGTGAAAAACGAAGGTGCTTTGATTCATCGCGTTGCAACGAAGTTTGCAGCTAAAGACCAGGCCGGGCTGTACCACGACGCGAAGAAGACCTACCAGAAGCTCACCGAGCTTATGAGCAGCTTCGACATCGAGGAGCCAGCGGGACGAGTTGAAGCTCATGCACCGCAAACTCAATGAGTGGGCCAAGAAGTTCTAATCTTCTTCGAGAAGATCCATCGCCCGGTCAAACACACTCTGAGGCTTCTCTTCAAACGAGAAGAACTGGTCCGGTTCGTCACCCTCTTCAAGAGGTTCATCGGGGTCACGGTCCACACCACCGAGGACGATCCGCCAGTCATCACCCCCAAGACCGATACAGCGGACGCCAACCTTCGTGGAGTCCCACATTTTGACTGTCTCGCACGTGACGGGTTCAAGAAGGCAAGCGAGCCGCTTCAAGTTGACGATGACTCGGAAGAAGACACCTTGCCGTTGCTCTTCCTGGTCGAACTCCCGAAGCTCTGGGATCGGACCGACCCACTCCTTCAAACGAGGTAGCCCGACGACCTGAGACTCCCCCTTGAATTGGAGGTAAGCGAGGACCCGGTCCTTGTAGCCGGTGTCTACGGGAGGGAACCCGAGGTCCTTTTTTACCGCCAAGATCCAAGCACCATCGGTGGCCACACTCCAGATGAAGCGACCTGACTTGACAGAGAACGGCTTGGCTCTCCAGGCTTCAGAGGCTGACGAGAACGAAGGCAGACTCTTGACCAAGCTATCCATGTGGTACGTCTACATCCTCAGAAGCTCTATCACCAACAGGCTCTACACCGGGATCGCCTTAGACCCCAAAGCAAGACTCACCAAGCATAACGCCGGCAAGGGGGCGAAGTTCACCCGGACAGGACGACCTTGGGAGATTGTCTACATCGAGCCCGCTGAGTCCCAGGGGGACGCCCTACGTAGGGAGCTGGCGATCAAGGCAATGAGCCGAGAGGCCAAGCTCCGACTCGCTATGGGGTGATGGCTTCATCATCATTGGGGAGGGCGAACGCAAGACGGTGGACTTCTTGCTGGTGCTTGAAGTCCCGAACCTCTGTTAACGTCTTGTCGGTTCTAGCCCGTGCTGTCACCACGGATGGCTCTTCTTTCTCGATACCGATAAAATTGAAACCCTCTTCGGTGGCCGCCACACAAGTCGTACCAGAACCGCAGTAAGGGTCCAAAACTAGACCCTCCTTGGGAGTTACCATCCGAACGAGGTAGCGCATGAGCTTCACGGGTTTAACTGTGACGTGCTCGTTCTCCTCACCTGGCTCTAACCCCGCGTTCTTCTCCCCAGCATTGGGCTTCGGGACGTATTGAAACAGAGCGTCGGGCTCAAAATTGGGGAAGTAGCGGCTAGCGCCCCCTGAGTCTTTGATATTGGAGGGTCTCCTTTTGAAGCGCCACCCCATTCCTCGTGTGTCTTGCTTGTCCCCGGACCTTAAGTCCGGTCTGCTCGTTGTGGTCCCACTTTGCTCATTGAGAATACGGATGGGGCAGGCCGGGTGACAATCCCAGGTCTCAATCTCCTCTTCTCCGTTTTCATCACCCATCGGGGTCGTTGTGTATTGGTGACCGGCGCCGTTACCAAACGGCTTAGCGCCGTCATCGAAGCGATTGATAACGTGCGCCGGGACCTTCAGGGTCCCCGTCTTTTCACAAGCGTCCGAGTGGACGAAGATGACGTTGGGTGGGTAACGGCCCGATGTTGTGACCTCGTTGGCCCCAGACAAGTCTGAGCTGTTCTTCCATGAGTTGGCCATCGAGCCCCCACGAGCCTTGATGGCATCGACCCCCGCCTTGTGCTTCTCGAAGTCCTCTTTGCTGGAATGCTTGATCCTGGAGGCCTCGATGTTGATGCCCCCGGTCCCCGTCTTCAAGACCTGCTCAGCCACGGTCCCTTCGTCGATGGGTTTGCGAAACATCAAAATGGGCTCCCAATAAGGCTTGAGGGCTGTCCCCCACCCATCCCATTCAGCAGCCTCAGGTGAGCCTGGAGTCGTCACAGGAAGGTCCACGTCCACCTGTTTGGCTCCGGCCCCGTAAGCCCCAACCCCCTTCGCCTCTTCCGTGTCGCCTTTCCCAGGTCGAGCAATCTTGTTCAGATTCTCTCCCCCTTTTCCCCGTTTGGTTCCAACAATAGGACGCTCGACCCCGAGCTTCTTGTCGATGGCCTTCCCGATGTCCGTAGACTTCGGCATTCCCTGAGCCCGGATCCAACGGAAGACAGGTGGGCCGAACTCCGCGTCAATCTCATCCCGCTTCTCAAAGCCAGCAGCCCGGAGCCCGATCGAGATGATGTCTTGCGTTTTTGTAGCAGCAAAGGAAAGTAGGTGGCCGCCTGGCTTGAGGACCCTGAAGCATTCTCTCCACACGGGAACCGAGGGGATCTCCCAGTCCTTATTCATGAACTCCCCAAGATCGAGGTTTGCCCCTTGGAGGTAGGCAATCATCTCTTCGATGGTCGGCTCCCGCGTACCGAGCCCGTACGGAGGATCGGTCACGATCGCGTCGACCGAGGCGTCAGGGAGGGTTCGGAGAACGTCCAGGCACTTGCCGTGGATGATGGTGTTGACGGGTAATTCCACGAGGAGACCCTACACCAATCAGCGAGTCAGTTGTCAGCGATGTACTTCTTGAGAACCTTCGTCAAGGACTTCTGGATCTTTGACGTATAAGTCTTCTGCCAGTTTGCGTAGCTCATCCCAGTCTCTTCGAGAAATGGGAGCATCCGGCCCCGTACAATCTCGGCGGGCTTGAGGCCATCCTCTATCAGGAGCTTGAAGTAGAGAGGCAGGTCCGGGAGAAGCCTGGGATCCACGGAGGTGGCGAGGTCTCGTTCGACGTCCTTGAGGACCGACTCCGGGATTTCTTTCCCCAGCTCATCCCAAACGTCGGGGTTCTCAACCTTGTCTTCGAGGATCTTCTCTATCCCCTCTTCATCCGTAAGGGATACCTCACGACCTTTGCTTCTCACCATGTTGAGACCAATGCGGTACACGGCGGTGAAGAAAATCTTTCGAGCCTCCACTAGGGTCTTCCCCTCAAGGCTTTTACCTAACGTTGCGTTGGTGGTGAGCTTGAGAACCCCCTCCATCATCACATCGGAAACGAAGTCCACGTTCTTGAACTTGCTCAAGAGGGTCTTGTAGATCAGGCTCCCGTAGTCAGAGCCATACCCGTGAGGGATCTTTCTGTCGATCTCTTTGGGAGACTTTGGCTTGTGGTTCTCTGCCGGCCCCCCTTTGATGGGGGGCATGTCCATGACACCGTACATCAAAAACAACCCGTAGACGGCCTTCCCAAACCCATCACTCTCCACCGAGGCGAGTGTGGTGAGAAACCCCGCAAGCCTGAAGCCCCAGGGAAGGTTGGCGTAGACCTTACGACGAAGGGCGAGAGCAGCGGTGATGAGACTCATCACCCCCATCAAAGGACAAGTAGATTCTGAGGTCAGGCCGTGAGGAGGTGGAGCAGTGACTGTGGGAGCGAGAGCTTCTGCACAACCTCGGGGAGCGTGTAGCCGTCTGCGAGGAGGGAGAGGATCTTCTCCTGGGTCTTGTCCGTGTCCTTGTCCGAGAAGTCCACGTCCCGGATGTCTTCCTCTCCCGAAGCGATGAGCTTGCTCGTGTGGTAGAGGTCGACCATATCATCGGGACGGCAACGGCTATCCTCAAGGAACGAATCCCAGGAGGTCCCATCCTCGTTGTTGCCGTGGTACTCTTCCTTGTATCGACGAGACCTCGTACGGCACCAGTTGGCGTAGATGTTGTGGACCGATCGAGCCAAGTAGAGCTTGAAGATGGGTCCGTTCTTAGAGACGAACGGAACCATCACCGTCGTTTGCTTCTTGCAACGCTTTTCTCGTTCGGGATCCTCACGGTAAGCCTTGAATTGCTCGATGTCTTTGCTGAGGTAGACGGCCTTCTGCGACGTGTACCCGCCTTCGATAGGCCGAAGTGCTCCCGTTGACTTGCGACGAACTCTGGACTCCGGGGGGTTCATCATGTGGACGCAACAGAGGCAGGTGGTCCGGTAGTTGTCGACCGAAGCTTGAAACTGCCCTGGCACCCGCTCCGCGATCCAGAAGACTCGATGCCTAATGGAAATCCCGAAGCGATCCTTCATTTGCTGGCGGATCGCCTTCCACTTGGACTCCTTCGGTTTCAGGGAGACCTTCACGGTCTCATCTCCGAAATACACGAGAAGCTGCTGGAACTCGGCAACCCCATCAGTCTTGGTCGCCTCCTTCTTTTTCAGGACCACCAGGTTCTTTTGGAGTCGATCCATATCCTTGCCGCAACGCCAGCAGATCCCACGATCCCGCTCGAATACAAGCTTGATGATTTTTGAGGGTGCCCGCATCGCGTCAGCCACGCGATCATCTCCGATCTTGAATCGCCAGATCGCAGTCTTGAAGGCAGGGAAATTCATCTGGAGGTAGGCGCACGCCTGAGGAGCAGTCATGGTCTTCGGGAGGGTGCCCCCGGCCCGATGGTACTTCTCGATGAGCTTGGCCTCAAAAATCTTGAGCCAGACATGCTGGAGCAAGTCTTTGAAGTTCGTACTCACCCGATTGTACCGGGTGACGAGCCTGGTGACGTACGGCTCGTAGTGACGAACAAGGTCGTTATTGTCCGTCGGGACATAATCGACCAGGATACCGCTGTTTTTTGAAAGTCCTCTTGCCATAGTGCCCCTCCCCACTAGGACACTTGAGGGGCCTTGATTATCAACTCGGGTTGTCAAATGGGTCGTCATACGTGAGCCCTGGTCTTACCCGGCACAGCTAAGTAGTGTCAAGGGAAGAAGTGACAAAATTACCCACATAACCTGTGGAAAACACGGGGACATTGGGGACACCCTGTGGGTAACCTGGGTGTGGTTTTCGCGTCTCGTTCGAGACCCCCTGGTAAGTTGAGGCGGATTGCTGCATGATGAACTTCGACGTGATCGAAAACGACGAAGAAAACGCCCTATCCGACGAGGAGTTGGAGGACACCCCTTCGATTCTCGCAGAGATGGAAGCGCTCCAGGCTATCTTTGACGTCGATTTCAACGCAGGCCCAAAAGATAGAGCTTTGGCGCTCGCACGACAAGCATTGGATCTGAAGCAAACTCCTTCAAATACAGAAGGGCGGCTCACTGTTGTAGCGCTATCCCACTGTTTAGGGGCTCCCCGAGAGGATCTTGTTTTAGTTCCGCCTGTTCCTGGAGAATCTTGGACACGTAGGACCTTTGAGGCTCTAGCGTCGGGCTGGATGAGGTGGTTGACGCTTGCTGACACGGAGGTTCTCCGAACGATTGCCAACATGCACCCCGAAGAGGACGGGAGTGAGGATGATGGTGCCGCAGAGACCCTTTGTCTGAACTTCTGGGCGAGGGCCATCGAGCTACTGGTTCAGGGTCAACCTGAGGAAGCCAAGAGGTTCTTCGAGAGGGCTACGGAAGTAGGCTCTCAGTTTGGGACCAGGACCAACCCTTCGGTCTGTTGGTCCTACGCGGCTAGCTTCTTCCCTAGAGGGTAGAGCGCCCGTACCTAGCGGCCACCCCAAGAACAACCGAGAGGGCTATTTCTATCCGACGTACTTGCGGCTCGGGGAGGAACTCAAAGGGCGTCAGGTACGGGTGCCCTATCGACCACCCAAGCTTCATCATCGCTCGGACCCAAGATCCATGAAGGTTGGGGAGGTTTCGTTCCCCCTGGAGGACCCAGAGGACGAAGCTCCGCTCAACCTCTTGAAGAGGGTCATCTAATTCATCCCAAGCTAAGTCCAAGACATTAGGGGTCCCGGTCCCTAATGCGTAGCTATATATCCTTGTTACCTCGTGCTTTGCTCTCGCACAGCGGTCAACAAGTTCCTCTTCTGCCAGCATCCTGATTGAGGCAAGTCATCGATTCTTCTTCGAGGTCATCTTCGTTGTCTTCTTCTTCTAGGTGGGGTGGGTTGATGTTATCGAGGTGGGTGTTGATCTCGTTGTTGTTGTTTTTGGTTTCGGCTTCGCCAACCAAGTAGGTGGATCAATTTAATGATCATGATCTACTAGGAAGAGGATCGTGAATCAGGATGGATCCTCTAAGGGTCTACTGAGCCCCAGCCCTCTTGGAGACAGAGGGGCTCTTTGGTCCATGGGGGAGTCAAAGGGGATCCCGCCCCTCCTATGCCCTTCCTTCGAGATCAGCCCCAGGGTCGAGTAGCTTCTTCCCAGAGCTGGAGCAATCCATCCTCGCAGGCAGGAAAGACCCCTCGTTGGCCACAAGAGCCTCAGAGGTCGAAGAGAACCTTCCGCAGAGAAAGACAGATGACCCTCTGCGAACCGAACAACGGAGCTTTGCGGTTGGTGTTCTCAGAAGCATGAGACCAACCGACTCCCTCATGGGGGAGCACGGAGCCCTATAACCTTGCCCCCGGTCATCTCGGGGCGGGTCTCCATACACCAAAAGATCCGGCTCCACCAAACCGCTCTTGATTAGTCTTCTTTTATACCCCTTCCAAGGAGAAACGATGTCCCACTTTCCCAGCATCGTGGAATTTGCCGACGTAAAAGATAGCCCAAAGGTCCGAATGACCCTCCCTGGACCTCTTCTGATTGGGACGAAGCTCCTGCTGAATCTCGTTGTCCGCCGAAAGAACGGATCTCGCTCAGAGGAGCTTCACGTTCAAGGTGAATTTAGAGTCAAGGCGAGTGCCTTTGACGCGACGGGTCCTGTTCGTCAGGTTGTCTCAGTAGAGGCGACCAAAATCGCCCCGACTTGGAGGTCGGTAAAGAACGCTCTTGGTACAAAGCGGAAGCCTCCGCCGGCCAGAGCGCCTCGAACCGTCATTGCATGATCCCTTCGACTGGACCTTTCCGACTGCCGACAAACCTTCCCAAGGCCATCTGGGTGCCGAGTGGGAGCCTGATGGTTTATCGCGGCTCTCCAGTTGAGATTGTAAGGCAGATGGTGGCCGTTGGGCCTCACCCCCCACCCCAACTCCGTGAGTCCCTTCAGAGGCTTACCAGAGAGCTGGCAACAGCCCGTCGGGTCTTCATCCAGCTACCATGGGATCAAGACGAAGAAGTCTTATCCTCCCTTTTCCTACATGCGCTCCTTCAGATCGGCATCGGGAAGCCGGTCCCTAAGGCTTGAAAAAGGTACCGCCCCATTTCCAAAGAAGCCCCCATGTCCCGCAACAGAGTCATCCCCAACGCCGGCTTCGTTTCCGGGCGCCTAACAGCGTGTAGGTGGTGTGGTGGTCCGCTGCCCAAGAAACGCCGGACATTTTGCAGCGGAGCCCGAACCGTAAGAGGCCGGGACCTCAAGGTCATCACACCAGGCCATGGGTGTGTTCACGAACACTGCCTTCGCAGCCAGCCCGTATACATGAGGCAAGCGGTCCGAGACCGGGACCACGGCATCTGTGCCGTCGGTGGGCTTGCGTGTGGTGACGGGTCAGGTGATTGGCAGGCCGATCACATTCTTCCAGTCTCCGAGGGTGGTGGAGAGTGCGGTATTGAAAACATGAGGACCTTGTGTACCGCACACCACCAAGAGGCGACGAAAGCCTTGGCTGGTAGACGAGCCGCCGCTGCTAAACTACTAAAAGCTTGAAAGGTACCCATGAAGCTAAGTCAGATCCTCACCCTCATCTTGTTTGCAATCACCATCCTCGCCACAGGCTTCGGGATCTACCTGAAGATCAACGGTACTTTGACGTGGGGGCATTTCGCCGGTTGGGAAGCTTCGACGGTTGCCCTTGCGGCGATCTTCGGCCGAATGGTCTTGTTTGACCTCAAGAAGTGATCAGCGGCGACAGAATCTCCCGTACCTCGCTCCGTAGCTCAGGTCGAAGGCGTCGGATTCGCACCAACTTCCTATCCAACCCCCGGCCTTCAGGTACTTCTTGAAACGGGACTTGAGGGCCTTCATCTCGTCGTAGTTGTCGCCGCAGATGGTGGGCCAGATGTCGAAATAAATGGTGTTGAAGCTCCAGCTCGGGTCGGGCTCCCACGTGAGGATGTCCCCACGCATGACGAAAAGTCGTTCTTCGTTATCCTTCAAGAAGTGAGGGGCAACGAGGTCGATGACGTCCTGGCTCTTCTCGATGATCAGGACCGTGTCGACCTTCTCACGCTTCAGGATCGGGGGTAAAACCATCCCGATACCAAGTCCGGCAATGAGAACGTTTCCCTTCGTTTGAGCGACGAAGAGCCGGTTCGTATCTTGCTCCATCTGAGTGTCGGTCATCATGAGCTGACCGTCCACGATGAGCTTGGCATACTTCCCTGGTTTGACGGCTTGCTCTCGACCGTTCGTGACGGCTGCTCGCATTCGAGTGTAGGAGGCCTCCTCCTCGCTCATCTCGAAGTGCTCAATCTCCACACTGCCCTTACGGCCGGGGGGTATAATATCGGTCATTTTCGCAAACGAGATCACGGTTTCTTCTCCGGTTTCAAGTTCAAACGGCTCTCGTCGGTTGTGACGAGCTTTTCAGCACTCCACTGAAGAGACCCACAACGAGCAGCCTTGCGGACCTTGCTGGCGGTCTGAGCATCGTCATCAGTTCGGCCACCGTCAGCGTTTTGTCCTTGTTGACCATGAAGACACTCTACCTCGGTTGGGGAGAGAAACGAACCTACTTGAAAACAACTGAGAGACGCACGTCAAACCGGTCTTCATTTAGGATGACGTACCGCTCTAGACCCCTGGCGACGGTCAGGAACTGGCTCTGCTCCTCGTCAGAGAACGTGCCACCGAACGGGTCGTGCCACAGATGCTCATCCGGGTAGAGGTAGGCGACCACGCAGCCGTTTTTGTCGAGGATCTGAAGCTTGAAAATGTTCATGCTTGCTCCGCCCAGTAGTGGTAGTTGATGCCCATCGACTCGCGCGACTTGCGGATCTCAGGGATGGGTTTGGTACCCACTCCTCGGTCAGTAACCGCACCCTTCGGCCCGGTCGGCACACTCATCACACTGATACCCCTGCCGAGCGTCCTTGGGGGTCAGCCGGTTGGGCTGCTTGCAGGTCGGGCACGGGAGATTCCTGGGGTTACTCTTGGTGGCCCGGCGAAGAGCTGAGCGTCCACCGGGGTCCTGAAACATGTTGCGAGCGTCGTCCATGTTGAGAGAACAATCCGAGCAGGGAAGTTTTCAACTACGAACCGTAAATAAGTACACCGGAACAGCGATAGGACCATAAACCTATGAAACCACACCAGATCCTAAGTGGCGCCAAGAGTCGGCCAAAAATGTGATACTTTGAGTTGAATCCGAAACCACTCAGGTGTTCTTCCAACATGAGCGCACGATCCATCCTCTCCGCAACCATCACGTTTGGCCTAGTTTCCGTCCCGGTGAAGGTCTACACGGCCGCCTCACCGGAGAGCGTCAGCTTCAATATGCTGACTCCAGGTGGGAACCGAGTGAAACAGCACTACACGGACGCCATCACAAATACCCCCATTGAGCAGAGAGACTGCCACAAGGGCTACGAAATCGCGAAGGATCAGTACGTCAGCTTCACGGCGGACGAGATCAAGGCCCTCGAAGCCGAGAAAGACAAGTGCATCAACATTCTGGAGTTCGTTGATGCTTCGAGCATCGACCTCATCCAGGTGGAGAAGAGCTACTACCTCGGCCCGGACAAGGGCGGGGACCGGGGCTACCTCCTCCTCTCAGAGACCATGAAGGGCATGGGTAAGGTCGCCGTGGCTCAGTGGGCAGCTCGGGGTAAAGAGCAGCTCGTGGTCGTTCGCCCCTACAAGGGTGGGCTCATCGTCCACCAGATGTTCTACGCAGCCGAAGTCCGGGACTTCGATGAGGTAGCCTGCAAGCCGATCGCAATCAGCGATGCGGAGCGTGAGATGGCCTCCCTCCTGATCAACGCTCTCACGACGGGAGCCTTCGAGCCCTCCAAGTACGAGGACGGTTACGTCAAGCGGGTTCAAGCAGCGGTGGACCGCAAGGTCGCCGGGGTGACTACCCCCGCCGTCAAGGAAGCCCCGGCTCCCCAGATCATCGACCTCCTCGCTGCCCTCAAGGCGAGTATCGAACAAGCGAAGCCCAAGAAGTGAAGCTCGTATGGGTCCGTCAGCCGAAGGGGGCCGTACCCGAATGGAAAACGGCCGAGTGGGCGTCGCGAAGATGCTGTGCGAAGAACACGCAGAGAGGATGAAGAAGTGAGTCGGTTTTTCATTGTTGGGGGGCCAAAGTCACCATGAGTGATCCCGTTCGAGACTTTGCTGACGCCTTGATTGCTCACAACGTCGCCACGAGGTTCGCTGCCCGGTCCGTCCAGGGCAACAGCTACGGCAAACCTCTCTACGGGCACAAGGATGAGAACTCCGCCTACTTGGTGGAGGATTACCCGTACGGGGCTCGTGCTCGATGTCGGATCCGGTACTGGTTGGAGTCGAGCCCCTCAAAAGGGTTCCGCTTCGTTGCCCAGACGGAAGACCCCAAGAAGCTCCGTTGGAACAACCCCAAGAAGTCCACGTACACGGAGTGGGGTGGGGCGATGTACCTCGACCACCAGGATCACGTCCAGTGGGTCGGGGTCGGCCAGTACACGAACGATGAGAAGATGCTGGAGTTCGTCAAGGCCTTCCCGGACTCGGACATGAGCGTCCTCAAGAAGGTCGTCCCTGCTAAGATGAAGTACCTGCTCATGAGGATCAGTGGGAGTAGCGGCCTGACCATGAATGGCCAGAAGGTCGAGATGTCCGAAGAGGACATCGGCCGGGCTCGTCAAGAGCTGGAAATCTGGAAGGACATCGCGAAGTACGTCCACTGAGATGGTGAACGATCCCCTACTTCGTCGGGTTGTGGATGGTTACCTTGCGGTAAAGGTGGCTCGTCGACTCATGGCCGCAGGTCTCACCGAAGAGAAAATGAAGCTTCTCCTCCTGAAGCTCAGGAAGGGGGCGGACTCATCCGTCTCAATGAAGGCCCTCATCGAGGCACTCAGCTACCTTGGTGGTTGGAAGGTAGAGCAGGTCGTCGGACTCGTGCAGATGCACGGGTACCAAGGGAAGCCTGACGCCCCAGAGAGCGAAGCCGAAGACGATGCCGAACAGGTCCAACGCCTGTGGGAAAAGGCCAAGGCGGACGAGGTCCAGAATATCCCCAAGAGCCCAAAGCACGGCCAGCGGTACACGATGGACGTGACGGAGCCCACAGCCGAAGGGTACGCCAGCTACGGGGGCAAACAGCTCTCCGGGTTCAAGTATCTATGTTGGACCGGCTGGAACGGTATCCGCTTCACCTCCCCTGAGGGTAAGGTCTTCGAGCTTCTCCCGAGCAAGTTCGAGGTGAAGGATGGCCGCTACCCTAACCCCATGAAGATGCCGATTTGGGACGTGAAGACGTGGCTCAGAAAGGAAACGAAGTTCCTGGAGCAGGTCTCCAACAACCTCGGCCTGGCTACGTTTGAAGATGAGCGCCGGGAGAAGACGGCGCCCAGAACTCGTGAAAACACGGGTACATGCCCTTGCTGTTTCAGGAATATAAAGCTCAAATCCAGGAGCGGCAACCAACACCCAATCATTGTCCTCCACGGCTATCAGAGGCCCGGCTGGGGTTCGATTCAGGGCTCCTGCATCGGCGTCGACTTTCCCCCGTTCGAGCTGAGCCCCGAGGGAACCAAGCACCTCGTGAAGCTCCTTGAGCAAACTGTGGACAATCAGGAGAGCTACTTGCGGCGGCTCAAGAACGGGGAAGTCAATGAGATCAACGAGCAAAAAGGAAGGACCCTCGTAAAGAAGTCCCTGGTCGAAGAGGGTGAGGCCAAGTGGAAGGTTATCATTGACAAGAAAATCGACGATACGGAGGAGATGATCAAGCACTTGGAGAGTGACATCAAGATGCTGAGTCATCTCATCACCAACTGGAAGTTGGAGCCCCTCCCCATGGAAGGGGCGAAGGCCAAGCCACCTCCGTCGTTCCTCCGTTGATTTGAGTTGAAAAAGACCCCTCGCCCCGTGTCCTTAGTGGTATGGGACCCGAGTACGAGTCAGTCGAGACCTTCGCAGATTTCCTCATGGCTGACGAGCGCACGTCCTTCACGCTGGCAGATGTCGTTCTTCTTGCCAAGAACACCCAGACGTCGGACCCCAAGGTCATCGACGAATTGAAGAGCTACGGTTTCGCCATGGTGAAGAGGGAGCCTGAGAAGCAGGTCCGTGGCTTCCAGTCCAACTCTCATGATCGCTGGAGTGGCCCAGGGTCATCACCCTCACACGGGGGTTCCGGTTGGGAGCAGATCAGCGGGTTCGCCGGCCAAGAGGGCTGACGGTGTAGAGACGGGATGGAAGGCATCCTGACCGACACGATGATCGCCCAAGGCGTCAAAGACGGGGTGATCAGGATCGACCCCTACGAACCCAACCACCTGAACCCTGCGAGCTACGACCTCACCCTAGGTGACGAGGTGACCGTCTACAAGCAGTGGGTGGAATGCTTTCAGTCTAGCTCACAGCCTCATGCGAGCTACGGAGAGGACGGCCGCCACTTCCTGGCTCGCGACTCCGTTCTTGATGTGAAGCGGGAGCCAGAGGTCCAGAAGTTCAAGATTGACAAGGATCATGGCTGGATCCTTAAACCCGGAATCGGGTACTTAATGCACACCCGAGAGCGCATCTGGACCGAGAAGTACGTTCCCATCGTGGACGGTAAGTCGAGCATCGGCCGACTCTTCATCCAGGTGCATTGCACTGCGGGTTTTGGGGATCCTGGGTACGACGGTCAGTATACGCTGGAAGTCATCGTCCAACATCCCGTGAAGGTCTACCCAGGGATGCGCATCGGGCAGATCCGATTCCACACGATGCACGGGGATCTGGCGATGGCGTACGACAAAAGAGACAGCAACTACAAGGGGGTCCTAGCCAAGGGAGCCGTCCCCTCCCGAGCCTGGAAGCAGTTCAAACGATGAGTGTCCCCAAGGTCCTCCCCCTCCGGTACTTCCCCGATCCTATCTTGCAGGTCAAGTGCAAGCCTGTTGTGGAGGTCGGGCCAGAGATCAAGCAGCTCGCCTACGACATGCTCCTCACCATGATGAAGAACGACGGGCTTGGGTTAGCAGCCCCGCAGGTAGGTCACCCGATTCGGATGATCGTCGTGGATGTCGAATGGCCAGAGAAGAAGGTTGACTCTCAATCGTTCGTCCTCATCAACCCCATTATGAAAGTTGAAGGGGAGCCCACCGTCAAGTCCGTAGAGGGCTGCCTCTCCTTTCCTGGGGAACGCTTCGACCGGGTTAGAGCCCCAAAGGTTCACGTGCTCTCAACGGATCTCGACGGCAGCCCATTCACAATGGAGGCGACGGGGCTCCTTGCCGTTGTCATTCAACACGAAATGGATCATCTTGAAGGGAAGACGGTCGCAAGCGGACTCTCGTGGATGAAGCGGGACCTGCTCAGGAAGGCCATCACGAAGAGACTCAAGGGCAAGCGCTAGGCTGCCCTTGAGTCTCAGTTCGGCTTACGTCTCTGAAGGATGGAGACGTTGGACTTCGAGACCCCCAGCGTCTCTCTCAAGATAGAGAGGGCGAGGTCGGCGTTGTAGTCCTTGCACGAGAACACGTCCATACTGAAGAACTTCTGAAGTGGCCAGCAGTGGCAAGCGATGTGGCTTGTCGAGATCACGCAGATAGCTGTGATCCCACCCTCGTCCTCAAAGGTCCCAGTTTGTTGGACCCGTCGAAGTACCTCCGGGTCTACGGGGACATCGTAGACGTGGGGTTTGTCCAAGGCCTTCATTCCAAGGGCGGAGATGATCTGAGCGAATAGAGCTTCGATCTTCTCTCGCGTGAAGACCGCAGAATCAGACACTTCCCCGTCAACGATCAAGTGCGTTCCCGCACTCGCCAGCTTTCCCATTTCAACCTCGTTACACCTTGTGTGAACTATGTGAGAGAGTGAAGGTCTCGTACAAGAACTTCATTCATCTCGGTCAGCGAGGACCCGCCCGACGACACGGGCGACCAAGGGGGCATCAAGCTCCTCAAGCTTCCGAAGGTTACGATATCACCAACGTTGAAATAAGAAGCGGCTACGTACCGTGCTGCGACTCGGTACGCAAGCCTAAATCGGGCGACGACGCGGTCAACGACAGGATCCATCGTTCACCGGAATACAGTTCCCAACGTGGGCACCCATATATCCCACGTATTGACCCACTTCATGTACTCGGGGGAGAAGAGGCAGAAGCCGTTATCACGCCAACCTTTACCCCATGAATTTTTCACGAGGAAATTACCTCCCACGTACCCCACGCAAAGCATGGCGTGCCCACCGATGGTCGCCCCAGTCGGGGGCATGACGACAGCCGGCCCGTTGAGAGCTTGGAAGGCAGCGTCGATGAGGGTTCCGAAGACGACCGGGTGCTTGGCTCGAAGGGCGGAGACCATTGCATCGAGGCGATCATCCGCGTTCCCCGTGTCCTTGATCCGGTAGTACGAGTGGATGCGGTGACCCACGGCCTGGCGTAGAGCTTTGATGCTCGGGGCCGTGTAGACCTTCGCTTCGTCGTACGGCCAAACGGTCTCATCGCAGACACCAAACCGAGAGAGAATCTCGAAGCAAAGACGGATGAACGTACCCTCGTCCTTGCCGATGTCCCCTTGACCGTCCCCATCGTCGTCCATGAGCGACCGAGCCATCGAGTAGACGAACAGACGGGAGACTTGAACGGGGGGCTTAGGATCACGCCCCTCAACGGCGGCTGTCTCCTTTTCGGAGATGTCGTTGAGGACCTCGACCCCATCCCCAGTGGCGTTGCCGGCACAAGCGGAGAGCCCGAACTGGTTCGACTCCGTAGTATAGCCGCTGAGATCCACGTCACCTGGAGTCAGGGTGAGCTTCGGGAGAAGCTCCAGTTTGAAATCCTTGTCCTTCTCAACCCAATCGAACTCGGTGCCGTCTGGGTTGGTTCCGACGAGAGGGTCCCGCTTGTAGCCGAAGGTCACCATTGCCAAGACGATGGCATAGAAACTTTCGCCTCACCGACGATCCGTTAAGGCTCTCATGCGGAGGGCTTGGTCATGAGGTTCAAGTTCCTCCTTGTCGTCGGGCTCCTGGCTCTCTCGGGTTGCCCCAAGACAGTCGACCGGGAAGCTCCTGGTCCGAGCCCTATCAAACCCCCGGACACGGACCTTTGCGGGAAGATGTGCGCAAAGATCGGCCCCAAGGGACTCAAGTGCGAGGAGGGGGCTTCGGTTTACGACTCGGACAAGCCAGGCCCCCCGGACGTCCCCAATACAACCTGCGAAGACTTCTGCCGGACGACACAAAACCGGGGAGCCTTCTTGAATCCAAAATGCGTGGCCCTCGTGAAGTCATGCGCCGAGATCGAACCGGCTCGCAAGAAGAAGCCAGAGACTTGCACGGAGTGAACTGATGCCTTCTTCTCCGATTGTACTGGTTCAAGATGGCGCTGGGCCGTTCCTTGGAACGGTCGGGGGTAACAACGTTACCCCCGGCAATACGATCTCCATCAAGCTCCAGACCCCTGGTCCCGTTGCCGCCTGGTACTTGGAGATATTCGGAGTTGATGAAGTCACGGTAACAGCCCCAACTCTCGTTGGGGTGAACCCTTCGACTCATCTTGTTGCAACCCCGGCCACTATCGTGACCTTCGTGATGCCAGCGGGCGTTGGCATTGGGCGAGCAATTGTCCTCCGGTCTTGGGTAGATGGGGGAGGGTCTGGGCTCACCACCACATTCGGGATCTATGTCCTCACCTCGGCACCGGCTCGCGTCGGAGCAGCTGGGGAGAAGTTTGAGGGGGACCCCATTTTCGGATGGGCTACGAAAGTCAACCCGCTCATCCGAACGGGGGCAAGCGCTCCGACCGGCCCCGCTGGAAACGACCTTGGGGGTGCGTACCCCAACCCCGATGTTCTCCGCATCCACGGCACATCCGTTCCGATAGCGGGGGCCCCAGAAATCGGCAAGGTCCTGACTGTCTTTGCTTCAGGGGTGGCCACCTGGCAAACCTCCTCAGGTTTTACGGCCGGGGGCGATCTATCTGGCACCCCTTCAAGTCAGACAGTCATTAAGATCAACGGGACCACGGTTCCCGTTTCTCTCGTTGGAGACATTGGGAAGGCCCTATTTGTTACAGCGGCTGGGGTTTCCGCCTGGCAAACCGTCACCCAAGGGGTCGTCGTTAAAGACGAGGGCTCAACTGTTACAGGCGGACCCCACACCGCTCTAAACTTTATTGGCCCAGGGATCGCCGCCACGGATGCAGGTGGCGGTCAAGCTAACATCACGGTTACAGGAACTATCGACGTTCAAGACGAAGGATCTACGGTCACCGGAGGGCCCCATACCACCGTTAATTTCGCTGGTGCCGGAGTTACTGCTACGGACGCAGGCGGTGGTGTGGCCCTGGTCACCATTCCTCAGGGCGCCCCGACCATCCAGGAGGAGGGTGTTCCCCTTGCGGGTGGGCCTCACTCCACACTGAATTTCACCGGAGCCTCCGTTACCGCCGCAGATGCAGGCGGAGGGGTTGCGAACATTACAGTCGCCGGAGTAACGGCGCTTCCCGAGGTTGAAGTCTCGCTTGAAGCTGGAGTCTTCAGTACGGCCAACGCCGCCTTCACACGAGCAGGCAGCCGAACCCTCGATCCCTTGTATTGGCCTGCCGCGATTGGAGCGCTGACCCGCTCGGTTTATTTCAAAGCTGACATCGAGGTCTCCACGGGCGGAACAACCGCCAATGTTCGACTTCAAAACATCACGGACAATGAGACGGTCACGGGTACAGCCTTGAGTACAGGCCTGCTCGTGAACACCGAGGTCACTTCGGTTGCCCTTACCGTTGGCGTAGCGGTCGGCGACCTGAAGTCCGGCACTCCCAAACAGTATGAAGTCCAAGTCTCCCTCACGGGAGGGGGGGCCGGTGATACGGTCACTATCACTAACGCCCGTCTTTGTATAAGGTACGCCTGAAAGGCCGATGAACGATGCACGCCCAGGTCGCAAATTACGTCCCCCGTTTCAACTCCGATTGGATCAACCACTGGTGGAAGATCACCCGCGTCATGTTGGCGGCGGGGTGGAAGTACAAGGCCAGTGGGGATACGGCCGTCAAGGAGAGTGCAGGCGTCTCCACCGATGATCGCTGGGCGATCGGTGGAATTACCAATCACGTTCAGGTTGGGGCTCAAGGCGGAACATCTCCGATCATCACGACGGGAGCGAGCGGTGTCATCACCCTCACAGGCATCTCGGGCTTTGTGGCCGCATCGGTAGGTCGCTACATCAGACTCACTGGGTTCGGTGATGCCAACGACGGCCTGTTTCGCATTCTCTCGCAGGGTGGTACAACGCTTACGTACTTCAACCCGAACTGCCCGGGCTCAGCAACGGGGGGTGTAAGCCAGACGTGGTCTGAGCGTCAGGGCGGAACAGCGGCAAGCTCCGGTTTGTCAGGCTCGGCCCCTGCAACACCGGGACGGCAAAACATCACGGGCCTGACTGGGATGGTTCTGGCCACGTCGTTCATGCGTGGTTCGGTAGGAAACCGCCTGACGATCAGTGGTGCAGCGACAGGTGCGAACAACGGTACCTTCATGATCACTCGTGTCTTGTCCGCGACTTCCGTAGAGGTCGACAACGCCGCGGGGGTTGTGGACGCCAACAACGGAGCAATCCTCTGGTCCGAAGTAGACCCCCTTCAACAAGTTTTCCCTGTGGGTACTATCGGAGGCGCAACAGCAGGACAGTGGATCTGTCTCCAAGGCCCCTCAACGATCAAAGTCCCGATCGGTGCGGGTGTTCCAACCGGCACGTTCCGAAAGGGAGAGAACGTCACGCAGGCGACGTCCCTAGCTGAAGGTGAAGTCATCGGCGTCCAAGTCGATACCGGAGGAGGTCTCGGCTATCTCGTCATCATGCCCCGCCTGAACGGCATTGGAGCTGGTGTTCGAGGCTGGAGTAACACTGCGGTCATCACCGGCTCTATTTCGGGAGCTACGGCCACGCCAACGGCAACACTGATCGAGTACGTGCGTGAGTGCGTTTGGACGAAAGGCGTCAACAATACTTCAGGTTACAGTGGCCACTGGTTTCAGCAGTGCGTGGATTCTGTCGGGGAGTCGGCGCAGCGTTTCTCGGTACTAGCTACGGCAGGGGCGGTCACTGCGTCTCTGATGCCGGGGTTGCCCACGGGAACGTTCCCTACCCTTGGAACCTACGCGGTACTTGGGACGGGCGGGGCCAACGCCGCAACGACAGGAGTAAGCAACTTCTATGACGCCAACAATGGCACCGCGAATCTGGGTGTGGTCCAGATGATGTGTGCAAACTGCATTGGCACCTCCGGGATTTCCGAAGACGGTAGCTGGCTCTTGTGTCCTGGGGTGCCAGTCAACGGTGTCAACGGTTGGTTTGGGTTTCAGTACTGTGAGAATTCCGAAGATGGTGATGTAGACCCCTACGTCACGAATCCGCAGAGCAACTCCACTTCATACGGAGGCGTCCGTACGTCTGGCGCTGTGTCTCACGGCCAGTTCAGGGCAGATTGGTTCAATCAGTTCGCTTCCGCATCCACGCCTTGGCGTGGATACCGTCGTCGAGGAATGGCGTCAGGGGACGCTTTCCAAGAATTCGGCTGCGCGATCCTCGGGAACGCCAGCGCTAACGTGGGTGCGAACAACCCGAACAGCCAAGAGCGAGTGGCGTGTGTTCCAACGCAGCTCACAGTGGTGAAGGATCAACTCTGGGTGATCTCGACGCAGTCCAGCCAGAAGATGCGCAAGGGAAGTCTGCGTTGGATGGTCTCGATCGCCTTCGTTACGCCTGGCGGTCTCTACGACAACGGCCGTTTTGTCGGGATCGGCTTGGGTCTGTACGGGACAGCCTTCTCTAGCTACGCGGTTGGTCCGTGGGACGGCGTAACGCCTGGCGGATACTCCTGAAGGAAGAAGAAGACCATGCCTAACGTAACTATCCCCAACGCGTCCCTCATCTCAGGCTCTTCGGACTTCATCAGCTCGTGGTGGCGCCTCACACGTGGCCTGAAGGCCTCGGGCTGGCGGTACAAGGCCAGTTCAGACGGTGCAGCGAAGGAGACCACGGGCAACCCCTCCCTCGACAAATGGGGCGGCGGTGTTCAGGTCGGATCGCAGACGGCGACCGTGTCGTTCGTCATCGGAGCCCCGACGACGACGGCCAAAGGCGGTCGTTCGATCATCACTGGGCTGACGGGTTTCACGGCGACGACGCCTACTGGTGGATCACCTGGGCGCTTCCTGGTGATCACTGGAGCGACAAACGCCGCGAACAACGGAACTTGGTTGATCACCAAGTTCATCTCGGCCACTTCGGTGGAGATCGAGAACCCCGCGGCGATTGCGGAGACAACACCGGGTACGGCGACATGGACCGAGAAGTCCGCGGTCACGGACACGATGCCTGCCGCGTTCCAAGGAACGGCGGGGTCGGGAGCTTGGTGGTGTGCTGAAGGCCCTTCGACGATGAAGATCCCCATCGGAGCTGGGGTTCCCACGGGCACCTTCATTCGAGGAGAGAACGTCGTTCAGACAACCAGCGGAGCCACTGGCGAGTTGCTCGGTGTCATGACCGATGCTGCGGGGGGCGCCGGGCATCTGGTCATCGCTCCGCGGGCAAGCGGCACAGGAGCTGCCGTTCGAGGGTGGGGCTCCGCGAACACGATCACAGGCTCAACTTCGGGCGCCACGATTGTGTCGGCAGGAACCCCTATCGAGTACGTGCGGGAGCTTGTGATCTGGAAAGGCAGTTCCACGGCCACGCACGGCCACATGTACTTCCAGTGCATCGACAGCGTGAACGAAAGTACGCCCGCAACTACGGTCGGCCGATTCTCGCAGATGGCTACTCTCGGCGGTTGCACTGCAACGGTGGCTCCTGGTGGTGTGACAGCAGCAGCTCCTAGTGCGAACGGTTTTCCAGTCGTCGGCACCTATGTCATCTGTGGACAGGGCGGCCCTGCAACGCTTGGTACAAACCAGACCCGGCTCTTCAGTGGCTCTTCAAACACGGACGCCTATGGTGTCTGCAACGCGATGTGCGCGAACTGCATCGAGGACGTGGGCGTCTCGCAAGACGGTAGCTACATCTTGTCGATCAGCGTGAGCGCTAGCTCCGCGTACATCGGATCGGCCTTCCAGCGCTGCGATGATGGAGAAGAGGGTGATGTAGACCCGTATGTCCACTGGCAGCAAGGCGCAGCCAACTACGATTCGGCGCCGACGACGACAGCCAGAACGATCCGAAACGTGGAGACAGGATCTACTCCCGATACCTTCCGTTCCGGGTTTATTGCTGCGAACGCCTACACGCCATTTCTAGGTTCGCGGCGTAGGGGCTTCCCGACACAAGATGCCTACCAAGTCTTCCAGGGAGGGTTCTTGATCTTCTCTCCGGGTACGGGCACGATTGCTCAGAACCTCGGCACTGTAGATCGAGTAGCGACAGCTCCGGTCAACACCGCCGTGCGGGAACCTATTTGGGTTCACTCCGTGCAGTACAACCAGAAAATGCGCAAAGGCACTTTGCGCTGGATGTTCTGGATCATGGGCGGTGTCGCCACGGACACCTACGACACCAAGAGTTATGTGCAGATGGCCACGACGATCTTCGCCACCGTTGCTGGTCCATGGGATCAGTCCACAGTTCCTACGCTCTGATTGACCAATGGCTGATCAAGGAGCTTCTCAGGCAAGGAGCAACGAGACGCTCAATCGCGCCTCCTCGTTTCAGGGGCGAGATGGGGCGGCTGCGGTCAGTCGTTCGGTAACGTCATCCGCGAACTATCTGGGTCAAGATCGACGCTCGGTGGAGTCAACCGTAGTAGCAGTCGGGTCAACTTTCGATGGTGCGGACCGCGCTGCTGCAAGACGTTCAAGTGCTGGCGTGCCTCGTGGGACAAGAGACGGTCTTGTTCGGACGTACGTGCTCCGAAGGTTCCTCGGTTGGAATGGAGGCACGCCCGTTCGTTGGGTCAGTGCTACGGACACACCCCCACAACCAGGACTCACCAACATCACTATCGAAGACGAGGCTCTGGTGCGCTTTCCGGTAGGGGGACGGGTTCGATGAGGAAAGTCCTTCGCCTCCATGACTCCTTCCGTTTCGTTGCGCCGGTCATCTTCGGGGCAAGGCCGAGCCCGACCGCGAACAATGGTCTCCGTCCCATCACGGTGCTTGGGAAGAACTTCGTCAACGCGCCGGTCGTTACGGTGTCTGGGGTTCCCGCTACGAGTGTGTGGCGTTTGTCAGACTCCTTGCTCACGTGCTTGCCCCCGGCTGGTGCGGTGGGGGTGAAGAATCTGGTTGTCACGAATCCCGATGGGCAGCACAGCGGCACGAGCGGCAACGGTCTCCTTGAATTTGTTTTGTGGCCGCACATCACCTCGATCACGCCCAATACAGGCACTGCCGATGGTGGCACAGCGATCACCAATCTCGCTGGGTCAGGGTTCGTTAGTGGTTGCACGGTTACGATCGGTGGTGCGCCTGCGCCCAGCGTCGTTTTCGTTTCGTCTTCCCAGCTGACGTGCGTGACTCCGTTACGCACGATAGGAGCGAAGGATGTAGTCGTAACGAATCCGGACGGGTCGACGTCAGGTACGGCAGGGAACGGGTTGTTCACGTACACGTTGCCGTTCGATCCGACGACTCTAGTGTTGTCGTCTTACCAGCGAGACTACACGGATGCCGATGCGAGTAGCCTTACTTGGCTAGGTACTGCCAGCGCAGGAATCAGTGCTCAGCACAAAGAAGGCCAGCTCTCCGCTATGCCGCTCGCAACGGCTCCGTTGAATGGTTTCAAGGGGGCTGGATACACGCGAGCGTCAGGAAGGAATACGGCGACAAGGAGAGTGTCTGATAACGGGGCTGTCCTGATGGATCCTACGCTGGTCACAAATACAGCATACACCGCCTCATTTTTCCTGGATCTCATGGAGGCGAGAAAAGGGAATGCGACGATCTACCTCAACTCCAGCGTGTTCCAAGCGGATGCGCACTGGGGGTGGATGTTCAAGTCCACGGCGTCACTTACGACGCAGGTTGCCATCACGATCACTGCGAGCACGCGGACAATCGATCGCGCGAATGGCAGTTGGATTACAGACGGCTTTGTAACAGGCCAGACGGTCTACATTCGACGGTCAGTTTTCAACGATGGTTTCGTCTCAACGACACTGCTTAGTGTTTCCGCCCTTACGCTCACTTTCAACGTTGGAAGTAACCTCGTTGATGAGGTCAGCCTCTTTAGCGATGACATCGCGATCTCCGCGGGTCCTTACGCCTTCATGGTGTTCAATTACACCGGGTCGTTCCCCTTCGTTGAGGTGGTCACAACTCCAGGACTTCATTGGTACTACGTGCGGCGTACAGCTTCTGGCACCATCCAGATTGATATCGACGGAGTAGCAGGAACGCCGACTGCTCTTGTAGATCACATCGGTGCCAGCGGCATTGGAGCCCAAACAAACACAAGCTATGGAGGTGCTCAGTGTTCGTTCGTGCTGTATGAGCGCTTCACTGCGCTTGTCTCTCAGTCCACGACGGAGCGAACCGACTACAAGCGGTACCTGAACGCCAAGTACGGCACGGCCTACTGAGATGAACCATGGCTGATCAAGGAGCGTCACAAGCAAGAGGGATCTCCGTACCGACTTCGAGCACAGCTACGTTTAGTGGTCACAACCACGCCGCAGCTGCTAAGCAGGCGCCGTTCGTGCGAGCAGGAATACTAGATGGACTAGATCACAAGCAGTTGCCACTAGTGAGCTTCAAGCTCCTGGGGTGGGACGGTGCAACGCCTGTTCGGTGGATCTCCCGTAGCTACGTTTCAGCCAGAGACAACCTCACGAACATCACGGTCGAAGACGAGTGGGAAGTCGCAGACGAGTGACTTGACGCCAAACCGGAGACATCCATGACGCTCACTGAACGCAACCATATCGAGGCGCTGTTTCACATCCCCTCGAACAACATCATTGATCTGACCACCCAGCAGGACATCAACGATCCCGACGTGTGGACCGGCTACGTTCGCATCTGGCCGGATAGCCCCGTGTTTGATGAGTTCACGGCTCTCGAAGGGTCTGGCCTCACACTCAAGCCAGGTCCGTAGTCCTAAAATGAAATTAGACGCAAACCAGGTCTACCCAGGGATCTGGCAAGGCTCAATCCCACCCGAAGGCTACACCCTCCACAAGTTTGGGTTTCGTGGGCTCGTCCTTTGCGCTCAAGAACACCAACCCAAGACTGAGCGGTTCCCAGGGATCAACGTCATCCACTCCCCCAACGATGACGACTTCACCCGGCTCCCAACTAGGGAAGAACTACAGATGGCCCTCCAGAGCGCCAGGAAGGTCGCTGCAATGGTCTCGGGGGGGTGAGTCTGTCCTTGTGACCTGCCGGATGGGAAAGAACCGCTCAGGGCTTGTCAGCGCCTTGGCGCTTCATCTCCTGACCGGCCAAGAGGGGTTGGCTTGTATCCAGCACATCCAAAGTCGACGTAAAGGCGCCCTTCGGAACTCTGGGTTCAACCAGTGCCTTGTGAAGCTGCAATCAGTCAGCGCGGGGGGTCTCACTGGCAAAGACGTAAGCCGACCCATCCCACTTGTAGGTGCGAGTAATCGAACCCGCAGGGCCCCCAGCCGAGCCCCTCAGCACGACTGACACCTTGAGAATTGACGACGTGGATATCGTGACTCGACCCTCACCCGTCCAAACCACCTGCTTTTTCTGGTCCTTCGACACCCGGTAAGCCGTCACATCCGGGGAATAACAAGCACAATCAGGGTCCTCAACCGTGTGGATACAGTTGGGGCCAACAAGGGCGTCCCCCACATCACACACGGACTTGGGCTCTGCGGCAGCAAGGCCTGAAACCGAGAGGGTAGCAACCGCGACGAGTCCAGCGAGGATGTTTCGGAGGCCCATGTATCTAGGACACCCGAAAGTGGGTCTGATTCAACCAAAATAGACAACTAGGGCTTCTTTTCGAGAGGCCGCTCTGTAGGTGTAGGGGCACCCTTGTAGAGCCCTGCGCCGGGGGGCAGTCTCTTTTTGATAGCCGGGGGCGGATCACTCTTCACACGATCGATAAACGCCTTCGTAACTTCGAGGATCTGCCTAGCCTCCTCGGTGACCGCCTGAATTTGACCCGACTCACGCCGGAAGAGTTTCGGAGCCGTATCGCTCACGGCGTTTGGTTTGACCTCTTCAGTCCCACCTTCTTGAATTTGGTCAGGTTTGAGCATAAAGAGCCTCGGTGCTGTTCCGCCCATGGTGCTCCTCCTTACCTAACAGGATCGTTCGATAAGTCAAAATGAGGGCACCTTTCAACGGGATGGTTTGATCAAACCTAGCGCAGATTGAAGCCCTTGAAGCAAACCCCGAACCTCAGCCATTGTATTTTTGACCTGAGCAATCTCCTCGGCTCGCTGACGGTCCGCCTGCTCAAAGTCCTCTTCGGGGACACACCTCTTGATCTTGCTTTCAAGCCTTTCGTGGCACTCCTCGATGTCTTTGAACTGACCCTCCAGCTTACGAAGGCGCTCTTCAAAACCAACGCTCTCCAAGTTGGTGAACGAGCCGGGTCTCCGACGTGGCCAGCTCTCATCCCCCTGCTGTTCTCGCTGGTAGTGCTCACGAACACTCTTGAGCCCCTCCTCCATGAGGTGAATGGAGTACACGAGGCCTGTCTTGCTATCGATTGAGCCGATCTTCTTCTCCAGCTCTTCCACTCGCTTTTTGATATCGCGGAAAAAGGCGAGGATCGTAGAAAGAGCCGTACCGCCACCTGAGATGACCGCAGGTACAACACTCTCTAGGAGGTGGTCGAGAGAGAAAGCCATGATCCTCCGGTTGGACCTTCCAGAAGGCCTAATCTAGCCAAACCATAAGGCAAAAACCGTGGTAGGTGAGAAGGGGCCCTTGTCTAAAGGTAACCCATAAATTGAAAAAGGCCGGCAGGAGTTTTGAACCCCTGCCGGCCTCTTGACGTGTTGGAAGGTCTACTTACAGTTCGACCTTCTCGATTACATCGACCCAGTGGTCCTTCGTGGCACCCTTGGTGAAGGCCGACACAACCTCGAACACGGTGTCCGAGAAACCACCCACGTTGAGAATGTTACCGTCCTGATCAGGGACCTGAACGGTACTGTGTGGCGTCAAGTCGATGCAGACCAACTTGGCGTTGGGGCAGCGGCGCTTGAGGATGAGCCACTGCTCCATCATCGCCGTTCCACGACCCCCGGCCCCAATAGGGTGCGCCCAGGACTCGTAGTCGGAGACGAAAACCACGAGGTCTACATGAGCCCGCTCCGCATTGAGAGCCCGGAGCGGCGCATCGCAGTTCGTGGCCCCACCCCGGAACGAAGCGAGCCTCGTAGGCCTCCACACGAGCCGGCAGGTTGCCTTCGATCGGGAAGACCTCCTCCCCGAACTTCGCCGCCGTCTTCCCAATGAGGTAGGCGTGAAGAGCCGAACGAACCTTGGTCTTGAGGTTGGGGGTTAGTTACATCATAAGGACGAACTAGGCACGCTTTTTCTGACGGCGGCTCGTCCGAGAGGCCACATAGGCCTTCGCAACCCTCTTGAATTTCGGGAACTTCGCCCCGAAGAGTGAATGTTCTTTCCCAGCCGTCCTGTAGATCGTGTACCCACCCTTCGCGATCGTGAAGGGTTTCTTGAGGACACTCATCTGGTCGAACCGTCGAAGCGAGTCAGACCCAGGGTCGTTCGAGTCGAACCACTCGGGGAAGAGGAAGTTCGACACGGACACGCTCTTCTTTCCGACCTTGATCGGGTAGGCGTCCCCCTCGACAGCATCGCAAAGCTCCCAAGCGTGGCTCTTGCCATCCGGGGCATCCCCCCACTTGTTGCAGTTGGGGTCACCCCAAAGCTCCAGGATCTCGTGGGAGAGGACACAAGAGAGAGAGTTGGGCCCTTCAAACTTGGTGCCTCCGTTGTCGAGGATGACGCCCACGAAGACCTTGCCGTACTCCCTCCCCTCAGGATCCTCGAAATGGTACCCAAGAGCATCCGCCTCATCCGCTTCGTCAAAGAAGTAGATAGGGCACGCCTCATCCGGCACCTGCCGTGGGTCCTCGTAGAAGATGACCGGGGCTACCCTAGCATCCCAGGCCGGGGCAGCATGCCGACGCATCTGAGAGGCACACGCCTTCGTCATCAGTAGAACTTCGTCGTTCGTGACCCTTTTGGACTTGTTTACGATGGCGATGAGCATGCTGGCCTCCGTGGAAGCCAGCGAACAAGTAGGATCACACTGCTACGAAGCTGGGACCCCGGTAGGTCGCCAGGACTGCACCCGTCTGCTGATCCTTGATGAAAGCCGAGAAGACAACCTGCACCCCGAGGTGCTCATTGCAACCACCCGACTTCGAGGAAGCCTCGAAGTGCTCGATGTACGCCTTGAGGTTCTCCTCAGTCGGCTTCCCATGTGCCGGGATCTGCCCCTGCTTGCGGGTCCGCCACTCAGCGGGGGTACAACGGGCCGTCCCGTTGTACCCCGTGATCGTCATCTCCACCGTGACCGGAATCATTCGGCTGCGTCCCATACTGAGAGAACACGCAGCTCCCCTCTGGATTCAACTTTAATCGTCTCATGGGATGAGATATTTGACCCAACCCGAATCCGTACGCTCAGCCAGCCCGAGCGTGATGAAAACCTCGTCCATCTTCAACTCTTGTGCGTAGAAGAAGCTGTATTTCTTCTTGCTCATCTCGACGTACAGTGTCCTGGCCTCCGTCTTGTCACCCGTCGCCGCCAAGGTGATGAACTTGTCCGCAAAGTCCTTCTTGATGGCCTCACGCTTGGCCGACAAGGCAGCCTGCTTCGCTTTGGTGGCCGCCACCTTATCGGCCTTTACCTGACGGGCTGCGGCCCGCTCAGCAGCTCGTACGTCCTTGGCCGCCTTCTCCTCGGCCATACGCTCCTCGATGGTGCGAATGGGGGCGAGTTTCCAAGCCAAGATACGATTCACCAGGCGGAGAACTTCGGCCGTGAGCTGGCGAACCATGTACTTGACTTCGTGGGTGGCGCTCTCAAGCTGACGGGTCCAGGTCCAAAGCTCAGTAACGCCGCAGATGTACTCCGTGGTCTCGATGCTGTAGAAGGAGGCCTTCGACACCGAGAGGTGGGTCACGGCACCGGGGGTCTGGAGCTGAGTAAGGCGCTCCTGCTTGTGTACCAGCTCCTCTTCGACACTGACCAGATACGACCTCACCAGCTCGCAGGAAACCTCGTAGGGGTCCGCCTTGACGCCGTAGCAGTCACCGACGATCTCCCCGTGACCCGGCCTCTTGTAGCCGTGGTGGACAAGCTTACCGTCGTGGAGCTTCTGCTCCTGCTCGCAAATCTGGCAGCAACCGAGGAACCGAGTCTTGAGGTTGGCGTCCATACTGGAGGAACACAGGAGGAGGCCAAGGATTCAACCCAAAAGATAAGAAATCGGAAACCTTCTGTTACTACAAGGAAATACAGAAATCGACACGAGAGGGTTGATTCTGAGACCCCCTCCCGTGTTTACCTAGCAACGAAGCTCTACTCGAAATCGCTACGGAACCTGTCAGATTCGGCAAGTCGGTGGCGTCCAACGGTGTACTAGGAGAGACCCCCATGGCGAAGATTCAGCTCACGATCAAGACCGACTACCTCCCCAAGTGGGGCGCCTATGAGGGTGTGAGGGAGTTGGTCCAGAACGCCAAAGATGCCGAAGTCGAGCATTCGGCGCCCATGACCATCGACTGGTACAACGATACGCTCCGTATCGAGAACGAGGGGACGACGTTGCCTCTCAAGGCTCTCCTCCTGGGCCACACGACCAAGCTCGGGAACTCCGAGATGATCGGCAAGTTCGGAGAGGGTCTCAAGCTCGGGGTCCTGGCTCTCGTTCGAGCCGGCCACGATGTCAAGATTCGTAACGGTGAGGAGGTCTGGATCCCCACCATCGAGCGTGACGATCGCTTCGATGATAACGTCCTCACATTCAAGATCGAAGGGGGCCGGGAGCAGCGAAACCGCGTCCGTATCGAGATCGGCGGCATCTCGAAAGAGGCTTGGGCAAAGATGAAGGATTGCTTCCTGTTCATCAACAAGCCGAAGAAGAACGACTCGATCACGACCTACAATGGGTCGCTTCTCCTCGGTCCCGACTTCAAGGGTCGGATCTACGTGAAGGGCATCTTCGTCCAGACCGACCCGGACGCCGCATTCGGCTACGATCTCAAGGAGGTCGAGCTGGACCGTGATCGCAAGATGGTCGAGTCGTGGAACCTCAAGTACCACACCCGCAAGGTCTTCCTAACCGCGATGAACAAGAAGGAAGAGCTGTTTGCACAGTTCACGGAGATGTTGACCACTCCGACGACGGAGACCGAGAGCATGGACGCCAGCTCGGTTACCTACGACATCACGAAGGAAGTCGCCGACAAGGTGGCCGACCATTTCCGCAAGGTCCACGGGCCGGACGCTGTCCCGGTCGCCAGCCTTGCAGACAGCAAGGACATCGAGCACTTCGGTAAGAAGGGGATCGTTGTCTCCAAGCCCCTCGGGGCCGTCCTCGCCAAGTCCCTCGGTGATGCCCTCACCGTCAAGGAGAACCTCAAGAAGGAGACCCTCAAACTCTATAGCTGGAGCGACCTTACCGAGATCGAACAGTCGGTCATCACAGGCGCCGTCGCCATGATCAACGAAGTCGAAACCTTCCGGTTGGACGACATCGACGTCGTGGACTTCCGCTCGGTTACGATGGACGGCCAGTTCAAGGACAGCCGAGTCCTCATCGCCAAGAAGCACTTGGCCAGCGCTGACGAGACCCTCAAGGTTCTTGTCCACGAAGTCGCACATCGCCTCGGGTCCGATGGCTCCAAGAGTCACGTCCAGGCCATCGAGGAGCTTTGGACGGGGATCGTCCGTAACCTCAGGAATCACCTGGGGGATCGGCTGTCTCGAATCGCCAACTGAAAATTCAACGGGAGAGGGTTGATTCTGAGACCCCCTCCCGTGTTCCCTCAACATGGACACCCAGACGATGATCACGCGCAACCAGGACGGCTCGCTCCCCCTCGTGCGACTCTCGCCCGAGACTTCGGGCGACTGCCCTTGCGGGTGCGGCGACGCCGCCTTCGCCTTCGGTATGGACGGCTTCGACGGCTACGTGGATGCGGCTCCCGCGTGCGCGCAGGACGCCGGGGAAGAGGCGCTCTTGTCCTCGGTGGAGTTCCCGTGAGCAACTGCGTCGTCACTCGTCGCGAGGCTCTCGAAAACTTCGTGAAGCTCGCTCAGGCTCTCGTCGACAACCACATGTCGTCCACCTTTGCGCTCAACAGGCGCAAGGTGCTCACGGTGGAATCGGGTCGTCGATACGCCCGCATCGTCATCCAGAGCGAAGGTGACGTTCTATCCCGCTCTGCTTTCTGTTTCGTCGACATGACGAACGGTGACGTGCTCAAGCCTGAGGGCTGGAAGAAGCCGGCCAAGCACGCACGTGGGAGCATTTTCGCTTCCAACCCGGTCGAGGGTATCGGCCCCTACGGCGCCCTGAGTCTCAAATGAAACGCTGCACTAGGTGTGGGAAAAAAGATGCGAAGGTCACGGTTACGAACCGTGACTGCGCCGATGTCGTTCATTGGTGGCACTCCAAGTGCTGGGCTCAGATGAAGGCGTGGTTGGCTTGCAAGCCGATCCCAAAATAAAACACTCCCTGGTTGATTCCCCAAGCCCCTCACGTGTTCTTTCAACATGAGTCACCGAACCTCCAGTGTCAGTATCACCTTCCACGTTGAACGAGACGGGGTAGAGGTCGATCTTCGGATTGCCGGTCGGTACACCCCCGGCCTTGAAGGACGGACCTTCGGCCCCCCCGAGAACTGCTACCCCTCGGAGCCCGCTGAGGCCGAGATTGAGGCCCTCTGGATGGGTGGCCACCCTTGGGCCGGTACGCTGACGGACGAGGAAGAGGAAGCCGTCATCGAGGCCCTCATCGCTTCGGCTGAGGAGTCCATCTCGGACGGCCCGGACCCGGACGACGACTACGACTCACGGTGCGACCGTGATGACGACTACCGCGAAGACTCCCGAGAGGACTACTGAGATGGACTGGTTCACCGTAGATAAGGCCGGGCTCGCCAAGCTCTTGGACAAGAAGGGCAAGGCCTTCGCTGTCTTCGAGCTGATTCAGAACGGCTGGGATACCTCAGCGAAGAACGTTCAAGTGACCATCACTCCGGTCCCAGGGAAGGCCCGCGTCACCCTCAAGGTCGAGGATGATGACCCGGAAGGCTTCAAAAACCTCACCCACGCTTTCACTCTCTTTGCCGAGAGTGAGAAGAAAGGCGATCCCTCCAAGCGAGGTCGATTCAATCTCGGGGAGAAACTCGTCCTGGCTCTCTGCGATGAAGCCTCCGTGATCTCCACGAAGGGCTCCGTGGTCTTCGACGCTGAGGGCCGCCACGAGTCCCGTAGGAGGCGGGACACGGGCTCCGTGTTTCAAGGGGTCATGCGGATGACCCGCGAGGAGCTGGCCGAAGTCGAGGCCGCCGTCCAACGACTCATTCCGCCGATCGGGTGTGGGACGGTCTTTAACGGAACGGCCCTCCCCTCACGGGAGATCCTCCGTAAGTTCGAGGCCACCCTCCCCACGGACATCAGTGATGAAGAGGGTTACCTTCGTCGGACCCAGCGTAAGACCGAGGTGACCGTTCATGAGGTCAAAGCCGGCGAGACCGCCACCCTCTACGAGATGGGGATCCCTGTTGTAGAGCTGTCCGGGGGTGAGCCGTGGCATGTGAACGTCCACCAAAAGATCCCCTTGAACGTGGACCGAGATAACGTCACCCCGGCGTATCTCCAGACGATCCGGGTCCTCCTCGCCAACGAGATGAGCGGCGCCATCACGAAGGAAGGCGCCGATCAGGTATGGGTCAACGCTGCCACGGAGGATGAGCGTATCGACTCCCTCGCCGTGGAGAAAGTGCTTGATCATCGCTTCGGGAAGAAGCGAGCGATCTTTGACGCCAGTGATCCCGAGGCCAACAAGCAGCTCATGAACGAAGGCTTTTCCATCATCCACGGAGGCTCCCTCTCGAAGGGCCAGTGGAACAACGTGAGGGACGCCGGGCTGGCCATCCCCTCTGGTCAGCTCCGTCCGAGCGGGGTTCAATACGACCCTGACGGGGACCCCGAGAAGATCATCCCCGAGTCGGACTACACGTCCGGGATGAGAGAGATCGTAGACTTGTCTAAGGCGCTTGCCAGACTCCTCATCGGTAAAGAGATCGGCGTCAAGCTCGTCAACGAGCCCATCGCCCTCCCTCATGCTGCATGGTACGGCCATGGCGTCCTCGCCTTCAACATCGGCCGGCTAGGTAAGGCCTGGTTTCACGATGGCATCCACCCGAAGCACGTTGAGCTGATCCTCCACGAACTGGCTCACGATCGGGTGAAGGATCATCTTACGTGTGAGTTTGCCGATGAGGTCGGCCGGCTCGGAGTGAAGCTCGTTCGTCTCGCCCTTGCTGATCCTGGGTTCTTCAAGACCCACAACGTGTTCACTCTGTCGCCCCACTGATCATGAAGAAAAGGGACATCCAGGCGAAGGCTACGATCAAGGTCGGACGAGACGGAAGCGTTTCCGTCTCGTCACCGGATGTCGTTGACCCCCGCGTGCTCATGAAGCTCGGGATGACCGAGATGTCCCGGCGTAAGTTCGCTCAGGTCGCCCCCAAGGCTTTCGGGTTCACCCCCGACGTAGCGGACAAGGACGACCTCATGCGGCTCGGGGAGGTTCTCCGAAAGGAGACCTACCAGCACGGTGGGGATGAGGTTGCCGCCCCGAAGCTTCTTGAATGGGCGAAAGCTCAGGGTGAAGACTTCATGGATTTGTTCCAGGTTGAACAGAACGCGATCGTCTACTTCGCCGCCGCCCGGTGGGCCGATCAAGCCTTCCCCGTCGTGACGATGGGAGAACGGTTCTGCGCTGCCCTCATGGCAACGAAGATCCCGGAGGAGATGCTCGAAGAGATCGAGGCCCCCTGGCATGCGTTCATGATCGAAGTCCCCGGCAACATGCTGAGTGTCTTCGACCCGGACTCCATGCGCCGGACAAGCATCGTCCGGATCTTCGTTCACAAGACGATCGATGTCGATGAGCCGTGGCGCTGGGTCGCGATGGGTAAAGATGGCCAGCACGTCTGGCGCATGGGGTCCTCTTTGAACCTCGTCACTCCAGTCCAATTCCGGAAGCGCGAGACGGTCCCTTACGAGGTCAACAGCGACGACTGGGAAAACGACCTTCACCGGGACGAGCGGCTCTACGTTCTCGTAGGTCGCCTCATCCTCAACGCCTGTTTGGTCCTTGCCGACCCAGATCAAGTGAAGCCGCTGGGGTCAAGCCACAAGCGCCACGAGGCCAACAAGGCCCGCCGACCCGGCCCCCCGGAGCAACGCGTTTTCCAGATCGGTCGACCCATCAACCTGGATTGCCGGGATGCCATCCGGGAATACGTAGAGGGGGAGCGCTCTGGACACGAGTTGAAAATTCAGGCGCTCATCCGAGGCTACTGGCGCCGGCAACCCTACGGGCCGAAACTCGCCTTCCGCCGTAGGCAGTGGATTCAACCCTATTGGAGAGGCCCCGAAGACGCCCCCATTCTCATTCGCCCTCACATGATCCCAGAGGACACATGAAATACATTGAACCGAAGTGGGTAGAAGAGAAGATGATGGTCATCGCACCTTTCGATGGGGCTACGGGTGTCCGGTGTTCTGTCATCGTGGCAACCGGCAAGCACGCAAGAGTCCTCAACGCCAAGCGGAACATCGACCGCTGGTTCCCCCTTACCGACCTTCGAGTCCCCGAAGGAGATCCTCACGCATGAAAGCCAAGCGCCGAGACGAGCCCGTCTACAACAAGAAGGAGCGGGAGGAAATCCTCGCCTCCATGGAGAAGGTCCGAACCGCCTTCTACTACCAAGCTGTCCAAACCAAGTGCCACCCGTTCATCGAGTTCTGCGGGGTCATGGGGGAGTACGTTACCGTTTGCCGAGAGGCTCACAAGAACGGGATCGACTTCACCCAGGCGAATACTCACTCGGGACAGGCCCTCCCCATCCAGACCTTCCACGCCAATTACCTGGCGGAGAAGCTTAATTGCATCTACGGGCCGAGCCTCATCCAAGACGAGGCCGTTCGAGATGCCTTCATCTCCAGGCTTTTCGACGGACAGTTCAAGCTAGTTCCCGTTGTCGAGAAGAGCGAGTTGGCTGAAAAGGCGGAACGACTCCGGGATCCTAACTACGGGTCGATGTCCGGGGAAGAGCAGTGGGCAGACGACAAAGCAAACGGCCTTCTCGATTGGGACGGCCGCTAGCGTTCACCCCAAACCCGGTGTAGAGTTCATACACGGGTAAGCCGAGACCTGTCGCCCCACCTCCCCCACACCCCCCTGTGAATGGTTTGGCTGGCGACAGGTTTCGGATCCCTCTCCCCCCATGCAACAGATCCCCGACTTCCTGATCCCGACAGAAGAGCAGGTTCGTAAGGACCTGGCTTACTACCATGCGAAGGTGGTGTTCTGTTTCCAACGGATGCCACGGGACCGGGCTACGACGGCTACCGAACGAACGCGGAAGCTCATCCGCCTCATTAAGAAGACTGCCTTTCTAGCTGGGATGGACATTCGGTAGCGAGTCTTTCGTTACGGTGTCATCAGGTGCATGATCATCCCAGCTCCATTAGTCGGGGAGGGTGTTGGGGATGCTCTTGGTATGGCCTTCGAGACTAAGAAGGCCGACCACGAGGAGCTACTCCAGTGGGACGGGGAAACGTACCATGGTAGCGAGTACCATGGGTTGAGCCCCGGCCAGTGGACCGATGACACGATGATGGCGAAGCTCATCGCCGAGAGCCTCGTCACGTGCGGTGGTTACTACCCCCGTGATGTAGCGGACCGCTACCGAACCTGGTACCGAAGCGATGACCACCGAGGGATGGGGAAGACAACCAAAGCGGCCCTCCTGAACCTAGACAACGGGATCCCTTGGGACCGGAGCGGCATCAATGGAGCTGAGGGGAACGGGACCGCCATGCGGATCGCCCCACTCGGGTTCTTCTTCCATGAAGACCTGGTGACCACCCGCCAGTTTGCGCAGATCGATGCTCGCATCACCCACTGCTCGAAGGAAGCCGAGATGGGCTCCATCGCTGTAGGGTTGGCTGTCGCCTTGCTCGTTGAAGGGGTTACCTTCGAGATCCTCACGGAACGGGTCCTTGAAAACCTAGAAGACTGCCAGGTGAAGCAAGGCCTTAAAAAGGTCTCTTTCTATCAGAGGCAGCCAGACTTCCCCGTACGAGATGCCTTGAGGGTGATCGGAACCCACGCTCACGTTACCCAGACGGTACCCGCAGCCTTTGCCGCTTTCGTCCTAACCAAGTCCTTTGAGGAGGCGGTTCAAGCCGCGATTCGGGCTGGCGGAGACACTGACACGACGGCCGCCATTACGGGGGCGCTTGCGGGAACCCACTACGGGTTGGATGCTATCCCCATCGCTTGGCGGAAGGGTTTGGAGGACTTCGACCACCTCCACCGGCTTGAGTTGAAGATCGCTGGCGGCCCGAGAAGCAGCGCCATCTGGCTCCGCTAAGATACGCTCGAACCTGGTCTTGTAGGGCTCGGGTGGGGGTGGCACAAAGTAGACGTAACCTCGACGGGGGCCGCCATTCGGCTCTCGTGCGACAGCTCCAGTGTTGTTGAAGGCGCACAAGGTCGAAGCGACCGATGAGGTCTTGGCTTGAAGAGCGTGTGATATTTCCGTAGCGCTCTTGCCAGGGTTCCCCCGGACGTAGTTCAAGATCCTGTCTTTGAGCATCTCCATGGTGGTCCCGACGGGATTTGAACCCGCACCCCGCGAATTTAGAATTCGCTGCTTCAAACCATTTGAGCTTCAGGACCGTGCTGCCTAGGGCTGCCTAGGGTCTACACCGCGAAATGTCACGGGTGGTGACTAAGGGTTTCCCTTATGGGGTGGTGTACACCAACCCGATGCGTATTGAGATCCCTACCCCCGATGACCTCCACGTCCATCTTAGACAAGACTGGATGCTGGAGCACACGGTCGAACAATCCGCCCTCCACTTCGGCCGGGCTCTCGTAATGCCCAACCTCACCCCACCTGTCAAGACGGGGGCGGATGTCGAGAAGTACCGTTCGGACATCCTCGCTTGGAGACGATTCAGCAAGAAGCCGTTCGAGCCTCTCATGACGATCAAGCTCATGCCGGACACAACGCCGGAAATCATCAAAGAGGCCTTTACTGCTGGGGCAGTCGCGGGCAAATTGTATCCCGAAGGCGTCACCACAAACTCTGAGGACGGGATCTCGTTCCAAGGCATCTACGAGATGAACGCAGTCTTCAAGGCGATGGAAGACGTAGGAATGGTACTGAGCCTTCACGGCGAGAAGCCCGGTGCCTTTTGCATGGATCGAGAGGAAGCGTTCCTCAACACTCTCGGGACTATCGCTCATGCTTTCCCAAAGCTCCGCATCGTTATGGAGCACATCACGCACCAGAATACGGTGAAGACAGTGAAGGCGCTTCCCACCAACGTAGCGGCAACCATCACGGTTCACCATCTGGTCCTCAGCCTCGATGATGTCATCGGAGGCTCGCTTCAACCCCACAATTTCTGCAAGCCGATCGCAAAAAGCCCCGAGGACCGAGAAGTCCTTCGTGATGCAGCTATCAGTGGCAACCCCAAGTTCTTCTTGGGGACGGACTCGGCACCCCACCTCAAAGAGAAGAAAGAGTCCGCCTCCGGGTGTTCGGGGGTCTACACGGCACCGATAGCGATGCCCATCCTTGCTCACATCTTCGAGGAAATGGAAGCTCTCGACAAACTAGCCAACTTCACCTCGAAGTTCGGTGCTGACTTCTACGGGCTGCCCGCTCCGAAAGGGACTCTCGTTCTTGAAAAGGGCGAGCCCTGGGAGATTCCAAAGAGCTACCACGATGTTGTACCCCTTTGGGCGGGACGTTCAATCGAGTGGAGAGCCGAGCGTCTGTAAACAGATTCTCCACAGCCTGTGGATAGAACGGGGCGCTCCCGGCAGGACTTGAACCTGCGACGTACGGATTTAGAAACCGATGTTCTGCCGACTGAACTACGGGAGCACACATTCACGCTAGCGCTAAAGGTAAATTCTTACACAACCGTTTAGCCGCAGGTTCCAAGGCGATTGCAGTTGTCTCATTGTCCCGATCTGGCTCTTTGAAGACCGAAACTTTCAAGCCTTGATCCCCGGCCCTTTCAACGAGGCGGAGAAGAGCCGCCTCGTTGGGGACCGCTAGGATCGCAAGATGATTCGAGGTCTCATACCAATGGAGGTCTGTTTCACTGTGCTGGGCGGAAAACTCCCGCCTGGCGTGGGCTGCTTGAACGGCTTGTTGCCCTGCGGGAAGGTCCGACCTCACAACGAGATAGAGCTTTTCCACCGAAAGCCCCACAGCTCCAAGTTCGCCTTCACTCGCTGGAGAAGCGAAGGGCGCTGACTAGGCTTGGAAGGCTCCTGAACTTCAACCACCTCTTCGATGGGAACCTTCGGAGCCGGCCCCCCATCGAGCCAGGACTTGATGGCGGTCTCGGGGAAGTGAACCATCAGGTCCTTGCTGAGGACGTTCCCCAGGGCTCTGTAGAGAGCCCCAGAGTACATCTTGTTCCAAGGGTGGCACTTGGCCTCGATGGTCTTGTACGGCCTCCCTCGGAGCAACCCAAGGAGCAGGAAGTAGACCCTGGCGTTCGAGCCCACCCCTCGCTTGTCGACCCAGAGGGCAGCCCTCTGGGTTCCAGTCTCAGGCCGCTTGAAGGCAATCCAAGCCTTCTTGCCCGTCACCTTTCGGCCGGACACATCCTTCTGGACCGGAGGCCGACCCTCCTTCCACTTGAGAGTTTGAATCTCCAGGCGGAGCTTCTTGCTCTCCTCGATGCGGTCTTTGATGAGCTGCTTGATCGTCTGCTTTGCGTTTCTCATGACATTCTCCAGTTCTTTCGTTCGGGTTTGACCAGGCACGAAGGAACGGGAGGTGGGCCACGCGGACCGCGTAGCTAGAAAAACGGAGGCTGTACCTACCAGTAGCGGGACATGGAAGTGAGAGTAACCCTCGGAGGGGCTGAGGTCAACAGCCGTGGAAGCTCTCTCGGACCCCCTGCTGGATGACCCGGATCGTGAGGGTATCCCAGCGGAACGCCTTAGCGTCCTGAACCAGGTTACCCATGGCTTCGTCCTCGGTCATGCCCCCAAGAGTGCCGAGGAAGTTCTCGATAGCGACCGTTCGGACCCCGTCCTGGTTCGCCAGCTCATGAATGCGGTTGAAGGTCAGCATTAGAATTGCTCCACGAAGTAGATGTCCCCGCCGCCCGTGTGAACCTTGATTTCCGTAACCCGTACGGTGAAGGGTTTGCTTCCGTGGAAGCTCTTGTCCACGACCTCCACGACTTCCCCAACGGCGGGGGGCGTCCGTTTCCGGCAAACGTGTAGAACTTGAGCCGGGTGTGTCCCGACCTTGAACCGGAGCCTCACCGGCCGTCCCAATCGGTCCAGGCGTCCTCGGAGGACACACCCATGACCCGGCACCACCTCGGCCTCGACCGGCTCCACCTTCGCAGCCTTGACGGTGCGGGCGTAGGAGTTGGCAAGCGCCTCCGAGGGGAACGTCGCCTTGCCAGGGGTGCCGTTCTTCTGCGTGAAAGTAACTCGAAACGCCATCGTCGTGCCTCCTGTTGAGAGGACACGCGAGAGGGGTCAGGGTTCAACCAGAAAACATCAAGGGTCGGATTTTCGCCTCGTACCTGAACGTCTTGTGTGGGAAAGAGTCACGGCGTTGTTGACCCATCCGAGAACCCTGCCTAGATCGTAGGGCTTCAGGATGATCTTGAACACTCTTCGGTCCTTACGAGCGGCCACCACCTTCACCAAGTCGAACGGTTCTGTGAGCAGCAAGGCAACCAAGTAGGGCACCAAAGAGCCGGACTTCTGGAGGATATCGAGCCCGGTCCCATCGGGGAGCTGGTAGTCTGCAACCAGTACGTCAATGGGGCTCCGCCGTAAAACCTGGAGGGCTTGGGCAACCGTAGCTACAACCGTAACGTCTACGTGTGGGATGAGGAGTGGCCCCAACGTCTGACAAACCTCGCCCCCTTCGACGAGCAAGATTTGGCCGCGAACTGCTTGTATACCTTTGGCTAGTACCTGCGCCACGTTGGCCTTCAGTTTAGGTTGTATTTTGAAGTTGTCCTAACTTTTCCACAACCTCACGAAACCCGTAGTAAAACTCGGTGTAATTGAGTTAGGCATGCCTTTCCGCATCGGTTACCTCTATCGCCTCGAAGGTCACACGCCCGTGGCCGTGTCTTCGTTCGAGGAGTTCATGCGTTGGGAGCTGGAGACTCTCCACGAACAGAAAATCGTACGGAAGGATGTCGTGGGGGGCGTAGAGATTTCCACGGTCTTCCTCGGCCGAAACCATCAGTTCCGGGATGGACCCCCTCTTGTGTTTGAGACGATGGTGTTTGGAGGTGCTGGGGATTACCAGGCTCGCTACTCCACGTGGGAGCAGGCCGAGCAAGGCCACGCTCGGGCTCTTGCTCAGGTACTTGCTCAAACTCAAGCCCTTGTACCCACGCACAAGGCTCCCGATTCAAACAAGCCACCCGACCCCTCCTTGAAAACCCGTCTGGAGCGAGTTGAGGAAGAGGACTAACCCCTTCCAGCATCGAGCTTCACCATGGGTGCCGGCTCTGGCGGCATCGGTCCCGTCTTCACAGCGGGGCGGAAAAGGGACCAGATGATCCCCCCAAGGCAGACGGTGAACAGCACTGCCCCGAAGACTTTGATGAGGGTTGCAGGTGTCTTTGTCATACCCTCAGACCTTCCATAAGAAAGACACCGGGATGATTACCTACCTCAAAGGCGATGCGACCTGCCCTCAAGCGAAGGGGACCAAGCTGATTATACACATTTCAAACACGTTGGGCGGTTGGGGCAAAGGCTTCGTTCTAGCGATTTCCAAGCGTTGGAAGGCTCCTGAGGCTATGTACCGCCAGTGGTACCACCAACGAGATCCGATTCAAAACACCGAGCCCGGTGCGATCGTAATGACTTCCGGGCGTTTCGCTCTCGGGGAGACCCAGCTCGTAATGGTCCAGTCAGGCTTGGCGGTCGTCAACATGATCGCCCAAGAGGGCATGCGAACTGGAAGCAAAGGACCGCCCATCCGGTACGAAGCTCTCAAGACGTGCCTTGGACTGGTCAACGGATATGCTAATTCTTTCAAGGCTTCCATCCATGCACCCAGAATTGGATGTGGACTTGCGGGCGGAAGCTGGGACAAGGTGGAACCCATCATCCAGGAAACCCTTTCAGAGCGGGACGTGTACGTTTACGACTTTTCCGGTTGATTCCCCAACCCCTCAAGTGTTCCTCAAACATGAGCAAGGTTGCCCTCCCCGAGTCGATCAAGTCCCAGATGTCCGCCTGGCGTGAGGGCTTTTGCGACATGCCGTCCGAGTACGTCGCCTTCCACAAGGATCTTGCCGAGAAGGCGCTTCCCGTCCTCGTTGCGGAGCACGGGCTGACGGTCCACAGCACGACGATGAAGGGTGACGGTTGGATGGACGGCATGAACGTCCTCCAGGTGGTCATCGAAGAGAAATCGGGCCGCCTGGTGAAGCTCTCGTGGCACGACGGGAACCAGGAGTTCTTCGAGCGTGGCATCGGCTCGTTCCGCTACCGCCCGAACCGGAAGGTGTCGTCGTGAAGATCGAAGCAGAGAAGGAGCGCCTCCAAGCGCAGCTCAAGACCGAGACGTACGAAAAGAACGGGGCCCTCTACTGGTCCGTGGGTTGTACGTGGAGTCCCCCGGAGGACCGCCCGGTCCCGATGGACGTCTTCCGGGATGCGGGCGTCGAGCCTCCGGCCGGTCAACAGGCCGCCGTCACGGCCCACACGGATGCGAATCTCGCCGCCTATCGTAAGGCCATGGAGAACCATGTCCCGAGCGCTGAGGAGATGTTCGAGATGCGGGCTGCGTTCGGTCCCGGAGCCACGGTCGTCAACGTCATCACGGGCAAGGAGACGAAGCTGTGAACACCACCAAGCCGGAAGGTCTCAGCGAGGCCGGGTCTAAGGCCTATGACGCCATCATGCAGATTATCACGGAGAACGGCGCCACTAACACCGGGGAGTGCAAGGCGTTCTACTCCCCGACGGAGTGGGAGAAACGGGGCGAGTCCTACGGCAAGGGAGCCGAGCTGATCGTGGTCTACGACGGCGGGGACCACCGGAGGTTCTTCAACATGGACGCTGCGTACCCGACGTACATCAGTCACCTAAAGATGGTGAACGCTCTCGGGGCGGAAGGCTTGTTCTTCGAGGAATGCACGGGTTGGTATGCCGCCATCTACAAGGGGTAGCGGTGTAGAACCAACGGTGATTGATCTCGACCGCCTGGAACGACTCATCTCGTCTCGTTCCCGCGAGCCGCTCGTTTGGGAACGCAAGAAGAACGGCCGGGTCTTCCAAGGATCACACCTCGGACAGACCCTCATCGCTCTCGATGACACCTACGAGGACAGCCAAGTCGACTGCGAGTTCATCGAGGCCGCCTGCGAGGCGCTCCCGGCTCTCATTGCCGAGGTCCGCAACCTCCGAAAGAAGAAGGTATGAGCCAGGTCGACGCTCCGTGGACGGATGACCAGGTGGCCTCCCTCAACGGCTACCAAGCGTGTGATTTCGTTCACCCGTTCACCGGGAAGCGAGGCCCCAACGGAGAGGAGACTGTCCTCATCGCCACGAAGACCGGCTGGATCGAGAAGGAAGGCGGTCCGATCGTTCAGGAATGGGCTCACGAATTCATGGCTGATTGGGGCTGGAAGAAAATGGTCCCGGAATGGCTTTGGGCCGCCAAAAAGGCTAGCGATGAGACCGCCTGAGCGGCTCCACTGGAAGATCATCAGTATCACCGGGCACCGCTCACTCACCTCGACTGATAGAGCCGTGGTCAGGAAGGGCATTCAAGCTCTCGTCAACAACAAGACGATCGATGCCCTCTACTTCGGTGGAGCGAAGGGGGTCGATACGGAAGCCCTCAAGGCAGCCTTGGAGCTACGAACAGACAATAAGCCTTGGCTCACCGTGGTCCTCCCGGACACAATCTCTGACCAACCCTTTGAAACACGTGAGTGGACCCGCAAGGCCGATGAAGTCATCGAGCTGAAAAACCCCATCACCAAGGACAACAAGTTCGCGAGCTACCGAATCCGCAACCAGTACCTCGTGGACATCTGCAAGTTCCTCGTGGCCTTCTTCAATGGGGACTACAAGAGCGGTACGGGGCAAGCGGTCCGCATGGCCGAGAAGGTTGGCTTGGTCATCTATAGGGTCCCGGTATCAGGGAGAGATTCGTGAGCATTCCTTGGGCCATGGCGATCGGAGTTGGAAGCACTCTTGTCTTCATCCTCCTGTGCCTCGTGACCTTTAATTGGTGGTTCAACCGCCAACGGGAACAAGCACGTGTTGAGCCTAGGGTACCGGAACCTGAGGACACACTCACCCCTGAAGCCGAGGCCTTTCACAACGCACCAAGCGGAGCAAACCCCGCTGCCCGCCTTACCACGGTCAAAACCAAGAAGGTAAAGAAGAAGGCCAAGGCCGCCAAGCCAAGACGGCCCCCGAAGACCCGCAAGACCCGGTTCGACCGAATAGGTGAGGAGGACGATTAACAGGGCTCGATGGTGAACGTCGGGTCAAAGTCCCTGTTGGGCTCTCCTGGCAACCGGCTGTTGACGTAGCCGAAGGGGTTGCAGACCACCCGCGTCTTGCCGACCACGTAGTCGTGGCTCGTATGTGTATGCCCGTGGATCCAGAGCTTCGCTTCCCCGTGTTCCACGATGTCCCCAACGTTGTGGACGAAGTAGCCGTTAATGGGTGATCGCTTGAACCGAGGGGCGATGCTGTTGAGGTGCGGCACCATATGGGTGATGACCACGTCCCCTGGTTGAACCGTCTCACGAAGGAACTTGGCGGAAGCCTTCGCTCGTTCATGAACCCACTGAAGGCCGCCTTCGATATACTCGAAGTCCCCCATCTCAAAGTCGGTCAGAAGGCCAACCGGATGCTCATACCAGAGGGTGCAACCTACGAAGCGTTGCCCTTGAACCTCGCACACACTCTGTTCGAGAATGGTCAAGTTGGAGCAGACCTCTTTGACCTTCTCGGCTTCCTCGAAGGCACCCTCCAAAGAGCCCCCGTAGGCCTCGTGATTACCTAGAACGTAGAGCACAGGCCGAGGAGCCACCGCAGATGAGAGGAGCGTCACCGCTTGGTAGAGCGTGTTGAAGGCTCCGATGTCCCCGGCAAGGATGAGGACATCAAACTCACCCTGGGTGACTTCGTTGACGAGGCTCCGCCCCCCATCCTTGTGGAACTCGAAGTGGAGGTCCGAGACGATCCGAAGTCTTGTCATTTGGACCTGCGAAGCAACTCCCCCCAGATCGCACGATCCAGAACATGCAGGGAATTAGCGTAAGCGTAACTTAAGAACGCTGTCGGGTGCCGCAAGACTTCTCTATGGAAAAGACGTAGAATTTCATCGGTCTCCTCTGCTGTCGCATTGGGTTTCGAGGCGACGGTATCAACCCAAAGAGGGCGCAAGGAATCCACCTTGGAGATGGCTTGGTTCGCCTTCTTGCGGGCATCCCGCATCTGAGATCCAATGAACCCTCGGAGTGAGGTAAGCTCCGCACTCGTCAGGTGGGTGAGGTCGGGGACCTCAACGGGCATCGTGAGATGTTCAACGGGCACGTCCGGTACGAACACCGCCGGGCTGCATGGTTACAGCTGCCCACGCATTTTGCGGGGGTCGGGCAGGTCGAGGGGCGTTAGCCGTTGCGTAGTACTGGACGAAGACAACCTGCTGGATGTTGACCTGCTGGAAGTTGACCGTCTGGACTTGGATAAAAGGTACCGGAGCCGGCCTCGATACCGAGACACTGAGCTTGTCGACATCGTTCTTGATGGCGCAAGCGAGCTTGAACTTACGGGTCTTCTCGGGATCGTTGTCCGTCCGATCCGGGTGAAGCTCGAAGGCCAGCTTCTTGAACCCAGCCTTTACCTTGTCTTTGAGCGCTTCGAGCTGACGCTGTGCATCCTCGAAGGAAGGAGCCCGTTGAATCAAGTGAAAGTCTTGGGGATTTACCCCCATCTCACCGAGGAGCTTCTGAACTTCGGGGTCCACGTTCACCTACCAAGTTTTGAATAGCCTGACGGACCACCTGAATGTCTGTCTTCTCTAGCAACGGAACTGCGGCTTTACGCACTCTCTCGACCAGGTCCGTGGGGCCTCCCCCTGACCAAATGATAAAGCGATCCGCCAACCGAGGCATACTCCCTTGGACCCACAAGTAGAGGTCTAGCCCCGTGCCACCCGGCATCATGAGGTCCGAGATTATCCCATCAAACACGATCGAACGATCCGTCAGAATCTGCTTCGCCTCTTCTACATTTGAAGCCACGGAGGTTATGAAGTCCCCCTTCAGGAATCGGACGAGACTCTGACGAACCATCAGGTCGTCATCAACGATCAACAAGTGAAGTTGAGGCATGTTTAACACTACACCTGGACGGTAACCGTTCTATGGTGTACTTAGCATAAAGGAAGTCCGTTGGAAAAACCATGAGCAACGAGACCGATCAGACCCTCAACTGTCGTGACTGCAAGCAGCCTTTCGTCTTCACGGCGGGGGAAGCGAAGTTCTTTGCCGAGCGACAATTCACCACTCCGAACCGATGCAAGCCTTGCAGGGACAAGCGCAAGGCAGCCAAGGAAGCTGGGGAGGCCCCCGGTACCTTCAACCCCTCGGGTGGGTACACAACGACCAGCGCTCCGACTCCGGAAGCCCCCTATGACAGCGGGAAGGGTCCAGGTCGTCGGGGTGGTGGGGGTCGTGGTCGTAGAGGTCAAAACGCAGGCGGTTACGACGACTGACTGTTATCACCTAGGCCAACTCGACGGGGGCGAGGATGCCGCCCAGTAATTCGTCCGTGTTGGAGCACCGACCAAGTAGCTCACACCACACAGCGGAATCGAAGGGCCCCCGTCCGTACCGATGCTGATAGCTCCTAGGTTGAATTGAGCCGTAACCCCAGCCGTTAGGTAGGTATGAGACCGTGAACAGGATCCCAGGCAGCAAGCTCACGACCGAGCGACCAGACATCTGGATGCTCGGCATGCAACTCGCGACGTCGCTCACGGGCTACGCCTACCTGCCAAAGCTGGAGAATCCAGACGGCACGCTCTGGGCCTGCGGAGGCGGAGGCGGAGGCGGCATCGCCCCGAACTACAATCCGAGTCACGTCCCGAGATACGTCCCGTCTCCTCCTGAGCCCGAGGATGAGGAGGAAGAGGAAGAGGAGGTGGAGGACCCATCTCAGATCGAGAGGGAGCGAATCGATCGAGAGATCGAGGACATCGAGGATTCGATCAAAAATGCTGAGGAGTCGATCCTGGAGATCAGCGATGAACTCGTCCAAAAAAAGAAGGAGCTGGTCGACCTGCAAAAACAACGCAAGCAGTTGATCAAGGATCGCAAGGTGCTGCTGGCATCCCCCGTCGTCTGGGTGCCGGAGGGAGCCATGGAGTGGCTGCTCCATGAGGTCGGCCACTACGTGGCGTCCACGCCGGCCGAGCGTCGGCTTCCGAACTACGGAGTCACTTCCGCCGAGTTTGGTCACGACGGCGACCGTGAATGGCAAGCGTGGGCGTTCCAAGAAATCGTTCTCGCGCCGTGGGGACCAGCCCGCCACTTCGCGCCTCCGACCCAGCGAGACGGGGCGGCGTTCGCAAAGGCCGGTCCGATGCCGCAGCGTGCGCTTCACCACGTAGATCGGCGCATCGCGGAGCTGGGTCTAGACATCGAACGATGGCGCATCGTATGGGGCGCGTGGGCTGACTGGTTGAGGGTGACGCCGTGAGCGACCTCGAATGCGTCCCGGATGCGGGGACTGCGCCGAGCTGCGGGTGACGCCGTGAGCGACCTGGAGTGCGACCACGCGTTGACGTCGCTCGTCATTCGCGACGGCGTGATGTGGCTCACTGTCTGCGCTATCGACAGCAGGACGTGGATCGTGACGTGGAGCAACGTGCCGCCGGCGGCGGATCCGATCGAGGAAGGCAAGGAGGAGCGATGAGCACTATCACCGTCCCGCAGCGTCGCTGCCGTCAACAGCCGATCAGCTCGTAGTTCACGCCGATCAGCTCGTGTGGCTCATGATTATCACAGACCAAGTCCTCCACGTGGTCTGTAACGCCTTCGCCCTTCGGTACCTCACGTGATTTCTCGGTAGTCGTTTTCTAAGCTTCCCTCGGCATGAGCCACGACTACGATCGCCGAACGGCTGCGTCCAAAACAAAGAAGCTCCCGTCGGTTGGGGCAACCCAGAGGTGGGCTGTCATGGATGGAGACCAACAGATCGGGATCGTCGAGAAGAATCGGTCCACCGCGAGTTCTCTGGAGCCCTACCACGCCTCCGTGGGGGTTGGGAAAGAGGAGAAGTCCGTGGGGGCTTTCTATGACGAAGAGGAAGCCAAGAAGAAAGGCCCTCAGATGTCCGACGAGACACGGAAGAAGGTCAAGTGGGGTGGCCTGGACGCTGCAATCAAGGCGGTCGAGCAAGCAGCCAAGTGAAGTCCCTCCGGGATCTCGTCACGACCAAGGCCACCTCGGATACCGACATTCACGGGTCGGCTCGTGGCGAGGGTCCGACTGCCGATCCTGGGGTTCACCCGGATGAAGCTCGCTTTACGGCGAGGATGCCCGGAGACGCATCCGACCACCCGTTGAACTCCGACAACCCCTTCAGGGGGAAGAACCCTCAGACGGTCCTCCGGGCTCTCCGAGAAGGCAACCTCTCCCCTGACCAGGAGCGCCAAGCTCGGGCAGCCATCGACACCTACGCGAAGCTTTCAGGTGATCCCGTCGGGGGTCCTAGGAAGCCCTAGACCTTTCACGATCTTCAAGATGTCCCGCGATGTGACCACAAGACACTTCGCTTGAATTTCGGTGATACGACGCTTGGGGATGTCGTAGTGAGGGTACGAAGACTTCGAGTGGAACCAGCAGCGGAGGATGCCTAGTTCCTTTGCCATTCGGTGCAAGTTCTCGATACTGTAGGGTTCGCAGACAAGGTGCCGAGCCTCATCGCAGTAGAACGTGAGCTTCTCAGTCAACGTCATCGAGGCTACCCTGACCGACCAGGGTACTCATCGTCGCTCCACAGAGGTTGCACTCTCTAAGCTCGAAAGTGCCCCACGGGTGCCGTTCCATCCGACTCGCCAGTTGTTCAAACTCAGACTTGGCGTAAGGGCGCCCGCATTCGCACCTTCGATGAATCTCCCCGGAATCGAGGAGTTGGTGCCGGATGTCCTTGATGAGCCCTTCAAGTTTGGCCCGCCCCACTTTGGGATCGAGGAGGAGATAGACCTCCTTGAGGTCCTCAGGCTCATCGAGGCGAAGGATCTCCCCCAAACCCTCGGGAGGAACCGGCCGTCTCCCCCAAATGAGACCCGCCACCAGTTGCACGGCTTCTTCGCGGGCCCACACCTTCACGAGAAGAACCCGATCTATCGTGGGTAGGTGGACCCTGTAGTAGTTGTCCATGGCCCTATCTATTCTTGAGGATCAACATCACGTTCAAACCTCGTGGGGGCAAGAGGCTTGCCGGTCTCGTCCCATCGGGCTGTCTCCCCAGAAGGTACCGTTTCCCACATAGTGACTTCGACTGCGTCCGCTGGGAAATGAAACCCTGCGATCGTTCGAGGACCCATGATGCCATCCTCAGCTACCCCTGCGGCTCGTTGAATCCTCCGAACCTCATCGGGAGTCGGAGGTCGAATCACGAAGAAGTCCGCTAGGTTGGGGATGATACGGATCTCTCTCGTCACCCGAACCATCGGCTCAAACACCTGCTCAGGGAAGTCCCTAGCCATGAAGGTACCGGATTCTTGGCTGATCCCCGTAACAAGCAGACAGTACCCGTTGGAATCCTCCAGGACATCGCCCACTTGGAAGATGCGGTTCCCCTGGGCGTCCTGGATCTGCTGGTGGCTGATCGTGCCCCAAGGCGGCCCATCGCCTAGCCCCGTGAGCCTAGCAAGCGCCACGTGAACAGGGCAATCGGCTTCTACCCGATCGTGGGCACCATTGTCTGACCAGACGCACGAGCAGACTTCTTCGGTCGAATTCCCAGCAACGGGTGCCGGAGGTTGAGGGTCTTCGGAAGGCACGTCAGAAGTTTACACCTGATGGGGTGCGATTCCAGCCAACTTAGGGCGTTAAATCGCGAAACCCCGCAAGTCTTTCGACTAGCAGGGTTCGTTACCACGATCCAACAGCCTTTTTAGGGCATGTCCTCGCCCGGTTACCCGGATGTGGCCGAGGTCCGCCTCAGATTTCTCTGAAACAGATAAACAGTGCCTTGTTTCAACTGCCTGATGGTTTGACCCACCTGCTTAGCCGATCCAACCAACCTGGAGTTACCCCCAGACTGAAGACACCCACGAGACCTTTCGATCCCCCGACCTCCCCGGTTCTTCTCCTCTTGCGAAGAGTCCCTCGGAGACCACCGCCAACCTCCCTTGCGGGAGGCCAACCGTGTTGGAATGAGATTTACTCATTCCCAGGTTCCAAACAGCCTTTCGACCATCTGAAGGGAGCCGGACTTCTTGCGTCCTCCGACCCTACCTTGAATTCCTTGCGGTCTCCAAGGGCCTGTCTGCCTGACTTGCGCCAGCACTGCTTGTTTCAACACGAAGAGTTGCCTCCCCGTGTTCAGAACGAGGCGGACAGTACAGGCAGACCTCGCTGTAAGCAAACACTTTTTTCTACCTACTTGTCGATTCCCTACAGCTCATATAAAGTAGGTGGTCTGAACCACAAGCCTCTAAAACACCAAGGTGGGATAAGGAAATCCAACAACGGTTGACGATTCCGGTTGAAAACCAAAGTGGTCAAGGTGTCTCAAAGGGAAGGGGATCGACAATGACCTACGACGAGATGGCTGTGGAGATTCTGATGGGCCCTGGCTTGGTCAAGACCAAGCAGTCGAAGCTCTCGAAGCTTGCCAAGCAGGCGGCGGCTCGTCTGGAAAACCGTGTCGAGTGTCCCGAATGTGGACACGAGGGCCCGCACGAGGACAACGGGTGTTCGGGTTCGCAGAAGTCTTACCTCTGCTCCGGCTGCGGTTGCTGCTTCGATGCGGTGGCGTCGTGAAGGGGTTGGCGAATTTCAGCCGAACGCAGGAGGCCCTCAAAACCTACGACACCGACAAGTCTCGTCGGGACGCCGTTTGGGGCGCAACCGACACGAACGAGGCTGTCTATGCAGCCCAGGCCGAAGACAAGAAGGCGGCTGACAAGGTTCGTGAGGCTTTCGCCGAGGACACCAAGAACATCAACAGCCGCGAACAAGCCTTCCTCGTCAACCCAGACGATCCCTGGCTTCGCGGGCTGGTCACCAAGTACGGAGACGAATCATGAGTATTGTGTACTTTCAAACCGATCACGACGATCGCTGTCACGAGCTAAACGGGGAAACCCCGGCTCGTCTCAAAGACAAGACCCTCATGGGTCTTCTTCAAGACATGCCTGCCACCGGGGACACCCTGGAGGTTTACCTCGGGACCGACTGGGTGTCCGGTTGGATCCGTGGGGAACCCAACACCTACAAGTTCGAGATCGAATGCGTGTCGTTCGAGGACGAACGAACCGTCCACGGCGCCATCCACGATGGGCTCATCAAGTACTACAGTGCTCGAAGCAGCCCCCTTCCGTGGCACAAGATCATCCCGCCTTCCAAGCAGTGCAACAACCTCCCGGACGAGGTCTACGTGGTCATCGCCAGGGAGGACCGCCAGCCGGACGGCTCCCAGGGTCGGTACACGCTCGCAACCCGAGCCTTCTTCAAGACTGAAGAGAAAGCCAAAGACTACGCCGTGGGGATCAGCTCCTCTCGGGAACCCCTGGTCATTCCAGGCCGTTTCAATCAAATGCGAAAGTCTGGTTGATTCCAACAACCCCTCAAGTGTTCTTCTACTATGAACGCCGACCTCATCTTCGTCCTCGCTGTTTCCTTCACGAACGGCACGGTCCTGACCGCCAACAACGTTACCGCTGGTAACGGAATGGTGATCGACTGGCGCAACGTGAAGTCCGGTGAGACTGTCGTGTCTGAGGGTGATGCCTACGACATGGCTGTCACCTTCGTTGGGCTCGTCGGGTGGGGTGCGGCGGCCATGGCTCTCGATGAGAAGGAGGCCGCATGAACCGCACCGAAGCCTACCAGAAGGACCGTAAGGGGGACTTCTACGTTGACGACTGCGAGGTCACCGGAGGCCATGGCGTCTTCGGGTCGGAGACCGGCTTCTGTTACGGGTCGTTCTCCGACGCCTCCGACGCCTATAGGCTCTGCAACGACCTCATGGACGGAAAGGCCAGGATTCAGTGAGCCACGGGGAGGTCCGCCACCACGGCTTGAAGGAAGAACCGGACGGCTCCGCTCAGACCATCACCGAGACTTGGTGCAACCATTGCCGGAAGTGGATCCCTACCAATGGGGTTCTCGGCCCTCTCACTTTCATGGCGAAGCACCGAGACGGAGACTGTCAGCAGTCATGAGCCTTACCGAGCAAGAGATCCAAGACAGCATCCTCCGGTCCCAACGGGACGTCGCCCTTCTCCTCAAAGAAGCCAAAGCCAAGCTCACTTACGTGGAGAAGCTCGTCTCTGAGGGTCAGTGTGTTCTTCTTCGGTCCGATATTCCGATCGCTGAGCTAACGGCCATCCTTTGCAAATTTGACGCGATCGAAACCTGTCGGGAGGTCCTCCGCAAAGTCAAATCGGAGCGAAGCCGCAGGCAAGCTAAAGCCAGGGAGGGTGGTCGATGTAGGTTCAACCGCATCTCTCGGGGCAAAGTCCTGAAGGAAGAAAATTCAAAGTCTGGTTGATTCCAACCCAACCCAAGTGTTCTTCCAACATGAGCACGAACGAGAACAATCAGGTCAGCATCACGGGTCCACGCCCCTGCACGCGTTGCAAGGGTGAGGGCCGTACGCACAGCCAGTGGGCTGTGGAGAACGGTTACGAGACCGCTGAGGGTAAGCCCTGCACCCGCTGCAACGGAACGGGCCAGTTCGAGGGTCTCGATGTTGGAGCTATCATCGATGCGCTCTTCACGACCAAGGGCAAGAAGGCGTTTCGCAAGGCCTTCCCGGCCAAGATGGACCACTACAAGGGTGGGTTCGCTGCCCGTGTATACTACGTCTGGCGCCTCACTCGCTTTCACGGCGGCCGAGACGTCACGATGCCGATGACGGCCGACATGGTCATCGGCGGCGACCCCTTCCAGAAAGAGCTGGACGCCCTCGCGGGTCTCGTCGCCAAGAAGGTCTTTGGGACCGACATGGCGGCGGCTTACCGCTGGGGAATCCTCCTCGGCTTCCACAAGGGTGAGGTCCCTGCCGGTCTCCCCGAGACGGCCTACGAGGGTCCAGTCGCTGACGAGTTCAAGCCGGCCTTCGAGGCCCCCGAGCTTCGCTAATGCCTCGCCAACGACGCCGTAGGGAGCCCGAGCCGGCTCCCGTAAACCCGGCCCTTGAGGTCCTTCTGGACCGCCGTGAGAAGCTGGAAGAGCAGCTCAGTGAGCTGGACGAGGAGCAGATGTGGACGGTCCTCCGGCTCGTCACCGAGAACCGGGACAAGATCCTGGAGTACCCCAAGAGTTTTCTCTTGGGCGCTGTGTTCACGGAGGACGACCTAACCCTCGGGGTCCACTCCTGCGAGAGCCCAATCGGGATCTGCGTCTACGACGATATCAACGATCCCACCCACGACCACTGCCTCTTCTGCGGCGATCCTCGCGAAAGAAAGTAGTTGAATACTTAACCCTCTCGGGTGTCCCTTCAACATGAAGACCCTCACCATCCTCAGCCAGCTCGACAAGATCGCCGCAGCGGACCTTCGTACGGCACTTAAGGACAAATACTCCGTCATCGGCAACACAAAGCGGGGCACGCTCACGCTGTCCTACTCCGAGGGCACGTACACGCTCTCGACCTTCAGTCACAACCCTGTCTGCATCGCCCAGGGCACCCCGGCCGTCGTTCGACCCATCCTCGCTTCCCTGTATGCTTGCGCCCGATGAGCCAGCGCAAGTACAGCATCGTGTGCCCCGTCGGCCTCCAGGCGTTTGGTGAGGATGGGCACCCCAAGTACAACGAGAACCACTATTCGTGATGTCCAACGTGGGTGTGTACATCACCAAGGAAGAGTATGCCCAGCAGGAGCGTGACTGTGAGGCTCGGGGAGCTTGCTCTGACGACCTCGGGGAGTACCCCATCGGCTCAGACTGCACCAAGAAGCTAAAAGCGGCTGGCGTCCCGGTTTACACGAGGGGATCGTGAACCTCCACGAGCGTATCGCTAAGGCTCTAGGTTGGTCCGTCCAGGATACCCAGAGCTGCTCGCTGCCAACCTTGCGAGAACTCGTACGGCCCGTCTCCCCGTCCCTCGCCTACGAAATCAGCCAAGTCATTCAGTCGGGCTCTCGTCTCTTTTTGGTTGAATCCGAACCTCCCTCAGGTGTTCCCTCAACATGAAGACGCTCCGCATCGTCAGCAGCGACAAGATCAACCAGGCGACCAAGGACGTGCGGTACAACGATTACCGCCTGTCCAACTGGCTGGGTGAGACCCAGCTTTGGGCTTGGGGGGGCGGGGACGCGATGGTCGTCGTGACCGGGACTCTCCCCGGTCGAGTCACCGGCTACACGGTCATCCGTGTCGGCAAGACCGTCCGCGTCATCGAGGGGAGCGTCAACAACGCTCTCCGTGAGATGGGGTTCAACCCCGAGAAGGATTTCAAGGTCGCATGAACATTCAACAATTCCTTGCGGAACTGAAGATATACGCCGACACGGGTAGTGCGGTGGAATCTCTCCGGGTTGCACTCCTACTCGGATCCGCTCCTGCGGCCAGTGAGGCGTTGGAGGCGGCTCGTGAGCAACTAGAGCGAAATCAAGAACGGGGCCAGTTCTCCAGCGAGGAGCATCAGAACCGATTGGCTGGGCTCCTCGATTTTCTCAAGATCATTGACCCGCCAGGTTGATTCCCAACCCCCTCCCGTGTTCTTCCAACATGAGCAACGTAGTCGCAAACACCATCGTCTCGCAGATCGGCCGCTCTACGGGCCGCATGGCCTCGATGATCGGAGCCTACAACTTCATCGCCGGGGCCTACGCCCTGACGTTCAGGTTCAAGGCTCGGGCCAAGAACGCAGCCAACTGCGTTCGCATCACCCTCGGGGCCTCGGATACCTACCGGGTCGAGTTCATCAGTGTTCGGGGTGTGAAGGTCAACACGAAGGGCGACTTCTCCGACGTGTACGCTGAGGACCTCAAGCCCCTCTTCGAGCGTGAGACCGGCCTTTACCTTTCGCCCTGAAGCCAATGACTACCTGCAACGCGGATCTCGATCACCCGTGCGATGCCGGCCCAGACGAGTCCCCGTGCTCGGCTTGTCGGGCAGAGCACACCTACTGGCAGGCTCAATGGAAGGTGGCCTCCCCCGAAGAGAAGAACCCGGCTCAGTACGCTCAAGACCTTCGGGATGCCGGGAGAGGTCATCTACTCCCCGAGTGACCAACTTCGAGGCAGAGTGCAGCGGCCCGCCACAAAGCGGGACGAGGGTAAAGCGGTCCGGCCGGACGCCCCCTCAGTGTGAGGTGCAAGCCCTCACCCCTTGCACTCTGCCCCGAAGATGTCGATTTAGGTTGAATCTCAAACACCCTTCCGTGTTGACGGTCAAGAAGGCCGTTCAGGAGTCCGTGTCATGAAACCCATCAACCTGACCCAGAAGGAAATCCAGCGAGCTTGTGACGGCCTCACCGTCGTGGTTCGCCTCCAGGCTTCGACCAACCTCTACATGGTCGCAGCCGTCAACGTTCAGACCGGCCTTCCGGTCTTCAAGCCGAGCATGGTCTCCAAGAGCGAGATTCACAAGGCTGTCAGGACTGAGCTTCGGATGGCCTCCAAGTGTGGGATGGGCGGCTCGATGGCCGACGCATCCCGCTTTCGTGAGGTCTCGTGAGTCCTCGAATCCAAGCAGTTACGGATTTTCTCCGTTGGCTCGATGACAACGAGAAGCCGGTTGCTCTATGCAATACGGACGACTACGACCGCCCATTCGCCAACAACATCGAGGCTCTCCTGGCAGAATGGGAGAAAAGTGAACATCATGCCCATCCCCATTCATCGCGAAGACCCTGAAGATCCCCCGGTGGAGCGTTGCTGCTTCTGCCGTAACGTGACGCCCTTCTGGACGTCACTGTCGGACCGCAAGGGTGGGCAACAGGTAGCTTGCTGCGAGCACTGTGCAGGCCGGGGTGACCCGGTTGACGTTCCGACAAAGGACCAGTGGTGCCGGAGGGAGAGGATTGCGCATCGGCCGACCATCGGGGAAATCTCCCAGGGTCGTGACCGAAACTACCCTCCCCCTCCCATCACGAACCGTCCCTAGTTGGCGTTGGCGAACGCGTGGGTCGACTTCCCGCTCATCGACTTCCCGTTGGTGACCTTGGGGGGAAGAAGGGTCCAAACCATTTGGCCCTTCTTCCCTGACTTGGATCGGACCAAGCCAGCCTTCCCGAGCTTGACGAGCATGGGAGCGAGACCCTGAGCCCCACGGAGCCCGATGCTCTTGGCGATCTCTCTGGCAAGCATCCCCTCAGAACCCTCCAGGGCACCAAGGACTCGACTCTGACGCTCCTCGGGGGTCATCTTGGACAACTTGGTCTTGCGCCCTGGCTTGCCCGCCTTGGGCTTGAGGGAGAGCTTCTCGACGAGCTTCTGACCCTGGGGTGAGACGGCTTGGATGAGCGTCCCAGAAGCCACCGTGGTCATGAGTCGGGAGACTTGCAGGATGTCTGTCTCGCTCATGCTTGGGTGTTGGGCTCGGATCTGGAACAAGAGCCTCCCAAGGTGAAGGAACTGGTTGATGGCCTCTTTGTCCTGATCTGTCTTCATTTGATGTACCCCATTTTGGTTAGAGCGGCTTCTAACTGCCCAACCCGCCGTTTCAGTTTCGCGTTCTCTTTCCTCAGCTTCACAATTTGAGGTGAGACCCTCGGGGGTGTTTGAAGTCCAAGCTCCTGCCTCCTCTGGCGGACATACTCCGCCACGAGCTGGTAAGTAGGGGGCACCTTGTGAGCCTTGATCCAGCCGAGAGTCTTCCGCGTCACGCTCTGACGATGATCCTTGGGGAGACGGGCCAGGGCGGCACTGCCGTACACTCCAAATGTTCGCACATCTAGGAACTTGGACGCCGCCTTAAAGGCTCGGTACAAGGTTGGAGTGCAGAGCCGGTCTTCCCGAAGGAGCACATCCCAGCGGTGCGTTTTATGGGGATTGTCCCACCAGATCGCCGTCTTGGGTTCCGTCTCTACGAGAAGCGTCATCAGAGAGAGCCGTTGCTCTTCGCCTAAATTCGCGTACTTCCGCGCTGTTCGGACGAACGTGTCGTAGTTCACCCTCGGCTCATATCACCGGACGGGTGACCCCTCAAAGCAGAAACGACACGGCGCCTCTACTTTTGCAGGTCGAGTGAGTTAGATCCGGTCAAACCGTGTAGATCGCTTAGGCTTTGGAGCGGACCTAAGAATTTGGACGAGCCCCTCCGCCCAGTCCCGGCACTTCGAGCAAAGGGGGATGGGGAGCCCTTTGCCTGTCGGATCCTCAAACGAACACGCTGGGTCCGCTGGGCTGGAGCACTCGTTACACTTCACCATCAGGAACTCTTCGCCGGGTACTTCTCACGTAGGTAGACTTCGAGCCCCTGTTTGAGAAGATGTTCTTCACCCCAGTTGATGCCGAAGGACTCCTCAAACTCCGCGTCGGGGAACTCCAGCTTGGCTCGATCCTTCAAAGGGTTGAGCCAACCGCCCTTGTAGAAGCGACCTTGGCCTACAATACACCAGCCGATGGTCTTGCCGTTGTACTGATGACCATCGCTGATTGCGTGGCAGGTGAACTTCGTCGCCATGCCCTAAGCGTACACCGGAGGTAAAGCTAACATTCGACAAGCTCCCCATTTCTGAGCCAGCCGTGATACCCGTTTGGCCCGTTGAAAAGGATCGAAGGGTTTGCCGTCACGTTGGGAGGTACGCCAGTCCTAGTCCAACGGTTGGGGCCGTCAACGACCCACTCCCCACCGGGAGTCTTGACGACCAAGCAATGCCCATCCGACCCCTTCCAAGGATACCAATCGGCGTACCACATAGCGCCGACCGGAGCTGATTCAAGAGTCACCCAAAGCGGGAACGCTTCCGTCTTGAATAGACGGTTCAAGTTGTGCTGCCACTGATCTTCCGGTTTGAAATCATAACCACACTTGGAACAAGCCTTAGGCCAACGGGGATCTTCATGGGGAAAGTTGTCTGCCCCTTCCCCCATCATTACTTCCGCCCCTTCCCCCATCTGATAAGAAACGGTTTCCAACACAACCGACGCATCATGACCCCAAGTACCTGCCCCCGGGCAGGTAGCACGATCCCCGTACGTGAATCGCCTTAGACTCTGGCGGGCTTGGTCAATGGGTTGGAGGAAGAAACATTTGATGGTACTGCCCATACCATTTCAAAATTCATCGACAGAAATTCAAGAGGAGATTTACTTACACGGGCTCGTCTCTGTTAAATCTGGTTCGCGTGTGATCCAGGCACTTTGCTTCGTACTTGGCGTGAACGCCCTCGTCTTCCGACACGACCCGAATGAGTCGAAGATGAGTCTGGGAGCCGGCGTAAAACGTCCTCTCACAAACGATGCACTTCCGATCTTCTTGGAGGGTCTCCACGACCCAACCCCCAACCTGGACCTCGCACGCCCCCGCATGGATCCTACCAAGCGAGATGTAAGCTCTAGCCTCTTCCTCGGTACGAAAGGCCGTCACGAGAGCCCATGGCTCCGTTGAGGTCTCGTAGACGTGCCATCGGCCGTTACGCTCTTGAACCGAAAGGGACACGGGTGTCCCTGGTATAACACCGGAACCCAGGCCTTTCGAGGGATCTCAACCTTGGATGGAACCCATCATCCCTAGTTGATAACCTGTTGGGTTTCCGTTGTCCCCATAGAACGTAGCCGATGCTCCGTTTACATACTCCAACCAGTAAATTTGGTGGAACCCAAGGCCTGGGTAATTCTCGTAAGTCGCTTCGGTCCCTACGGCCTGAGCAGAGCTTTGATTACCCCCATAGATATCAGCGCTGTTCGTGCTCGTTGAGTCGATACCGACCCCAGTTGAGCCAGTCCCCTCACTTCCTGAACCGATACCTAAAATATGAGCATTAACGCTAAGAAGCGCATCCCCCATCCCGCATACATATTGAAAACTGTTGGAGGAGGAGCCGTTTACAGCCCGCCAAGTGGCTGTACCGTAACTCCACGAGTCCGTAGATTCGGTGACCTTAAGCTTGCGTTTGACTGGGTTGTAGTAGTTCCAGACAAACCGCTTAGCTATTGAATCCTCAGTGGTTGTGGTGCTCGTCGTCCGAATCGTTCCAAGGTAACGTCGAGTCAAACTGCCAGACTTTACCCAGACCCCGTCTTGAAGAGCGAGAGCATCTGTTCGAGCCGTGTCCGTCGACCACGCAGCGGATAGTTCGATCGTCAGCGTGCCGGAGTTATCGTACAAAAATACGTCGTAGTTCTTGTCGTTTGTGAGGCTAGTAAGGGTGAACGAGACCTCACTAGCGCCGTACAGTTTCCAGATCGTCCCGTTGTAAAGAGCGATCCGGTTACCCTTATAGGGGGTGAAATACAACGTGGCGGCGGCCGTCACATCACTCGTTGTTACCGGGACGGCCGTGGTCAAGGTGAGTCGACCACCAACTTCGCTGAGGGGCATCGTATCTGAGGTCTGAGCTTCAATGGCCCCAGCGGTTACAACATGAGTGATCGTCGCTCCGTCCGCATGAGAAGCTGCGGTGGAGCCTTCGATCCCTCGGGTAACCGTGAAGTTGGACCCTGAGACCGCCGTGACAAGAAGCAGCTCAGCGTCGATCTTGATCCGAAAGTTCCCAGTGGTGGGGAACAGCGTCGCCGAAGTCACGACGATAGGCGTGACAACCGAGTCAATCGCCCCGTTCAGGGTCGTGAAAGCCTTGTTGGCAAATTTCTCGGTGGCCAAGGTGTGCCTCTACCCCTGGCAAGCGAACAAGAAGATTCGGATCTAGAGTCGCTCAAACCGGGTCCGAGCCGTATTCAAGATGACGTCCACGGCCTTCTGCACCTCATCAGGGATCTGGTACCAGAGGGAATTTCGGAAGTCCCGCCACGAGTGCTCTTCCGACTCGAACCCCTCAAGCGAATTCTCAATGCTTTCACGATACGGCCCTAATATCTTGAGAACGAGTTGAATCTTCTCCTCAGGGATCTCACCCAGCAAGCTGTCCCTCACCCACTCATCGAACCCACCCCCGTCGTAACTAGACACAAGGTTCTCGTTCAAACCTGGTCAAGGGGCCGTCCCTCCAACCCTCAGGCCCCTAGACTCTTCCGGTACAACTTGCCCGGTCTTATGGGGACCGTCAAACATAGGCTCACGTTTCACCGTTACGAGAGAAGTCTCCTCTCGTAACTCCCTCGCTTGGGCGACCTCAAGGGTCCCCCCTTCCTCAACGAGACCTCCTGGGAATGACCACCCCCCGTACCTGCGGTTCCAAACGCAGAGGAGGCGACCGTCTTTGCGTTCGATGTAGGAAACGGCGGACTGCTTCATCGAACATCCTTGGGCACGAACCCAGCCGCCAGTAGCGCTGTCTCTAGATCGGCGGAGAACTCAGCATCAACCGAACGCCTACGCTGGGCGTACCCCCAAAGCAAGTCTTGAGCGGTTGCGTCTTTTACGCTCAAGGGAACCTTCCCACGAGGGGTCGTGGGATACTTGTCGGACTGGAATTCGCCGTCGATCAGATGAGCGCCCATCCAAAGGTCTACACCAAGGCTTTTATCATCGTCACACCACGTCGTCCTGGAGCACACGAGCGAGTCGCCCCCACCTACGCTCCTTCGGAGCGTAACCCACCATCGCCTCAAAAGCCATAAGATTGTAAGCCTTCCGACACTCGGCTCGGGTGCCATAAGCCCTCCCCAAGCAGATGTCCCTGGCGTCTACCGCAACGAAAGCCAAACCAAGACTCCTCACCCGGATCCACCGGCTCGACGAGAAGGTAACTGTCGGTCTTCTCGACCACGACCCCATACCAACGGTTCTGGACTTGATTTCCGCTCCATGCCAGACGGTCCGCCCCAAACTCCACAGGATCGAAGAGGCTGAGCTGTTCGACCATGTAGAAGCAATCGCCCCGAGCCCTAGGCATCCACCGCCGATCGAGACCCCCCGGTTTCGTCCCGTCCACGTTGATGACGGCCAGCCAGTTCTTCGCTCTTCGCTCCTCCCACACGGGAACCGAGAGGAGAGCGTTGTTCACACAGGGGAGCTTCAAGAGCCCCGTCTCTACTTTCAGGGCAGTTTCAGACATGGCTTCTAATCTATACACCAGAGAAAAAACGACCAACCTGCTTTTCTTGGTTGATTCGGAACGAGCCTCGGGTGTTCATGGGACAAGAGCAAGGACGGGAAACCCCGGACGCCGATTGGGACCAACTTGACCGTGGTAGGACCCTTGGGCTGATGCAAAAGAAACGGCACGTACGCCCTCCGTGGCACCCTGTTCCGTCCAGTACCTCTGCTAGCGAGGTAGTCTGACCGTCCAGGGTAGTCACGGGGGCTCGTGCGTTTCCATCACCAGGAAGACCGCGTGATCCCCGAGGATCTTCGTGAACCTGTTGGCCGGCTGGATCTGGAGCGGCTTGTTCGACCCCTGGTAAACATGCGGCCCACCCTCGAAGATGAGGTCGTGGACCCCATCGATTCGCCAGCCGTGAGCCCAAGCTACGATGGTCCCAGCCCTAAGGGCGATGCCTCGTTGCTCTCGGGGGTAGCTGGGCCACCCCCGAGCCTTGGCGTCCCTATCGAACCCTGAAGCGAGAACCGGCACAAGCTTATCTCCGTGCTGCTCATACCCCAGCAAATCCTCAGAGATGACGTTCCTGGCAACAGGCTGGCTGCTTGGGGAGAACGTCGTCATCGGGTGGATGGTGACACTCTGAGTCACGGACGGGATGGTGAAGTAATACTCTGCCATCGGGCGGGTTATACTGAGCGACCGCCCTTGGCGGCATCCTATGTGGAGACACCGCCAAAAACCCGCGAACTATTTTACAGCTCACGTCGTTTAGTAGGTCAGTGTAGGACCATCAGAACGCAACCGGCCATGAGACCCGCAGCGACCGAAAGGCCAACCGCCAGGAACCACGGAAGAACCGGAGTCGATCTGAAGTACACCCAACGGAGCCGAGAAGCTGTAGGCGAGGAGGTCATCAACAGACTTGAGGGCATCAAAGGATTTGAAAGCCTACAAGTACCCAGACAGCTCAAGGTTGTTCAAGGCTGCCCACTCCTTGAGGACTTGGAACTCCCGAGCCGTGGACTTGCGGTTGTACTTCCCTCGAACCTGCACAACTTTGCGGATATCGTTGCGAAGCTCGATGGTCACCATCTTCATGGGGGTTGAGCCCTCAGGGGACTCAGCGGTCATCGACCAAATGGAAGTCTGCCCTTTCTCCACGGACCACGAGTACGAGTACACGCAGTGGTTGAGCTTCCGCCCTTCGTCAAGCAACGCCTTGGAGGTGAGAAGCTCCGTCACCCGCCAGGCTTCCGTGATGTAATTTCCGAAGGTGTCTCGGTACCCCTTCGCCGTTTCAAAGGGACGGAACCCGCTCGGCTTGAAGGGGGTCCCCGTGATGGCCTTCTCCTTGGAGAGGGTTGCGTGCCACTCCTCCATACCTCGGATCATGGCGAGGACAGTCCGACCCTTCATCGAGAAGTTGATGTCCTGCCGCTGACGAAAGAGGATGAAGTCCACAAGGGGGCTCACCTGGTTGGGATCGACCATGAGGTTCTTCCCAAACCATTCCAGGACCGTCATCCAGAAGGCTTCGTTGATCTTCGAGTGGAGGACCCGTCCCGCTTGGGAGGTCATCCATACGTTGAGGAACCTCTCGGTACCACCGAAAGAGAAGATAGTGATTCGACGGAGAGCCCGAAGGAAGGTCCCATCCGAGGGCGTGCTCATGAAGTCGTGGCACATCTTCCTGGTGAACGGGATCTGAAGCAGGCCGTTCTTGACCGCCTCGAAGACGCTGCCACCCCCAGCAACGAACCCCACGAACGGAGCGAAGGTCGGAGCGTCCCCGTCAAAGAAGGCCGACCACAGGAAGTAGGGCATCGGGTACTTCGCCAACAGGTGCTCACAGAGCCCACGGAAGAGCGTGTCACGGCCTTTCCCCTTCGGCTTCCAAGAAGCCGGGGATCGAAGGAACGGGAGCTTCGCCACCTCTCGGAAGGCGTTCAACGTGGAGGTCTCTGCCAAACGAGGAGCCTTGTCCTGGATGACTTCCAGGATCTCCAAGTAAGCTCGATCCAACCCCGTTGGCTGACCGTCGAAACGAGGACCGTGCTTTTCCACCAAGGTCTTGGGCTTCTCCGAGAGGGCCTTGCGGACCTTGGCTTCCTTCTCGGCTGCCTCGGCTTCCCGAGCGGCCTGAACCTGTTCACGCTGACGACGAGCTTCCGCCTTCGCCTTTACGGCCTCTTGGGCCGCACTCAATGGACGACGCATGACGCACTACTCCCTAGAATTGCCTACAAAAAGTGGGAAAACCCTAACTCTTTGTAGTTTCTAGGAGCAGGCCACGCATGGGACTCATCCTATAACACCGGAGCGAAGAGTCAACCCTCAGATAGCCGTTCAAACCTAGAACGGCCTTCGTTGAGGCTCTTGGGGTCGGGGGCCTTCAGGAAGATCCGAAGTGCTTCAACGACTTCCTTGTCGTTCTCGACCAGCCGACCCCTTACGTAGATGTCCCCGTTGGGTTTGAACCGGAGAACCTCTCCGCTCTTCACGGAGAAGACCATCTCCCCCTCTTCGAGAGAGCCGAGGGTGATGGGCATGTCTTCGAGAGGGCCGAGAGAACTCACGGGTGAGCCCCGAAGCGGCTCGTGACGAAGGCTTGGATCTCTGCCTCGATGGCTCGGGCCTCATCGTTCAACGGGCTCAGCTCCCCCGTGATGAAAGGGCCGAAATCTGTGTTGCTTCCGATGGCCCCGAAGATGACCGTACACCTAGGGCAGCAACGCCTCGCATCCGTCACCACCTTTCCCAAGTGGCCGCTGTAGTCCTCACCGCTGCCTTCAGGGTCGATCTTCACTACAGTGAACTTAGCGCTCATTCGTCAAACTCCAGGTTGGCGAGAAGGGTATCAAGGTCCCCACCCACAGGAGGAGCCTTCGCCTCTTCCACTTTGACGGGGTCGATCATCGGGACCTCTTCCTCCGGGTCCGTAGGGAGAGCCCAGTTGATAGGCGGGATCCAAGCCCGTGACAACGCCTTGTTGGCTTGCGAGAAAGGCTTGGACCCAAGGAACCCAGACCCACCCATAGGGGACGGGTGGGAAGCCGCAAGGACCGTGTGCTTGGCCGTGTTGATGAGACCCCCTTTGTCCTGAGCGTGCTTCCCCCAGAGCAGGAAGACCATCGGGGTCTCCCTCTCACTCAAGACAGAGATGACCCGATCGGTGAAGGTCTCCCAGCCGGCCCCCTTGTGGGAGTTGGCTGACTTCTGCCGAGCCGTCAAGACCGTATTGAGCAGGAACACTCCCCGCCTCGCCCACGCTTTCAGGTGCCCATGAGAAACCTGAGCCAACCCAAGGTCGGCCTCCAACTCCTTGTAGATGTTGACCAAGCTAGGAGGGATCTTCACCCCTGATCTCACGGAAAACGATAGCCCGTGGGCTTGACCCGACCCATGATAAGGATCCTGTCCGAGAATGACACACTTGACCCGATCGAGCGGGGTCTCCTCGAACGCCGTGAAAACCTCCCCGTTCGGAGGGTAGACCGGGCCGTCCTCTCGCTCGCTCTTTAGGTAGGCAACAAGATTCACAAAGTAGGGCTTCGTGAACTCGTCCTTCAACTGGGCTTGCCATGTCCGGTGCATCGCCCGGTGTCTTACACCAAGTGACCGATCTTCTCCTAGGGGGCCTGTCGACCGACAAGCCGGGGGAATGGTTCAAGGTTGGAGCGAAGGTCCTCAGCCTTCTAAACTCTTGGGTCATCGTTCAAATCGATGCTGACTCGTTCCTCGCTGTTATAGAGGGTGTGGATGAATGGACCCGCAAGCCGTTCGAGCCCATTCGGTTCCAAACGCACGAGCTGTTCTGGTTCACTCCTGTGCCAGACCGCTTTAATCGTGAGATTTCGATTGAAGGCAAGTAGCCTTCGGTGTCTTAAGGGGTATGGCCGACTGGCACCACGTCTCCCTCATCTGGCGGGGGCGGCCACCGGAAACTTCTCGTATCCAGGAGCTAAACGAACTCCTCCATGAGCTAGACTACGATTGCCCCCAGCTCACACAGAAGGGGCTCGACACCGCTCGATGGCGGAGCCCTCTTCTCACTTTATTGGAATTTCTGGACTTTCTCGACAACATGGGGCACGCCTGCCAAGGCCGACTCACCCTCAGTTACGAGGATGATGACGACTGGCAGACCCACCAACGTGCATCCTGGACCGAGTCAACTACCAGAGTTCACGAGAAGTTTGCTCACCTCTTGAAGCCCGTCCCTACAAGGTTCGAGCGTATCTAGGCAAGCGAAACACCGGGCCTTTTCACTCGGAACATAGTCTCCCCGGTACACCTTCGTGTGACCACACTCCAGGTGGAGCGTCGTGATCGGTACCATCCACCAGGTGAAACCTCGACCCTTCCCGACGTGATCTTCCTGGGTTCGGACCTTTTGCTTGATTTTCCGCCACGGGCTCATACGAAGCCCTACACCGAAATTTACGAATTTGAAGACTCGTAGTTGAATCTCAGACCCTCTTCCGTGTTCTTCAACCATGAGCCTCCAAGATTACTACCAGATGTTCAACTCGGGTTGCTGGGCGACTTCGGATGTCGAGGAGTGCCTCTGCCACGGTAACGGTTGGGCGCTCTCCGACGTGGACACGTGGCACAAGTGCCCGGTTCATTTCGCCGGCCAGCTTCACCCGGAGGCTGACGAGCGCTTCGAGGACGAAGCCGACTACCTGTCGGCTGAGGCGGATTCGATGAAGGCCTTCAAGGACTTCCAGGTCGCTCGGGCGGCTCGTTCGTTCTCTGGTTCGTTCGAGGACTTCCAGGCCAAGCGCTACTTCGCTTCGGCTCCTACCCTCCCGGCTCCGGTCGAGACCGCCTCGGACGTGGGCGACGACGAGATCCCCTTCTGATGGCCATCTCGTTGCACATCTACCCGATACGAGATGTATTCTCGGAGTCCTTCTACTGTCCGACTCACCTCCATTGTGGTTATGCGTCTCACGAGCTGGCCGAAGCCATCGAAGCGCTGGGCACCTTACTCAACGTCCGAGGCATCCTCCCCGCTGTGGATACCGGATGCGAAGAGGGTCACGAGGTTCCCTCAAGTGGCTTCTCGGTCCTTACAGCCGCTCAGCTCCTCCAAGTACCGTGGCAGAAGTTGTCCGAGGATCCTGAAGGCATGATCTCCAAACGAGCAGCGTGGGCCTACCTCGCTGCTCTCGCCCCTGAGACTCAGATCATCGTCTGGGTCTCTCGGTGACACAACACGAAGGTCACGGTCATCAATGAAGACCCTCGAAAAACTGAGAGCCCGCTACCGCAAAGCAAGGAAAGAACTAGATGCCGCCAACACGGCCTTGGAAGCTCACCTTCGCCCCTTGGTCGTAGAGGCCATCCAAACCGGGGACTTCGACAAAGCCTTAGACCTCGCCTTGATGCTTCCTCCTCGATACCATCCGTCAAGCAAAGCTCCTCGCAAACAAGAAACCCATGAAGATCCCCGAAGTCATCGTTCACCGGGACACCAACGGAACCACCGTTGACTCCCCCTGCAAATGCTTCGGGAGCCCAACCCGAGCCCACTCCACGACGGAGTGCCCCTGGCTCAAGTTCCGCACAGAGTTCCCGGAAGGGAGGCGTGTCCAGCTTCACCCAGGAACCGACCAGTGGATGAGGGGGGACCGTTTCGGTACGGTTCGTAAGGTCGACCTCAAGACCTTCCTGGTTCACGTAAAAATGGATGTCTCCAAGAAGACCCTCAAGTGCAAGCCCGAGCACATCCTCAAGCGGGACCCCAAGACGGACAACAGGCTGGAGCCGTGAACCCCGTTGAAACCAGAATAGCTCGTCGAGCCTACGTCGAAAAGGTCGGGTGGGGTCTCACCCAAGAGGGTTGGGACCGCATCGACCGAGCCATTGAGGCAATCGACACCTGGGAGGATGAAGATAGGCGAGCTATCGCCGAAATGATCATCGTGGGTCTAGAGATCGGAGCCAACGCAGACAAGGTGGCCAAAGTCACCGGCCTCAACCGAGACAAGTTCGTCCGCCCCAAAGCCAAACTCCTCCGTGAAAACGAATGTTGGGTCAACGGCAAAACCGCCTTCACCCCAGATTCCATGGGCGACGACGAGGCCTCAGCTCTCAACACCGCTACTGAAATCCTGCTCTTCGTCCTAACTGCCGAAGGGCGTATCAAAAGGTCACAGCACCGTTGGCTGCCTCCAAGCACAAGGGAAGAGACTCTATGAGCCACCTCGAAACTGCCGCCTATGAGGCTATCCAAGCCGCCCTCCTGGATTCAAGCTGCCACCCAAGGGCCGCTATCCAAGCCGCCCTCCGGGCACTCGTGGAGTTCGCGGAGGGGGAGGACATCCTTCGATCACCCAATCGAGAAGCCACCCTCCAAGACGCAATCAGCCACGGCGAATCCCACCACAAGGTCCAGGAATACCGAAAGGCTCTTGAAGAAGGGGCTCTTGAAGACCTGATCGAAATGGTCAAGGCAGCCTGGGAAGAACGAACGAAGTTAGGACGACTAAACCAATGACCACCAAGTACAACCTCACCGTCACCGAAGAGCAAGCCCGTATCCTCACGGACGCACTTGACCTCTACAGCCGGATCGGGATCGGCCAGTTCGAGGAGGTTCTTCAAGTCTACGACCGAAACCTAAAACTCGATGAGGAGACACGGGACCGCATCAGGATCGGCCTCGACATCGCCAAGAGAGAAGCCGGCCACCCTCGCAGCGGCTCTCATGGCATCCACAACGAGAAGGTTGATGACCGTTTCCGAGCCGCCTACGACCTCCAGCAGGTCGTGAGAAACAGGCTCGCTTGGGACAGAAACCCCAAGGGGGGCATCCAGGTTCAATTCGATGAACCCAGGGCCATCAGTCAGATGAGACTTGCCACCATCGAGAAGGTGAAGCCCCCCGTCATCGACGAAGAGTTTCAACCTGAGGGTTGAATTCCTGACCCCTCTCCCGTGTTCTAGCCTCATGCTCGTTCACCTCTCCAAAAAGAAGTCTGTCGAAGTCGCCTCCTTCGCAGCCGCCAGCGCGGAAGTCCGAGCCTATTGGAACGATCGTTCCTCGACCACGTTTTACCGAGACCCCAAGGCGGGCATCATCGAGGACAGCGGTAAGCCCGTCGCTCACGTGTCCTACAATGGCCGCGTGTGGGAAGGTACTTCCCGCTTCACTCTCGGTAACACCGAGATTCAGCTCTGACTCCCAGCTCTCTAAACCCCAAGACCGACAACCATGATCAAGCCCAACAAGACCTAACCCATGATCGACCTAGCTTACGTTCAGAAAAGAATGGCGAATTCATCAACGAGACCGCCTACTCGTTCTGGTACGGCTGCCACATGCTCGGGGTCCATACGGTCCCTTATGTCGCCAAAGACGAAGAAGCACAACCACGATGAAGGAGGTCCGCTACCGCTTGGAAGAGGGCCGGCACATCTTCATCAAGCCGTTGAAAGTTCAAAAGGCCTTCACGGGGTTCGTCACATCGGGAGAGGTCAAAGACCTCATCAAGACCGCCGGCTTCGAGGACGATTTTGAAATCCTCGCCTCCGATGTCGTCGAATTCATCACTGAGTACCGGCTCTTCATCCACGACGGCCTCATCATCGGCTGCAAGAACTACCGAGGAGACTTCACCAAACTCCCTGACTTCAAGGTGGCGGAGGACTGCCTCCGGGCCTTCAAGAATCAACCTGTCGCCTTTTCCCTCGATCTGGGTGTGACGGATCAAGGTCAAACGCTGGTCGTCGAAATCAACGATTTCTACGCTCTAGGGGCTTACGGCCTCCCGTCCATCCCCTACGCTCAAGCAGTCATCTCCCGCTGGGAACAGATGGTCGGCCCGTGAGCATAGACCACGAGTGGGTCCTTGAGAGGGTCGGGGAAGACACTCGGATCTGGCGCTGTACCGTCTGCAAACGAGCGGCTCGCCGCATCCGAGGCATCCTCGAAGACGACGACAAGTGGAACGAAGACGGACCCCCATCTACGGAGAAGTTCGGGTTTTGCGACATCGACAAGCGTATCGCACACTTGGAGGCTGAGTTAAAAACCCTCAAAGAAAAGAAGAACCCGGTTGAATCCTGACGGACCCACCGTGTTCTTCCAACATGAACCCCGCCGACCTCGTCCAGACCCAAGTTCTCCATCTGACCGTCTCCGAAGCTGAGAACCTCCTTCGTCGGGTCCGCAACTGCCGGACCTTCATAACATATGGGATCGAGGTCTACACGGTGACGGCGTCCAAGCAGGCCGTCATCAACCCGGTGACCGGCGAAGTGACGGAAGAGGATGGCGTCAACGTCATGGTCCGAGCTGAGACCGACATGCAGGCTGGCATCGGCAAGGGCTTCCTCTTCGCCGTCTACGAAGGGATCGGCAAGTGAAAGCGATTCACTACGGCGTCCCCGGAACCAAGCAGGACGGAGCGGCCCTCGTCCCCTACTGCGAGAACGGCTACGCCGCCTTCCAGCGGAACGCCCTCGTCATCATGAACACCATCCCAGCCATGGTCGACTGCAAACACTGCCTCGCCGGCATGAAGAGGGCCGCATGAAATTCAAGACAGGACAGATCGTCGGTACCCCCGGAGCTACCGAGACCTTCGAGGTCCCCTTCATGGCTCGCTGCCTCGCCCGGCACGTGGAAGGCGATTGGGGTGATGTCGATACCCACGACAAGGCCGCCAACGAAGACGCCCTCAAAGACGGCTCCCGCCTCATGAGCGTCTACAAATCCGAGGGGAAGACCCTATGGATCATCACCGAGGCCGCCGATGATACCGGGGACCGCTCTGCTACCACTTTCCTCTTGCCGGAAGATTACTGAGCCATGAAGATCGAATTCAAATGCCCCAAGTGTGGAGCACTGCCCAACGAGCACGGGAAAGGCGGGGGGCTGAAGTGCAACGAGCGCCGCCACGAGTCCTGCATGGGCTTCATCTGCGACTGCAATGACGATACGGGGGAAACCCACGGTGAGTCCTTCGAGGACCCGTGCCCCGAGGCCAACTGCTACCACTGTGGATGGGGTGGCGTCTTCCCGGTCAAACCCAAAGGCCTTCAGGCGTGGGAGAAGAAAGCGCTCGATGCCGGGTGGACCATGTCTGAGACACGCAAGAAGGAGCTTGGGTTATGAAGCGTCCCACAACTAACGGACTCAGCGGTTCACTCGTCACGACCCCACGAGCCTCGATGATGATGCAGCTCCTCGGATCTGGAGCTATCCAGGGCTCCGTGGCTCTGACCCGAGACGAGTTCACTGCGGTCAAGAAGCTCTACGGTTACAAGGCCGAGAAGCCCAACAAGAAACCGGAGCCCCCCAAGGCTCCCGAGCGCTCCGACTTCGCAGACATCTGGAAGTACGATGAGGCTGTCAAAGCTCACGAGCGGGCTCTCAAGGCCCACGCCAACTGGAAAGACCCCAAGCCGCTCATGCAAGCGGGGGCTGACCGAAACGCCATCCGTCATGCCGAAGCCGACGGACTCCGACTCCTCGCTTGGATCTCCAAGTTCGTTCCGGCCGGAGAGGACCCTATGAGGACCCTCATCCGAGCCACAGCCGATGCCGGCTGGGACGTAGACCACGAGGACATCGCGTGGGCTGACGACGAAGAGTTGGAGGACGCTTGATCCGCTGGCTCATCAACGAGGTCTCCGAGAAGGTCAACCTCCCCAAGGTCTACCGGGACCTCAAAGCCCTAGGGAAGAAACACGGAAGACGGTTCTTCTGGGTAGCTCTCATCTGGGAGCTTATCGAAGACGTAGTGTTCCCGTTCCTCTCCTGGCTCCTTGGGGTCCCCGAACTCATCCCCGTCTTCCTTGTCCTTCACTTCGAGCCCATCGTCTACCCGGCGTTCTTCTGGGGTTTCAGGATGTGGGACCGAGCCAAGGGCCGAGAACCCTGGGAGCCGGACCGCTCCGCTCAATCGGCTTACTGGAGATCCTTCGCCAAAGTCCTGACCTTCCAACTCGCAGCTTCAGGTTGGTTGTCTCGGATGATCCTGTGGAAGCCGTTGGTCGTCTTCGCTGTCCTGACCAGCGCCTTCGGTTTCGTTCACGAGCGCATTTGGCATGACGTCAACTACGGGATTCTTCCTGATGATTCAGTGGCAGCCAAAAGAACCATCGGGAAGACCGGGACCTACCTGCTCGTCTCGACCATGACCCTCTTTCCGCTTCTACGTGTCTCAGGGGCGGCCCCCATCTGGAAGCCCCTCTTCCTCGTTCAAGGGGTGGCGGGCCTTCTGTACCTCATCCTCGAAGCCGTGTGGGCTAAGTCCGCCTGGGGTGTCACCCCTTGCGAACCACCTAAGCCGAAGGCTTAAAAATGGGGGTAGGGCCATTTTTACCTTTCGTATGTAGGTGGAGTTGAATCCGAGAGCCCTCCCGTGTTCCTCCAAACATGAAGACCCAAGCTGCTGCCTTCTTTCATCGGATATCCGGGGCGGAAACCCCGTCCTTTAGGGCGGGGAGGAAGCCCCTCTCTAAGAGCGAGCCCCATGAACGAGTTGGACGAACTACCGAGTCTCCGAATCCTTGCGGTGCAGGTCAAGAAGCATTTTGAGGGGGTGAAGGTGGCCCGTTCGCTCCCCGACCGCTCCAGCTCGTCCTGGAGAACCTCCCCGTAGACTTCGAGAGCCCTCCGAGCGGCTAGGTCCTTGGCTCTTTTGAGTTTGGCTTCTGTCACCGAGGACACCTGTTCCAATGGTGGGCTTTGCAGCGCTTGCACCAGGGAGACGGTGGACGTGTCGCCTGGGTTGGGTAGTAGTCCGCGTCGGATCATCTCCCACTCAAAAATGTGATACCGAGCTGAGCCCTTTCCGCCCTTCGCAGCGGCCTTCTCGTACGAATCCAAAATCTGCGAATCCGAAGCATGGGCCGCCCATGTCTTCAGATTCGTTTGACGCGTCGTCACGTGAACGTGCTCCAGCTCTCCAGCGTCTCGTCCCATCTCCAGCCAAGCTTCCCCAGCTCCCCCTTGTGTGCCTCAGAGAGGTCTTCCGGTCGAGGACCTGTCGCATGAAGTACGTCATGCTGAGCATCGCAGTTCCACGTCACCCCGTCAGGCTTGTACCCGTTCAAGATAGTGAGCCCTTGGGCTATGTCGTGCTGACTTGCCATCTTGCGCCCCATAGCCAAAAATGAGAGGTTTCCAACCAAACCCACCCCCTCGCTGACACCGAGAGTCTAAAGTGACTCACCAAATGAGATCGGAGAGCCAAAAATGAGGGGTTTCCGAGAGCCCTACCTCTTCTTACTCTTTTTCTTCAAAGAGATACCGCCCTCTAAGACCCCAGAGCCAAAAATGAGAGGTTTCCGAGCAGGTTCGGCCTCCGCTCGCCTACGACGGACCTCACGGATGAGAGCCAGGACCAGACGGCCGTTGAGTCGGAGCCCTTCCTTGGACTCTCGAAGACAAGAGATCGGCTTCTTCTAGGTCCCGTGGGTGAGCATCTCCAGTTCTCACGTGGTAAGTCTTCGGTACCTTCTCAAGGAAGCTTTCTCCTACCTCACCAGGTGAGAGCTTCCTGGCTTCATTCATCACCCCGGCCACAAGAGGCTGCCATGAACGGCCCTCGCGAAGGACAAGAAGCCCACCCGACGGGCTCATGAGCGTCACTCTGTACTCTTTTGATCCGAAGGGATGGGTCAGCTCCAAGATTCGACCCACCTCGTCTTCCCAGACTCTCCGGTCAAACGTGTGCCACGACGGAGCGGCGTAGCCGCTCGTCGAGTGAGCGTCTCGGACCCCAGGATACGTCAAGCGCCAAGGCATGGTCCCTAGTATTCCCCAGGGTTTCGTCCCGACCAATCCAAGTCCATCGTCTGGTCCGCCAAGACCTCGTACCCGAGCCCGGCCCACGAGTGAAGCGTCTCGTCCCGCAGCCGAAGTTGCTCAGGTCCAGACCCAAACATAACGATGAGCGGCCAGTCTTTCGTAGGAAGACGCCGGACCTTATCGAAGCGGTCCAGACCCGGAGGGTCTTCTTGCCCTTCCCGAAGCTGTACATGAATCGTCGGGAAGCCCATGCCAGGGAGTACACCGGGGATTACCCCCTTCCCCTCAAAAATGAGCCGGGCTATGAAATTTAGGTCCGGGCAGGGACAGGGGGTTTAGCTCCTGGGCTCCAAAAATTGACCGGCACCCAAAATTTAAGGTCGGGGCGCTCGGAATCCTCTCATTTCTTAGGGGTTACCCGTCAAACGGGAGCCTCGCGGGGGTAAGGCTAGGCGCAAGAGCCCTCGTCAGGGGCGTTTGGTCGGAATCCTCTCATTTCTAGGGCTCGTCAGGTCATTCGTCGGGTGTTACGTCCTATTACCCCTCGGCCGGACCACATGTCCGTGTTAATTCGATACGCCCTTTTTGCCGATTTCCCATAGTCAAGGGGAATAATCGAGCGGTTTTTATTTTTACAGGAAATATGTATGCCACCTGACACCCCCTGGTCCTGAGGGGTTTTTGAGGAATCGTGCCAGTTGATTCAGGGCACCCCTGCCGTGTTCTCCAGGGATGGACCGTGACCTCTCAGGTGCATCGAATGACGCAGAACTCATGCAGCTCTGGTTACAAGGGAGACCTGAGAGCACCATGAGAGTGTACGAGCCTGTAGCTCAGGCCTTCATGGCCGCTCTCCCCCAAGGCTTGCGAGGGGCAACCGTCAAGGACGTGCTCACCTACATTCAAACACACGTGAAGGGTGAGCCTGCTACCAGGGCTAGGTTGGTGAGCACCATCAAGAGCCTGCTCTCATGGGCCTGGAGGACGGGCTATACAACCGTCAACGTAGGTAAGGCTATTAGGTGCGTACGGGTGCCCAGTACCCTACACAAGAAGCTGTTAGATGAAGGTCAGATACAAGGGCTATGCCGGGCCGCAAGCGGCCGTGACCATGCCCTTGTTGTTCTTCTGTACGTGAGCGGTCTTCGTATCAGCGAGGCCTGTGGCCTTCTCGGGTCCGACTTGAGGGGATGTCATGTGACGGTCCTTGGTAAGGGCACCAAGACCCGAACCGTCCTGATCCCCCAGGCAGTAGCCGACCTTCTCATGACCCTTACCAAGGGGCACCAGGTTGACCCGAGTAAGCCGCTCTTCTGTTCCCGGTGGGGGAGGCGCCCCCTGGGCGTCCGGGCCGCTAGGGAGGCTATCTACAAGGCGGCATCAAAGGTCGGCCTGGACGACCTGTCGCCTCACTGGCTCCGGCACGCTCATGCGACCCATGCCATGGACCGGGGGGCTCCCCTCCACGTCGTCCAACAGGGCCTTGGTCACGCCTCCGTGGCAACCACCTCGAAGTACCTCCACGTGAAGCCGAGCGTAGGCGCTTCGCAGTGGCTCGCTCCGGTGTAGAGTAGGTAGCTCCTTCGGGAGTAAGAAGCCCGCTGTCGTGACCTTGCCCCCCCGAGTGTCCGCAGCGGGCTTCGCTATTTTCGAGTTGAATCCCGAGCGTCTCAGGTGTTCCTGAAACGAAGCGGACGGTAGGAAAGCTCTCAGAGAGGCTTGACCGGACGGAGTAGGGACGCTTCGGGGAGATCCGTCCGGGACGCCGGATTCTGAACGGATCTCCCCGAAGCCCGGACTACTTCGTCTGGGTCTCTCCCGTTTCGGGAGGGGGCCATCCGCTTCTTCTGGTAAACACAGAGCTTCGCTCGGAATCAACCCAGAAATGAGAGAAATTCGAGCGTAGCGAGCCTGCCCCAAAGGGTGCCCTTCCTGTAGGGCGCGAAGCTCGAAAACCTCTCATTTCCAGGGCCTTTCCCACGTGGTAGCTAGGCAACCGAAAACGTGACTTTTCGGATCTAGTGCCCAAAAAGGGGTTGAATCCGAGCGTCCTCGGGTGTTCCTAGATCATGAGCAAGACCCGATTCGACCGGATTCTGGCCCTCATCGGGCTACCGCCCCAGAACCTCCGAACCAAGGAGGGGCGTAGGCTCAAGGCGTGGTCCGTTCCGCAAGGCCTTCCTGGCCATCAAGATCGCTGACGCCTACGACGCTGCCATGGTTGCCCTCGGGGACGACCGACGAGCCTGGCGGGGCTCCAACTGAGAGCCAGAAATGAGAGGTTTCCGTTGAACCGTGGGTCTCTTTTGAGGTACCCCAAATTATCTTCTCTCTTCGGAAAGAAATCAGTTGAAACAAGAGGCCGGCGAAGACAAAGCTGTCTGCCTCTACGCCCGTGTGGAACATGACCTACGAGACCCTCGACGCCCTCCTTGACGAAGGGACCAAGAGCGCCAACGTCATCTCCATCTTCCGCAACGTAAAGAAGGCGGCCTGAGCGCCAAGGCCCAGGTGAGGCTGGCGAAGCTCCGAGAAGGCTGGGCCTCTTGAGAGACAGAAGAGCCGGGCCTCCTCACGGGGGGTCCGGCTCTTCTGTCTCAACGCAGGCTCGGAGCCTACACCTTCTGGCTCGCCTTCAGGAGGTCTTTCCAAGAAGACTTCTTGCCTCGGGAGCGAGCGGCGTTCTTGGGCATCTTGTACCTTCGGGGCGTGTCCCAAAGCCGGCTATAGCAACGAGGGCATATAGAAGGCTTTGGAAAGGGCTCCTCCGGCTTCGAGCCGTCTTCCTCCAGCTCAAGTCCTTTCGGCACCCATTCCCCATCGCAACGAAGGCAGCGGTAACCCCAGACCACGATCTGGTGAAGGCCCATCGTTCCCTTTCAGGAGGGCTGGGCCGGGTGGTACTTGGTCTTCGACCGCTCCCCCGTCTTCGTGATCCTCCCCGAAGTGAGGGCCGTCTTGATCAGGTCGCTCAGCTTCGGACCTACTTCACAACCCATCCGCTTCGCAATCTCAGAGGACGGGATACCCGACGGCTCTGTGACGACCGCTACCAGGGCGTCCAGCTTCTCTTCTGAGCCATTCCCGGAAGGGGACGACTCAGAACCTTCACGCTCGGCCTTGAAGAAGTACGTCTCTCCACGGCTCAGGATGAGCATGGAGCGACCCTCGACCATGTGAGGGCCCTTTCCAGCCGCATCGAAGACCTGCTTTGCCAGGGCGCTCCGCTTGATCTTCGTCACCTCCAAGGCCTTCTCGACCTTCTCCAGGAGCTTGTTCTGCTCCACCCACGCAGCAATCAACTTGTCCTTGTCCATCGTTTGTTCGACCTCGCTTCCATCGCCTACCTACACCAACCATAAGAACTCGGGGGTTGTCTTTCGTCGGGGTCAGAAAGACACCCGGAATCAAGCCTCGTGCCGGGAAATTCAAATGAAGAACTGGCCCCCTTCTTGACGGGCCTCTTGGTACGGCTCTTGATTCAATAACTGTTTCAAGGAAATGACCAAACGTTCATGAACGCGCATTTGGTTTACGGGGGTCTGAGGGTCATTCCAGTGGGGACGGATCCTACCCTTCTCTTAGCCCTTCGGGCTGTTGTCTGGGTGAAAAACTCAGGTGTTGTCTGGGTGAAACCAAGGCATAACCCAGGTGCCGCCCACCCTTCAAGATGATCAGAGATGAACTTCTTGTATTCGGGTTGACGCTTCCGATCGCCGAAGACGTCGTCGGGTGGAACTTGTTTTTCCTTTTGCCAAGTCTTGGATGCCTCTTGCCAACTGGGGTATTTAGCCAGGTATTTCACGTATTCGTTCCTTGGCTGCTGATCCTCCTTGGCGAACGCGGCAAGTTTTGTTGAGATAGCGTCGTCGTGCTCAAGCAAACGACGAACGACGTTGCGAATACCCGCCGGCCGGCGTGTTTGCTGGCACGCTTCTGGATGGGTTCTCTCGATGGTTCGGTTTGCCCAAGCGAGCTTCTCTGAGGCGGGCATCCTTCCTGTCTCATGGTGGCACTCAGAGCAGCGTAGGAAGGCTTCTGCTTCTCTCTCGGGGGTCTTCATGGTCAGGACTTGGGTGAGCACTCCAGGGCGCTTGTACAGGGTGGGCCGATTAGCTCAAACGGGTAGGTGACTTTGGGGTTGGCCATGGGCGTGTTCTTTCTTCTTCGGCTGTGTTGCCTCGTTCGCCTGTGGACTTGGTTGGTTTCACCTATCCTCGGGGGCCACGGGGGATACGACCGGCGCCGGTTCGTCCTGGGTGGAGCGTCGAAGAGCGAGGCCCGCTCGCTTCCGTTCCTTCGGTTGTCGAGGTTATGGTGTCGGGAGCCGAAGCCGAAGTGGCCAGTGTTCCAGAGGGGGTTGAAGAGGTCGTGGAGCTTGCGAGCGTGAGCGAGGATGAGTTTCGTACGGATCTCGTTTCCCATGGGGTCGTAGGGTGTGAGGTCGCTCTCGCGGGCTACATCACGGGTGGGTGCTGCATTCGAGCTTCTCGACGGTTGGTGGAGGGCAGCAATCGCGGGCGTTGTCGTCGAAGTCGTCGGGTGCGTCTTTGGGCTTGGGGGTTGAGGGCTTCAGGAAAGAGAGCGGGTCGTCATCACCATCGGTGGGCTCCGTCACGGTACGGATCTACACCCTCGTGTCTGGTCGGTGTCACTGTTACGCATGGAGCCGAACCTTCGAGGGTTGTTCAAGTGTGGCGGTCATAACGGGTCAGTCGCCTACGAGAAGGAACCTGGGCAGCCTTGCTACATCATCGGATCCGAGGGGGAGAACATCCTCATGGTTGAGAAGCCGTCTCGGGCGTCGTACCACCTCTTTACGGGCCTTGTCACTTCGGGGACGAGCCGGTCATCATCCTCGGTGTGTGTCAGGGGGAGTTTCTTGGCGAAGTAGCGGAGGTTTCGTACACGGTGAATGGGGTGGGGGTCTGGTCGTGTGCGCTTTCGGTTTTGAACCCACGTGGAGTGTTGGCGCTACGGGTCACGTAGGGCGACCTTTCGCTTCTCGGTATAGTACCGGACGCACCTTTTCTCCAGGCGAGCGAAGTAGGCAGCCCAATACGATCGCATCCTTGAAGTCATCGACGGGATTTCCCATGGTCTTCTCCCCCTCGGCGAGTCGCATGACCGCCTTTCCGTAGAGCCCCGACAACGACAGGGTGCGTTGCATCCGGTACTTGGCCGAGACCTTCATGATCTTCATGGCGGCGCCCGAGCCTCCCTCACGCTCGTTCGTCTTACCGTAATCGGTCACGACTTCCAGGTCGTCGAGCTTCTTCTTCCGGTCTGCGTTATCGCGTTGGTCGCGGTTGCGCGGATCCGCGAGGTCCGCCACGCCGGCCCAAGGCTCGTTCCACACTTCGGCAGCCGCGCCGTTGATGTAGTTGAGGTGGATGTAGTGACCAAACTCGTGGAGCACGGTCTCACCCGACCCTGACTCAACGAACCTCCCCGCGGTTCGTTGAGGTAGTCGAGGCCGGAGAGAACGCTTCGGCACTTCTCATCGGAGAGGTGCTGCTTGTTCTCGACCTTGATGCCCTCGTAGCTGAAGTGCTCCGGGGCAGTGCTATCGACAATCTCCTGCAAAGTCCGCTTGTACTGCTGGATGACGTCGGACAAGGCGTCTTCCGGGGCCGCGTCCTTCTCCTTCGACAGCTTTGAGAGCGCCCTTCGGACCGCCAGAAACTTGGCCACCTGGTTCGGGGAGTGACATGACGACGTTGCGCGACTTCCAGGATAGCCTCTGCTGCGACGAACTACTGGGAAGGCGCGACCGCCGACCTCAAGAAGTTCAACTCGCTGTACGCTCCTGTCGAGAAGAAGCCGGGCGACAAGGCGACGCTCGTGAAGTGTGCGGTCTGGGCGACCAAGTGCCTCACGCCGGAGCTAGACGCCTTTCGCGTCGTCGTTCGGAAAGAGGTTGCCTGCCTTGGCGAGGACCCTCTTCTTCAATTCAGCACGAAGGCCAGGCGCCTGGTTGAAATGCTGAATCGTACCGTCAAGAGCGTAATGCTCCATGCCGGGCTTGATACGATGGACGCGATCCACCGTGAACTTGACCATCCGATCCCAGAGCGCCCCTTCGAGGGTCTTCGGGTCGATGAGGGTGATGCCCGGTCCGAAGAACATGTTTTCGGATCCTGAGAGCTTCTTGACGGTGTCCTTCGCGGCCGACGTCGGGCTCTTGCCCTTCATCATCGTGCGCACCGCGTACTCGACGACCGTGTCGTGCGTGGAGCGGTCGGTGCGGGACGTCGCCTTTGCGGCTTCGCTGTCGGCACTCTCGGCCGAGGCGGTACGCGCAACGAACGTCGGGCCCTTGGCCGCCAGAACGACCCGCTCGACGATGAGGGCATCTTGAAACTCTCGCACGGCGTCCGACATGGCAAAGACCTCGTTGGGTTTACAACGAGGTCTGCCTATCAAAGGAGTCTCAGGCGCTCTTACCTGGGCTTTTAGGGCCCCGTAACTTCACGCCTTCTTCTTCTTGGGCTCTTTCACCTCGGCCGCCGGAGTCACCCACGCCCGACTTCAAGTGCGTGGAAATGTACACTTTCCCGTAAAGCACCTGCGGAAAGGTCGAGCATCACGATTGTCAGAAACGACACCACCCCATTCGCGAACCCGTCTTGCTCCCCAGCGTCATGAGGGAAGTGGCGACCTGGCCGAAGGCACTTCGCACGCTGGAGATCGCCAGCTCGGCTTCAGATGAGACCCTGGAGATCAAACACGGCCTGTACAAGGCATCTGCGAAGCTACGCTCGACCTCCGGTCCTGTGATTGTCATCGGTTGCTTTGAGGTTGAGAAGCTCGATGGTGAACGTTGGCGGTGCAAGAACACCCTCACGACCTACGAGCACGTCTCGTACGGGACCGAGGCGGAGATCCGGGAGCTACTCGAAGCTCAGACCGTCTCCTGGAATCGCCGCCTGGAACCCAAGGCAAGCGGGAAGAGTGCTCGCCTCAGTAGCTCCAAGTGGAGTACCCAGAACACGGCCGAGGTCGCCCGCTTGAAGCAAGAGAAAGAGAAGGGCAAGTGACGGTCCACTATCTCGCCAACCAGATTCCAGGTTCGAGAGTATCGGAGCCTGCCCCATGATCTGCCCGAAGTGTGGGGGAGCTATCAAGCCCTGGCATTGGGAGGGTGACGGCGGCTACCGGGGTATTCAGTGCATAGGATGCGGTCAACAGTGGTGGTCTGGATCCCTCGTCAAGACGTTCCACGACGTGGGACCAGATCCGAGCCGCTGAACCAACCTCAACCCACCGGATGTATTCCCGCAAATGACGCAAGATGAAGTCCGGGCTATCAAGATAGCCTTCCAGCATCAATTGACGGCCTCCAGCGTCCCGCCCTGGCTCCGAGGCGTCGGCATCGGGAAGGACGAGCAGGGCTACTACATCAAGGTCAACACGGGAGAGGCCCTCCCCGAAGGGATCGTAGCCTCATCATTCAACGGTGTACGCATCGTCCAAGATGTCGTGGGGGACATCCGAGCCCATGAGACCTGACCTCCCCGAAGTCCTCGTCATCAAAGAGGGAACCACTGCCGAAGAGCTTGGAGCCTACCTCCAAGGCGGCCCGATGCCCGAAGGAGCCCCCCTCCCCATGAAGACGGTCGAAGACGAAGAGACCGGCAAGACCCAGCTCAAGCCCGACAACGACTGGGGGTGTATCTTCTGTACCAGCTTCGTTTGCGGCAACTGCTACTCGCAGCACACGGAAGAGAAGCACCCGGAGAAGTACACGTGAACGCCGGATTCAAAGAAGCCAAACGCCCACATAAGAATGCACATGTGTTCACCGAGCCCTACAGGACGGCGTACAAGGCGCACCTCGAAGCCGTGATGGGTGAGGCGTTCCCCGTCCCGGTTCGCAAGCTGATGTTCGACGCCTTCAACGCCGGCTGGGTCGCCAGCCGGCAAGTACCACCGACGAAGAGCCCATGACCATCCCCTCCAAGAAGACCCGAAAGATCGTCGTCAACACGCCGGGAGGACCGCACCCCTTCCGTTGGATGGTCGGCTCAGGGAAAGGCCGCCTCATCGGCACGTCTGGCCCTGGACTCGTCCTCACCGTTCAAGCCAACGGTCCCCACGGGGGCGTCTTCCAAATGCACCTGTTTTCCAAGGCTTACACCCTCCAGAACGACTACGACGAAGAGCATACGGGGCTCAAGAGCACCCTCGGCCCCAAGGACGTCAAGAAGGCCATCGAGTACGCCCTCAAGTCAGGTTGGGACCCCAACGACAAGAGGCAAAAAGGCGCACCGTTCAAGCCGAAGGGGCCTCTGGACCTCGGGGAGTACGAGCTGTGAGCCTGTTCAAGGTCGGCTTCCGTGGCTCAGGTGGTACCATCCTTCCCAAGGCGGTCGAGGCTGACTCCCCCGAAGGAGCCCTCCGAAAGATTGACGGCCCCACCTTGGAGAACACGGTGGCCTTGGTCGTTGGCAACGACGCTCTATCCTCGTTCCGTCGTGAGAACGGCACGTGGGTCCTCCTGGAGCAACGCAAATTCCCATGAGCTACTGGCTCCCAAACTTCCGAAGGGATGAGGCTTGGAAAGAGATAGCCAACCGTAAGCTCACCTCCGAAGAGATCGCCCGTGAGTGCCACGACATCCGTTCGAGGCCTTGGCCCGAGATGACCAGGCTCCACATGAAGAACCTGTACTCGAAACCCCTTCGATGCGGCTTGCTCTTCAAGAGACCAACCGGGGAGGTCGATCCCGTCATCCAAGCGCAGTTCAACATCGGCATCGGGCCCAGCTTTTATGCCTCACCGGAAGCCCCTAAAGTCTCAACTTTCAAGACCTTGGAAGACCTCGTCACTGCCGGTTGGGTCGTGGATTAGCGATGGACGTCACCTACGCCCCTTCGTTTGAAAGGTTCCTGGACGCTCTCCGAGAACAAATACACAAGCACGGGCGGCCCTCCTGCCAAGCTAAGGATGACCCAAAGTCCCGTGCGATCGGCTTCACAAGCCCCGACGGTTGGTTCCTCATCCCCATCGGACCCCTCAAAGAGTGGGTCGCATGGCAGATGAAAGAACGAGAGGGACTCACCCGCATTGGCCCGAAGCAACTTGTCCAAGAAGCCCTCCAAACTGTCTGGGACGCAGCACCCTCATGAAGAAGCCCAAGCACCTCTCGACGCCGCTGTCCGAGTGCCTCCTCTTTGACCCCACGTCACCGGGTGGGGCCATTCATGATCTCGACCCGTTCGGCTCCTACCTCACCGGGGAAGCCGGTACCATCGTCTTGTTCCGGGTCTTCCTCGCGGTCGCCAAGAACACCAAGAGGTTCCTGGTCACCAGCTATGAAGGTGGGAACAGCCTCCTCCAGCACCGGGTCGACGGCAAGCTATTCTCTGGTGGAGCCCTCGATTTGAACGGGATCAAGAGCCACACCCACGTCAACGCCCTCCCCGACAACAGCGAACCCGAAGAGGTAGGGCGCCTTTGTTACTTCGACGGCTCGGGGACCCAGTCCTCCTGTCACCCGAAGCAATGGGGGGCGAAGAAGGCCACCCGAAGAGCCCGTAGAAGGGTCTCCAAGGTCGTCATCCGAGAGGGGCTGCAAGGGTGACGGCCTATCGCCCACCGAACGAAATAGCCGAACTGCTCGTCATGCTCGTCGGCCGGCGGACCGCGATGGACCTATGTGCCATCGCCCCGTCCGTCACGGAGGACCCGCCAGGCAAGAGGGACCTTCACCACCGACTCACTGAGGTCACGGACAAGATTCTCGGCCCGGTACCCACGATGCCCCTCGAAGCCCTCGTGGAGCGGTTGGAGAAGGCTGCACCCCGTCTTCAAAAGGCGTGGGATGACGAGGACGCTCCGATTATCTTCGCTGCCCTTGCTGCCATGGTGGCGGACGTTCACGCCCCACAAGACCTCTTGACCGGACTCCAATGGGAGCGAGCTGAGGAGCTATTCAAGAGCTTGAATGAGGGTGAGCCCCGTGAGCCCCGCCCGTTCAACAACGATGATCCAAACGACGGGTCGTTCAAGCGCTTCACCTGCGAATGCGGAACCTGCATCGAGGTTACCCCGACGTGGCGCAACACCCACAACAACCCCTGGTGGATCGAGACCTTCTGCTCAGAGAAGTGTGGGTGGAAGGCCCGTGGGGTCACCTTACGAGCTTGGGCAGAAGACGCCGAGAAGCCACGTGGGTAACGTTTTCCTCTTCCCGATCCGGTGTAATTCATGCGGGAAGCTCGTCGAACAAGCCCGTAGGTGCTACGCCATCCCGACCTGCTTCACTTGCCTCCCGCCCCCCGAACCCCTGCCGATCTGTCCGATGAAGAAGCCCCGTTGCCCCCACACGACGGTAAACGACACCCCGATTGGCCTCGTCTGTGCCCGTTGCGGGGATGTCGTCAAACCAAAGAAGGCTCGCTCCAAGTGAGCCAAGAAGACCGAGCCAAGAAGAAGGCCGTGGCTACGACCAGTGAGGGCTGGGGTCGGGACCGGATGAACAAGACCCACCGCAAGGGCCGGAAGGGCGCCAAGAAGCAAGAGGGCCGAGCCCGACGAAGGGGTCTGTAAGCTCCTCAACCCGTTCTTCTATGCGGCTAACCGCACCATCGAAACG